TCGTCGAACCACTTGAGACCGGTCTTCACCGTGCGTTCCAGTTGGGCCGGGACCTCGAGGTCGAGGATGTTGGTGCCGCGCTTCCAAGACTTCATCGAAACGTTGAGGTTCATGTTTGCCATGATGTGTGCTCCGCGTGTTGAGGTTGCCGTGTGTTGACTATCTTAATCTACCAGGATCGCCGCTGACTTTGCACCGGGAGGGGAAACTTTTCAGCCCGTGGTGAGGTCCTTGAGGTAAGCCTTGGGTGCCTCGGGGTCGAGGGTCCGGAGCAGGTTACGGAAGTACTCCTTGTGGACCGCGAGCTGTGCGATGTTGAGGTCCAGGTCCCGGAGGGAGGAGTAGCCGAGGGGAGACCAACCTTCACCGCGGTGCTCGACCTCCTCTGCGTACCGGGCGAACTTCTCACTCAGGCTCTTGGAGTCGCGGATGATGTCCGCCGTGAGCCGGTCGATGGTGCTCGCCGCTGTCAGGAGCTCGACGTGGAGGGGAGTCCAGGTCTTCACCTCCTGCGGGATGTACTTCTGAAGGGCGGTCTCGTACTTGCCGGCGTGGCTTCGAACCTTGTTCATGGTCTTAATATACCCTTTCCTGGTCGAACTTTGCACTGAGTTGGGAAACTTTTTCAGAGCTGGAAGTGGTCGGTCCGGCCTGAGAGGAGCCAGACGTCGATGTCGTACCGGTACTCGTGTTCACGCATGACGCGGATCTCACCGGGTGAGAGGTATGGGGGATCGTCGTCGTACTCCATCTCGTTTTCGTTGTCCATGGTCTTAATATACCTTGTTCGTCAGCGACTTTGCACCGGGCCAGGAAGTTTTTGTCACTCGTCTTCTTCGTCTTCTTCGACAATGAACTCGTTGCTGTGGGCCATGTCTGCCACGTCTGCCTCGCTCATGTACTGGAGGCATGCCATGAGGACGGCCTCTGGGTCGAGGATTCCGTCTTCGATCATATCGAGGAGCTGGTTGGTTACCTTGCGGGTTCGGCTCATGGTCTTATCCTATCCTGTTGAGGGTTGACTTTGCACAGACCGCGCTCAGTCGAAGGCCGCGGCCCAGGCTCGGTCGAGGGCGGCCATCTCGGCCGTCGTGATCTTGCGGAAGGACGTCGGGTCAGGCACGAGGCGGACCTTCATGCCGCCGCGGGGGGTGCCCATTGTGTCGGCCTTGCGCTTGGCGTCGGAAAGGTTCCGAGCCGTGCAGGAGTTGTAACCGCCAGTCTTCCAGTTCCAGGTGTAGATGTTGTCCATGGTTCTAGTATATCTTATTCGTCTGTGACTTTGCACTGAATCGGGTAACTTTTCAGCGCCAGGGACCGGGGTTCGAGAGCTCGTGGACGTAGGCGAAGATGACGTTGTTGGGGTCTCCGGGGACGCAGAGACGAGCGATCTTTTCGACGCCGCGGCTGATGGCTGTGACCGCCCAAGAGCGACCGTTGAGGGTGACGTTGTCTCCGACCTGAACCTTACGAGTGTTTGCCATGGTTCTAGTATACCTTGTTCTTCAGCGACTTTGCACCGTGTGGTGCGGTTTCTTCAGGGTTGGACGCCGGTTTGGGCCAGTGCGACCCCGAGCTTCGAAGCATCTTCAGTGCTCATGACGATCGAGTAGCTGGAGCCGAAGGTGAGCTCGACCGTGTAGGGGAGAGGGCCTTCGCCGACGGTGACGAGAACCTTTTCGTTCGTGTCCGGGTTGATGATGTACATTGTTTCCATGATTCTAATATATTCGGTTCGTCAGCGACTTTGCACCACGAGCTAAAAAAAGTTCACTCACCGAGAAACTCTAGGATCCGATCCTCAATGTTCTCCAGCTCGGCAGAGTACACGGCCATGTCGGTGCCGGCGATCGAACCATGCTCACGGAAGTGCTGCACGGCCTCGAGGATGTAGTTCAGTTCGACTTCGTCGAAGGAGAGCTTCGTTTCCATGGTTCTAGTATACCTCGTTCAGGGTTGACTTTGCACCGAATCGAGAAACTTTTTTCAGCACCCAGGAAGCCCCCGGGTTGGCCCAGGAAAGGCCGGCCTTGGTTACCCCTACCGAATATCCAAGAACCCTTCCTGGGCCAACCTGAGCCTCAGAACCGGGCGGCGTCGATCCACTGGACGTTACCCTTCGTGTCCTTGACCCCCGCTCGGGCGTTGAACTTGCCGTAATACTTGGAGACGCCGACCCAGAAGACCTTACCGGTGAACCCGTCGACAGTGACCTCGGTGCCCTTGGCCGGGATTCGGGCCAGGAGCTTCTCCGCCTCGGACTTGAGGGCATCCTCCTTGGCCTGCTTCTTGGCATTCCGTTCGGCGCGCTTGGCATTCTCGGCCTCGAGCGCGGCCTGGCGAATCGCAGCTTGTCGCTTGTCCTCGGCGACCTTCGCCTCGAGGACGGCCTTGTGATGAGCCTCCCAGGCTGCCAGCTCGTCGTAGACCTCGGTGCCGCAGTGGAGGATGATGTCGCCAAAGGTGTCGACCACCGGAGCGAGGCTGAAACCGTTGCGGTGCACGAAGAGGTTGGTGCAGTCGACCCAGGCGAACCGGTCGCCGATGTCCAGGGCCTCGACCTCAACCCAGGGCGCGTCGGTGACGTAGGCACGGCTGCCGACGTGGTGGTGACGGGGCTTCTTGCCCTCGTGGCCGAGGTAGACCAGGGCGTAGGTGCAAGTGGTGGACCGCATATCCGTGTAGTCCAGCGTGTCCGACCAGTTGCGGGTCTCCGTGGTCGTCTCAAGCCGGATGACTCGCCCGTGGTAGAGGGTCTCGGTGATGGTGTAGAGGCCGTTGGCGTCGCAGCTGGTCTTGGTGATTGCCATGGTCTTAATATACCTCGTTCGTCAGCGACTTTGCACTCAACGTGTTACTTTTTGGACCGAATTAATTGCAGACGCAGTATTGGCCATGGCATGAAACAGGTCATCGTAATAAGATTCTGGAAGACCTGGAAGGTTGAAAAGAACGTCGAGTTCCTTGACAATGGCCTTGAGCTTAGTAGCTGCAGCCACCGGACCAAGAGACGGTTGGATGATGCAACGTTTGTCCATCATCTTAGTATATCTTATTCGTCAGCGACTTTGCACCGAGGCAACGAACTTTTTCAGCGCCCGAAAGCCGAAGGATCGCCACCATTCAACCAGGCGTCGATGTCATCACGGGCCTGAGCCTCAAAGTTGCTGGGGGAACAGTTCTTGCAGAGCTGGAGAACCGGGGCACCGTTGTGGTGGAACTCGACTCCCGGGAGGGTGGCACCGCAGGAGTCGCACTTGCAGGTCTTGATCTCGTTCATGGTCTTATCCTATCTTGTTCAGGGTTGACTTTGCACCGAGCTCAGAAACTTTTTCAGCCGACGACCCGAGCACCCTCGATCCGAGCCGGCCAGATGCCGTTCAAGCCGGAGACGAGGAGCTTGTGGATGGGATCGTTTGGATACATCTTGAGGACGAGGAAACGTCCGGTGCCGAGTCCGTTCTCCGGGCCGAGGGTGACGATGTCGCCAGGCTTGATGTCGTTCTTCATGGTCTTATCCTATCTTGTTCAGGGTTGACTTTGCACTGAATTCAGGAACGAACTGCCTTGTAAGCCTCTACAGCGAGGGCCGGACCAAAGAAGACGCCGATGATGAAAGCCGCGGTGGAGATGGCTTCAATGATGATGTCCATGGTCTTAATCTATCAAACTCGTCGGTGACTTTGCACTGCTTCAACAGAAGATGAGCACAAAAGTGCAGAACACCAATGAAACTGCAACAAGAACGTGCTGGAAAGCCGGATCGTCTAGGCGCATATTCAGTCCGCGATGGAGTAGGAGGACGTCTGGACGAAGACCGTCACCTTCTCACCCTCCAGGTACCCGTCCTGACCCTCGTAGAAGGTCCCCGACGCCGTGCGGTCCGGGAACATGTCCAGGAACTTCCGGGTGATGACCCGACCCTCCTCCTGGACGGCCTCACGGTGCTTGTCCAGGGGTGCCAACCGGATGGTCATGTAGAACCCCGTCCGGTCCTGCCAGGCCTCCTGGACCAACCAGGAACCACAATCCTCGAGGATGACACCGTCACGACACGGGCTCGACTCGAAGATCTCGGCCACCTTGGTCATGACCTTCCGGTTGTAGGCGTTGATGAGCTCACGAGGGGTGAAACTGTACTTGATCGGCATAGATAGATCCTATCACTTCTTGGTTGAACTTTGCACCGCGATCAGGCCCAAAAGCGACCGTTGTGGACCGGCAGAGCCGGGTCAGGTTGAGGAATGGCTCGGACGATCCGGGTGCCAGGTTCGATCCGGAGGTACCCTTCACGCACCTCACGGCGGACCGCCGCCTGCTCCTCGACCTCGAGGGCCGTGAACTTGAAGCCGACGAAGTACTTGTACGATGCAGCGTTGTTCTTCATGGTCCTAGTATACCCTTTCTTGGTCGAACTTTGCACTCACTTCTTCGGCACCAGGTCGAAGTTGAGCCGGAGGTACTCGAGCATGTAGCTCAAATTGAAAGCTGTAACACCAGGATGAGAGGGTCCATCGTTGTATGCGTCTTCGATCTCTTCGATGAGATCGTTGGCCATCTCGCAGGCCTTCTCGAGGGAGGCATCGTGGAGGTCGGGGTTGAGTTGGAACTTGTCGTTGCTCATGGTTCTATCCTATCACTTCGTGGTTGAACTTTGCACTGAATCGGGTAACTTTTCACACCAGCTGGGCGTTCAACATCTGGCCAATCCGGTCCTTCAGCTCGCGGAGCGCGTCAAGCTCCTCGGGAGCTACCCGTTCGACGGCAGAGCGATGGGCGGTGATACGGTACATCAATGCCTCGTACAACCGGTTGAGGTCGACTTCGTCAAACTGCGGTTCGTTGATGTTGTCCATGGTCCTATCCTATCAAATCGTTGGTGAACTTTGCACCGGGTTCAGATCGATTGCGACGTCTCCGCGTTCCGGCGGGCCACCTCGCCCGCGTTGAAGTCCCAGTTCCGCCAGCCGAACTCCTCGGCCTTGAGGCGCCTCTTCCCCTTGAAGGAGGACTCCACCGTGACGGTCTTCTTGCCGATGGAGAGGATGGGCCCGGTGTAGCTCAGGTTGAAAGAGTCGTACTCCACCTCGTCACCCACCTCGAACCTCCGCATGGAGATGAACTGGTCGTCACGGAAGTGTTCCACGATCACGTGGGCACCGGGGACGAGGGTGACGCGGTACTTGCGGGGACCAGAGATGTACTCGACGATGTTCATGGTTCTACCCTATCACTTCTTGGAGGAACTTTGCACCACGTCACGGAACTTCGTAAGTTCGCCATCCGTCGTACTGGAAGACGTAGACCCACTCTGCCCCGAAGTCTTCTCGGGCGTTCTTCACGAGTTCCACAACGTCCGGATAGACGTCGGCCGGTTCCAACTCTTCTCCACGATCTCGATGATATGCTGTCGTCCAGGCCACGGCCGTCTCCGGAGCAGAGTCAAAGTCATGTGCCTCGCCAATCTCAGGTCCAAGGTTTGAGATGGACCCCAAGGCAAGAAGTTCATCGATCTTCTCAAGATCAGTGTAATGGTTCTTGAGGATCCGACCAACGCCCTCAGGATACCCGTCATAGTGACAGTAGACCCCAGCGACAGTCCCGTCATGATTGAGCTTACCGATGAATGATCTCGTTGCCATGATCCAATCCTATCACTTCAAAAAGGAAGTTTGCACTCATCACCGTAAAAAAGTTCATTCACTCGAGGATGCCCTTGGAGAGGCTTTTAAAACCAACCCCATGGTAACCTTATCCCATTCTTGAAAGCCTCTCCTGGGTCATTCCTGCCATGTCTGGACCCTGATGTAACCTGAATTCCGAGGATCGCCTTCAAACACCTCGAGATCATAGCACTTCAACACGGATCGGACGATCGACTTCATGCGTGCAGAATGGCCGGTGATGATGTGTAGTTCTACATTCGCGTGCCAATGGGCATTGACAAACTGATGCACGATGTCACCGGCTTCTTCATGAGAAACACCATGAAGATCTAATGAATGCTTACCTTCCCGTGCACGCACAAATTGCAACTCGTTGCATTAATAATTTGGCTGATGGGGTAGGATTCGAACCTACACATCGTCGCATTAACAGTGCGAAGCCTTACCGTTTGGCTACCCATCAATGTGGGGTCAATCATATACCATGAAGACCCCGTTGTACATCATTGACTTGACTTTCGTGCCGCTCGAAGCGAGACATCATGATTCAAACGTAGCGTTGCAGCAACAGCCATCCACGCTGGAATTGCAACGAGGATGACATGAAGCATATCTGAATTACGAGACATAGACCCCAAGGCTACGAATGATAGAAGCACGTACCAGTAACTCTTAAAGTTCTCAACATTATCACTAATAACTTGCTTAATTCGTTTAATAATCATTTGCATTTCTCCCTTGTTCAACCTTCTATTGTTTTTAGCATTCAAAGAATGCATCAATCCATGTCATCGTGCGCAGGGTAATCAGGTTCATCGGCAATTGCCTTTTGAGGCTTTGCCTTTGAAGACTTCTCTGCGAGATCGACAACACTACGAATCAAATCGAACACTTGAACATTCAGATCCTCTGCTGACTGGAGGGTTTTCATGACGTCAGGATTGTCGGACAATGACGGCACCTCTTTCGTAAGATCTGAGCGTAGCACATTGATCTCACGACGAACCCAATCTCGCAGGTTAACGATCATCGTGTCATGATGACCCCACGTCATGTGTTGTGCTCCCTTTACCTTTCCCATTTCGTATTCTCCTTCAAAGAACTATTCGAATTATTTGCTTTGCGCCTCGACTATGAGTTGAACATAGCACGCTGAATTTAGAAGACTCTGCTGGGCATCCGGCCCTCGAGGCAAAACTTATAAAAGTTTCTTTATTTTATCGACTACATCTTCATTATAACAATCTTTATAATGAAGTTCAAGCAATTTCCATCCTGCGGATTCGATTAAGTCATGACGTTCTTGATAGTACTTTCGTAATGTTCCATCGCGATTGTAGTGCTGTTCTCCGTTAACTTCAATTCCTAACTTTTTTTCTGGAAAAGCTATGTCTAGTGAAAAGTAGCGATCTGGTAGCGGTGTAAATTCTTCCTCAAAGAGAACCCCTTCATTTTTCAAATCATTCTTTAGCTTTTCGCAAGGAATGCTAACGAACTTTTCATTTCTTTTCCAAGGATGCCTATCAGGATTCTTCGTAAGCCATTCTTTTCTTTTTTTCGAAAGATTCTCTTTTTCTTCTTCCGAATGTTTACGCCCGGGCTTTCCTCTCAACTTTTCATGAGCATCTTTATATGCTCCTCGTTTATGCGCTTCTTTTAAAGAAGAACGCATTTTTTCAATTGATTCTTTGTTTAAAGAGGAACTTTGCTTAAGAGTCTCTTTGTACTTTTCAAGATTTGGATTTAAATCACACCAACGAACATGATTAATAAAAGCAGATCTTACTAAGGTCAATTCTTTTCCGCACCACTTGCACGATTTTGTAATCTCGTCAAAGAGATTATTTTTGATCTTTGATCTAGAATTACTTAACGTTTCTAAGTTCTTTTTTCTTTTTGGATTAAGAATACACCAAGTAACATGTCCAGATAATTTAGCTTTGTTTTCAAATTCAACCGAGCAATATCTACATTTGAGTAATGTCATACTCATATATATACTGCGCTGCTCTATCCGGCTGAGCTATTGGTGCATTGTGCCGCCCGTGGGAGTCGAACCCACAAGTCCGAGGACGTCGGAGTTTGAAACCGATGCGTATGCCAGTTCCGCCAGAGCGGCTCAGTAATCTTAAATTGTCAAAGACAGAGAACTTTGTGCCCCGAGCCAGACTCGAACTGGCATGTCTTTCGACGGAAAATTTTAAATTTTCTGCGGATACCGATTTCGCCATCGGGGCATTGGTGCCGGAGATATCAGCCTCTCCGGCGGGGCTCCAAGTTCACTTTACCAGGCGTCCACGACCGCGTAGCTTGATCTCACGTACCTGTGCGAAGTACGATGAGGTTCCATCTGGTCGGCGGGCATTGATGTTGCTTGCGCAGCTCTGTGCCTGCTCGCGAGTGTAGAAGACCTCTGAATTATCAATTGTGTCCCAGATTCCACGCTGGCGACCTGAATAGGTGCGAGTGTTGAGGAATCGGCGGCTGTTTGCATCGCGAACGATGTATGCCGTGTAAAGCTTACCTAGTGTTCGGTTGGTGTTTGTCATATTGTTATACTACCACAAGGCTAGCTGATTTTACACTGTCTCAATTCGCTTTTAGACTGGGCTCAACATGTTCTTGACAAACACCACACTTGCACGTACGAGAACCGGCATAAGGGGTTTCAGATCCAGAATTGAAGTTATAAACCGGTCCGTGGTAATCTTCTCCGTTGATTCGACGAAGTCCCGTCCACGAAATGAAGATATCCTCATCAACTTCGACCCACGCCCCTGACAGTTCGACTTGAAGAACCTTCGCGCCGATTGAGTCGTCAAAGACTCGCTGTGTGGTGAGAAGAACAAGCTTTTCAACGTTCTTTTGTTCGTTCGTTTCCATGTTCAATCCATTCCGATAGGTTTGAGACAATTTGGATCTGAGACCAGATACTTTGATCCGTTGTAAAAGATTGTTGCGTAAGGTTTTGAGATGATTCTGCCTTTTGTTCCTAGACAATTTACGTTCGTTTGTCCAATATAAACAACTGGTTGTCCGATATTAACCGATGCATCTCCGTACCATCCGCCTTGCCTCATGATTGGGTACGGATACAAACCGTCGTTTGACGGGAAGGCATTCATTTCGTCGGTTACAAGACAAATTTGTCCAACGACGATCTGGGACCATGCATCCTTAAGTTCTTGGTCGACAATCTCTGGGGTGGGGAAGTATGCTGGCATCTTGGCAACGTTACGTGAGGTAGGACCTTGGCCCGAACTCCACGTGACTTTCTTCTTAAGTGCCATCGCCGATAGATATAATCTAACAAGTTTTCTTGTAACTTTACACTGATTGAGGAGATTCTTTTCTTTTTAGTTTCCTCATCTTTATGTAAGCATCTAGGATCTTCTTCTTCACTTCTTCAGTCGCGGTGCCCCATTGCCATAAAACAGAATTTTCAGTTTCAACAAGCTGCTTTTGAAGATCCTTTGCAATCGATTCAAGCTTCAATACTGCACCCTCTGAAGCTTCAGGAATATCGATGTTCAACTCAATTGCAATTCGAAGGATCTCATCCACTGCACCATCTTCAACTGCTTTGCTGGCTTCAAGGTACAGTTTTGTCTTATGAGGATCGTTCTTTGTACGATCAGGATGAGTCATGCTGGCGATTGTCTTCCAGAGCTTCTTGATGTCTTCAGGTAATGGTTCACCTTTCGGCGCACTATCCACAGCTGCAGGTTCTTCAGAAGGAATACCATCTGCGCCCACAACAGACGCGGTCGGGACAGGTTCTGGAATCTCAGGATCAGGTACAGGAGATCCGTCGGTCAATTCTGACAACGCTTGCAAGAATCCAGATTCAAGCTCTTGAATGGTTTCATTGCGATCCTCAATCTCCAACCTCAAGTGCTCGACCTTATGCTTCAAGCTCTTCCACTTGCGCTTGCGGCTCATGATCATATTTATGCATCACACAAATTCTTTTAAATTCAAATGCATAAATTTATGTGATCATTTTTTGAATTATCCTGGGCCATCCTCCTGGAAGTTGGGATCACCAATTGCCCACTTCATGTAAGACTTTAACATGTATGCCTTGGTGGCAGAAAAGCGTTCGTCATTTATTTCAATTCCAAGCTTCGAGGCTAACTTTCTACCTCTGTGCCACGCTTCAAATTCTTCTTCTACGACAGTGCATCGATGGATAAACTTTCTTCGCATATTGGGATCGGGGGTTAGATACCCATGCCTGAAGCGAAGCTCTGTCGTTTCTGCGTTATTGTCGATCAACAAATGACCACATTCGTGGATAAGAACGAACAATTGCTTTTCAGCAGTTTGTGTTGAGTTAACGTAAATCGTCTTCTCTGCGGCGACGTAGCCTCCTCCACACTTCCTGTTCGTAAATTCAACGTTAATCTTTTTTGATTCGCACCAATCGATCAATAGCTTGATACCATTGACAGCTGCTATTTCATCAGATAACTTTTTTGCTTGAATTGACTTACGCTCGGGTGACAACTTCTTCGCCACCCGAGCATACTTAGACCAAGCTTTATCTTCCCGCTTACGAGGGTCGAACTCGGCCATGACTACCTCACTTCGACTTGCCCTTCTTTGAAGAAGCCTTGACAGGCTGTACGGCCTTGTCGATGTCTGCCTTCGGCACACTCAAAGCTTCCAGGATTGCACCGACGCACCACTTGTGAATGCTCTTCGTAAGTTCGAGCTTCTCAACTCCTGATGCCGTGAACTTTGACCATGCAGCGACTCGAAGCTCTGCAGGAAGATATTCCATAAAGTCCTTCAGGTTCTGACCTTGGGTGTCATTCACGGTCGTGATGTTCTTCAGGATGTAATCTGCAAGCTTATCGATTGCGATGTTGAGCTTCTCTTGACCAAGACGCTCAATCTTCTTCTTGACTTGAGGATACTGGTTAAGGATCTCCTCGCCAGTAACCTGTGCCTCGATCGTCTTAACATAGTCATGGAATGCGATCGTTGCCTCAGTACCGACATACCCCAAGCAGAGCGGGTAGAAGAGTGGATTGTCTGGCTGCTCGGCGATACCGGTCTGGACAAGTGCATTGCTGAGGCGTTCCCAGCTACGACGACTAGGGGACACAGCGCCTGGATCTCCACCCTTAGGAGGATCGATCCACTTATCGTTTCCCGTGATGAACGTAATCACATTCTCATGGACCTTACCGGAATCCTTGGCCCATGCAATCCAATCCTCTACGTCCGGCGTCAGGTCGATGGCCCAAAATCGATCAAGAAGTGCAGGGTCCATCTCATTGACGGTATACGATCCACCAGTGTTGATGGCCGCAAAAACGCGAGTCTGAGGATGAAGTTGCCACCCATTGAGCTCACGATCCAGAACAATCTGGAATGCAGCCTGCATGACCTCAGGGGTCGCACGATTCAGCTCATCGAGGAAGAGACATACCGGCTTAACGCATGCCTCCTTGTACCATGAAGGAGGATTGAAACGAGTCACCTCACCATCCGTAGAGGGAAGACCAATCATGTCACCTTCGGACATCTGAGACAGCCGCCGGTCGATGACTTCAAAGTTCTTCATTTCCTCATTTGATGCGATGATGCTGGCAACCTGCCGAACAACTTGACTCTTGCCGATGCCATGGTTTCCGCGGAGGAGAACCGACGTGGCACGAGGAAGAAGTGGAGCAACCTTCAGAAACGTTCGTACTTGCATCGTGGTCATGGTCTTATCCTATCCTGTTAATCAAACACTTTGCACTATTGAAATCTTTTTATGAATCTTTCATTCCACCGTGAACTTCAATGACTGCTGCCACCAGCTCGACGGGGACATACGGATATACGGTGTCTGTCCAGTTCCCTGGCGATTCTGCATAATTCAAAAGGAGAGGCTCAACTCTACTGGGGAACCCTATCTCTACTGACCGCCATGGACCCATGTTGTTCTTGGGTTCGCAATAGACGAACTCATTGGCCTGGACAGACATGGCAAAACCATCGGCGCAGACAACAGGTGGGACCGGTCCCCCTACCCCTCTTCGCTGAGGATGCTTCAGGTGGAGCTGGAGGGCTTCCAGATGGTTCATGACTCATGCTTAGGATCAGGATCCCAACCCAGTTCGTTCTGGGCCATCTTAAGCGCCGTATATGCTAGCATCAACTCGGATAACACTTTTGACTCTGGCTTGTAAAGATTAACGAGTTCTTCAGTGATAGTAAGCATACCATTGATTCGATTGTATGCAGAGATGGTCTGATCTTTTGTCACGTCACGACTCCTTTCGATAGCTTGATTCCAGCGGTCTTATACGCGGTCTTTGCGTCCTTCTCGGCGGCTGACGTGAGGCATAATCCGTCCACGTTGACCTGGACGATGAAGTAGGGCTTCTTACCACCGTTGTGCCGTTTCCTGCCACCGGTCACCTCGACGAGCGAATTCGGATAAAGAGCTTGCGCCAACTGAATGACTTGCTTCTTCATGGTTCTATAATACCCTTTCTTGAAAGAACTTTACACTGGTCCGGTGAGATTGAAGTCATCTCACCCACCGGAAAGTGGCTATATCAGCCGTGAGTACCGGTCGATGCCTGCGCTACCTCGCAAACCTCAACATCTGAGGTAAAGCAATAAGCATCTCGCTTGAAACCAGGAACTGACACGTAGCAACGAATCCGCTGCGCCTTGGTGACAGTACCAGTCATGCCAACAAACCGAGGATCACCACCAATGATCCGAACAGCCTGACCAGCTTCGATCTTCTGACCGAGTGCACGTTCAGTCGCCTTGACACGATTGAAGTGCTGAAGGTGCAATGCAAGGGCTGTGAGCTGCTCAGCTGAGAAGTTCGTGGTTGCCTCATTGAACAGAAGCTGCGCTTGATCATTCAGCGATGGGAGCTTACTTGCAGCACGATCGATCTTCTTCATGTGGGCAGGACCCTTGGGCTGAGAAGCCTTAGCCGCTCGACGTGCCTCACGATCTGCCTTCAGCTGCGCCTGACGCTGGGCACGTTCCGCGAGCTTGGCGGCCTTCTGCTCACTCGTCTGCTTCTGGCGTGGAACTGAGGTCGCAATCTCGACCGTGTCCGTCGAAGTACCTTCCTTCATTGCCTTGCGTGCCTTGGCTGCCGCAAGAGCCTTGTCGATGGCCGAGAGCTTCGTGTCGAGTGCCTGAGTGTTCGTCGTATCCATAGTTTTTTTCCTTTTCCTTTTTCGTTGGTTTGCGATCTTGATCGCGTTGATAAGATAACTTTAACTTGTCTTCCTCGAACTTTACACTGCTAAGTTGAATTTTTTTTTCGTTGTAGACTTTTACGTTGTTCGAATAAAACAGGATGCAAAAGCTTAAGAAAGTTCCGGCCGCCCCACAAGCAATCGGTATAACGTGCTCGCCTACGTAATCGTCGACCTTGTTAATCTTCCGAACCAGATCGTCTCTGTCCATGTCACAGGATCTTCGTGAATTCTGTCTTCGGCTGAAAACGAACCCACTCATCATTGTGAAAGTACATGTCAGGCAATCCCTTGAAAACCGACGCAGGGACCCACCCAACCCCAGAAACCTGAACTTCACCTGTGAATCGAGGTCCACGAGCTTCTGGCTCTGGAACAGCAGGATACCGAGCATCAAACTCGTCCTGTGTCAACGTTCGAAACTTAACCTTTGAAAGCAAGTCCATGATCACAATATACCATGTCAACAGGAAACTTTGCACCGAAAAAAAGAAAAAAAGCAGTGCAATGTTTCTCCATATTATGTTAGGATTGATTCATGATCAACGATGACAACGGCCCGATCGTCAACGACGAGATGGACGAGATCTCTCGTGCTGCTGCAAAAGAAGCTGCCAAGGCAGCCAACAAGCCCATGATCGATCACCTCCCAGATGCAGTCGAAACCGATGAGATGGGTCTACCAACCCTTCTTGCAGAACCAGGAGACAAGATCATCATTGAACGTGTCGCGACGGTCCTCTCTCACAAGCCGTGGCTGGACACCAAGACCTATACGATCGAATCTATCGACGCAGCAACTGGCAATCTCGCTCTTTGGGATGATGACCTCCACCGATCGGCAACCAGCAACTTCGTACAAGGCATCAAGGTAGGATACCGATTCAAACTTCCCACGTCCAAAGGACTCTGCATCGGTCATAAGAAACGCGGCCGGCCGAAGAAGAACCCAACTGGAATCCCTGAAGAACCAAAACCCGTTCTCCTCGGGCCAGACGGCAAACCAGTCGCAAAACGACGAGGTCGTCCACCCGGAACGAAGAACCGATCACGCGAAGTCATCATGGCAGAAAAGCGAGCAAAGCTGGAGAAGAAGAAGCGATGACATACGAAGACCTGATCCACATCGCACTATTCCTGAGGCGATATGCGACCGCAGTTGAAACAAAACTCTACATCGACATGAAAACAGAACATGCTTTCAAGGAAATCGAAGAAGCAAATAGACTTGCAGAACTTGTCGAAGACAAGGCAATGCGAATGGACACCATCTCACCGGTAGACCTAGGATGAAAAACGTCAACCACTACTCGAATATTGCCTTCGCTGCCATACTATCCTTGACCAGCGTGTGGTCAACCTCCGACAAGGAATTTGGCATCACAGGAATCATCATCGTCTTGACAGGTTGGGCTTATGCTAGAATCCTCAGGGATGCAATTTCTTCAACGATCTACCTGATCAAACCAGACACAGACAAGTGAACAAGCCTGCATTTTTTGCAACTCGTTGCACTATAACCGTGCAATGTTCAACTAAATTGCGTTAGGATAGTAACATGTTCAGCCACAGCGACACCGACTACAACATCGATCGCCACCTGATCTCATTCCTCCAGGACGCACCCTTCTTCGCGGAAATGTCTCGATACATCCGCAAGACTCCCACTGCGGACCTCCCAACGGCCGGGGTCGCATTCGACCCTGAATATGACGACATCACCCTGTACTGGAATCCAGATTTCTTCAAATCGTTGACCGATGCAGAAGTTCGTGGCGTTCTTCTCCACGAGTTCTATCATCTTGTCTTCTGCCATCTGACCCATCGGCGCAAGTCTCCTCCCAAAATGTGGAACATCGCAACCGATCTTGCGATCAACTCCATCATCACCACGGGCGAGAACGCCAAACAAAATGCACTACCCAGAGGTGGCCTCATTCCAGGAGTCTTTCCCCTCCCGCCGGACGGTCGCGAATTCACCAAAGAAGAGAAGGACGCCATGCCCCTCGGCTCCCTCATCGAGTCATTCCCCCACGCCCAATCTTCTGAATGGTACTTCACCAAACTGAAACAAAAGGCAGATGAAGTCCGTCAACAAATGCAGGACAACTGCCCGGTCCACGGCAAAGGATCCTCTCAAGGAGGCAAGGGCAAGCCCAAGAATAATCAGGATAATTCTGCCGGTGACAACAATGCAGATAATTCCAAGAATAAATCTGATGCCTCTGGCGATCACAAGCATGGCGGCGGTCATGACCATGCTGAAAATGGTCCCAAATGCACGTGCGGAGAAGACTGGCTGGACTCAATGGACGACCACTCAGGCTGGGACCAAATCCCAGAAGAACTCCGCGAGGTGGTGAAAGGACGCGTCTCCAGCATCGTCGAAAAGGCCGTTCGCAAAGCAGATTCACAAGCCAACGGCTGGGGCAACATCCCATCCCAACTCCGAGAAGACATCCGCAAGTCCGTCGCCAACATCGTCGACTGGCGTGCCATCCTCCGCAACTTCGTCGGAAGCCTGGAACGTGGCAACAAGACCACCACCATGAAGCGCATCAACAAGCGCTACCCATACATCCACCCAGGCACCAAACGCGGCTACACCGCAAAACTTCTCGTCGCCATCGATCAATCCGGCTCAGTCTCCAATGAGATGCTGTCCGCTTTCTTCGGCGAACTATCCATCCTCACGAAACGCACGTCGGTCACCATCCTCCCCTTCGACTACACGGTCGCAGACAAGGAAATGTTCGAGTGGAAGAAGGGCACCAACCCAGACATCAAACGTGTCCGCGGCGGCGGCACCGACTTCGAGGCACCCACCAAGTTTGCCAACGACCCCAAGAACCGAGGTAAATGGGACGGCATGCTCATCCTCACCGATGGGGAATGCAACAAACCATCACCTTCTCGAATCAAACGCGGATGGGTCCTCGGTCAAGGCTGCAAGCTTCACTTCCCCACCGACGAGATCACCATCTCGCTCGACCCAAACCCACACACCACCGGAGCGTGGCGCTGACCCCGACATTTCACAGCACTTAATTGCAAATGAATCCATAATTACTTTGGGCGGACACCGAGCCATCACACCTCACCCATTCTTGGGTCACCAACGAGCAAACATTCCGGCCGGATTCTCCGCCCATTTTTCTACCCTCACCCCCGCGCGTAGACAACATTACCATCACTCCCCAGACCACTTTCGGTCTGCTTTTCGTGCTAGTGGACGCCTTCAGACACACACCCCACCCACTCTCCTGCTCAACCGGCTCACTCCTCCACCCTTCTCATCCCACCACAACCCTCCCACGCTTCAAGGAACCACTTTCGGTCTGCTTTTCGTGCTAGTGGAGATCAAACTACACGTGACACCGCCACGGATCATCTGCCTACCACAAACCTGAATAAAAAAAGTGCACGTCGGCAGCACTTTCTGCGGTACTTTTTATTCGGCAGCGAATATATATGTTTCTTATAGAGCTAAGTACACTCTAGACCCACAGCCTTCTAGCCCTCTCGCAGAAGGCTTTTTTATTTTCCGTTGTGGTGTAGAGTTGCCTGATAGCATGATGGGCGTGTCCACTTGTCACGAGTGATGGGGTGGTAAAGTGCCCTCTAGAGCGTGTCGACCACCGTCTATTGGAGCCTGTGAGGGGTGGTTTTTTGGAGGTGGTAGGGAGTGGTATGAAGTGGTAAGCGAGTATATTTGTAGAGTGGTGTAGACGGTGTAGTAGAGATGTGGGTGTGATATGGATAGAGTTGGATGTGTAGGGCTGGGGTGTAGTATGTGGTATAGGGGGATAAGTTACATTGTAGTAGGTTGGGTAGTATTAGATTGAGTTAACGTAGGTGTAGGATAGGTGGGGGTTTGTCTAGTAGGGGGAGTCGTAGTTGGTATGGGTGTTGTGGTTAGGGCGTGAGTTGGGGTGTTGGGTTGAGTGTTTTTAGAAATTGTCCGCGCCGGGGATATGGGTGTATAGTAAGTGTGAGAGGGAATTGATGATGAAAGAGGACAAGAAGATTGTTGAGTGGATTGTTGATTATGCCGCGCGGAGTCGAAAGGATGCGTTGGTTGTTGGGATTTCGGGTGGGATTGATTCAGCGTTGGTATCGACGTTGTGTGCAGAGACTTCCATGAAGACGATTGTGGTTAGCTTGCCGTTGCATCAGGCTGAGAAGTTGCATGACTTATCGATGGCACAGGGTGCATGGCTTGTTAAGAAGTATTCGAATGTTGAACATCGTGTGATAGATTTATCTGATGCGTATGATGTTTTTATTGATCTTTTCTCTAGCGAAGAAAAATCCGGATTGTCATTGGCAAACACGAAATCTAGATTGAGGATGGTGACGTTGTATCAGATAGCGTCCAATCATAATGGTCTTGTTGTGGGAACTGGGAATAAGGTTGAAGATTTTGGTGTAGGTTTCTTTACGAAATATGGTGATGGGGGTGTGGACATTTCACCGATTGCAGATTTATATAAGAGTGAAGTTTGGGAGATGGCGAAGAAGCTTGGCGTTTTGCAAGAGATTATTGATGCTCCGCCGACGGATGGATTATGGGATGATGATCGAACGGATGAACAGCAGATTGGTGCGACGTATGAACAATTGGAATGGGTGATGGAGAACCTTGATAAGGTCGATGAAATGACGGATGAACAGAAGAAGTGGGTTGAAACGTACACGAAGCATCATAATGCAAATTTGCATAAGATGTTGCCGATACCAGTTTGCAAAGTATCGACTTAATGAGCGTTTTTAGAAATTGTCCGCGGCTTCGAAGGATGATACGTTCATGAAATACATTTTTAGTTTTTTGTTGCTGATGATTGGATTGATTGTCACGCCTGAAATGAATAAGTTCTTGAAACAAATCAAGCCGAGGCATGTTCTCAGCTTGATCGTGTTGTTTGTGGGATTTTATTGTTCAATGAAGATTAAAGCATCTTCATTTTCGAGGGAAGTAGCGATTGACAGCGACCAGGTTTCCTTCCTCTACCCCGAGGAGATTCCAGATGATGTCCTTGGCTTTGTCTCCGTCGAAGTCCTTGCAGGAGAAGACGTCCATGGAGAAACACTTTCTGATGGGCCAGCAGTGGATGGACATGTGAGACGTGGAGATGACGCACATGCCTGTGATTCCGCCTTCGTCTTGGAAGGTTTCTGACTGGAGTTTTGTCGGATCTAGTTCGACCTCTAGGAAGTCTGGGCCCATGATGATCTTCATTTCTAGAGCTTCGGCTAATTTTTCAAAAGCGTTCTTTAGTGCCGGTGCGTTGAAGACGCTTGGATCTCTGACGTATCCGTCTAGAATTATGTGTAGGCCTGCGTTGTGTTTCATCGATGTTGATTTCCTTTATTTAGGATTTTTAACTATATTTGCTGTTTAGAAACCATCTTTATTTTTGAGAATTATTGTCATTGTGGCGTGAGGTGGAGTAATAATATACGAGTATGGACAATCCAGAGCCGTTGTTGATATCGTACTATCTTAGTTGCATTGAGAAGGGATACGTCTATGAGTGTTCCTGTGGTGGACTACATGAGACCGAAGAGGGTGGATTATCTTGTGTCGGGTGTCGTGATTGTTTAGATGACGAAGGATATCAGTGTCGAAGGGTGGTTGATCTTCGGGCCGTGGTTGGAGGTTGAGTATTTTTAGAGATTGTCTCCGCCCTGGGAGTATAGTTATACCCCATGAAGATCCGGTTGAGTGAGTTGAGGAGGTTGATCCGGGAGGAGATCGAGGGTGAAGCTCCTGAGGATTCTCCGTTGGGTCGGTTCGCGTTTCCCAAGTACAGGAGGGGACTGCCTCCGGAACCAGACACGCCGTTGGAAGTGAAGTTGTTTAACGCCTTGGAGGACCACGTTGTCAGGAACTCAAAGTTGAATGCTGAGGAGGCAATGTGGATCGAGGACCTGTTGGCGAAGGGACTGTATCCCAGCGTCTTTTCTCCTCCCGATTCGAGCGAGGTTTTCAGGGGTATGAAGGTGAGTCGGCAGTGGTTGGCGAAGTTCCTTGGTGTTGCTAGCGCGGCGCAGGTTCCCAAGTCTGGAGAACGGGAGGTTGACACCGTGTTCAAGCCGAAGAACGGAGGTGGATCTTCCTGGACGATGGATGACACTATCTCTAATAGGTTTTCCACGAAGCGTAGCGTTTTAAAAACTCCTGGTTCTGTCTCTGTCACATTATGCGCCAAGGTGGCTGATAACCCCAATAAGTTTGTTACAGGTCCCGGACACTTGTATCAGCTTGACTACATTGCAGGATTTAGCGACGAGGCTGAGGTTATCGGTCTCGGGGACATTAATGTCTACAAGATTGTTTGGAAGCCTTTGCCTGTCGAGTGAGAACTTTTATTTATCTCCCGAGAGGGGGAACATGGTATATTTATCTGTTATGAAGATACGATTGAGTGAATTGAGGAAGTTGATCCGGGAGGAGGTCGAGCTGAGGCCGGCCCTCACGCCTGACGAAGGTTTTGTTGCTAAAACTTTGCCTGCCGAACCCGTCGGCGACGTCGACGTCGTAAATTACGGAAATCCTCCGCTGGAGTTTCACAAGATTGCCAAAAACACTGAAGATTTTATCAAGAACTGGTTCATTAACCACGGATTGGTAGATGAAATTTGTCGATCGGCACCGGCAAACGACAGCGAAACGACAAGAGAAGATTTAAACATTCTTTTGGAATTAGTGAATTCAGCGACGTCTGAAGACATTACCTTTGCTCGTTACGTCGATGATTTGAGTAATTTGGCGCAGACTTTTATCGACCTGTTGTCAGAAAAAGGACATGAAGAGGACATGGGTAGATTCTTCGAGATCGAGACCCAGAATGAAGGGCTTCTCTATCACTTAAAAGACATCATTAATCGTCCAAGACCATATCAGTTAGCCAAGTCTTATGGCCTTGCCTTGTATCCATTGATGCGTACAGATGCGATGTCAGCGTCTTACCCAGGCGGTCATGCTATGGCAGGTTTCATGATGAGCGAATATTATGCCAGGAAGTATCCTGATGCTGCAATTGAATTGTATGCTCTAGGAGACAAGATAGCCAGAAGTAGAGAGTTGGTCGGCATTCATTATCCTTCTGACACGGCTATATCGAAAGAAATCGTGAAGATTATCATCGACAATGGTTTAATAAGAGAATGAAAATCCTCAATTCGATATTTATATTTGTGTATAATAAAACATGACTTGGGATATAGAAGTTTTTTTTGATGGTGATTGCCCTCTTTGCATCCGTGAAATCAACATGCTGCGAAGGTTGGACAAGAAGAGCAAGATCAAGTTCACTGACATTGCTGGTCAGGATTTTTACGATAAACGAGGAACTCCCGAATGGCAAGCGTTGATGGACAAAATCAATGGTAAACTCCCTGACGGAACAATGATCGAAGGCGTAGAAGTTTTCCGTCATCTCTATACAGCAGTGGGATTTGGCTGGATTGTTAAAGTAACTCGTTGGCCAGGAATCTCTCATCTTCTTGATTGGGGATATAAAATCTTCGCAAAAAATCGGCTGAAGTGGACCGGTCGTTGCGATGATTCATGTAAGATTTAATGTTTTTAAAATTTCAACGTTGACGAATACATTTCATGTCTTTAACAATATAATCGATAAGTTGATAACTTAATCTTGCGGGTGTCGCCTAGTGGTATGGCAGGAGGTTTCCAACCTCCCGCGAAAGCATCGTCGGTTCGAGTCCGTCCACCCGCTCAAAATTGGAGAGATGTCCGAGAGGCCGATGGAGCAGCATTGGAAATGCTGTGTATCTTAACGGGTACCCAGGGTTCGAATCCCTGTCTCTCCGCTGGGGAATCGTTCAAAGGCAGGACAAGAGACTTTGAATCTCTTTATCTAGGTTCGAATCCTAGTTCCCCAACCATGGCCCTATCGACCACGTCAGCTAAGTCGTCGCCCTTTCAAGGCGAAAAACTGGGGGCAGCACCCAGTAGGGTCACCAAGTGTAAACTTTAACTTGATTGTTTTATATTAAGAACCATGAATAACGTCGTATCTCTTCTTGATCGTGCCGAGACTTGGAAGTTTTCATACTCCAAGGATAATTTGCGTGTGTATGTATCCAGCCGCGGTCGAATCAAGATGTTCATTGGAGATGAATCAATTGTAATGGACACGATCGAATCAGTAGATTTTATGGGCAGAGTCTCTAAAATGTACGAGGATGAGTTTAACGTGCTATTTGGAGAGCAATGTTAAAAAAAGCTTTATTATTATATGCACTCGCTCTAACGTGCGCTTGCTTTCCAACTAAAAAGCAAAAAAAAATCAAACATCCTTCTGCGCAATGTATACAAAAAGTTCAAGAAAGATATCTTTACATTGAAAATTGTGAGGAATGGAAACAAATTCCTCCCTCTGACGGACAAACAATTTTACCACCTTGACAACATAGATTACGCCACCTTAGCTCAGTTAGCAGAGCAGGACCCTTGTAAAGTCCCGGTCGCTGGTGCAATTCCGGCAGGTGGCTCCACGGAACGGTGCCCGAGTGGCTAAAGGGGACGCGCTGTAAACGCGTTGGCGTATGTCTACGGCAGTTCGAATCTGTCCCGTTCCACAAAACGCAAAGTGACTAATACTTATTAGAGTTAGGGCCGGTAGTTCATCGGGGAATTAGTTTATTCAGGAAAACAGTTGCCTTGCACGCAGCAGTGCCCGGAGCGTAGCCGGGATTCTCCACAAATAAAACAGGTTCGATTAAAAGCAGGTCCATACTTATTAGTATGAGACAAGATAGAACGTGTAAGTACTGCAACACTTTTTTTCCAAACGAGGAAGGAAAAGTGTTTGCAAATCATGTAAGATGGTGTGATAAAAACCTTACAAACGGTGACAAGGGCGCATCAAAGTGTTCTCAAAAAACCATTGAACGTTATAAAAATGAATTTGGAGAAGTAAGAGAATATGATGTGACATGTGAACGTTGTTATGTTCACTTCTTTGTTAAAGAAAGAGAAAAGAGACATCCAGAAAGAGACATTTATTTCTGCTCAAGGTCTTGTGCAAACAGTAGAGGACCTAGATCAGAAGTCTTTAAAGAAAAAGTAAGAAAGAAACTTTCTGGAAGAATAATCTCTGAAAGAATCACGAAAATTTGTCAAGGATGTAATAACGGATTTGTTGTTAGTTCAAAGCATCCTCATCAAAAATGTTGTTCAGTTGAATGCAGCACGAAGATTCGATACCCGCTTCTTGACAAAGCAGGACTAAAATATTATAGAACTCTTTGTTGTTTTAAGTTTAATTTAGCCGATTATCCCGAAGAATTCGACTTTACTTTGATAGAAAAGTATGGTTGGTATTCTGCAAAAAATCGCGGAAATAATCTCGACGGTGTTTCAAGAGATCACATCATATCCGTAAAATATGGATTTGAAAACAACATAGACCCAAGCATAATTTCTCATCCAGCAAATTGTAGATTAATGGTTCACAACTTAAATGTGTCCAAAGGCAAAAAATGTGGAATGACGCTTGAACAGTTACAAGAAAAGATTAAATGGTGGAATGAGAAATATATATCAAGACTGGGATAGTAGTTCAGTTGGTTAGAATATCGCACTGTCACTGCGAAGGTCGTGGGTTCGAACCCCATCTATCCCGCCAGATAAAACGTAAGAATACAAGGGCCATTATATCAGTTAGTTAGATAGCCACTCTGATAAAGTGGAGGTCCCCCGGGCAGGACGGGGATGGCCCACAAAGTTGTGTAAAGTAGATAGACAAGGTGGTATGTTGGGGAACATGGAAAAGAAGAAGAAGCGAGTAATCACAGGAGATTTTGTCACCCGCGATGGATTTGAAGGATCGTGGATGATCACAAAGATTGCCAAGAACTATGAGCTCGACGTCATTCAGGCTCGTATTTGTAAGGTGGGTGATCCTAAAGTCTTCGATTTTGTTGATCCAGACACTCTTACGGTAATTGAAAAAAAGTTTTGAAATATTGTTAGGAAAACAATATGCCTATTTTGTGGATTATTTTTGTTGTCTGCATGATAGTGTTTTATCCTAAGGTATTAGTTTATGGATGCACTGCACCTCTTGCAGGATTATTTTTTGGAATAGGTTTTTGGATTTTGGGTGCGGCTTTTAATTGGCCATGGGCTAGTTTTAGTCGATCCTCTTTAGGATGGCATATCATCTGCGCAATGGTAATTTCTTTTATCCATGCATCAAGACGAGCATCAGAGGATTGACAGTTTATCTTTCAATTCCTAGAAGATATCTTAGGGCTTTTAATAACCTGTTTGTGTTATCGATTTCTTTCTTTTTCCCTTTATCTTCTTGAATTGAAGCAAGTTGGGATAAGAAACTAAGAAAGGTTATCCCGGCTTTTAACGATGCTGTCTTTTTGTTTCTCGGCATGATATCAATATATCGCACGATGAAAAAAAGTTTTAGAAAATAACCGATTGTTTGTAGGTTCGATTTGTTGGAGCCCAATAGTTATTTACATGAAACAATGCGAATACTGCGGTTCTGACAATGATGGCTCTTATGGTTCTGGAAGATTTTGTTCTAAGGGATGTTCGAGAGGTTTTTCTACAAAGTCTAAAAGAAAAGAGATTAACGAAAAAGTTAGTAAGACGTTAACACTTGACCCATACGAAAAAACCTGTAAACAATGTGAAAAGAAATTTTCTACAAAAAAGAAGCATAAAAAGTTTTGCTCCTGTCAATGTGCTATCAATCATCAGCATTCCGATCCAACTGTTCTAGAAAAATGGAGAGTTTCTAGATTAAAAGAAATCGAAAAGGGAAACATCGGATACGGCATAAAAACGTCGTATGAAGGAATTCGATGCGACTCTGCTTTAGAGTATGCCTTTTTGAAATGGTACCTCGAACAACATCCAAATTCAAAAATTGAAAGATTCAAGGGTTATCTTGAGGGGGAAGGTATTAAGTACCAACCTGATTTCATTATTGACGGGAAGATTATCGTTGAAGTAAAATACACTTCTCCTTACGTTGGTGATAAGCTTTCTGATAAATGGAAAACTTATATTTCTACGCAAGAAGCAAAAAAGAAACTTTTATCCAAACATGAACATCTCTGGATTACCGAAAAGGATATCGGACGCAAGTTCTATAGAAAGTGTTTGGATGAAATAAAAAAGCTCTAGAGCGTGTAAAGTCTTAACTTAGTATGATATATTAACAATATCAATGGGTTGCAAGCATTAGTGGTGATGCAGTAGGCTTTTAACCTTCTGAACTGTGTTCGACTCACAGGCGACCCACCAGTTCAACATCGAATTAAGGAGATCAACGTGCGAGAATGCGTTTCTTGTGGTGGTTCTTTCGACTCAAATTCGCTAGCGAAGCGGCTCGCCGGCGGTCGGATCAACACGTGTCCTGACTGTTCTGAGGAACCCGCTGTCAGGTACCTGGGTCTGTCCGCCGGCGACGGGAAGCAGGCTGGTGTCACCATCCTCAAGTTTGATTCGCATGAGGACCGTGAGGAGTACCGGCAAGCGTGGTGGGTCAATAGTGGAATGATGGTTGGAAAAAGTTGCCAGTTGGGGTATCAGAAGCGAACCCCGAACGTCAAGTTCAAGACGGTGACGCAGTCCACTGCCACGAACCACAAGGGTCGTATGTGAGATTCAAAAAGGGCGAATTGCTCATGACAAAAGAGCATTACTTTGGAACAACCGTGTGGGACGAAGATCTCAATAATGCAGTTGATTCAATCAATGGTCGAGGTTTTGTCATCGTCATTTCATGCGAAAATGACAGCGGATGGACTCAAGTTGCAACGCAAAACGGCATCATAGGTTTTGTGCATAGAAATAATTTGAATCGTATTGTTCAACGGTAAAAAGAACAATGGACATGATAGAAAATTACGAGAACGTATTATCTCAACTTCAAGACATCATATATCTTTTGAGGATCCAAAATCGTAACGAAGAAGCGAAAGAACTTCAAGAAGTGATGAAGACCATAAGAGAAATTTATGAAAGTTATTCTTGAGGTAATTTAAGAGATTTATTTGCCCATTTAGCTATTAGTTCTCGATCTGCAGGTCCCCCGCTGTCTCCTTTAAGTCCTGGAGGACCTTGTAGCCCAGGGATACCTTGCGGACCTTGCGGTCCCATTTCTCCTTTTGTTCCAGGATCTCCTTTTATACCAACCGGTCCTGGTTGGCCTTGCGGTCCTATTTCTCCTTTTGTTCCAGGATCTCCTTTATCTCCTTTATCTCCTTTATTCCCTTTGTTACCCTTTGGTCCTTCATATCCTTGTGGGCCTTGCGGTCCTATTTCTCCTTTCGGCCCAATTTCTCCCTTAAGTCCTTGAGGTCCTTGTATCCCCTGCACCCCAGGAATTCCTTGAGGTCCTTGTTCACCTTTTATTCCTGGGATTCCTTGTGGTCCTGGGATTCTTTTTAATTTGTTCAATAGATTTAATGAATAAATTGATAACGCTATTGCATTAATCGACATGAATAGAGAGACGTACACTAACATAGTGAAGATTGTATAATACTTCTTAAGTTTTGTCCAGAAAAGTCCACTTTTTATTTTTCTTCTTTATAGTTCTCTTCAGAATTTTTTATTAAGTTCGCATACATATTTGTATGTCGTCGAAGAGTACGAAAAGTGCGCCGAAGATTAGTTACGAAGAATTAGCGTTAGCGTGGTATGCGATATTTGATTCGTTGGAGCACGTTGAGAATGCAGATCTTCGAGCTAACATGACTTCTAAAGCTTTTACTGAATTGCTACCTCAGGTGGGATGGACATTATCTGAATGGCATTCTGCTGTTGATCGCGAATTGCAGAAAAAGAAGAAAAGATCTTAAATTAGAAAGAGGCTTTATGGGTAGAAATGAAAATCTTCCGTTTCATCTTTATGTTAACGTGAAAAATGAATTTCTTGGACCTTCAATGCCTAGTGGGTGTACATCGGGAATTTGGTATGGAGTTTATTCAAGACCACATCAGGTTTTATTGTGTCACGTGATGTTGGAATCTGGGGCAAACTGGAGTGGTCTTCCATTGCACGCATTATCGACTTTTGACTATTTTGATGAGAAGATAGAAAACTTAATGCCTTGGTCTTGCATGGGAGACGATATTCAAACTTTTCACGCAAAATATTTAGAGGGATTGGAGTGCGAAATCATTCGTCCTTCGAAGTATGAAGGTAGACATACTGGGATCATAATTGATTGGTCAGATGGATACAGCAGATACCCTCAAGAACATAAACCTTTAAATTTGATTGAATTATCTTGCGGACAATTCGGATTGTTACCAAATAACTTTGTTACATTTAAAGATAAACACTTCACAAGCGATGACGCAAAATTGAATATGAAATATTATCGTAGGGGAGAAACAGTGTATTGGGAGAAATAATTTTCTCTAATAAGGTATAGTTATATCCCATGAAGATTACTGTCGGACAATTACGTAGCATCATTAAAGAAGAAGTTTCTAGAGTTATTTCTGAAAATGTAACGCCAGAACAATCCGCAAAAGATTATGCAAAGTTCAAAGAAGGGCAAAAGCATCTTGGTCTTTGGTTACAGCTTGTATCAAAAATTCCAAACATCGATGCGTTAAAAGAAGAAGCTCAAGGCGACTACTATCGTTTTTTTGATGCAGTCAAGGAAAAAGCTCCAAAAGCGATGCCAAATTACATAGACATGTATTTCAACATGGATGTGAACCGTGATCAAGTTGAAGAAATGCACAACGATTACGAAAAACTGAAAGGATTCTTCAAAGAAGCAGATGTAACATCTGAACGTGACGTTCAGTATGGCCGTTCAAGAAGTCAAGTGATTGATACTCGTACAGGTCAACCGGTTGAGTTTTTAGGCGGAAAAGGCGGTTCGCTAGGAACTTGATTCTTCTATAAGAAGAATTTCAGAATTAATTCCATGACGAATATTTATTGTCATGGCATGGTCCATCATACCCAGCAGTAGCTTGGGAGAATGGAAAGTAGAAACGCCATCATGGGCGCAACCTACTGTTTGGTTGCCTGTCGAAGTTGGTTGTTTAGCTAGAGTTTTACCGATCGGTGGACCAATTTGGATGAATGAATTAGTCGTTGTTCTTGAAGAAATGAAAGTAAATGGAACAAAATTTGCTTACAGGGTTGCTGGAAGACTAGGTGAAACAACTCTACCGTATTATGCATTAGACATTCAAATGTATCCCAGCGGAAGCATAAACCGTAGATACTAATGACCGGATTTTTTTGGTCTACCGACATAGGGAAGCACCAACTTGTAATCGCCTGGTTTTTCCAAGATCACTTCTAATTTGACTTCTTCTGGGATCTTCAATCCAAGGTAATTTTCTATTGCTTCCTTTGGATTACGAACCAAATTAGCCTTGAATGATGGATCATCTATCGTTTTTTGTACAAGTCCAGCCTCTAACTCACTACGAGAAACATTTGAAAAGAGGTTATGCCAATCCCTAGCTCTTTCTCGACTCTCTTCTGTAACTGGCGGTAGGTCTTTACTAACCCCCGTTCGACCCTCTGGATGATCTGTCAAATTACCCTCCATAGGCCAATTGTAGAATACATCGTGTCGAGTTGTGATAGCGTCAGGATTGAGTATGGTACCGTAACCATCATCTTGCATGAGCCAATCGCACATATCCTTTGATGCGCTTTCTCCATGGTAATAGTCCCAGCTAGAGTACCAATCACCTACTCCCAGACGTGGTTCCGTCACTGACATACCATTGTTTGGGCATCCGGCACAAGATCCATCTTGGTCAGGCCACCATAGAACTATGATGTCTCTATTGGAATTCGTTTGATCCTTTGCAAACTTTCGAGCATCGTCGTCAGACCAGCCATCCCAGAAGTCATTCTTTGGAGAATGAAGAATGTTCCACTTCTTACCGATCACGTTCTTGACGAGATTGTATTTGAAAGCTGCTACGGTTTTGTCTGACGCTTCGTCGTATTTTGCTGGGTTATAAAACCTCTGGTCTACCACCTGAGGATTTCTACTGGGGAAGAACACGTCGCCTCGACCCAAGTCGCTCACTGTAAAAGTCTTTCCTGTGAAAGGATCGTTGATCGTCTTATCCCAGTTTTCCTCTGGGTTAGTAGCATAATCGCCGAAGGAATCTTGCATCGTTTGGAAAGTGGCTGAAAATCTGCCCCACACGTCACCGAAAGCCTTATTGAGAGATTCAGGGGTGTCGCTAGAGAAAGATCCAACAAGACCCTGTATCGCATAACCAGTGATTGCAGCACCTGGAAAATCGATGTCAGCTAGAACGGCCATAGCAACGTCCATGATACCAGATACCCATTTTTGAGTGGGATCTGTCTTGCCATCTTGCGAAAGCTTGAAGTAAGCTTCGTTAATAATATCTTGGCAAAACCCATGCACATGATCGAGCCATTCCTGGATGTTATAACAGTTTTGTTGAAGTTGTTTGATTTGTTCTGGTGTTGGTATTTGTTTCATAAGCAGCTTAAAATAAAGTATAAATTAATCTTTTGAATTAAAAGATATAATCTCTATAAATGAGATCCGGGTTTAAGGTTGGAGAACTTACAGGCATCGACCCTGGGTATAATGGTGGAATTTGGTTAAGACCTCAATCAGGAATGAATATTTCTGCAGACATCGGTCATGTACATCCGGATGGACTTTTGGTCGTCATCGAGATTGATGAAAAATCATCTTCTAGAGATTATTCGATAAAGGTTGTCTCATCATGCGGAAAAGTCGGATGGACATTTATTAGCAGGTTAAAAAAATTAGACCTTCAAGGAGTATAGTTACTTACGTATGTCTGAAGAATTCAAGAAAGCATGTGGAAATACTCCCCTGATAAAGATTTCAGATAAACTATATGCCAAATTAGAAACATTTAATCCTGCCGGGTCTGTGAAGGACAGAATGATTGCCTATGTGCTGTGTAAAGCAATCGAATCTGGTCACGTCAAGTCTGGTACTGTCTTGTGCGAAGCGACAAGCGGAAATTCAGGTATATCTTTAAGCGCATTAGCTGCGAGTCTTAGTTCCAGATGCGTCATCTTCATGCCGAGTAACATGTCTGAAGAACGAAAGCAGATGATGCGCGTTTATGGAGCTGAGATTGTCGAGGCGCCTCCCAGCGACTTTGAAGCGGCTATAAAGATGAGAGACGAATTTATTGTAGCGAATCCTGGGTCATGGTCTCCGATGCAGTTTAGTAACCCTGACAACGTTGAGTGCCATCGTACGATAACAGCGCCAGAAATATCCATGAAGACTTGGTTGATGGGAGTGAAGTGGTCTGCATTCATCCATGGGTCTGGGACAGGTGGAACAATCGAAGGTATTAGACAATATGTTCGTAATGAATCTGGATTCTTGAAAGACAATGGTCATGTCAAAGTTTGTATGGTCATCCCCGCCGAGTCGCCGCACGGGATTCAAGGCATTGGAGACGGAAGGGATTTTTTGGCGAAGCAAGCCGACATGGATGAAACCATCATCGTGAAGACAGAAGAGGCAATTGAAAGAGCCAAACGGTTTGCAAAAGAAACTGGTTTGCTCGTCGGGATTAGTTCAGGGGCAAACCTTGTGGCTTCAGAACGATGGATAGACGCAAACAAACCCGACGGAATTGTTGTAACTATGTTGTGCGATAGAGGCGAACGGTATATGTCATTGTACGGATGATTAAAAAGATTGCCTACACCACGAAAGAGTGCTTGGGTCGATTCCATTTGCTACGGCAACTTGAGCAACAGTAGCAGCGTCAGGACACCTGTATTTAAAATAAATGATCTCATCATTCATCATAGTACCTGGCATGTGTCTTGCACCTAAAGCATGACCTATTTCATGAAGAGTAATTGACAACGGATCGATCTCATATCTTCCACGGTATAGTTTAATTTCTCTTCCAAACAATCTTGAAGTCGCGCCAAGAGTCCTTGGACCGGTATCATCGTCTGGATCGACCTCTTTTATTATGTAATTGCAATCATCAAAGTCTGGACCTAACCTGGGAACTAGGTGCTTCCAGTTTCTTATCGCTGAATCCCAAGCATAAATTGCATCCAGTACTTCTGGCAAATATTTCTTATTTACGTCGACACAAACTTCTGCTTTCTCTGACTCATTTAAAACATCTCTATTACCGCCTGTATATATGACCGTTGGACCACATGCAGATGGGCTGATCGACGTCGTAATCATCATCAACAACATCAGTAAAGAAGCGACAACTTTGCTAGTTGAACTTCGCATATGAATACGTATTCGTTCAAGAAAGTGTATTCAACGGAAATAAGTGCAAATGTAACAATTAAATTGATATGATCATATCATGCCCTATGATCCAGAAAGCCCATTTTGCCAGTGGACACGAAATGTCATCGATGAATTTAAGGGATTGACGAACGAAGAAATCAACCAACGTTTGGATCAACGCTCAAACGAATTTGCAATCCTGATGACGCACATCAGCGGTGACTTTAACATTGGAACAGTGTTGCGATCTGCAAACTTCCACGGTGCGCGGGATTTCTATTATTTAGGAAGAAAGAAATTCGATCGAAGAGGTTGCGTTGGCGTTCACAACTACACAAAGATGCAATTTATCGATGATATCGATGGCGTCTTTGAAATCAAAAAGAATTACACATTAGTCGCCCTTGAGAACAACATTTCCGAAACCGTGTCTTTATACGATTTTAACTGGAACTTTGAAAAGCCGCCCTGCATCGTCGTCGGCGAAGAATGCAATGGAATTCCACAAGAAGTGTTGAGTCTATGCGACAAGTTTGTTGAGATTCCAAACTACGGTTCTGTTCGAAGTATGAATGTCGGAGCAGCTGCTTCGATTGCAATGCACGATTACGTGAGCTCTAAGCGCAGGAGAAAGTCATGAAGAAAAGTTTGATTGGTCTCATTAGTCTTCTCGTCGGGTGTGGACCTAACAGGGACTTTGAAGGAAAAAACATCTTTGGTTCTCAAACGTCTGTTGGCGTGACAGTTACTTCATCGGTCTCATCAACTTCATCAGGTGACGGACAACCCACATGGCCCCAAGAAAATGTTGGTTACAACGTTGGTCAAACCATTTCAGAATCCTTAACATGGCCAGGATATCTAGAGGGAGATCCGAATACATCACAATTGAATACGTTAAGTCCTCATCAATGGTACGACCCCGATGGGAGCAAGAGTATTAATGCTGTTTTGGTCATCACTTCAAAATACGAATGCTCTGCTTGCGCTTCCGAGGCGAAACAACTACAAAATTTGGCAGAAGACTGGTCTTCGCAAGGGTTGGGAATTAAAATTGTAGTTTTAATGACGACAAACAGTGAAGCAAATGGACCACCAACAGCTTCTTCTACATTTCAGTGGAAATCGCAATACGGATTAATCGATATTGCAGTAGGAGTAGATCCGAATTTTACCTTCTCAATTTCATCAGCTTTTGCCACGCCTCTTCATACGATTATCAACCCTCGCGATATGAAAGTGGTAGACGTTCAAGAAGGAAATATCGAAGATTATAGCGCACTGGAGTCAACTGCAAATGAAAACAAATAAACTCGTTCGAGACAATATTCCTGAATTAATCAAAAAATCTGGTAAGGAAGCCAAGTGGGTTAGCGTTGTCAAGGAACAAAGGATTCCCGCGCTGGTAGACAAACTCAGAGAAGAAGTCGATGAGCTTATCGAAGCTTCTACTTCGAAAGACGCGAATGAATTTCTAGAAGAAGCTGCAGACGTTTACGAGGTTTTGTTGGCGTTGGTATATCAACACGGTTTTATCGATGCTGATTTAGATTTAAAAACGAAACGAAAGCGTCACGAAAAGGGAGCTTTTGATAAGTTCATCTGGCTTAAGAGTGTAGAAACGAATGATTGATTATTTTCCTCATTTCCCATTTGATCGTATTCGCTTCCGTCACCTTGGTGGTTTAATTGGACCAATTCGGGATCTCCTGATTGTTCATGTCCTTGATCAATGGAATCTTCTTCAATTATTTCTCTAATAATTTTTCTAAGCTCATTTAATTTAATTTTCATGATTACTGAGTTAATTATAATGAGATATGAAAAAAAATTTATTGAAAGCTTATATCAGAGAATTGATCAATGAAATAGCGATGGAAGACGTTGAAACGTCTTCTGATCCGCTTGATTGGATAACTGCTGCATACCAAAGCCCAGAAGAATGGGAATCAAAAACTCCTTTTGAGGCAATGCTTAAAGCATTGAGCAAATTTGGATTAAAGCAAATCGGAGAAGGAAGTTCACGATTAGTGTTTGAGCTTGACGGAAATTCAGTAGTTAAATTGGCTAGAGATGAAAAAGGTCTGGCACAAAATGAACTTGAAGTCACGGCGGGAAGAGATCCTCAAGTAGAATCGATCATTTCTGGAGTATTAGATTATGATCCAGAATTTTATTGGGTCGTTTCAAAAAAAGTCATCCCTCTTCATGATGCAGAAGTTTCTAAAGCGGAAAAAATTATAGGAGTTCCGTGGAATGAAGTAAGAAAAATGATGGGACTATCTGCAAGATCAGAATATGATGCCACTGCACCTGTGGGAGGACAAAAACCTGGGGTTGCACAACGAGTTCAACCCGTGGGAAGAGAAAACTGCATGACCGGCAATGACTTTTTATCTGCAATTTCTTCCTTCATGGAAAGGTACAAAGACATGTTACCAGGGGATCTTGCGAAGTTGTCTTCTTGGGGAATTACAGATGAAGGATGCCTGGTTTTGTTGGATTACGGAATCACAACAAAGAAGTTCAGAGAACTATATAAACAAAATCAATAAAGATTTTTAAAATATAAAACTTTAACATCTCATGATATGATAAATTCATGAGTACAAATTTGCTTTCAAGAATTTCAAGCACAATGATGTGTGATGGATTGTCTCCTACTCAAGAGATGATCACATATGCAATTGCATGTGACTCTTATGCTGATGGAACAATTTCTGCAGAAGAACTTCAACTTGGAATGTGCAAATATCTTGATCAATCTGCGAGACGATCAAGATCACTTTCTGAAGTCATCAATAGAATCAAAGAACCTTCAATTTCTGAAGTTTTTACAGAATGCACAATCATGATGATTGATGCTGTGTTGAGGTCAAAAGATTTCATTCATAAAGGCCTTAAGGTGACATCAGAAAATAACATAAAAATTGATAAAGGAAAATATGTTAAACCAGATGTGGCAATTTGGAGGGATGACAGGATCATCGGAGTGATTGAATGTAAAACCAGCCTCGGAAGAGCCAGAAATGAATGGGAAAATTCTTTCAACGAAAGAATTAAAATTTTTGAAAGCGTTGGAATCAATAAAGATTTTGTGTTCCTATTTGTTGCGACGGAAAATTGCTGGCAAGGATTTCCAGCTTCTGATCCTCGAACCATGTCTACATGGTTCTCTATTTGTCCCAAAGGAACTTGGTTCGGAGGAGGAAAACAAGGTGAAGTAAAACTTTCAGAAAAAATGAATAAAGAATCTTTGGCGAAGCTAATTGAAAAGCTAAAGCTTCTATAATTTTTCATCTTCTAAAGATTCGTCATCATCAGAATCTTTATCTTTGGATAATCTTTTTTCTGTCTCTTTTTCTTTTCTTTCTTCATCTTGAAATTTATCTTGAGCTGTGTCGAGCTTCGGCGACATAGAGATGTAATCGTACATTCTTCTTGTACTGACTCCTAAAGATTTTGCTGCTTTAGTAGCATCTCCACCGGTTGCAGCTAAAGCTTTCATTGCATCCGAAATTGCTCCGGATTTTTCAATTCTAAATTTTGCGCCAAAATCAGTCAATCCTCCGCCTGGTGTGCTATCTTCGTTTAATAAAGAAGATTCAATAATTTCTCTTATCAGCTGTCTTAAAACAACGATTTTTGGATCAATTTTGCTCATTTTATTTGTCATAACTATTGTATCAATATATCTTTTTTATATTGTTGATACATATTCTCGTGAGCACTACGCAAATAAAAGGCAGCCAGATACAAGACGGTACGATCAAGTCGGCAGATATTGATGATGATCTTGAAAAAGACTTCACTAAATCTAGGATTTCAATCAATGATTCTTCGTCAGGGTTCTTATCATCAAAGATCCTTGCTGGAGATAATATAACGATCAACATAGTTGGTTCATCAGGATCAATTCAATATCTTGCAATATCTGGATCTGCTTCTGGTGGCGGGTCTTCAGGACAAGATTTCTTTTCTAGCGCAACGACTAATTCCATCATCACAACTGGATCTGTCGCACTTCGTGGACAAGAACAAATAAGTTCTCCATCCGCAAAGGGACAAGATGTTTTCTTCTATGTTAGCGGAACGCTAGGCGGTTCGTCTTCTCCCAAAATTTCATTATTTGGAGGAGACGTTGTAGTCTCTGGTTCATTAAATTCAGCAGGCGGATTATCTGTAACAGGAAACTCTGTGATCTCTGGAGATGGAGCGTTTCTAGGAACATTAACGGTTCTAGACGACGTAAATGTTGAAGGAAAAATTAACATTTCTTCAGGTGCAGACGTAACAGGATCTGTTAAATTTGTCAACGGATTGAGCGGATCACTGACAAATTTAATCGATGGATCTTCATATCTTATAGCAGGTCCAAACGTAGCTATAACTACGGGATCTAATGGATCAATCACAATTTCATCGAATGTGCCTGAAGGATTTCAAGGACCACAAGGCGTCCAAGGAAGTACTGGTTCACAAGGCGCTCAAGGAGAAATTGGTGTGACGGGTCTCACAGGGCCGCAAGGTCCTCAAGGAGAAGTAGGGTCAGTAGGATCGCAAGGTGCCACAGGAAACCAAGGGCCCCAAGGGTTGATTGGTTCTCAGGGTCCTCAAGGCTATGCTGGACCTCAAGGATACCAAGGCGAAACTGGTCTTCAAGGCGTTATGGGAAATCAAGGCCTTCAAGGAAGTACTGGTTCGCAAGGCCCTCAAGGAGAAATGGGGTCCACAGGACCACAAGGTCTTCAAGGAAACCAAGGACCGCAAGGAGAAACCGGGTTGCAGGGTTCTCAAGGGTACCAAGGGCCACAAGGACCACAAGGTCTTCAAGGAAACCAAGGTTCACAAGGATTAACAGGGCAACAAGGTGTTCAAGGCGCACAAGGAAGTCAAGGGTCTCAAGGTAACCAAGGCGTTATAGGAGCACAAGGAGAGGCTGGTCCTCAAGGATGGCAAGGTCAAATAGGACAGCAAGGATCCCAAGGTTTTCAAGGACACCAAGGGTATCAAGGTGAAACTGGATCTTCCGGTCCTCAGGGCACACAAGGAAGCCAAGGATCAACAGGGCAACAAGGTCTTCAAGGTTCACAAGGAAATAACGGAGATAATTTCTTTTCTAGCTTAACGAGCGCATCGATTATAACAACGGGTTCTTTGGCTTTAAGAGGACAAGAACCGATTAGCTCACCTGCAGAAAAAGGGCAAGATGTTTTCTTCTACGTCAGCGGAACCTTGGGTTCGATATCTTCTCCTAAAATTTCTCTATTTGGCGGTGATGTTATAGTATCAGGATCCTTAAATAGCGCAGGTGGATTGTCTGCGACTGGAAATGCAATTGTGTCTGGAGATGCTGCAATTCTAGGAACTCTTAATGTCTTAGACGATATTAATGTTGATGGTGAACTTTCAGTTTCAACTGGTGCTACTTTTACGGGAGCAGTTACAGTTAGCGGAAGCTTCGAAGTAGCAAAAGGTTATAGCTTTAACATAGGACGAGCTTCAGTGACTCAAACAGGTAGCTTGACGTCTTCTGTTACTGTCAATTCTGCTTCTGGGGTCATAACGACCGTGAATGCTTCTATAGGTTCAAACAACTCGCAAAGTTTTACGGTAAACAACAATGTCGTGACTTCGACTTCAGTCGTTGTTGCTTCTATTGGAGACTATTCAGGCACGTTTGGAACCAACGGACATCCATATATTCATGTAGATTCAATAACCAACGGATCTTTTAACATTAGAATAATTAATTCACACAGTTCCAGCTCAATAAATGGAACATTTAAAATAAAATTCATAGTATCATAATAAGAACGCCAAGATCTTCTAATATTGATGCATCGATTATAGTAATTTTTAATAAAAGAAAATTAAAATTCTACAAAGAATTTGTAAACCGTGAAATAAATATTTCTGGCATAGTTTGGTGTGCGGATGTTGCTGCGCGCCGAGCATGATCTGTATTTCTAGAAAGGATTTTGATCATGGCTGTATTATCTAGACGTAATTTTGGGAATGTAGAGATATTAAGAGTCTCTAGCAACCCGAATGGTAGCGTGTCAGCTGCTGCTGGTTCATTGGCAAAAAACACAAACACAAATGCTGTTTACCAAAGTGTTGGGGGAACTTCTTGGATGTTAGTTTCTTCCAGCATTATTAACGTTTCTCAAATATCAGGAGGCTCCTCAGGGGAAAATGGAGCTCAGGGTGCACAAGGCCCACAAGGAGCACAAGGTTCTCAAGGATCTCAAGGTATATCTAGCTTATTACAAGGCCCAACAGGGGATGTAGGACCCCAAGGAGCTCAAGGTCCAATCGGACATAACGGTACGCCTGGCGCTCAAGGTCAGGTTGGACATGTCGGTTCACAAGGCCAACAAGGTTCATCGGGACACGCAGGTGCTCAGGGATTACAAGGCCCTCAAGGCTCTCAAGGGGCTTCAAGTGGTGTAGGCGGTGGAGCAGGGCTTACTTTAATTTCTAGTCAAGTCATCACAGGTTCTGCGGTAACTTCAGTGACATTCTCTGGATTAGATGGCGACGTAGATAAAAATTATTATCTAAGGTGTTTTATCAGAAATGTAACAGCTGGTTCCTTGCCAGTGTATGTCAATTTAAAACCGAATGGAAGTACTTCAAATCATAGAAATGCATATTATGTCCAGAATGGTTCGACTCAAAGTTCGGGCGTGGTGGGCGCCACAGCTGTAATACAAATACTACAAGGAACAGCTGGCGTTGAAGGAATTTCATTTGTTGAGATTGGGGCAAGATCAGGTGCTAAGAGAACTTTTAAAATCGATTCTACAGCTAAAGAGCCTGGTGCTGGCGCATTGAGATCTTTTAGGTGGATGGGAAACTTGCTTGACTCTTCAACAAATATTACTTCTCTAGTAATCGACACCATGTCCAACAACGCCACGTCGGAGAATGCAATAGGGGTCGGTAGTGAATTTTATCTTTACAAATATGAGGTTTGATCATGACGATATTATCTAGAAGAAACTTTAATAATATAGAAATCTTAAAGGTCAGTTCCTTGTCTGGCGTCACGGCGCTTCCTGGATCTCTTGCAAAATTATCACCCAGCGGGGCGACATATAAGACATTAGACGGATCAACATGGTCATTCCTTGCATCTCAATCTGGTTCCGGTCCGACCGGCGCTCAAGGATCACAAGGAAATACAGGACCACAAGGAGCAGCAGGAAACCAAGGCCCACAAGGAGCTCAAGGTGCACAAGGCCCCCAAGGAGCACAAGGTTCTCAAGGATCTCAAGGATTAGAAGGTCCACAAGGAACTCAAGGATTAGAAGGTCCACAAGGTCCACAAGGATCACAAGGAGACCAAGGAGACCAAGGAGTTCAAGGAGCGCAAGGTTCCCAAGGCGTTTTTTCATCAGGAGGCGGATTAGTTCTTATAGAAAGCAAATATGTCACTAACACAACTTCATCAGTTACTTTCTCGGGATTAGATGGAAACGCCGATAAACATTATGTTCTATTTTCTAGATTTACATTTGCAGGAAGTACTTCAACGTCTTATACCATGCAATTAAACTTCAATGGTACTGAATCTGATGCAAATGTCACACAAGTATATCGTTCAACTCTTAGGACAGGAACTCACGGATTTGCTAATAGGAATAGCAGATATTGGTTAGGTTCTGCCGGCGGTACAAGCTACTATTTTTCTAAAGTAGAAATCAAAGCATCAAGCTCATATGCAAGATATACAAATGACAGATGGTGTGGATACACGGTGGGAGGACCTACTACTTTTTGTGCGGAAGGAGCCGGTAGATGGAATAACACTACAGATAATTTGACATCCTTACAAATCGCAAGTTATCTTGGGTCAAATAATTCAGTTCAATCAGTCATTGCATCTGGTAGTTCATTTCATCTTTACAGGTATGAGGTATAGTCATGGCAATCTTATCAAGAAAAAATTTAGGGTCTGTAGAAATTTTAAAGGTTAATTCAAACCCAAACGGTGTTGTTTCTTCAACGGCAAAGTCTCTTGCAAAGCACACGAATGGAAGCGTGTATGAATGTCAAGGAGGAACTAGTTGGGTTCTTCTTCAAACATATTCAAATGTAAAACCCGCTATTTCTTCATCAGGAGCTTCAGAAGGAGGTTCAGGACCACAAGGGGCTCAAGGAGCCATCGGACCCCAAGGAACCCAAGGTAATCCAGGAGCATCTGGTCCTCAAGGAACCCAAGGTTCACAAGGATCACAAGGACCACAAGGGGCAGCAGGGATTGGTCCCCAAGGTTTGCAAGGATCTCAAGGTTCACAAGGAAGCCAAGGACCACAAGGAGGCAAAGGTTCTCAAGGAGCTCAAGGAAGTGCTGGCTCTCAAGGGGCTTCAGGAAGCAGTTCAGGAGGTAGTAGCTTAATTCTTGTTGCTAGCAGTACAGCTGGATCAACAAGAACAAACATAGATTTTTCTGGACTCGATGGTGACAGTGATAGAATCTACGTTCTCAAGCACAGATTAGTGAAAAACAACACAAATTCTGCATATAATTTCTATCCAAATGGAAGTTCTACCGGTCTAACTATAGTAGTCAACGCCGGACAGGCTTCAAATGGGACTGTTGGAGCTTCAAGCGCAAATTCAGGAGAATACGCTGGGTCCAGCACATATGATACTTGGGAAATAACAATGCACATCTGGGCAGCAAGGCCAAGAAGAATGGTGCACTTTGAATATACGAGATATTCAACATCTACTGGTGTGACAACTGGAACACAGACTTATTATACATATCAAGGTTATCTTGATTGGTCAAATACTACAAATAATCTAACGTCGATACGTCTTAATTCAACTGCAACAAATGGATTTGGACAAGAAACAGAAGCTTATCTTTACAAATTGCAGACTTAATAGGTCAGAATATCTTCCATGCGAAATTTATCTGAAGTACACGGCTTAGATTTAATAAGACGAGCAGCGCAAGAAAAAATAAAGCAAGAAGATAATAAATCCAGGGTTTGGTCAGATATCATGAATTGTTGGGGATTTTTTGCAGAAAATCCAAACGAACAAGATGTTTTCATGATCATAGGATGTTCAAACCCTGGTGACATGTTTATTCCTCACAAATATGGTCCTTACTTGTTCACGGTGCCTGACTGTAAATTTTTAGAAAATACTTCTGATAATGATCCACATGTTATTTTAGAATTAAAACAACTAATTGTGGATGAAACACAAGTGTTTGGACTTGAAATGTTAAAATCAAATCCGCCGATGATTTGCCAACTTTTAGCATATCATAAATCAATGTTTAAAATCGCTTGGGAATCGTTGTCTTAGATACTTAACAATATGAGAGATGATCAACATTCGGGACTTAAGTTCCGAATTGGAGATATTGTCATACCTGTAAAAAAGTTTCATCCTATCATGTTGCGAAAAAACGCATATGAGTGGATGTCAGATTGGGAAACATGCCCCTCTTGGCCCATAGGTTCTTCAGGCGTTATTTTAGAAATAAAAGTTGATATGGACAGCATAGGACAAGTTATGATTAAAATCATGACGCCTTCGGGAACAGGATGGACAGATTGGTGGAATGTTTCTCATGCCTTTGAAGAATGAAATCTTTTTGATTTAATTTCTTCTATCAAAAATCGTCTATGACCTTCATCAGAAGACAAATATTTTCTTGCGTCTCTTTCCACACGAGGGTTATAACATTTCCAAGAATCTCCGTGACCAATTGCAAGATGACATTCATCTTTTCCCATGCATAAAGTTATGAGATTATTTTCGTCAAGTTCCAATTTTTCATTCACATGAAAAGGAATTATATGGTGAACCTGCAATTTTTCAGTTCCTCCGCATGCAGCACATGTTGGATTCAAAGAAAGAAAATTATCTCTTACTTCAGACCAATCTTTCGATCTTCGTTTTTCTTTCTTCTTTTCTCGAATCTTCGATGTAAAGACTCGTAACTTGTGTCGTAAAGCTAGAAACATTGATTATCTACGATGGTCGGCTTTAGGAGTAACATGCCAATTTTGTGTGTACGGATCGATGAACACCCCTGGCTCTTGAGCAAGTGGAGGAACCGGTCCATAGCAATCTTCCATGTCAAACTCTGGTTCCATTAAATGAGCTGAAATTTCATCTTCTTCTTTTTTTCTCTTCTTTCCTAAATAAGGAATTTCATCTCTTTGAGAAAGATGAGGAGACATTAAATTTGTTAGATGAGGACCATCTACGTTGCTATAATATGCTTCTTGCAAAATGCAACGTATATAATGTCTTAAGATAAAATCTTTTGAGCTATTCATCAAGATTAACTATCTTATTCATGAAAGTTTTTATTGTATTTATATGCTGAGGTCTTTACTACCGAATGACATATTGATGTAATTCCATAAAAAACTAAAAACGCAAAAATGTAAGGATGTTGTTCAATCCAATTTTGGAACATTTTAGTTCTCCTCTTTTTTGTTTTTTTATATTATTAAGTATGTTGTAGGTATCATCTTCGCCGCATAATGCGTCCCCGCGTAGTATCGTAAGGCGACACCTCAATGATAACCTCATCGCCGGGCAAAACCATAATGTGGTTTTGTCTCATCTTACCTGATAATGTTGCTAAAACAGTTTGTCCTGTTGTAGTTTTAACTTCAAACAACGTTCCAGGAAGCGACTCAACTACTTTACCGATTAATTCCATTCTATCTTCGCGATCATTCATATCATGACGATTCTTCTTCATAAACTAACTCTTCATTCTCCTTTTCTTCAATTTCATCACCAGAATCTTTTCCAAGTCCTGGTGGAACTCCGTATGTTATGCCTCTGCCTGGTTGACTTAACCTAGCACCATTCATTGCAATTCCTGCAGTCCATCTAAGATTACGTTCCATTTCTTCCCTGATCATTTTTCTCAGGGCCAACATTGTTATCTTCATGATTCATACCTATTTCGAGGTTCATGAGTTGTAATTCTTTCGATAAACTTAAAATATCTTCCGCATCAACAGTGACGATCATATCATCAAAAATAAATTCTAAAATTGATCCATTATGAATTGGATAGACATTTAGAATATTTTTTTTAGAATGAAAGAAATGATCTAGATTTAATTCTTTTAATATACAACTAGATGTTAAAATGATCAGCTCTTTTGTTTTTGGATGAATGCCACAAGAAACGATAGAAATTGATCCATCATCATAAAACGATTCAATCGTATTCATGAAATTCGGAAGATCAAATTCACAATTTCCTGAAATTGAATATGAAGAACTATTTTCAATCATTAACTTACCTTAGATAGCTCGCTTGAAAGAAAAGGTCCTTCTATTAAATCTTCAAAAAGAACATAATGATTCAAATGATAGCTTTCAGAAACATTTTCTACGTGTTTACTAGGATAGCTGTTTGATGGTTTAGAACATACAACTATACCACACTTTGTTTTAAAGATGTGATAAACTAGGTCTCCGTTGTTAATCTTATTTAGCAAACTTTATACCTTGGAGTCATTTAAAACGACGGCGTCCAAAGTCATAAACAACTTTGCTACAGAAGTTGAATTTTTTAGGGCCGTTTTTGTCACTTTGGCTGGATCAATTATACCTGCTGCAATTAAATCGATAAACCTTCCAGTTGATGCATCATATCCTAATTTTTGACCCTTATTTCTTAGCATTTCATCTTCAACAACGTCAGATGATTTATCTGAATTTTCTACGATTCTTCTCAACGGAGCCTTGCAAGCTTTTAGAACGACCTCAATTCCTGCAAGGACATCTCTATCATGATCTGCACTAAGAAGAACAGCTTTTGATTCTTCTGCAGCATAGAACAATGCTGAACCTCCTCCGGGAACGATTCCATCTTCTGCTGCAGCTCGAGTTGCATGAAGGGCATCTTCTATTCTGTACTTTCGTTCGATCATTTCAATTTCAGTTGCACCTCCAACCTTAATGATTGCAACACCCGAAGATAATCTTGCAATTCTCATTTTTAATGCAGACAATTCTTCATGACCCAACGTAATGTCAGTAGCTCGTGTTCTCAAATCTTCTACATGTGAACTTACTTTTTCTTGAGAAGATTCTGTTCCAACAATGGTCGTAGATTTTGCATCTACTACAATCTTCTTTGTTTTACCAAGCTCATTCAACGTAGCTTTGTCTAAAGTGATTCCATTAATGCTTGAAATTAATGTAGCACCGGTTAGAACGCAAATATCATTCAAATAGTCGGTTCTTGATGGGCCAAATCCAGGTGCTTTGATTGCAACAACCTGTAATTGAGTTTTAACTCTATTTAAAACCAACCCCTGTAAAGCTTCTCCTTCAACATCATCTGCGACGATCAACAGAGGTTTTCTTACTTCAACAATTCTTTCAAGAATTTGAAGAATTTCCTTTATCGTAGAAATCTTCTTGTCTGTAACTAAAACGTATGCATCATTATACATTGAATGCATTTTTTCGTTATTTGTAACGAAGTAAGGAGAAAGATATCCTCTGTCAAATTGCATGCCGTCGACAACATCAAAGCTAGTTGCAGTTCCTTTTGCGTCTTCAACTGTTATGATTCCATCTTTTCCAACCTTATCCATCGCTGCAGCAATGATTTCACCAATTTTTTCATCACCGTTTGCGCTAATCGTTCCGATTTGTTTTATTTTTTCTGATGATTCAACCGGAGTAGACATCATCGACAGAAAGCTCGTAATAGTCTTGGAAGCTAGATCAAATCCTTCACAAAGCTTTTTTGAATTGTATCCAGCATCAAGTAATTTGACGCCTTCTTTTACCAAAGCATGAGTTAAAACAGTCGATGTTGTCGTTCCATCTCCAGCGACATCGTTGGTTTGAGAAGCAGCTTCTCTTAGCAGCTGGGCTCCCATCATTTCCAAAGGATCTGGAAGCTTGATTGATTTGCTTACAGTTACTCCGTCTTTGGTTATGATTGGAGAATTATTACCGTTTTGAATTAAAACTGTTTTTCCATTCGGGCCTAAAGTGCAGCTTACGGCTTCAGCAGCTAATCTTAGACCGTTGTAAAGCTTCTTTCTTGCGTCTTTTGAAAAGACAATCCCAACATTACTTTGCTCTTGTTCAGATGACATATGTCATCATATTAAGATCAATAGCAAAAATGTACATACGTTATGAAACGTTATTCTTTCGTAACTTTAACGTATACTGGTTGCCCTCGGCGCCAAGCAATTGCAACATCACCTTTTTTGTAGTCATGAAGTAATGCAACTAATACCATCTTTTGTTGAGGGTCATTGACGGTATCAATATATCTTTTTAATCTGCATGCAGAATAATCGATCAAATTTCTCTTTTTTGAAGATGAAAAATTTTGTTGAGTAACATGCAATGTAAACTCAGTGCATGACTCTAAAGTTGTATTTTGTCCGGTAGTACCTCTAGTTCGCATTTTAAGCTTGTTGTTTTCTAGAGCTTGTTGATCATAAGTAGGCTTTGGTCCGAACATTTACATTAATTCTCCATCTTCAATTTCTATTAAAGATGATTATAATCTAATTCAACACTTACTGTAATTACACAAAACTGAAAAATTATTTTTTATCATATTTCCTGGACATTTTTAGAGCTTTGTCTTTTTTTATTCCTCCTGCCATATAAACTTTCATTTTATAATCTGCAGAATCGGTGTCACCGTCTCCATCCATGTCTTCTTTTTTATTTTCTTCTTCTTTTAACTCATCAAGGATAAATTCTCTTATTACTTTTTTTAATTTATTGATGTCAGAAGATTCACCAAATTTTGATGCGGCTGATTTAACACCTCTGGCCATATACATTGAAGGATCAACTTTGGGTGCTTGCATAGATTTATATCCTGCAATGTATTTTGAAGGATCTTCTGCTTTCTTTGCATATAATCCATCAAGAGTATCATCAATCATTTGTTTCAACTTTGGCTCATCTTCAGGACTTTCTCCTCTTCCAGGATCGACCATAAGATGCCATTCAGTAACTTTTTCTTCGATGTATCTTCTAAATTCTGGATCTAGTTTTAAGGGATGATCATCGCTAAGATTATCATCTCGCTTCAACATGTTTTCTAAGGTATCATATAAAACCATGTCATCTATTCCACCTTGAATTGCAAATATGTGATCTTCCAAGCCGTCTTTGCTGAGAAATAATTTTCCGTCTCTTGAAGTAGGAGCAGCCTTGAATGCAGCTTCTTTTCCTTCGGGACTCATTAACGTTGTCACTGTTTCTCTAATCAACTTGCGTAATTCAGACAAGTTTATTTTCATGGTTTCATTCCTCTCAACGCTTTCTGCTTCAATTGCTGCAATCTGCCCTCTTGCTTTCTTTTTGGATGTATGGCAATTACGGTGCTTTTTTCCTTTTTTGTCCGTGTATGACAAAACGTACGTACCGCTATCACCATCAGATTGCTTACATTTTTGTTTTCTTATCGTATAAGGCATGGTCTAATTATTTCTTGCTCGTTGAGAGCCCCATGTCTTTTGCCCATTTTTTGATTTTCTTTTTTATATCGTCAGGTACGTACACGCTTCCGTCATTAAAAGAAGAGTCATCTAAAAGTTCTTTATCATAGCTTTCTTCAGGATGAGATCCTGATTTAATATCATGAGCTTTAACAAATTCTCTGATTAACTTTCTTAATGTTAGTTCTTCTTTGTCCATAACAATACTTATGTTTAAGGTGTGAACTAATGAAAAACTATCACCTTATTAGTTTTTTATTGCTGTTGGTAGGAATATCGTGCGCAATGAAAATAGAAAAAGTTGATGAAGCTGCACAAAACGTTGATGGCGTAGAAGAATACGGACCATATCCATCGATTAATTCAAACGAATCTTATCCTGAAGAAAATGAAAATTATTGGGATTGCGGATCAGAATGGATCGTAATTGAAGGACCTGATGGAGAATTGATAAGTAAAGAAATACCTCTTCAATGCGATCCTCACGCAGATTTTTATGTAGGATGCCCTACTGAAATTAACTTAATACAAAAATAAAAAGGCCCTGGTTTCCCAGAGCCTCATTCGTATAAACTAAATTAAAAATCAGTTTCCGCCTTGACCGCCAGCGCCGCCGACAGATGAAGTAGATCCGCCTTGCCCACCGGTACCCTTTGATCCGCCGGCTGAGTCAGAAGAGCCACCGTCTCCTCCTGCGCCGCCAAGACCACCCTCACCACCTGAGCCTCCTTGACCCCCAGTAGCTGATGAAGTGACAGTCACGCTCGCGGACGTTGACCCTGTCTCTGACTTCTTGTCCTCGCAACCGAAGACAAAAGCCGCAACACAAAAAATTGACAATACTTTCTTTGACATTTTATAACCTTTCGATACCATCTAATGAAAGATGTTATCAACGATTATATCACGACATCAAGAATGTTTATACTAAGAAAGTTAAATCACTTTCCTTTAAGAATTTTAGAAACAGGTTTTGTAGACCACATGCGGCATGACCAATATGCTGCTTTTGTTCTATCTGAAGCTCTGGGAGTACCGCATCCATGTCTGGCTCTAAAAGATTTTCTTGCCTTTGGATTATCTCTACGAATTTCCATGTTAGGATCTCCGAATTCGACTTTTTTCACATTACCAGTTTTTTCATCTTTGACATAAACTTTGTATTTTTTTACGTCGCCACGCATCGGTTTTCCTAGAGAAACTTCCCTACCTTTATACTCTGCTTCTAAGATAACTTCTTCTGAAATAGTTTCAAAATCAAGCTCAAACTGATCTAAAACGCCAAGGGCTTCAAGCATGACAGCTTCTTCTATAATTTCTTTAAGAATTCCAGGTGTAATTTTCATGTTTCATCTTCCTTAGAATCTTCTTCTTCAATTCCGTCAGGAAATCCATCGTAGTATAACTCTTCTGGGTTGTCTACTGGTTCACCGGTGGACGGTTCATAACGCCCGGGAGGATAATTAATTTGTCCCAAGACCTCTTTAATTAATTCTCGTAATTGTCTTACAGTTATCTTCATATGATATTTGATATATATCCCATAAGGTAGAAGATATGCATAAAGATTTAACCCACAACGGTCGAGATTGGAACGAAGGGCACCCAGATCATGAAGGTGAAATGGCTACTTCTCAATTACATAGAATATCTGACATGGCAAACATGTTGTTAAATATCATTGGAGAAAATGATGAATTACCCGGGTGGGTTCAATACAAATTAGGACGTGCATATAATGATATGTCTGACCTATTTGGGTACATAGAATCAAAATCTCATAATATTCCTTGTGATGATGATGGAATGATGATCGTCGACTTAGATCATGCGATGGTTCAAGAAGCAAAAAAGAAAAAAGGCCAAAAGGGTCTTTGGGCAAACATAAGAGCAAGAAGAAAAGCAGGAAAACCTAAACTGAAGCCAGGACAAAAAGGATATCCAAAAACTCTAGACGTTTGATTTGAATTAAATAAAAATAAAAGGTTTATTTATATGGCGATATTAATTTGTCACGCTGCTATTGCAGCTATCAGCATAAGTTTATTCATTGGAACGTTAAGAATAAAGAATGGATCCATTCCAAAACCTTCATTATCAAGCAGCAGGAACCTAGACTTTCCAGATGATTTTCATTTTTGGAATTAATCATTTATCTTTTGAAGATATGCAGAGTTAATGTGTACTTATAATCAAAGATCATGAGCATTTTTCGTGAACATAAAACAGTCGCTGACCGAACTGCGTCAGACCGCAGAAGGCATAAGCAAAAAATCGAAAAAGCCATTCGAGACGGCATCCACCACATCGTTGCAGATGAAAGCATCATCTCAAAAGATGGAAAACAAAAATATAGAATTCCAGTTAGGGGAATAAAAGAATATCGATTTGTTTATGGTGATAACGGAAAGCAGGTCGGCTCTGCGCCTGGAAAAGATATTAAGCGTGGACAAAAGATAGGAGATCAACAGCAACAGCAGGGTGGTCAGCCTAATAAGGCCGGTGGCGATAAGGGTGAAGAATACTATGACGTAGAAATCACCCATGAAGAATTAGCCCAGTATCTCTTTGCTGAACTGCAACTCCCAGAACTTCAAAAGAAACGCCTAAGCAACATCGATACAGAAAAGATGAAGCGTAAGGGCTACCGTCCGCAGGGAATTATGCCCCGTCTGGATAGAAAAAAATCCGCTATCGCTCGTATCAAGCGAATGAAAGCCGCAGGGTTTGATCCAGAAAAAGCAGAAGAAGGCGAGACATTCTCTTTTCATGAAGATGATCTAAAGTATCGCCACTACAAAGTCACAAAGAAGCCTTGCACGAATGCTGTCATCTTCTTCGTCATGGACGTCAGCGGATCCATGAGCCAAGAAAAGAAGTTCCTTGCAAGGTCTTTCTTCTTCCTTCTTTATCAGTTCCTACGTCTCAAGTATGAAACAATAGAGATTGTGTTCATCTCCCACGACACAGAGGCTCAAGAAGTTGAAGAAAAAGACTTTTTCGAAAAGGCTTCCACTGGTGGAACGAAGGCATCTTCTGCTCTAGTCATGGTCAATGACATCATACAAAAGCGTTTCCATCCTTCATCTTGGAACATCTATATGTTCCAGTGCTCTGACGGTGACAACTTCCCAGAAGACAATGAAAAATTTCTAGAAGAAACAGCAAAGTTAACCTCTGTTGCCCAGCTGTATGGTTACTGTGAAATCGAACCAGAAATTAGCTGGATATCAGATCCTGGAAAGCTGTACCAGCTTCTTAGACCGCACCAGGGACCTAGACTAAAAGAAGTCAGGATCAACAAGCGTGAAGATGTTTGGCCGGCATTTTTGAGCCTCATGGGCGGAACACAAACGGAGGAGTGACATGGATTATAAACTAGAAGATCTAAAAGAATGGGATGAAAAGATCGTCGCTCTTGCCAAGAAGCACAACCTTGACTGGTATGAGCTAGACTATGAAGTCATTGATTACCATGAAATGATCGGCGCCATGGTGCACCACGGTATGCCTTCCATGTATTCTCATTGGTCTTTTGGCAAGTCTTTCGAACAGACCATGAGACGATACAACGTCGGTATGGAAGGTCTTCCCTACGAACTCATCATCAATTCTGATCCTTCTCTTGCCTACCTGATGAGAGAAAACCCCCTCTACCTCCAGATACTCATCATGGCCCACTGCGTTGGTCATAGCGATTTCTTCAAGAATAACAGGATGTTCAAGAACACCAGACCAGAATCGGTCATCCAGCGTCTGAGGTCTGCAAAGAAGAGGATCCAGGGGTACGTAGAAAATCAGCACATCGGAATTGAAGTTGTTGAAAGAACCATCGACGCGTGTCAGGCTCTTCAATTTCAAACGACGAAGTACGGACAGGTAAGGCGTCCCCATGCTGAAATTAAAGCTGAATATGTCGAATTGATCAACAACGACAAGGACGGCAGATATAAAAACTTCAACATAGACATGGTTCCGATCGAACCAGACTATGATCTACTAGGCTTCATAGAAGAAAATGCAAAGATCCCGGAATGGAAACGAGACATCATACATGTCTGTCGTGAAGAAGGTCAATACTTCTGGCCCCAGATCCAAACCAAGATAATGAATGAAGGTTGGGCCTCTTACTGGCACTACACGTTGTGCCACGAATTAGAACTTCCAGATGGACTTCATTTACCCATCGTCAAGATGCACAACGCAGTTGTTCGTCCACATGTCGGCGGAATTAATCCATACCATCTTGGATTCCATCTATTCCAGAAGATCAAAGAACGTCATGGCATTGATGAATGCTTCTTGGCACGTGAGGTCTGCTATGATGCATCATTCCTACGACAGTACTTGACAGAAGAAGACTGCGTTGAGCTCAACCTTTTCTCGTATTCATCAAAGAAAAAAGCGGGAGTTTCGATCGACGATGTCTCCGACGAGATAGGGTGGGAAAAAGTTAAAGATGAACTGATCAAGAACGTGGCAGGCGGATCAATCCCGGTGGTCTACGTTGATGAAATGAAGAGAGACGGAATGTTAGTAGTACGTCACGAGCACGACGGCAGAGATCTAGAAATAAAACACGCAAACGAAGTCGTCGAGCATATTAAATATCTTTGGGGTGGACCGGTGAGATTTTATACGCTTCTCGAAGAAGAACCGTGGGAAATCGATTAACTTCAAGAAAAAGAAAGAATACATATAGATCATGAGCATCAAAAAGCAACTTCTCCAACAGATCAAGGCACAACGCGAAGAATCAAGCAAGAAGAAGAAATTCTCTGGCAATCTAATGGACTACATCGAGATGGTGGAGAAAGATCCTTCTATCGTCAAATCAGCGCACAAAAGACTCCACGATGCAATAGAAGAGCATGGATCTTACGTGATGCCGGATTCTGATTCAAGAAAATTTAAGGTTTTCGACGGCGAACAAATAAAGATTCACAAGTACTTTGAAGGCGAGTTCTTCGGAATGGAGAACGTCATCGAAAAAGTCATGAGCTTCTTGTCATCCGCAGCTCACAAAGGTGAAGAATCTCGTCAGGTTCTTCTTCTCATGGGTCCAGTTGGAGCTGGTAAATCTGCACTTACTGAGCACATCAAGAAGGCTCTAGAGCAGAAGAAGTACTTTGCATTGAAAGGCGATCCACACCGTGGTGAACCTTTACAATTAATCCCACGTTCTCTTCGAAAATCCGTAGAAGAATCGCTTGGGGTTAAGATTGACGGTGACATTTCTCCCGTCGCCCGCCACAAACTTCTCAACGACTATGCTGGAAAGTACGAAGACTTTGAAGTTGAAGAAGTCACATTTTCGCAACGAGCTCGTCGTGGTGTAGCTTCCGTTCCTCCAATGGATGCAAACTCCCAAGACGTCTCAGTCCTCATCGGATCTGTTGATATTTCTAAATTAGATAAGTTTGCCGAGGATGATCCAAGAGCTCTATCGCTCAACGGTGCATTCAACGTCGGTAACCGCGGTATCGTGGAACTCGTCGAGGTCTTCAAGAATGAAATTGAATTCCTTCACACCATCATCACCGCCACCCAGGAAAAGAGAGTTCCATCTCCCGGCAAATCAGACATGTTACACTTCGACGGTGTCATCCTAGCACACTGCAACGAGGCAGAATGGAATCGATTCCAGTCTGAACACACCAACGAAGCCATCATGGATCGTATCGTCAAGATCTCAGTTCCTTACTGTCTTGAATTGAATCAAGAAGTCAAGATCTATGAGAAGATGTTAGGCAAGTCTGAGTTCAAGGCCCACATCGCCCCACACACCCTCAAGGTAGCATCCATGTTCTCTGTCATGTCACGTCTCAAGGATTCTGCCAAGTGTGACCTTCTCACCAAGATGAAGATCTACAATGGTGAGGAAGTCCTCGAGAAAGGCCGCGTTCGTAAGGTAGACATCAAGGATCTTCGTGAAGAAGCCAAGCACGAGGGAATGGACGGCATCTCAACTCGTTTCATCACCAAGGCTCTTGACAACGCTCTCACTGCATCAGATAAGAACATGATCACACCCATCTCTGTCCTTGACTCATTGACGAAGATGGTCAAAGAGCAATTGATCGATGAAGCCCTCAAGTCAAAATGCCTAGAGCTTCTCCAGAAAACGATCAGAGAAGAGTACTTAAAGATACTTGAGAATGAAATCGCAAAGGCGTTTATCTCAGCGTATGAAGAACAAGCTCAAGCTTTATTTGATTCTTATCTTGATAATGCTGAGGCTTATACAACACGTGCAAAACTCAAGGATAGAGTTACAAAAGAAGAGCGAAAACCAGACGAAGGATTCATGGCCTCAATCGAAGAACAAATCGGAGTTACCGGCTCGTCACGAGACGGATTCCGTTCAGACGTCACCGCCTACATGTTTGCAAAAATGAGGCGCGGCGAGACGGTCTCTTTCAAGACCTATGAGCCCCTTAAGAATGCAATTGAATCATACTTGATCTCTTCAGTCAGGTCAATGGCTCGTATAGTGACCAAGTCAAAGACCCGCGACGAGGATCAACAAAAGAAATACTCAGACATGGTGGAGACTCTTATGAAAGAATATGGGTATTCAGCAGAATCTGCGGAGGAGATCCTAGTCTTTGCTTCAAATAATTTATGGCGGGACTCTTAATGATTTCAACTACTTAGATGCATCACGTTAGTTTACCTTACATTATTAGTTACTAACTTTAAAAGTGTAAGCGTGAAGAAAAAGAAAGATTGAAGTTACTTGAACAAGAATCTTCTTGAATAAATTGAAATAAAAAAGCCGGGGGAAACCTCGGCTTTATTTTTTTTTATTTTTTAATGTCTTATAAAGATACAAGATGCCTGGTATCACAAACGTCCATGGAGTTGCAAGGACGATGAACGTCACTAAACCTTTAATGCTCATATGGCTAAATATACTTGGCCCCGGGTTGGCGTTGTCCTTTTAGTGCGCACAAGTCTGCAACTAGATAAGGAATATCATAAGAATATGGATGCGGTCCCATTTTTCTCAGTTCCTTATAAAGCCTGACTGCTTGAAATTTTGCCTTTGCTAGAGGGTAAGCTGATTCTAGGAATGGTCTCAATCCTGAATGACACCAGTATAGAAATCTTCTTTCATCCCATCTTGCTTTGTGAGATGGATCACATGAAGCTCCTATTCCTAATGCATGAGGAGTATAAGATAAGAACCACCCTCCTGGAACTAAACAGCGATAGATTTCATCCATCAGCCAAAATGCATCTTCATCATGTCCGTGCTCCAAGAAATCAAAGGCTCGAAAAGCTCCAATGGAATTGTCTTTGAATGGAAGCTTTTTAGAACCAAAGACGTCGTGTTGAATATCAGGATGTCCAGATACATCAAGCGTCTTCCACCCAGGCGCGCCAAATATTCCTCCGCCGATGTCAATTTTAGGCAACTCTTTTAAGTCGCACTCTCTTTCAACAAGCTTATGGAGGTACTTGTCTCTCAGGAGCATCGGTTGCGATTCTGCTGGAATAGATAAATCAGCTCCTTGTCCACAAAGCCTTTGGATTTCATTCACATTTTGAAGCCATGTGTTTCCACCATCAGACCTACGTCTGTAACAATAGAGTGGCTTCTGGATATGTTTGAATTTTGTGATGAGGTATGTCCTAGCGATTAGATCAAAATCATCTGCTACCTTTAGAGATGAATCATGACCACCGACTTCGAGATAGACGGACTTTCTCCAAGCTCTCAAGTGATTAGGTGCGTATAGAATCTGGCAAATAGATCTTGCAGAGGGTTGAAATGATTTTGTAGCTAGTAGCTTTTTCCCGCGGATCTCACAAGGATATGATTCCCATCCATAATCTTTGGAATACGTAAAAGGTTGACCCGTGGACTCTATCCATTCAGCACAATCAGAATAGACAAACCCTACAAGAGGGTCTGAAAAAGATTCGAGGACCTCTTTTAAGGCGCCTTCTGCAAGGATATCATCATGATCTAATTCAAGAAGGATTTCACCTGAGGAAGCTTCGCAAAGCTTCTTTTTAGCATCACCAACGCCATCCCAAGCGCCGGTCTCAATGATTTTGATCCTTTCATCTTGTGGAATGTTTTTTCTATCCGCTCTGCCATTCAACCCAATAATCCATTCAAAATGGACGTCTTGATCTGATAATGATAACCAGACTTCTGGTAACCAAGAAGTATTATTTGTTGGAGTAAAGATAGAAATTAGCACTAAAATTATTTATCATCTACTTCTTTTCGGGACGAAAATAAAGACCATCGTCTGGTTCTTTTGAACTGTCAATTCTAGTTTGACGCAGCTTTGAAAGCTCATCATTTAATTGATTAATTTTTTGTTCTTCTTTTCCTAACCACGCAGAGAGTTTTTCTTTATTTTTCTCATCATTCACTTGGTTTAAAGAGTTTGATATGGTGTCATGAAGCTTCTCTTTTAATTCAATAAAAGTAGATTTCTTTTTAGAGTCAGAAGAAGTAGACGTAGCATGAACAACTAATTCATACAGTGCAAGAAGTTGATTAGGATTTAATTGAAGATTCATTTTTCCTCTTGGCTGGTCTGGTCCGCCTGCCTGGAGTTGAACCAGGCAACGGAGCTTTATAAGAACTCCTAGGGCAACCGGCCCTACAGGCGGGTGTTTATATTGTTAATATAACTTCAATATCTTTCTATTTACACTCTTCATTCTCTTTTTTTTCATTAAAGAAAATTGTTAAAAGTGCTGGGATAAAAAAGACAGAAATTGGAAGAAACATCAACAATAATTGAAGGATTATAAAAACCGAACCGTTAGATTCTTTTTCAAGACTCTTCATCGAACTTTAAAACGTCATTTAAATCATTCATGACTGAATTATGGATTTCCATTATCAAAGATTCTTCAGAGGGATTGTTCACATGTTTATGTGCACGACGATATCCGTATCGAATGGCTCGATCTATAACCTCATCAATGATTTTATAAGCGTCCAAACGTATTGTTGCAGAAACACCGATGCGTTTCATGAAAGCTTCCAGTGCTTTAAATAATCCTTGTTGTTTTCAACTCTTTTCATCACTGGACACCACACGACTTCGATTTTACCATCTTTTACAGATTGCAACCAATTAGCAAAATCTTCGTGACCGCTTTCTAAAGAATAAACGGCAACGAAACCATCTTCTAAATCATTAATTACAGCGAGATTTTCTTGAGATTCAACAATCAAAAGTTTTTGAGTTGAACTCTTGTCGCAAAATGCTGTTCCTTGTTCAGGATAAAACGTTGTTTTTTCTTTTTCTTTACTAGTAGCTTTTGGCATATTGATATCCTATTTCCTGCTTTTAAATTATACAAAAAAGGCTTCAATGAAGAAGCCTTTTAATTTCAAATGATCATTGTGATCAGCCGGTCTGGTCTGTTTGCTCAGCAGCTGACATGTTTGGAACGAACAATTCGATTTGAGACATCTCATCGCGTAAAGAAGTTGCAAGATCTTCAAGAGTCTTGCTTTCAGATTCTAGGAATTTTGTAAAAGCGTTTTGTATTGCAGAATTGACATCAACTACTCTGCAAAGAATTGTGCTTGGATCAGGACCGACTGTCGTTGTTTCATCACTCATTTTATTTTTCTTTCTGCCCGAAAGGGATACTTTTTATTTTACATCATTTTTATTTCTTGTTCATAACATCTATTCTATTGCTGATTCTAATACCTTCGTATAAAGACCATATCCATTATGCCAGTGATTCTTTTCTATGGATTCTTTCCTCCATCCTTGGTGGGAAAAGCATGGTTCTTTTAAACAACGATTTATAGCTTTTTCTTCCGTTGAATAGACGCCAAGGATTTTTACATCATTATTATTTTTTTGCAAAAGAGATAAATAAACTTTTTTATTCACCTAACAATCTCCATTCTTTCTTTGCCGATCCACCCAATTTCTCCTCGCGGAGTTAAAAGAACAAACCCAGTACCGATTCTATCGATGACGATACAAATGTCTCGCTGTTCGATCCAGACGCCAGAAATTTTTAAAGTAAAAGGATCCCTAAGGAAATGAAGGTCTGTTTCCCACAATGACGTTTGATACATTGGATCATCAGGTAAACCCTTTGCTAACACGACCATGGACCCAATTTTAACCTTCGTTCTTCTCAACATTTTCGCTGTTTTCTGAAATCAACTCTAGCTGAATGTCGAGCCTCTCGATCATGTTACCGCTCTTCGTCATGATCGCGTATGAATCTTCTTTCAAGTCGTGCTTTACGATGACCCCCACACCCCTGTGGAATTCCCATCCAACGCCAGATGAATGTCGAGAGAGGTATTCGAACCTGACTAAATCGCCTTTTTTCACGAACGCCTCAAAGGTAGCTGATCGTAATCTAAAATCGGCTTATCAAAGGCATCCAGCTGCCTATAAAAATCTTTTTTTAATTCTTCGGAGGTTCCACCGGTAGGATTAATTGGATTTTCTGTCCACGACCTGATGCTACCGTCTAGGTTGTAATAAACTTCGTGAACTTCATAAACAAAGTCATTACCAATTTTCTTTTTAAAAACTCTATAATCCCAACTCATGTCACAGCTCATGTCACAGTTCTAACTTATAACTAATAGATCAGAAACGTTTCCCCACCACATCGAAGATTTATATAGAATCTTCACTCGAGCGGTATTTTCTGCGTTAACCTCTACTACAGTACCGGTATCTCCTCTACGAAAAGATGTGGAATCTCCAATCTTTCCGTAAGTAACAGATCTAACGTTCGTGCTGTTCTCAATTGAATCACTGAGAAGCTGTACTGCGACCCTGTCGGCACGAAGAATTACCATATCTCCTGGCTTCATAGAGGATTATCCTTCTTGTATAACATTACTCTATCGAACTTACCTTGTTCATTCACCACATCGGCGTAGATCCAATGCTCAAACTCGTCTATCTTTTTGACAAGAATTCCGATTCTTCTCAAGCTATCGTCAAAATAGTTGTAGCCCCGTGTCACGTTCCAGACCACCAGGTCGCCCACCTCCATTCTGTCGACCCTAGGATTCACGTATGATCTCCATCCTGGACTCTAGCTCTTCGACCAGCCCGTGGACGGTCAGGACGGACCACAACCGACGGTCTTCTACGTGCTCGTCCCATTTCCCTTGTCTTACTTTCACGTTCCAAATCTGTTTAATCTCGATCAACATGCCAACGAGCGAAGTTACATTATATCCAAACTTTTTTTTAGGAAGTTTTCCAGCTACAAGATCTCCGGGTTTCATGAAATTTTCTCTAGGTTTTGAGAGTTGACCCACCCTTTTTCTCCGTTTCCAAATAAAAAACAATATTGATCTTTGCTAGGATGAGGGAAATTGTGGACAAAAACCACAACATATAATTTGTTTTTTAACATGTTGCCGATGACCTTAGGGAATCCTTTCCACGTATAAGAGTTGATTTCATGATCAAACTCAGGATGTTTATTCCACATAGAAATTGAAGTCATATCCCTACACAACGACAGCTTCGGAATCGACAACTTAACAAGATTTCCTTTGCGAAATCTCTTTGGTCGACCCTTCTTTAGTTTCTTGCAAGACACCCTATCATTGTATCATACAACAAAAAACGCGAGGTTTTCACTAACCTACGCCAGGATGACCGTTAGATCCGGTAAGGATCAAGAAATTTTTCGCCGGGATATTCGTCAAACCACAAAAAACTTGATAATCTACAGAAGAACCTTGCGAACACGAAATGAAAAGAACAGTGGTTCTGATTTCTTCATGGACCGTGTCTCCTTGATCAAGAGTTATATAATTCCCAACCGAAGACTGCAAACCTCTTTCCGTGAAGGCCAACGTTATCTTGTCCGTCGCTACTGAACCTCTGTTGACGATGTTGATGAACTTCGTGACATAAGGAAATTCATACTTGTGAACCTGGCCCTGCGAGATGAGCGAGGAAGATAGGTAAGGTAATGCGGATATCTGATACGCAGGTGATGCGTATTCTCCGTTTGCAGGCCAATTGATAGACATCGTAATTAAATATACTTTTAAAAGTAAATAAGTTCTACAATACTTATCAAATATCGAGGATTAAATGTCAGGATTTACGTCTTTAGGTAAAAGAACAGCAGGCGGTGGTGGTTCCAATGGTTCAAATGCGAACGGCGTAGGTCCATTCGGAACGACGCTGGTTTCTAACATGACTCCTGCCGCTCAAGCCACTTTTGCCCGCGGAACGGCCCCGCACAAGTTACTGTGGGTCACATCCTCAAACGGAATCGGGGCTTCGGTCTCCGTCTCCGAGGGAATCATGTCGTGTTCTTCAGGGAATTCGGTGTCAGGTTCTTCATCAGTGAGGCTGTCACGACACATAAAGTACAGAGCCGGACAAGGAGTGATGTGCAGACTTACTTCTATGTTTGGTCCAGGACAAACCGACACAAGACAATTAGCCGGCATCGGAAACAGAGAATCTGGTTATTTCTTCTGTAAGAACGGTACAGACTTTGGAATCCTACACAGGTCCAGGTCCAAACGTGAAATCAGGTCATTTTCCATCACCGCTCAAGGTGCCGTCACTGTTGTTGTCACCCTCAACGGAGAGTCAACGTCCTTCGCTATCAATGGCGGGACAAACGCCAATCAAACATCATATCTCATCTCTCAACAAGATTATTCGAATATAGGTTCTGGGTGGAAAGCAGAGTCGATAGACGGTACCGTGTACTTCATATCCGACATCCCAGGACCATTTGGAGGAACTTTTAGCATCACGGTGGGAGGTGTATCCATCGTGTCCACGACTTCGACCCTTCAGGTCGGTGAGCTGCCCATCGAGACGTTCACCACACAATCACTATGGAACCTAGACACGATGGACGGAAACGGACCATCCAGAACCACGCTCAATACCTCTAAAGGTAACGTCTATGGGGTAGGTTACCAGTACCTCGGGTTCGGAGACGCAGTGTTCTCTATAGAAAACCCAGAATCTGGATTCCTGACCGACGTTCACAAGATCCAAAACACGAACGTGAGAGACACTCTGGTCCTAAGAGACCCAGCGACCAGCGCCAGATGGGAAGCCATCAACAGCGGATCTTCGGCTTCTAACGTCACAATAAAGGGCGCTTCGGCCGCGATATTCAACGAAGGGTTGGTCCAAAGGAACGTCGGCGTCGCGTACGCGAAAGGAGCTACGAAGTCTAGCGTGAGCAGCACGATAGTTCCTGTCGTAACCCTTCGTGTGAACAGGGTGTTTAACAACCAATCCAACTACGGAGAAATACAACTATTCAATGCTTCTTTCGGTTGCGAAACTGGTAATTCCAGTAGCGGTAAGATCTTAAAGATAATCCTCTATAAAAATGCGGTGCTGGGAGGACCGGTCAACTTCCAACACATAGACTCAACACATTCTATGGTCGCGACAGATACAGCTGCCACGACGGTCTCGATAGGATCAAACACACAGCTTTTAAAGGAAGTCATCATCGGCGCGAATATTTCCGTGACTCTAAAGATCGAAGATGAAAACTTCTACGTGGGGAATGGAGAGACTATAACCGTAGCGGCCGTCAGGGCAGGTAGTAGTGATATCGACACCGCGGCAGTATCTGTGGGCTGGTTCGAAGATCAGTGATCTTTTGTATTATTTAATACGTTTATAAAGTCATTGTTGCCATATACTCATAAGCCGTATATTTAAATTCGATGGGAAAAACCTCGGTATTTCAAAATCAAATTACTGCCTCATTTGGGAGTGATGTTGATGATAATCGCGATCTTACATTAGCGAATCGTGACCTCACGGATGATCTCAATAGCCTGAGAACGCAGATAAGAAGATTGTTAAATCCGGAAGGTACTTGGGTAGACAATCCAGCGTTAGATCTTTATGAGATTAATTCAATGTTTACAGGAACATTGAATATAAACAATTTCAGCGCTACAGGTAGTACGACGTTAGCTGGAGTTTCTGCACAAAATTTAATTTCTAACAAAATATCAGGTTCATTAACAAAATTAACAGATGGAACGGACTACCTCATAGCTGGAAGCAACATTACTCTTCTTACGACTTCTAATGGAGCTATTCAGATTTCTTCTGCAGGAGGTGGTGGAGATAATTTCTTTGTTTCAACGACGACGGGCGCAGCATTTACAACAGGGGCTGTAGCTTTTACTGGAGGCGAACCTGGAATTGATTCTCCTCGTGACAAAGGAACAGACGTTTTCTTCTATGTCAGCGGATCGATACTAGACGGATCTAAGGCTGTTTTTGGAGGCGACGTCAGAATCAGCGGATCTTTGGCTTTAGGACAAGCATCTGCATACATTAGAGTTGAGAATGAACCAGGAACGATCGTTTTCTCTCCTCATCCAGAGACAATAACCGTAGGATCGGACACATTCTTTTTCGTTTCAGGATCCCCTGGCGACGGATATAAATCAGTATTTAGCGGAGATGTTGTAGCATCTGGTACTCTAAAATCGATCCTCGGATTTTCAGGTTCTCTCACAACTCTTGCAGATGGAACATCATATTTAGTTGCGGGCGATAATATAACAATTTCATCTGCGTCTAATGGTTCAGTCACCATTTCATCAACAGCAGTATCCTCTCCAGGAGGATCAAATACTCAAGTTCAATTTAATGACGGAGGTTCTTTCGGGGGAAGTGAAGGTCTTGCATATGACAAGATGACCAGCACGTTGTCAGGAGTAACTGGATCTTTTTACGAAATTACAATCTCTAATGATGCAGCCGTACAAGGCAATTTAGAAGTTCAAGATAGCATATTTTCAAAAGGCACAAATAATCAGTTTAATGACTTATCGATTACTGGCAGTTCTGGGTTAAGCGTATCTAATGATGTTATCATTGGTGGCGATGTAGTAATTTCAGGCGATTTAATAGTTGATGGCGTCACAACTACAATTAACACGACAAATCTAGAAATTAAAGATTCAATCATAGGATTAGGATTTTCTTCTGGAACAATTGCGGAAACATCGGGAGATAGAGGGTGGATTGGAGGAATTTCCGGAGGAGAAAATGTCGCAGCGTTTTGGGATGATTCTGCTGAAGAATTTGCATTTGCTAAGACTACGAACAGTGCTACAGGATCTCTCCCTATTCCTATTTCTTCATATTCTAATTTAAGAGCAGCTGATATATCAGGAAATGTAATAGAGGCTAATTCAGGATTTTCTGGATCATTAACTCAGCTGACCGATGGAACATCATATCTTGTTGCCGGATCTGGTATTCAAATAACATCCCAATCAAATGGTTCTATAATCATATCTTCAACTGGAGATACTGGTGGGGGTGGATCTTCAGGAACAATCGGAGATCCGGAAGACGGTACGTACACAGACGGCATTTTTACTGATTTCACTCCGTCTACCCCGATAGGAACTGCAATTGATAGATTCAACGAATTATTACTGTCTTTAGCACCTTCCCCAGCTCCAGATTTAGATAATTTAGATTGTGATGCAGCAGCTGGAACGACTGCATATCTTTCATTTGGATCTAGCAATGATCAATCTTCTTCGTCTCCTGCATACGTTTCTAGCAATACGACTGCAGGATTTTCAGCAGTTGATGTTAACGGATCTTATTCTGCTTCTACATCAGGAAACAATATTAGAAAAGGAATCTATACTGGAACAACGAACGTATCTGGAGATTTAAACGAAGATGTTTCATCATACGTACACAATACCGGTGTAACGAACTACGTAGCAAACGCATTTGGAAATGCAAACCAAGGAACTTTAAATCTTTATGTCAACGGATCTTTAATTCACAGCATAGATTTAACAACTAGCTCTGCAGGAACTGGAGTTCCTGGATCTGGAACCAAATCGCAGCTTAACGCAAACGGATCTGGATTTACAAATCTCTCACAAACAGGTAGCGCATTGCAATCTAATGGAATGGAATTTTCACCATTCCAACACAGAACAGGTAAGTATCTAGTTCACACCGCAGACCAAAGAAACGGATGGAATTATCTTCAAGTCATACACAATAAAGGATCATCACAAGTTCAAACGAACTATGTCGAATGGGTTAACGATAACAATGCTAACGCTTTATCTGCAAGCAATAGCTCATTATCCTTTACTGGTTCAGGATCCATACATCTTTCTGGCGTCGAATATTTCCAAAGCGGAACATTAACCTACAAAGTTAAAGTTGATAACGCTTACAAATACGTTTATGACACCACTGCAATTAGCTTTACGACGTCCAATTCATCTGCCGCAAGTTCAGGATTAAACTTTAGTTTTGCAAACCAGGCTAAACCGACAATCAATACTGCTGCAGGAGAAAATCATTCCAAATCTTTACATATAACTTCATCTGCAGCAATCAACGTAGATTATTTGGTCAGTGGGTCAATAACTGCAGGGGTCAATGTTACTCATCCTCTTAAGTCAAATTTATCTAATGGTGGACAAGCAACAACTTCTCAAATATTAGCATACAATTATGCGAATACATCGACTGAACTAGTTGAAACATTTAGAAGAGAAAACTACAGAATAGTATCAGGATCATATGACGCTCAGGCCGATGTCATTAATGCATCGAATGTTTGGAACTCACAAGTTTTCATGACTTCTTCAAATGGAGGCCACTCTGACGGACTACAATTCTATAACACGACTCTGGTATCTCCAAAGAACGCTGTGAATGGAGGTAACTTCTCCGTATTCTCAGGAGGTCCTAATGAAAATCCAAATTATTCTGGTATAACAGGCACAAGAACATTTTATAGATGGTTTAAAAACACATCTGGGGCACAATACGACCTGTCTTTGGCGATGAATGGATCATCGACTATAGTCTCTAATGCGACAGCGTTCAACGCGTCAAGAATCAAGTGTTTTATTAAAATACCTGGTAAAACGGGCTGGATGGACGTGGCGCTACCTTTCGTATTAGATAACGTGCAAGAAGGAGCCGGTGCGTATGTTTCTAATGCCTTACTAAGTTTTGACAGTACTTTAAACGCTACAAACTATTTAAACTTTGGAAATGTTTCAGTAGACAACAATGAGTATGTCGTCTTAAAGATACTAGCAGACGCTTCTTGGACAGGTAACGTTTCTTCTATCACTGTAGACTTCGGCGCGGGTACTGGAACTTTAACACCAGTCCCTGATTTAGACAATATAGATTCTGACAACACTGGGACGACTGCAAGACTTTCTTTCGGTTCTTCGAAATCTATAACGGGATACACGAATTCTTCGACAGACGCAGGATTCTCTGCGGCGGATCTTAACGCAATATATCAAGTTGCAACATCAGGTGCAAATCTTCGAAGAGCAGTATTCGCCGGCGCGACAACCATGGAAGGTGATTTAAATGAAGATGTGACGTCACCAGGTCAGGACTACGTCGCAAACGCATTTTCAGATGCCAACAGTGGAAGCATTAGTCTCGAAGTAAACGGAAGCGTAATACATGCTGTCGAATTAACCGGATCTTATAACCTCGTAGGGGTCGGATCGCCAGGTGCAGGAACAGGTACAAGTTTAAATGCAAATGGTTCAGGTTTCATCGCTTTAAGCACGTGGGGCCCAGGTTTGTTTGACAATGGTGTCCCAAGATATTCAGAAATACAGAGAACTGCCAGGTACAGAGTCGTACCCGCCAATCAAAGAACTGGTTGGAATTACTTACGTGTATATCACACAGTAAACGGCGTTAACAGAACAACCAATTATGTCGAGTGGGTTAATGATCCCGATTCAAATGCTCTTTCTTCTGCCGGCAATGGACTGTCAATATTTGGTGATGATTCATTCTCATACATGAGCGGAGTTAAGTTCTTTAATTCCCCATCAGGAAGCATAAGAACTAGAATATCGAACATTTATAAGAACGTTTATTCCAATAGCTCAACTGCAATTTCTTTCGCAAGTCTAACAAATGCAACTGCAGCCCAAATTATCCAGTCAGGTTCTGGATTATCTTCGACGAAGACTACAAATGCTACAACAGACAGTCTTCAAACGTTGAATACAAACTTAGATAGCCAAAATGAATTGTTACACGTTAGCGGAACTATAAACTTTACGCGAACAAAATCTTTACCTGGAAATTATACAACAGCGTATAGTTGTGGCGGAGCAATGGTGTTTTTACACCCTCTAAAATCTACTCTTACTTTGTCCTCTCAGCTTACAACAAATATGTTAGTGTGGACCCCTGTAAACACGAGCAATGCTAATACAGATGAATACTTTACGAGTGAAACGTACAGACTCACAAGTGGATCTTATACTGCTCAATCAGATATAACAGGCGGTACAAAAACTTGGGATTCTACCATAAGCATGGACGATCAAGTTGGAAACCCAACCTACGCTACGGGATTGCTGGTGTATGACACTTATCTATTAGCGCCTAAAGATGGTGGAGTTGATGGAGATTTCAGGAATCATATTGAGGGTGGATCAATAGAGTCTCCTGCTGGAAACGTTAACTATAGTTCATTAACAAATTCCACAAGAAATTATTTTAGAGGATTTTTAAACAACACTGTAAATGACAGACCCAGCGTTCAAGTTACATTATTCGGAGACGCAACAATTGTTGGAAAAACCGGAGCAAACGCGGCGGTTCTTGGGGCAAATAAGAATGTTTTCGTAGAAGTTGGTATACCAGGAAAAACAGGGTTGTTGGATTTAGGAAAGCCGTCGGCAGGTTCAGGAAATTTCAATGAAGGAGATGGTTGTTTAAGTGGAGATTTAAATTCTACAGTGACAGTCAGCGGTGTGACTAATACGTGCACATTCAATGGTGCGACAGCAGATGGTACAATATCAGGAGCTGAATACATCGTAGTAAAAATTTCAGCATCTGAAGACTGGACTGGCTATTTAGATAGGATTAGTATAACCTGGAGTTAAAATGGCCGGTAAAACAGACACAAGCGCCACACTTTTTGCGCAGAAAAAATTACTCGGCAAGGCTCATACCTCCAACTTAAAAATTGATGGTGAAGAGGTAATAGGGTCAAACATACAGACGTCGACAGGCATTATATTCGGAGAACCGATACCTAATTCTCCTTCTCAAACATTATATCTCGTCCAAAGCGCATCTGCTGGAGACAATGGTACTGTCGAATATATTCAGTTCGTATTAACTGCGTTAACTGGTACTACATATGACGCTAACGTTTCCGGAGGCGGTTCAGGAACTGATACAGGAGAAGACTTGCAGTCTGCAGGTCCTCATGCTTATAAATTCGTTCTTCCTTCAAATTACCAATCTATTTCAAACAATTCAAGGATTGGTAATGGAGTTTTTAATAACAATAAATTAGTTCATGAATCTTTAGGACAACTACAATTAGTTCCTCCATTTTATTCGCAAACTGCGCCGAATCCATACATCGTAAAAATATACAAAGATGACGGATCAGGCGGGGTTGGCGATGAAATACCATTGTTAGACAACGTCGACTGGAACGTAGATTACTACAACGGCATCTTGTTTTTACAAGATTACAGCGCAACAAAAATACCCGCTTTTGCTAGAGCATTTGCTTATGTCGGAAAGATGGCCGCAGAGGTCATCAGTTCAGGATCTAGCGGAGTAAGTAATTCAAACGCCCGCGGCGGAGATTCTGATTCCCAATATCTCGTCCTATCTGCGACGGGATCATTGTCTTCAGAAAGAGTTTTTACTGTAGGAACTGGATTAAGAGCATCAAACGGTGGTCCGGGCAGTAATTATACAGTTTCAATTGATGATTCAGTCGTTGCAACCATCAGCGGTTCAACTTTTACAGGTGTTACTAAGCATGTTGCTGGTCTTAGTGGTTCATTAACGAAGTTAACTGATGGAACGTCATATCTTATCGCTGGGAGCGGCATAAGAATAACTACAGGATCCAATGGATCAATTACTGTTGAATCAACCGTTACAGGATCGTCTAATACTTCAGAATCTCAAATTTATTCGAAAGGATATTTTTATGGAACATCGCAAGATGCTTCAGGAAATATCGACGTTTCTTCAATAGGAAGATTAATTTCCGGATATAACCCTCAATCAGACGTCGACGTTTATATCAACGGACAACTATTAGTTGCAGGAAACGACAAAGATTACACAGTTCCAGAAAACACGGTCATACATTTTAATACGGCTCTTAACGCGGAAGACATCATAACGGTTAGGCTGTTAACTACAGGATCTTCGGGAGCAGGAAGCTCCGGAGTTGCAGGGGCTACAACATTTTCAGAATCTGTCAAGTTCAATCAAGGATTAAGCGGTTCTTTAACTCAATTATCTGATGGAACTTCATATCTTAAAGCAGGAAATAACATCACTGTCACGACAGGATCAAATGGTTCAATTACAATTGGAACTAACAGTGCATCCGGATTTGTGAACGCCGGCAGTGATGTTACTCTTGGAAATTTAAAAGCAAGAATGTCCACTAGCGGTAATAGAAGTCTACAATTATCAACAGTTTCTGGAACTTATAGTGTGTATGGTAGCGGGGTTTATTCATATAATGGAACTGGTGGTGCTACGATTAGCCAAGCATCACCAGTTTCGATTACGACAACTCCAACATATATTCAAGCAGGTCATAATTTTGAAACTTCAGGAGCGACAGACACCTGGTTGTTGATGGATACTTCAAATTTGATTGCATGGAAAATCACTTTGATAGTGGGAGCAAGTTATAATAATAATTTCATTTCCATCGAAAAACTATCATAAGTTTAAGCAACTTTCCTAACCTCATCCATGTAGAGCCGTATCACCCTACCTTCTATCAACACGTCGACAGGTTCACAGCCTGCCACGAACTTCTCCCAACCGGATCCTAATCCCAGAAAAACCCCTGTGGTTCCGTAAGGAATATCTTCCGTCGCGCCCATCTGCTGTGAATTCTCTGAGTCTCCCGGTACGTAGCAGATCAGGTCACCGGGGCGGAGGTACATGGTCACCGTCTGATCTTCACACAGCTTCCATGAACTCTTCATAGGTCCATCCCGCGATGACACCGTCAAAGACCTTAACACCCTTCAGATTTAGGTCATCCCGGCCCACATCTAGGACCAGGTACAACCGACCAGGAGATACCGTTCCTAATTCTTCTAAAATAGGAGCAGGTTTATCCCAGTGCGAATATACGTCAATTTCTAAGTCCATGTCTCGTTTGAGACGAACCATATCACCGGGCTTCACCTCACCGCCTCACAGAACTTCGAGTTGATGATCCCAGGACCCATCTCCGTGAAGATCCTCCAGAACTCTCGTGTTTCGTACACATCACTCTTCATCACCTCGATAAACACCCCGATGGTGTCTCGTTGGAATCTAGGTGGGTCATCTCCCACCTTCCAGGAAGGACCGTAGAAGTGCCGGCCCTTTGGGATGAGAATCATGTCACCTGAGTTTGGTTTCATCATAGAACCTCCATGAACATTGGGTCGGACAACCACACACCGCCGTCGGGAAGTAAGTACCTACCCATGTGTTGTTCTTCTGTATCCATTCCTAGGAATATGTACAACTGTTTGTGTTGGATCTTTTTGGTAGTGACATTGGGGTGTTTTGTTCCCCTCACAAAGTTGTAATCTGGAGCCCAATCCTGGGCCATACACAGATCGCCTGGGTTCACTTTACCTCCGTGAGGTATTCTGCCCGTATCCAAACCACCTTTTCACCTGCGAGAACCTGGTAGAAGTACTCATCGTCCTCCGAAAACCCCGCATCCAGTATGATGCAGTGGTGTGGTTTATTCTTTGTGCACGAAAGGTAAATGTGGGTTACCTTCCGTGTTGATCCGATAGTTTTTCTAGATCTCTATCGAAGATCCCGTAGGTTTCTCCGCTGTCTGGGAAGAACACATCGCAGTAGGTTCGATCGGGTTCGGCGTGAAGTTCTAGGATGATCCCGAGGCCGAGTTGGTGAAACACGTTAGATTTTCTTACGTGAACAAGATCGCCGATGTTCATGGTGTTGATCCGTTATTTGATGAGTTCTGTGAAGCCTTCGAAGATGGATACCGTGCCTTGTGGGGTGGCAACCTTGTAGAAGGTTCGTGGTTCATCTGTGGATGAAGGTTTGATATCCAGTAGGATGCCAGTGGAGCCGTTTGGGAATCTGATTGGATCTGTGCCGCGGATCCAGTTATCTGGGTAGCCGTGGGTATCTTTTATGATGTGGATTAGATCACCGAGTTGTGGAGCCATGGAGGTATTTTAACATCGCCATGAGGTATTTTGCACGAAAGTTAAATGTGGGTTACCTTTTGTGCTGATGATCACCTATTGGTTCTGTAGGGGGTATCGCCGATGAGTTCAGTAACAACACCGTTCATCACCCTTAAACCGGTTCCGTTCCAATCGATTTGGTTGGGTTCTACCCCTAAGCCGGCCGCTAGCATTTTGAGTGGAACTTCACCATCATAATCCCTTAACTTAAGAAATTCATCGTGAACATCCTGAGGATCTGGAGAATCCCATGAGGTTGGCATATCCCTATCAACATCCCGGATGTAATCATTGAAACCCTTGGATCCCTTGTTGAGTTGGAAGGGTGCTAATCGTTGTTTCTTTGGTTTCCCTGCGGATAATCCCTTCAATTCACCACGAAGTTCCTCAAACTTATCATTTGGAAGTGTGGTATAACCCATCTCATCAACCTCAATGTGATCGAGGTATTGAGGAGGAACACTATCCATAACCAGAATCTCTCCGGATTCACGGTTAACAACACCACCATCCTTCAGGGGTGAAGAACCTGGATGTGATAGAGATTCTCTAACTTTAGCAAGTTTATCCGTTGTTACGTGTGTGATTGGTGTTCTACCACCCACAGGTTGAAACATTTGTAATTTGGCAACGGTTTTACCTGTTCTATTATCGGGAATTAATTCTAGAACCTCCCACCAACCGGAATCGGTTCCTTTTTCCTCTACCTTATCACCCACGTTGAACTTGGCTTCAGAGATGTTCCTCTGCACTTCTTCACGGATGATCTTACGGAGTTGCGATACGGTAATCTTCATAGGGGTAATTATTACCTTTAATTGATAAATTCCAGAGAATTTTGGGAGGTGAAGATGATTTGTTTGAGTTGTGCCGTTGTGAGTTTCATGGGATTAATTATTCATCACCCTTAAAAAGGTTAGTTTGCCTTCAATCTTTTGGATGGCATTACGGAATCTATCTTCATCATATTTCAAAAATTTCCACTCGCAACGATATCATCGTTTAGCATTTTAGAATTCCTGCCAATCCAGGAACCATTTGGATTCACCCAAATGAAACGTGGAAGATCCTTTGGTGCAGTGAACTTCACCTTGTAGAGTATTGCACCACTACGAGTGGTTTCCTGATAAACCTCATAGTGTTCATCAAGCACCATTCGATCAATGTTGATATTCTCTTCAATAATTCTAGAAACTTCTTCCTTGATGATTTTACGGAGTTGTGAAACTGTGATCTTCATAGGGGTAATTATTACCTTTAACTGATAAATTCCAGCGAATTTTGGGAGGTGAAGATAATCTTCCCTGAGAGGAGCATCACTTTTGCGTAATAGAATTTCTCTGAGAGATAGTTGTGAATCTCTAGATCTAATAGAGTTCCAAGTTCACCGCGGAATTCACGTGAAAGATGATCGATTGGGTGGATTTTAACGAGAGAACCGAGTTTCATCTAATTTGATCTCATTCGCAGTGTACCACGTAGTATCTTTTAACAAATCGTGCCAGAAAACTTGGTATCGAGTTTCATTCCAGTATTTGTGGTTCTTCTTTTTCATCACGATGCCGATGAGCCAGTTTCGTGAATCTGAGATGGATGAATTTCCGTTCCAAATTGAGCATTGATCACCGATGCGGAGTTCCATGATTTATTTTTCAGCCTCGATTTTCCCGATGGTTTTCATGAAGCTTAACTCGTTATGATCGCCAGAAATATTCTTCATACTTTTTATTAGTAGAAACAGTATATAAAAATCTGAAAATTTACACGAAACCATATAAAAATATGGCTTTTTATAATCTTTTTCCATATTTATGGATATGGAAACCGAACAAAAATTCTTTGTTTATGTTGATTATCGAGAGGATGATGGAAGACCTTTTTATGTTGGAAAAGGTGTAGATTGTAGAGTGAGAAAATCAAAAAGAAATCCTCTTCACGCCAAAATCAAAAATAAGCATGGCATGGTTAGGAAAGTCCTATTTGAAACCATCAATCAACAAGAGGCATTTGATAAAGAAGTCGAACTTATCCAGGAACTAAAAACCCATGTTGATTTTGGTGAAGGTGGTGCCAATTTTACCCTTGGCGGAGATGGAACAACAGGCTACAAATGGAACGAAGAACAAAGAGAGGCCTGTAAAAAGAAGTGGGAAAATCCTGAGTTCAAAGAAAGGATGAGTGAATTACAAAAAAAATCTTGGGAAAACCAGGATAGAAAAGAAAGAATGAAGGCAACAAAAAGAAAGAAATGGGAGAATCCTGAATTCAAGGAAAGGATGAGTGAATCATTTAAGAAAACTTGGAGTGACCCTGAACTCAGAAAAAAATGCAGTGAACAACAACAAAAAGTTTGGGAAGATCCTGAATTATTAAAGAAGCACAGCGAAGCTATCAAAGATTCTCTAAAAAAACCTGAGATCAAGGAAAAGCATAAAGAATCTATTAGAAAATCCTGGGAAAATCCGGATCACAAAATGAAAAAAATACGAAACGATCCTGAATACAAAAGAAAACAAAGCGAAGCCAACAAAAAGAAATGGGAGGATCCTGAGTTCAAAGAAAAAATGAGTGAAATAAGAAAAAAATCGTGGGAGGATCCTGAATATAGAGAAAAAATGAGCGAAATAAGAAAAAAATTGTGGGAGGATCCTGAACATAAGAAAAAAACAAGTGAATCTATAAAATCGAAATTAGCTGAACTCACACCCGAGCAAAGAAGCGAGAGACTTAAAAAGGGGTGGGAAACCAGAAGGTTAAAAAAACTTCAACAGGAAATTGAGTCAAATACCTGATGTAGAGCCTGAATACTTTTTTCAATTTTCTCAATGATCTTTAGAAAATTTTCGGGTCCATGGTCACCAGCAAATAAATAGTCCGTTGCTCTCATCACCTCGGAGATTTTCCTTAGGTTGGAAACCTGGAGTTTTAGGTAATCGAGGATATCATCCGGGAGGTTTGGGGCATAACCGTATTCATCCGGAACATTGTTGTTTTCGATTCGGTTCTCAAGTTCATCCGCGAATTGGTTCACCTGGTAGTACAGGTATTGTGGGTGAATGGCTCCTCCCGACATTTTTATCCTTTAATTCTCACAGGAAAACCTCTGGATTTTCATCTCGAAGTTGTGCCATGCTGGGTTCTAGTTCCAGGGTTATCTTAACTCTGGGTTGTGATTGAAGATCTGGGGCATCTTGATCATAGATGTGGAACTTGATGGTATTTCCTTGTAGAACAACATCACCTGAAACCAGTTCACCGTTGGATTGGAGGAAATCAACCAGTGATTGTTTGATTTCTTCAAACTTGATTTTGTTTGGATCTCCTGCCTCGGTGAGTGTTTGAACTTCTTCCTTGATAATCCTGCGGAGTTGATTGATTGATATCTTCATGGAGGTTAAATATCTATTAATTCTCACTCGTGAAATTGTTTCCATTCCAGCTCATTGCGAAGCCCCAGGTGTCTTGTTTGAGGTTGTTCACTAGTGAATCTGGGTTGGGTGATGGTAGGATGAGAAAGTTGGAGTTGATGATTTGCCCCATACCTGTTCCGCAGGAGATTCCGAGTTTATCGATGAACAGTGAGATTCTATCACCATCCCCTAGAGGATCGAAGAAAACAGCACAGGGAATCCCCTTGAAGTGGGTTTCCATCCAGAGTTGAACCAGATCGATTCGGGTTGGTGTGGTGTTCATATTTTTATTCTATCATCCCCCCGCGGAATTTTGCACCCAAACATATAGGTTAACCACCCCATCCAGTTCATATTTTCCGGTGCGGAACCCGATTTTCTCCATGGAAGTGAGCCATGAGCCGTGGGCATTCTTCTCATCCCACCGAGAATCGTGGGTATAACCACCGGTACACAACCAATTACCACCAACCTCAGGTTTTCTAAAACCACGGTTCTTACCTGATTTAATTTGTGGAAGGGAGGAAATACCTCCGTTGGTATCCCTCCCAAGTTGCTCGAGTTTCACTTTGGATCTACTTTCAATAATTCCATCATCAAAACAGTGTTTTGATTCATACCGGAACAACACGTATCCAGGATCAAATTATTTCCACTTGGAAATAGAAGGGTTAACCTCTCGGTGTTTCTAAACTCACCTTCACCTGGATTACCTTCCTCATCCAGATTTTCATAGGTGTAAAAAACAATATCTCCCTTCTCCACCAAAAAATCAAGTGATTCGTTTTTCACTTTGGATCCTTTCCAATTCTTTCAAACACCCGAGTAAATCCACCTGCGCACCTCCTCCAGGCGGAATGTGGATGATAACCTGATTCACGATCCAGTTTATCGATCAACTGGAATACCTGATCAAGGTTTACATTTCCCCCAAAAACTTCCTGAGGATCTCCATCACAATCAACAATGAGAATGAAATCCCCGCTTGGAGGTGAAACAGGTTTTACCTTTGGAATTTCCTCCGAGGGAATCAATTTTGTGATCCACTCATAATCCACCAGTAACCTACCAACCTCTCTTACACCACCTTCCTGAGTAAAAAGTGTTGCTCCACTTGGATCTGGAATCCATTCCTCATGATCCTTGAACCAATATCGGTTTTTGGTGTTGGAATCAAAGGGATCTTTGTATTTGATCAGGTATTTTTGATCGGGATTCATAGTTCATCCTTTGGAATAACCTTGAAGGAATCTGTGTGGTACCCAAACTTCACTAGGCCATCCTTACCCACAAAAACACCGTGGCCTGGCATACCAATCACTTCACCGAGGAATAGAACTGGTTCACCGTTCTTCCAGGGGTACTGGTTCTTCTCATCCCATTCCTTGGGGAGATGAGGTGTTACCATCCGGTTGGTGATTGGAACGGGGCCATACATCCTTTTCACAAGATCATCAAGATCTTCCCAGGTTTCAACTTGTTCGTAATCATTATATAGAATCACTTTTCATCCTCCTCGAATTGATGGTAACCAACCAGATCACAAATTTCACGAATGAAATCCGGTGAATTTAGGATGATCCTATCCGATTGGTAGATGGATTCGGAACAACCTATCTCATTATCTCGTATGAATTTTTGGCAGAGAAGAAGAAGTTTTTCTCGGGTTTCATGATTCAATCGTAATCGTTTTGGAACTCAAGGGTGAGTAGATCACCTTCCAACTTCGTTTCAAACCTACCGAACTTCATAACTTCCTTCAGGAATGTTTCGGTATCATTTGGAAAATTATGGATTGAATCAAATGAACCAAACCTGGATTGGAGTTCAGAATCCCAGTATCGAGCAGTAACTTTGGCTTTCATGATTCAATCCTCTGTGTTTGGTTTTGGGAAACTCCGTTCATCATCAATCAACCCTTCATGTTGAAAGAAGATGTTCTCGGCTTCTTTGAATAGAGAACGGAGATCCTCATAACCCATCTCAATTGAATTAGTTCTTTCTCCGTGCCCATCGGTGATGGATACCGAAAATTGCTTGTATTCAGGTGAGTAGTGGATCGAGATGTTGTTCTCTTCCGAATCTTGAAAGTTGGTTGAGTAAAATCCCATCTTCTTCTTCCTCATGGTTCACCATCGATCTCGATCAACGGAATCCCTGAACACCCTTCGGATGGAATCCATTTGATCCTCTAGTTTTTCCAGGCGATCCTCTAGCCCAACCACCTTGGTTCGAAGAACCGTGATACATTCACGAGGATCCTCATGTTGTTCATGAAGTTCACCGCAGTAATCACACATGGAATCCTTGATGTATTGTTTCAGTTCTTCCTCACTGGGTTCAACCTTTTGGTTCTTCCCACAGGAACACCTGTATTCAACCTCGAAATCCCAGGTTTGGTAGTTATCCTTTGGGCTCTTTGGGCCTTTTACCCAGGAATGAAACTCCCAGAAGTGTTTGTGTTTTGGTTTCTTAGGGGTTTTCTTGGTTTCCATGGTTCTAGTATATCATCACCCCGCGGAACTTTACACTTAACCCACGAGATGCCGATCCGATTTAAACTCTTTGATGAAGATCCAGATGAGGTTCCACAGTGAAGTTCCGATGTACAGATAAGCACCGTGGGAACAACACCAACACCTACCTTCACTAATTTCACCGGGTTTTGAACGGAAGAACCTGGGGAATCGGGGTGGAGAATATAGAGGGATTGGGTTCAATGTGTAACTCCAACATTCTGGGAAGAAATCGGTTTCATGGTTAAGATCATGTTCACTTTCTCGATAACATCCCTGCTCATCTGGAGGATCTCCTTTGCTTTTCCTTCATCAAAGTTTTCTGGATATTCCCCAGTTTCCAGGGCATGGCCCCAGAATGAGATCGAGTGGTGAAGTGATGCCCGGATCACCATGAAATCCTGTTGGGTTACAGGAACCGAAACTGTTTCTGGTTGATTATCTCCGCTCATGGTTTCTCCCTCAATTCCTTGGTGATTCTCACATCGGTGATTCCATTATCCCTCAACACTGTTGCTCCGGTGAAACCAAGTTCCACATCAGGAACAACACTAATGGAATCATTTGGGATTTTAACATCCATTTGGTGTGCATAGTGGTTCATCACATGGATGATCCGAGGAACCATATCCCAATTGTGGGTAAGAATGGTGAACTTTAATTCAGGATTCTCCACAACCTTCTGGATTGTTTCAATAATCATCCGAGTTGTTCTCCCGGTTTGGCGGAGCCCAAAACACTCGGTGTTTCCTTCCTTCATGTTCTCATCATATCTCTTTACAAAAAATTCCTTTGGATCAAGAAATTCCCTCAATCCATCATTCACCAAGATCTTCTTCATGGTTCCTCCTCCACTTTTAGATTCTCCACCGCGTTCCGGAGATTATCGATCTTTTCCAGGAGGATATCCTTATTGAAACCCACGAAACCTGGAAGTGTATCGATCACCCTCACAACCTCCACCGGAAGGTGGGAAAGGCTCTGGTACCTGATCACCTCACCACCGTTAACGGTTACCAACAATCTCTTTGGAACATCCTTCTCCTGGATCGGTTCCGTAACCTGGATCATGGTAACCAAACGAGGAAGAACGTTATCCTCCTGTGGTTTTACACCATCAAACACACCGCTTAGATCAATGTTATTCATTAGTTTCTCCCACCTTCGTTTCAATGGTTAGAATAGGTTTTCCATTAGAATCCAGTTTGATATTCTTCAGGTTGATCTCAATTGGTTCAATTGCATCAGGAACCAATCCTCCCAATCTTGCCATCTGATTATGGTGTTTCAATGCAATACCAAGATCAGATTCATTTTCAATCCTGTGATCAGTTTGGATGCTCTCAACCTTAAGTTTCTTCATGGTTCCTCAGGGATTGGTTCGTAGCAGTAATTAATAATCGTGAAATCTGGTGAAACAACTGTGATGCTCACCGAATCTGGTGAACTGGAACTTCCTACTTCCCTATAAAACCTACCATCGGTACTAATGGTATGTTTCTTATCTGAACTACCTTCCTCATCCTCATAATGAATGAATGCGGAATTACCGATCCAATAGATGGTTTCACACCCTTCATTCTCAACCTTTTGAACAATTCTAGGTGATCTTTTGATCTTTGTTACTTTCTTCATGGTTCATCCTCCTCATCAATTTCCACCCCAACATGTTGTAGAAACTCGGAGAAGAATTCTAAATGTTTCATATTTCTAACCATATCAAAGGTTCTATTAAATTTACAAAAAGAATCTTTTTTCTTATCTTTACTTATATTTATGGTAATGGAGATAAGAGGAATGTTTTACGTTTATGTGGATTATCGTGAAGATGATGGAAAACCTTTTTATGTAGGAAAAGGAACTAAATCGAGAATTAAAGATCTAAATCGAAATCAACTTCATGAAAGAATAAAAAACAAGCATGGGATAATCAGAAAAATTGATTCTGAACATGTTGATGAAAATGAAGCTTTTAAAAGAGAAATTGAGCTTATCCAAGAGCTTGAAACACATGTTGATTTTGGAAAAGGTGGATCAAATTTTACCTTTGGTGGAGAAGGTTGTGTTGGGATAAGTGAAGAAAGCAAAGAAAAAATAAGAAACTCCGTAAAATCAATATGGGAAGATGAAGAATACAAGAGAAAAACTAGTGAATCAATTAAAAAATCAATGCAAGAGATTTGGAATGATTCTGATTCGAGAGAAAAACTTGGAACGAAGTTTTCTGATTTAACAAAAAAAGCATGGGAAAATTATGAATTTAGAGAGAAACAAATAGAAGCAAGAAAAGATGAAGAGTACAGAAAAAACATAAGTGAAAAAACAAAAGAGATTTGGGAAGATCCTGAGCATAAATCATCTCGAAAAGCTTCTATGAAAAAGGCGTGGGAAGATCCTGAGCTTAGAAAAACGTTGAGTGATTCTTTGAAGAAAACCTGGGAAAATCCTGAGCTCAGAGAAAAGATGAGTGAGTTAAATAAGAAAAGATGGGAAGATCCTGATTACAAAGAAAAAACTAGAGAATCAATAAAGAAAGCAGTAAACAAACCTGAATATAAAAAAAGATCCAAACAGATCGCAAAAAAACAGTGGGAAGATCCTGATATAAGAGATTTAAGAATCAAAAAAATGAAAGAAGCTCATAGCAAAAGAACCCCTGAACAAAAGAAAGAACACCTTAAAAAGTGTTGGGAAACAAGAAGATTAAACAAGCTTAAAAAAGAAGCTGAGGGAAAAGATTCTAATTGATCTTTTAGATCTCTGTTCTTTTATTTCTTCTCATCCAACTTTCTCATGTTCCAAATCTTTTTGGGATCATATTCCAAGGAATATCGAACGGATCCACCTTCACTATTTTCTGGAATCTGGGATTCAATATCCTGGATAAGTTGTGAGTGATAATCAGGATCCAATTCGATCTCCCATGGGATTCCTTCCTCATCCTTCACCACAACCTTCACACCAACCCTTGGAGATGGTTGAGGAATATTTTCTTCATCCTCATCAGGTTCAACCCCAACAAATTCAATGAATTTTTGGAACCATTCCAGGATTTCAACATCATCATGGTAATTGATTGAGAGAAAAGAAGAATCCCATTCGTTGGATCTCCAGTGCCAAAAATCGATCACCTCGGATTCACTAACAAAAACACCAAGGTTTCTCTGTAGAACCTCTTGGATAAACTTCACATCACCTGGATCATGGTACAACCCAGAGGTTCCATTCCTACACTGGAAGGTTTTGGTTACAAGATCTTGATTGATTTTCATGGGATATCGTTGGTGATCGAATTGATCTCGATCAACTTTCTCCTGAGGGTTTCAACCGTAACCTTTAGGTTTCCGATGCAGGTTACCTTATCATCGTGAAAGTATGAACCTTTGAACTCGATGAATTCCTTTCCTTCAGGAATCAGATCACCGCAATTGGAACAAAACTTTGATTTTGATTTCTTCACGGTTTATCCTCCTCCCAAGGAACCGATTGGATCTGAAATGAACTAAAATCTTCCTTGTACATCTTTTCGTTATCGTTCAACCAAACCTCTGCCTTCTTCTTTGAACTATGAGCACTAAGGCACTTAATCCTACCACACTCATAATCAGGATCCGGAGTTGATTGAACTACGATCCAAATCTTCTTCATTGTTTCTCCTCCACCTTCATTGATCCCCAATCCACACGAAGTGATTCAGGATCGATTCCCAACTCTACGCACTTCTCCTTGAGGATGTTCTCGTACAGGTTCCTTATGTATTCCCGATCACTATTAAACTGTTTCTCAAGGATCTCACGGGATTGATTCTCACCGATGTGTTGGGTTCCTAGGGCTTCTCTGATCTTCCTGGAGATGTAATCGATTTCATCGTGAACCCCAAGATCGATTTCCTTGCACGGATTTTTATCGGAATTGCTCACTTGCTCTCCTCCACCTTCATCTCATCATTCACCAGAATTTCAAGATCATCAAGTTCCTGGAACTGGGTGTTGAGGATAGAAAGAACCCTTAAGATCCTCTTGGATGTGGTTCCCTTTGCGGTGCTCTTGATCCAGTGTTCATCATGAATTTTTTGAAGATCCATGATCAACACATCGAGATCATGAATCACATCATTGATGTTCTTGGGGTTGCTCATGGTTCCACCTTATCATCCTCCCGCGGAACTTTGCACATCCTCACCAACCTTTAGGATCTTCATGACTTCCTTTAGATCCTCTGGAAACTCACCGCACCGGTTTCGGTTCATTTCCTCCAGGAGCTCCACAATCATTTCCCGGTAGGAATCCGGGTGGTACTTGGAATCGGTGAAGTTAACCACCATTCTATCCTGAACATCAGGTAGTTTTAGAAACCATTCCCCAATGTGAGGTGGTGCGAGGAAGAACAATTCCAATAACTGGTGGTTTTCCTTGGTGATTCCTTGTTCCGGTGCGAGTGGTGGATCAAGATGAATTTCATAACGGGATTTATTCACTTCGAATCTCCTGGGGGTGGTGCATGTAACCCGGCCTCCAACTTTCCGTAATCATGGAGGATCCTCTCGAGGTGTTCCTGGAGAAGTTCCGTTAGAAACTCACCCGTGTAACCAAGGTGGGCCACCATCAACTCTACCCGGCTCGGGGCAGGAGAACCACCTAGAGGGGAATCTTTAAAATGTAGGTGTTCATCACTATCCAACCCACGCCTGATTAACTCGGAAAACAAACAACTCAACCACTTCTCGGTATCGATTTCTTTGCTCATCCTTCTTCTCCTTGATCAAGGTACCACATGAGGTGGAGGAATTTCACTCATCACCCTTCATTCTTTTTTCCACCATATCCAGGTAGAAAGGAATTGCACCTTGAGGAAGAGGTTCCACGGTGAATAAATTCCTTGCAACCTGATCGTAGTTAATCCTACCTCCGGGCCTCCCCAATGTATCGTGGAAGGGATTGTAAAAATCACCCCATAAAACCTCCACCTGATTATCGGAGGTTTTTCTCACAATGGTTCCGGTGGAACTGGAGTAAAGGAAACGAACCATATCTCCAATTTTCCAATCAACCTCATCGAGTAGTTTTCCATCGAGGGTGAGGAGGGAGGTGATGAATACCGTGTTTATTTCACTCATGATATTTTTGAAACTCCTCGGGGAGGATGATTTGTTCCGGGCGGAAATAAACCTGTTTCCCATCAGGGAGGAGGGTTAGGTAGGATACAATCCCATAGGAATTCCACCCAACTCTCAGGATTATCCCCGCTCGGTGTGGTTCACCAAAGAAATTGGTAAAACACAAATCACCAACATCCATAACCACATCCTATCATGGCTCCTCGGGGTTTTGCACTTCCTCGGGTTCCACCATATCATCCGTGAAATTAGGAATACGGCCATCCTCGGCCAAACGTTTCATCAAACCTTCCACGTGTTTCAAACTAGAATCGGTTGGAGGTTGTGTTCTACTAGGCCGAGGTAGGATACTGGCCAACCAAAATGCCTCGGTTGGTACCAATTCACCAGGGCCCTTGTGGAACCAATACATGGAACCGTTTCCAACTCCATACTGATTAGGGCCAAATTCAACAACGTTTAGGTACAACTCCATGATCTCATCCTTGGAATAACAAGATTCCAGGGCCTGAGATAAGAAGAATTCCTGAACCTTTCTACCCAAGGTTTTTTCTCGGGTCAACCAGAGGTTCTTGGCCAACTGCATTGTGATGGTACTTCCACCTCGGAGAAAACGGCCTTGTTTTAGGTTATCCAGGAAACTGTTGCTGAAGGCCTGAACAATGAATCCACGGTGATGTTCGAAACCAGGATCCTCCATGGTGGTTACGGCCAGGGGCATATCTCCGGTCATCAACAATGAAACCCAGCTTCTGGTACCTCGGCCGGTCTCCCTCTCGAATGGTTTTCCTTTGGGATCATAGGCCGTGTAGCGGAATGGCTTCCGTAGGTTTGGAAGTGAATCACACCGGGCCCTGCAATCGGACCTGAGGTTGAAGGTAGGTTTGGGACGGAACCCGATGGAAAAACTGGATTTACCTGTCATCTTCACCCCTGAAAGTGGGCCGATCTTCAGGTTGGGCGGAAGTGAATCGATCCAGGTTCCGCATTCCTCCTCCCCTGAAATCGTAAGTGATTTTGGTTCAACCCCGATGTGGGAACCCCCAACGGTGAGGCTCCACCTGTCTCCGTGGCCAACACTCACCTTTCCTAGTTCCAACCAATCCCCGGCCAACCATGGATGTTTTACCTTTAGTGATTCAACCTTGATGGTATCGGGTTTTCTGGATGCCATCACACCGTGAGAATCGATGAGGAATTCTTGGCCTTCGAAGGTTACCTGAACCCCTACCTTATCCACCTGGGCCACCTTGGTTTTGGTGTTGAAGGTGATGTTCTCTGCGGTGAGGTTCTTTACCTCAGCACCTCTGAACTTCATCAACTTCATTTCTGCCCGGCCCACGGTGAAACTATCATCTTCCCGGTTGAAACAACCGTTCCCGGTGGTGATGTTTGGAACCTCCAACCTGGCCGAGGAGAAACACACCTTGGGGCCATCGGTTCGAACACCTTCCATGGTGATGTTGTGCCCCGTGTGGGATACCTTCACACCAAGGTTTCTTAGTTGAATATCCCTCTTTTGAACGGTAAACCCATCCGGTTTATCATCCCCTTCTGGTTTATCATCCAGGTTCACGGTCAGGTTTCCACCCCTCAGAACAACATGTTCACCGCGGAAATCAGAGGTTATACTTTCCAGATCACCGGAGATCCACCCACGGTTGAAGGTAACCCCTGATAGGGTGAGCACGAAAGGTAACAACTCTAGATTTACATCCGTGAATTCAACTCCTGGTAACCTTTTCTCTACCTGCCACCGGAGGATCTTCGGGTAAGAAAGGAATGCCCCTGAAACCAGGGTACATATGATCAAAAAAATTTTGCTGGTTTTCATTTTTCTCCGAACAAACTATAACTTCTCAATCTTATAATTTTCTACTCTATGATCCCTTAAATTTACATAAAACCTATCAAAAACCATTGTTTTTGTTATCTTTTTAGGTACTTAGAGTATATTTATTGATATGGAAATTGAGAAGAAATTCTTCGTGTATGTTGATTTCAGAGGTGATGATAGAAAGCCCTTCTACGTTGGGAAAGGTGATGAAAGTAGAGTTAAAGATCTAGAAAGAAATCATCTTCACACAAGAATCAAAAACAAGCATGGGATCATCAGAGAAATTGTTTTTGAAACTCGCAGTGAGCAAGAATCATTTGAGAAAGAGATTCAACTCATTGGGGAACTTCAAACATATGTTCATCATGGAAAAGGTGGAGCGAATTTTACCCTTGGTGGAGATGGTGTTTCAGGATACAAGTACACTGAAGAAGTTAAAAAAAAGATGAGTGAATCACATAAAAAAAGGCTCGAAGATCCTGAACAAAGAAAAAAACATCAGGAAAAAAGTAAGAAGATGTGGGAAGATCCCATGTTCAAAAAAAAGATGCGTGAATCACATAAAAAAAGGTGTGAAGATCCTGAACAAAGAAAAAAGATGAGCGAAACTCAAAAGAAAATGTGGGAGGATCCTGAGCACAAGGAAAAGATGAGTAAATCTAGAAAGAAGGTGTGGGAGGGTCCTGAACGCAGGGGAAAATTAAGCGAATCAGTAAAGAAACAGTGGGAAAATCCTGAATATAGAGAAAAGATGAGAGAATCACATAAAAAAAAGTGGGAGGATCCTGAGTATAGAGAAAAGATTTCTGAATCCAGCAAGAAAAAGTGGGAGGATCCTGAGTATAAAGAAAAGATTTCTGAATCGAGTAAGAAAATGTGGGAGGATCCTGAGCACAGGAAAAAGATGAGTGAAATAAGAAAGAAACAGTGGGAAAATCCTGAATATAGAGCAATGGTGAAGGAAAAACAGAGATTAGGGCGGGAAAAGAAAAGGTTAGAAAAACTTCAACGGGAAGGTTGAAAAAGTTTTCCTAGATTCACTCTGCCTCCCCAACTAATTTGTTCTCACTCACCCATCCGAAAACCTCACCACCGAAAAACAGAACCTTACACTGTTCCTCTTTTATCTCCACCACGATTCCAATTGAACCACCCGGAACCTTACCGATGAAACTCCGAGGAACTATGGATTCTCCAGCCCAGCGGATCTTCTCCGGGAAATCGTAAATTCGATGTTGATCCGTTGGGTGATTTGGATCAGATCTGATCCGAACCGAATCACCGGGGTTAAATTTACTCACCCAAACACCTCAATCTCATACTTCTTCCCGATACTGTTCACTGGAACATAAATCATCCGCCCGGTTCCAAGTTCCAGAACATCATAGAAATCAGAACCGAATTCATTGGATTTCCCAACAACAATCCCACCGTTCCGTAACTCATCTCGGTGTGGTAGGAGATAGATTCTGATTAGATTTCCAGGAGATAATTTCAAGATATCCTCTCCACAAAATTATCCCGGAATAGTTCCGATGTTTTTCCACCCCAGAACACGGTGTAATAATCTCCGTATTCATCGCGGTTCTCATGGATTTTCACCACCAAACCCGGCCCGGATAGGCGGAAAGTTGCAACCTTGTTTCCAACGGTTACCCTAACGGTATCACTCACCATCCACAACTCACCGAGGTTCGGTTTCATTGATCCTCTCCACCGCCCAACGGTTACTCCACAACCAAACCAACCCATCCGGGCCGAGAACATTATATTCGGATGGATTCCATTCATTCCTTCTACTCCCCATCCACATCCCCACAAACGGTGGAGAATCCACTTCAGGATTGTTTTCCCATTTGAAAGGGGTACAAATAACTGGATCACCTAGAGATAAAAGTGTTCTATTTTTCATCTCACCAACTCCAGTGAATCCGGGCAGAGGTACCTAAAAACAGGAACCCCGGAAATCATGAGGAAAACCTTGGTGTAACACATCCTCCCGGAACGGAGGTTCTCATCCACATGCTCGATAACGGTGGCAAGTTTTCCATCAATATCACCATCGGTTTTGGAGGAGATTCGAACCATATCACCTGGTTTTCTCACCCCAACACCTCAATCCCATCCTCCGGAACCAGAATAAAATCCTGAATTTCCCCGTTGGTTTCCAACATCCGAATATTGAAAGATTTTTTATGGGTATCCTTGATTGGTTCCACGGGGCAAAAATGTAGTAGAACACCGGTGGTGGTGTTGATCTTCCAATCCTTGAAGAACCGAGTGATTCGAATAAGATTTCCGATCTTCATCTCACCAACTCCAGATCACATCTTTTAATCCAACCGATTCCTGAGGAACATAGAACCTTGATCCAGGTGGTTTGAACGTGAAGAGGTAGGTTATCATCGGAAACATATCTTTGTTCAAGAACCATTCCAACCTCGGTGTAACGGAACCTCCCGGTGTGGTTCTTCCTGTAGATTGAAGTGAAATCCGGTGGATCATCCCAGAGGATCTTGTAATCCTCGTTACCTTCCAACTCAGGAATTAAACGAACTTGTGATCCAGGTTTCACAGTAGAACCTCCACCCAATTCTCATTTGCCCAACCGATTCCCCGAGGGGTGAGAATCTTGAGGAAGGTTGCGTAAGGGTACATCCCAGTGTTCACATGGGATTCCAATATCAAACCGGTATCTGAGAATCCAAACCGAATATCGGTGGGGATGAGGTTAATGGTAATTGGGGATTCAGGATGGTATAACCAGTAGGTGTTACCTTTATCACCATCCTTCACACTAACCATATCACCAGGTTTCATTGTGGTTCAATACCTCGGTTCCATGGGAACGAATCCATTTAATTCTACCACTGGAATCCAGAATTTTGCACTTATCTCCCCCATCAAAATCATCGAGGAATATCTCAAGTATCAATCCTGTATCCCAGGTGATATCCCTGGTGATTAGTTTCCTCCCGGTTCGGAAACGAACTAGATCTCCAACTCTCACCGGATCACCTCAAAACTCCAACGATCCACCGGGTAACAAACAATGGTTCCGTTGGAATTGATCATCTGGATTCCATGATAAGAACCATAGTGATTGAAACACCTGATTACCTCCGGTTTGTAACACACCACCACCTCACCCTCTCCTGTTTTTTGATGGGTGATTTTTACCAGATCACCCCGTTTCATGGTACCTCCGAGAGGAGTGTTAGGTTTTCCCATATGAAAGGAATGAAATCTTCGTTCCAGAAAACGATACAATCACACTCACCTGCAACCTGATCTCCCCATTCATCCAGTGGAACCTTATCACTCCAGAATATCCCCACACGGGGTTCATGTGGTTCCAGAAAATCCGCGGAGATTAAAACCAAATCTCCGGGTTTCATCTCACCAACTCCAGGTGGAAGTTATGGATCCACCCCATTGCCCCGCGGGGAGTTAAAACCTTGAAGTGGATGTATTCCCCGTTCCCTTGGCTCTCCAGAACCAATCCTATATCATTCCGGTAGAACCTTTCACCGTTCTCTATTCGGTTCAGATCATCCTCCTCATACATGTTAACGTAACTCTTGTGGGAGGGGCTGAGTTGAACCATATCACCGATTCTCACTGGAGATTCCTATAGGTACTTCTGAATCCATTCATCTCCCACTTCACGGTGGAGTTTCCAAGTAGAACCTCAACCATGTTCCAGGAAACGCGGAGAACCACACCGATCTCAGGGGTGTAACGGTGGATAACCAGGGATCCAGGTACCACCTGATTGATACTGGGGATATCATTGTTTCTCACCCCACAACCTCCAACATCTCCTTGGAATACCGGAAAACCTTATAGAGATCAGGTTGGCCGAGCAACCAAACCCGGTACAAACCAGTTCCACCTTGAATATCGATAATCAACCCGAGTGAATCTGTTCTGTAGCCTTTCACTTTTACCAAATCACCTGGAGATGGAATCATTCCACCACCTGGAAATGATATGAATCCTGAGGATAGTGGTTTATCTTCCCGTCGGAATCGATAACCTTTATGGTTTCACCACTGAACTTAATGTTTTTGTGCTCCAGGTAGATCCCAAACTTCCACCCGGATTCACGGTAAATCGGATCCATTAGATCAACAATATGGATGAATTTGAGAAGATCCCCAGGTTTCATGTTTCATTCTCCAGGAAAATAAGATTAACCCAACCGATCTTCCCACCGGATACCATGATCCGTGCCCCGTTTCCACCTCGAGGTTGGGTTGTTTCAAGAACAACACCGATCTCACCTGGTTGAATGGTTCCAATGGGTTTATCACCACCTTCCTTGTTTCCCCAGGTGGAAAAAAGTGGTGTGGAACTATAAACTTTCTTCATCCTCACCAAATCACCAATGCTAAACATCCCAACTCAACCTCTCAAAGTATTCACTGGAAACTAGTTTAACTCCACACTGGGTTAAAACATCATAAAATCCACGGTGATTCCTACCTTCTCTATCCACAATCGGTTTCTCACCGAGGAGAATCCCCAAACCCCAATCAGAATAGATGGAAACGTTGAATCGAACCAAGGTTCCCCTTTTCATTCCACCACCTCCACATCCAACCGGTAAACCCAACGGATTCCCCAGGGAAATAGAACCTTACAAACATCCTGGCCCCACTGATTCTTGTGTTCCTCCAATAGAAGGAATGTTTCACCCTTTATCGTGTGTGTTTCCCATGAATCACATTGGGGCTCCCTGTAGATCCGAACCACACCAACCTGGATTTTACTCTTTGCCTGGAGAAGATCACCTAGAATCATTGGTGATCCTCACGTAGGATTTCAAAAGGTTACTCACCAATTCCTGGGTGATCTTACCATCATACCAGGCCACATACACGGTACGGAAACCTGGATCAGGATCAGATAAAACAATCCCCTGGGAATATCTTCCACCCGGTGGAACATATGAACCCGGTGCCACGAGGAGTAAATCACCAACACAAAAACTCACAGAGGATCCTCCGAAAGATCGTGTTTCTGGTAAGTAAACTTTTCACCGGTGTTTGGATCCACAACCACGAAGTAGGGATACGAAGAAAGCCCTACCTTGTAGATATCAATGATGATTAACGGTTTTGTTGGAGGAACAAAGAGAGAATCCCTCACGAAAACCATATCACCGAGAGATAGTTTCACTTCATCACCTCGAAGTTCCAAACCAAATGGTTTCCGAAATCAACATCTTTAATGATTCCGGTGTTCAACACGAACCTCCCCTCATAAGGTTGTCTCTTCTCATCAAATCTATTGGATGGGCCGAGATAAACACCAATGAAAGGTATCTCATCGAAACGAGTTAACCTAACCAGATCACCTGGTTTCACTGGATCACCTCAAGCCACAGGGTCCAGTTAACCCAGCCGATCTTACCATCACACAGAACCTTGATCCAGGTTCCGTTAGGCGGGGTGAGAACAGTACTGATGGAATCCATAGGAATTCCTTCCTTCGGAATTCCACGGTTAACACTTTCCGCGGTGAGATAAAAATGCATATAGCAACGGTTTCTAACCAGAACACCTGGAACCATACCGGAACTGGGCTTCATTCCATCACCTCGTTGAATCGATCGGAGGAGAAAACCATCATTTTATTGTGGGAAAACTTACTGGAAATTACTTCCACATAGTGAACATCCTGAGATACTCCATCGATGGGGTTTCCAACCACCATGAAGATCTCATCTTGATCACCCATGTACTCATTCCAACGGTACAGTTTTCCAACCTGAAGTTCATGTACCCGGATGATCTCCATGTTACCAGTATATCATCCCCTCACGGTGTTTTGCACTCAACTAAATTCCCCAATGATAAGATCATATGATTCATTTCCATGCCCAACACAGTGATCCCCATCATGTCTCTGTGGATCCATTCCCTCAGGTGACCATTTTCCAGGGCCACGAGTGGTGATGATCTTCAACATGTCCTCGGGCCGGACAACCTCATCATATTCATTGAGGATCTTGGTGTCAGGTTTATCCCAGGCCAACTTCCAATCATCCAAGGAATTGATACCTTCCTCAGGAATGATGTGAAGGGAGAAACACCAACCATAGGAGGATTTTCCTATGTGTAACACCTTGGCACCGGGGTCATGCCCACAGTGTTCACACATCGAGGTTGATTTTTGGTGGAGATAATAGTTTGTACCCACGGTTCACTTTCCTCCCAGAATCTCTTCCACCAGTAGCTCAGGTTCCCCTCTTCTCTCCGTTGCTCTCCAAGGTAAGGAACCCCTCTCTGCCCTTCGGAGTTGATCCACGGAATTCAATTCCTCAATCCGATACACCTCGGATCCACAGTTCCTAACCTCGGATTCTAGGTTTCTATCCCCAATCCTCTCGGCCTCACGTTCATCACGGGCATCGATGAGGATTTCTGTATGGAATGTTACTCTATAGAGCGGCATTGTTCAATATTCCTTGATGATCTTTTTTGAGGTTTTGAAACCATCCCAATCCACGGTAACCTTCTCTATGATGATTGGATCACCTGGATCATAATGGGGAGATTCTCGAATCCATGTTTCGGAGAACTTCTCCACATCACCTTTCTCCCCGCTTTGGGCAAGAATCTTTCCTGATTTGGTGGAGGAAATGAAGTAGTGATGCCCTCTTTTGTTCTTCATGATGTTATCCTAAATCATCCTACGGTGGATTTTCACCGGGGAGGGAGAGGTAGTGATCAGAGATGATTTGTTTCCTACCATTGTGGAGTAGAACGGAGAAGAAACGGTGATCGATTGAGATGTTGTGGTGTTCCTCGGTGATTATCCCGAGTGTGGGGGAGATCATCCTCTGGGGATTGGTGTAGAGAACGAGATCACCAACTCTCACTCAACCTCCTGGAGATCCGATTCTCGGCAGTGAAGAACTCCGCGTTCCGGAAACAATACCTTCCAGTGGGGGAACGGATCATTTCCACGGGATTCATGGGGGATGTGTTCCAGGATGATCCCAATATCACCAGGAAGATCCATTTGAAATCTAGCTCTCCACACAACGAGTTTACCGGGTTTCACTGTTGATCACCGTGTAGTACTTGGAAACATTACCCAAAAATTCCCTTGTGATCTTACCATCCCGCCACGCGATGGTGAGAAAACCCAGAGAGGTAGGGTTTGTTAGAACAACACCCTGGGAATATCGGCCACCAGGCGGAACATGAGTTCCAGGATTCACCAGGAGAAGGTCACCGAGCTTCATGGTTCTATAATATCATCATCCCCCGGTGTTTTGCACCGGGATAAAATCCCAAGTGTTTCCCCAACCTATCAAACCTGACTTGGTGATAATCCGAGTCATGAAGGTTTCATCATCGATCTGGAGAACAACACCGACATCACCCTTGAAAAACCGTCCCACGATCTTGGGAATCAAACCATCACGGTTCATCTCCATCGCAAAAACATCACCGCTGATGTCCACGAGGACCGTCAATCCCAAGGGTTTCTTGACCACATTGAGTCGGACCAGGTCACCGACCTTGTACTCAGGCTCCAATTAGCACCTTCGTGACATCACGATTGTCCACAAATATTTCCCTTAATTCCCCTGTTGTTTCCAGTATCTTAATTATGAAAGATCTTTTAAAGGAATCGAAGGGCATCAATGGGCAACGTTCCACCAGGAGACCGGTTATAGGTGGGTCATCCATGCGGAAACCATTGTGATAACGAGTCACAGAAACGTAATCACCCGGCTTCACAACGGCTTCACCTCACGGAACCAAATCCACCCAGATCTACCATCGTTCATCATCACATGGTACCACTCGAGTTTGTTCTCGATCAGGACTCCCAAGGTGGGCTGTTTACCAGTGTTAAAATGCCTCTTGGCCGAACCCCAATCCACGTTGCAACTGGCATGCGGTTCCACCTGAACAAGGTCACCTGCCTGAAGAGTTTTCATCGACGACCTCCATCAGTGATTCAATCTCGTCCACAACCACACCTCCCTCACACAGGACCGTCCACCATTGGTGCCTGTCATCTCCCCAGGTGTTGCTACGGTCAGATTCCTTGATGATGATACCAACCAGAGGGGTGCCCTTCCAGAAGCCTTGCTTCCCACGAATGAGATCACCCGGCTTCACTGAGGACCTCCGGTTGGTCACCACCCCGAAAAACATCATAAACGAACTTACGGCCGTCGGGCTCTAAGATCTCTATCGTGTAATCAATTCCACTGTGATAATTGGGCGGTGGATGGATGGATAGAACAACACCCATGGCCGTCTGGTGATGAGCCCAAGTAAATCGAATCAGATCGCCCGGTTTGATCACCCAATGACCTCCAAGTACGAGATGTGAAACCTAGCGAAGAGGGTCGATTCAGATCCCAGGCGAAGAACACGGTAGGAGTTCAACTGGTAGGCGGTGTACTTCGTAAATTTCCTACGAGAATTCGGGTCCACTGCGAGTCCCAACACCACACCCACCCAATCGCGGTTGATCTTGTGCCGAACCAGGTCACCGGGCTTCAGATCCATAGGGTCAGTATACCACAGGAAAGACGGGTTTTGCACTCATTGCTTTTCCATCCTGAAAATGGTGGCCGTGTTTAACTTCTGCAAACCGTCCTGAGTTAAGACTCGAATCCATCTTACGTTTCCGCGGTGAGGAAGGGGTGGAAGAACATCGATGAATGTACCCATGTAGTTCCAAACACCAGAAACCAGCTGGTAACGGATTAGGTCACCAGGATTAAGTTCTATGGTGTTGTGCCCGTGGTAAGTGATTTCCATGTTTCACCTGACTGAAACCCTGCGGAGGGTACCCATCTCGTGTTCCTTGATAATACCATCGTTCCATGCCACTTTATAAATCCACGGAACTCCAAAGGGGCTCTTCAACAACTTTTTATCGATCTTCACCTCGAGAAGAATCCCTAACAACCGGGGATTCAACTCACCGTTCCAATCGATTTTTCTAACGAGGTCACCGGGGTTCATCTTACCTTCTGAGCCTCCGATAGGTAACACCATCCGGCACCGTTGGGGGTGAGGACCTCGATTAACCTAGTTCTTCCTTGGGTATCGTTGAGGGTCTTCATACCGATGACGAGAGCCACGTGTTCAGGTTTCCAGTGGATCGTGTAGCCAAGTTCGGCATTTTCATCGAAGAGAAGAATGTCCCAAGTACCGATTGGAACCACAAGATCACCAACGTTTTTTCTACGAGACGACGACATACCACCACCGGAGATCCTATAGCTTTTTCACCTTGTCCATGTTCATCCAAACTTCTCTAGAGTCGAAGGCTATCCTGTAGTAATCATTCCGTTTTTCTAGTATGATTCCGATCGTGTCTGGTACTACGTAGATTGACTTATGAAACCCACGGACTCTTGGATATGAAGAATACCCTCGCCGACCGTGTTGGGATTTTTCCCATTCGTGAGAAATAACGATGATAAGATCACCGGTCTTCATCATTTTGATCAATCATAATTCATTTTTTAATAAAGTTTCTACAATATCATTTTGATCGATCCAAGAATCCCATATTTCTCCATCAATTTTCAAAACTTTCAAATTAAAAATCGGTCCAGGACGACTTTGCTGAGAATCATACCTTGGAATGTGGGGAGACTCCAGAGAAATTGATAATAATATTCCTATAAACTTATCGGAACATACTCCTCTTAATGTAATTTGTACTAAATCCCCAGGCGACATATTAACTCAACGACTTTAACCACTCAAAAGGGACCCACCCTCTTCCTTGTGGAACTAAAATCATCGCGAATCCAGACGTATAAAATAAGTCTGGTACATCTAACGTTTCAACGATAAGACCTATGTCTCCACAGTAGAATCGAGTATTATTTGGAATGGTTTTCTCTAGAGGTACTCTACAATACGTTAACCTGTAATCACCTTCAAAATTTGTAGTGATCAACTGTCCGCATTTAAATATTTTCTCTAAAGAAGAGCTTGATTGCATCTCCCATAATTAACACGTAATTTTAGGAGCGCAAGCACAATTTATCGATTTGCAAAAATCAGGTCCATTTAGATCAACTCCGCAAGTTGGACAGTGCGTAATCGTTTTTGTGTAATCGCTTTCGTCCAACTTTTTCTGTTTCTTTTGCTTTTTCATATTTTTTACATTTTTCAACATAAAATCCAAAATCCTAAATTTGTTTCCGTTTTCTAATAAAACGCTATAAATGTTTTTTTCTGAATCATACTCTACGATGAGACCCATTCTGTCAATGAGACCCTCACCGATCACAAAACTATTTGGATCTTCAACTATCTTTACCAAATCTCCTACTTTAAATCTTTGAACATCTTTCGAGATAGCTTTGGTCTTTTTCTTTCCAATGACATTACGCATCATTCTCCTTGCTCTTTTCAGAAATTAACCCTAATAGATCAAGTTGATCATAAGAATCTAAAATAAGAGATGCCAATAGAATATTGCTTGCATCCCATCTCCAAATTAATTCTTTAACCTTTCCACGTAAATGTTTCATGTCGACCGGTCGATTCCACATCACAGGACCATCTCCTAATTGAATCTTTTCAGCAAGATTGACGGCTGCATGTGATAGAATCTTTTGAGAATCGCTGGTTACTCTTAAGTTGTGTCGTACGGCCCATTTTGAGACTCTCCATAATAGGTTGTCCTTATCGCCCCTAAAAATCTCTAGCTCGCCCCTCTTTTCGCAATCTAACCAACGATTTGTGTAGTAAAATCCACTCTTGTCTAGATAACACTGCGCATTGACAATGTCAAAAGATTCAAGTATTTGACACGGATCACCTGTAATTTTCGTGATTGCTTGTACGAGGGCATTACCAAAATAATATTCTCGTCCCCATCCAGCCAAAGTCGGAGCATCACCTGACGGATACAAGTTGGAGACTTTATACCTCTTCACTTCCATGTTGAGGAATTGGATGACATCAGATGCATCTGAATCATTTTTAAAATAAAAGTCAATATCTCCAGCCCCTGATTTCCAAAAACGATTTTTAAGCCTATCTTCTGCATCCTTCGGGATTCTAAAAGATGGCAAAATGAGGTATTCCTCTACACGGTTTTGAGGATCATCATTTTTAAATCTTGGACCTTCTTCTGGCAAAGTACCATAACTCAATTCAGAAAACAACCATCTGCCAACGATCGCAGCAGATCCTCCTGACACATAGCCGCCTCTTGAGAAGACGCCTTCCAACGTTTCGATGACACGTGGTATAAAGACGCGAGATTTTGCAAATTTTTGCTTAATTAATCGCAAAGGATCACAGGAAAGTGCCTCAAACGATAACATAGATCCATACTACATCAAAGTTATGAGCTTTTTCACTGCTTCGATTTTTTTGATATTTTCATCCAAACTCCCCAAAGAACCGGGACTGCGATCCAATGAAGACACAGCATCCATGATATCGGCATTCCTGCATAAAATACAGGATGAACAAATTTTCCTAACGTCCAAAACGCGGCTGGAAACAGAACATCTTCTATTATTTCCCATCCAATGAATATGATGAGAAGAGGAACTCCTCCCTTTATGAACACATCTTTTAGTTCTGAAATAGAAAAATGTTCTAGTTTGTGCTTTAAACGATGCTTTAAAGCAAATGAAATTGATCTAAATAAATTTAATCCTCTTTGGAACATCGCTGAATAATTATTTCATGCTTGAGACAGAACAAAAATTATACGAAATAATCTTAGAAGAAATTGAATCAATTTTAGGAGAAGAAGAGAAAAAAAGCAAGGTTAATCCTTCTTATCTAAAAGGTTCTCCTGAAAAGGAAAAGAGAGCAAAAGAAATAAGAGCGCGCGCAAAGAAAGACACTGATGATCCATCAGCTTATCGACCTTTTGCCACAGACAAAGACCCAAAGACTGGTGAGCCAATAAAAACAAAACCTTCCAAATGGAACAAGAAAGTTAAAGACATGTTCGGAGAATCATTAATCGAAAATGAAGACTTGTTAGAAGAAGATCTAGATTTGGCGGTCGACTTAGACGTCCTAAAAGAATTTATCGCGGAGGCCGTCCTCGAAGAGAAGAAAAAAGGAAACAACGTCACAAAAGCTCTGAAAAACAAGGCAGAAAAGTCTGGCGCGCCGATGAGCGCCTTGCGAGCAATCTATAATAAAGGTCTAGCAGCATGGAGAACGGGACATAGACCCGGGGCTTCTCAACATGCGTGGGCAATGGCCAGAGTCAATAGCGTGCTTGCAGGCGGTCCCGCAAGAAAAGTCGACGCCGCTCAATGGAATCAAATCAAAAAAGCACGTGGCAAAAAGAAGAAAAAGAAATGAAAAAACCGTCTAGAATAAATGAGCTTGGCGCAGCAAAAACTCACGTGGCTCTTGCCAAAATAAAAAAACAGTTAGATGAACCTGTCGTTGGCATCGGTAAAGTTATTAGCGCAATTCAAAAGAGCCAAAACGCTGACGTAACTGGTGATGGTCAAGTCGATGATCAAGACAAGAAGGTTCTCGACGATTTAATAGCTCAACTCAATAATGTGGTCGCATACGTGGGTGGAGCTGGGATGGACATATTTAATTTGAATTCTAGCTTGAGAAAAAACAAATACGTCGTATCTGCTATTGATGCCAACCTCGAAGAAAAAGTTCTTCGAGGCGTTCTTCGCGAGTTAATCAAAGAAGAACTTAAGCGTTCTCGATGATCACTGTTCCTCCTTACAGGAATAGCTGATCTCCCATTTTTCTAGAACCGGTGTGTTCTTCTTGTTAGCGTCGACCTTGATACTGACCTCCAACTCCAGGAACTTCTTCTGAGCTTGAATCTTTCCAAGCACGTTGTAGAGGTCAACCGGACATGGTGACGGTCCGCTGGCCAAACAATCAGGAGATGCATTCGTCGATTTGGTCGACACAGAATACCAAGTTGCAGAAGAAAGATCTGCTTTCGTTCCCGCTGTCCTCACGCGGAATGAAACTTCTGTGCCAGGCGGTGTTGTTGAATCCCAAGACAAGAAACCCCAGACTGGTGTCTCGCCAGATTCACAAGTAGTTTCATAAGATTCCACTTTGGTGGTATCTAGATAACCCCCTGGACATTTTGGTGGATATCCACAGGCCGCATTATAGAAGAATCCCCAGTTGTCACCCTTGAAGCACTCAGCCTTGTTGTAGCTGGCGTTCGTGGACGGGTTGACCATGACCTCGTCTCCGTCGACCACATTACAGCTCTTCACGTTGCGACACTCACCGGCCGGAATAGCTTCATCGGTGTAGCAGTACTTCGCACCCGGAAGCGATGTTGGTTCTGTTCCAAAATAACCTGAACCCTTCGGCATGATTGCGATCGGAATACCTTTCGGTGCTTCTTTGGACCCAGTGTTGCAGATTGGGACGATCGGCGTGTTACCTGATTGACAGGTGAGGCCAACCCCGAGTTCAAAGTCTCCACACTTGTCATCGAAGTTTGGAGCCTCCCATTCTACACAATCACCGGCTCCCTTCTTGACTCCATCGCAATAGTTGTGACATGTATCGTGGACCGCATTGATACAGGTGGCATCCCAATCTCCCTTCCAACTCATGGGACAAGCTCCAGGATTATAAACCTTGTATTGATCTACGCACTTTTGGGTCCACTCACCCTCGTAACTCTTCTCGCAGGAATAATAGATCCAACCGTACTCAGGCTCATCCCAACACTTTTGTGTCAGTTCCCACCAGCACTCGTAACGCTCTTCCCACCAACATTCATACACGTATTGCTGCTCCCACCAGCACTCATAAACATAGATCTGTTCCCACCAACACTCGTACACATATCGAAGCTCCCACCAGCATTCATATACGTAGATCTGTTCCCACCAACACTCATAGACATATACTTGTTCCCACCAGCACTCGTACCGGTAATCCCACCAGCAAGTGTAGCACCATTCGCACCAGAAGAAGTTACAACAATAATTCCACCCGCAAACATAGGTCTGTCGCCAGCCACAGACGTATACTTCTCTCCATCTCCATCCGCAAACGTATATTTCTCTCCACCGCCACCCGCAGACGTAGAACTCACGCCATCTCCAGCCACATTTATAAATTTCTCTCCAACGCCAACCACATGTGTATACTTCTCTCCATCTCCATCCGCAGAAATAGTAATTACGCCAGCCACACTTGTAAGTTTCGATCCATTCGCAAACCTGTTTATATCCAATGATTCCCCAATAACTACAGGTTTCGATCTGAGTATAAGGGCAACACGTCTTGTCCCAATCACAGGTCTTCTTGACATTTGGATCGCAATCTTTAGTTAACCCCTTTTGATAGGTCAAGCAAGGTTCGACTTCACAAGTACCTGTATACTTCTTCTCGCAGCACTGAGGCTTCTCGTCACAGATCTTGTCAACACACTTGGTCTCACAACCCTTGATTAAACCTGCACCTTTGGTGCAGATGTCATGAGAGCAACTTCCTTGAGCTGGATCTTGACACTTCTGGTTCTGGTGGCATTGCGAACCATGTGTGCAAGGTTCTTTGGCTGCGCCTCCCTTGTTCGCCTTATCGATACTATCCGCTGGAGTGCTAGACCAATTCCACGGCCATTTGCAGATAGAACCGTCTGCCTTCCACTTCCCATCTTCTACCCACTTACTGCAACGAGGATCGCAGGGATTATCAGTGCAAACTTTTTCAGAGGTTAGCGATAAAGGTTTGCCATCATCATTTGGAATTTTTTTGACATCTTCGCCGTCTGAACAGTCAGACCATTCACCATCTACACAAGTTTGAACTCCAACGAAGCAACTAAGAACACCTTCATGTTCACCAAGCGCAACATGACAAGTTCGTTTTTCTTCTTCTTTGCAGGATTCAGGTTCTTTAGGTTCGTTGCCCCCCTGCGAAGAATCGCTTATGTCATCAGAAAAAACTACATCAGTAGTTGTCTCTTTTGTTTCGCTTACGCATGAAATTATTGCGCAAATGGCTAAAGCAAAAAATTTTTTTAAATGCGAAGATGAATTCATTAGTTATTGATAATATACTACAAACAACAAAAAATGAACTAAACTCTTCCGTAACTGTCTTCTAGCCTGATAACATCATCAAGTTCAGAAGTTGAAACTTCAATCACGTCAACATCTCCGTCATACGCGGACATTCTATGAATAATAGTAGGTTTAATTCTTATCGAATCTCCAGAATTCATTTTAAAGATTTTCCTAGACTCGCCTTCTCTTATTTCCATCGTTAAAATACCTGATTGAACCAATATCGTTTCATCTTTTACGTTATGATATTGTAGCGATAGACAAAACCCATTTGAAATATGGAGAATTTTCCCAACATATTTTTCAGTTTCCGCCCAAATCAGTTCATGCCCCCACGGTTTGTCAACTTTTCTAGCCATTTTTTTCCCCTTGAAAATCATATGGCTTCTGGATTATCACTCCAATGTATAATAACATCTTTTCCAACTTGAGTCGTGATAAAATCTTTGATTGCCCACTCAGAAGAGAAAGAAAGTTTTCTTCCTTTATAATACATGTTCCATGCTCGGATTTCTCTTAAAATATCCATCTTCGATATAACAAGATCTGTCACACCATTGACTTTTACTGCTTTAACTAGATTATCAATATTCAACCAATTACACTGCCGCGGCCTATTGGTGGTTGCACCAAACTCATTACCTAGTTGCCTAATCTTTTCAAAAACTGGATCTTTCGGTTCAAACTTCTTTGAACCAACATAAGTCTCATAAATTTTTGCTGCTCCATAAATTCTTCTAATCTTTTGTGGTGGAACTCCATTCATAACTGCAGATCCAACCGTACAATGAGAAGAAGTCACATAGGGATAATCACCCCAGTCTATGTCTAAATAAAATCCTTGCGCTCCTTCAAAGAGGATGCTGCATTCTTGTTTTTCATGAAATTCTTCATAAACATCAATTAAATAAGGTTGTAATTCATGAAAATCTTCAGCACGTTTTCCTTTTCTTGCGTACTTGTCTCTATATGCAGGTCCGTTGCCTCGTTTTGTTGTTCCGATTGAAACGTCTTGTTGATCTTCTTCAAGATGCTTATTAGTAATGATATGAGTATTTTTTGAAATAAAAACTAAATCATCCGGATCAATTCCTTTATCATAAAGCATATCCATTTCATCAAAGAAATGATCTATATTAAGAACGCAACCAGGGCCAATGATGCTTTTTACACCATGAAGAACGCCGGCAGGAATGCTATGCGTAACAATTTTTTTGCCTTCAACATAAACCGTATGCCCAGCATTATTAGATCCGTTGTATCTAACTGAATGTGTATATTCGCCAGTCTGAACCAATGCGTTCGAAATTTTTCCTTTTCCGCTATCACCTTGTTGTAGGTCTAAAATTACATCTGCAAACTTAATCATAGCATTTTTCCTTTTTTAATCAAAAAATTTTCAAGGGCCATTCTACGTTCTTCAAGATCTTTAATTTCTTGTTCTAAAGTCGATTTTACTCTTATAAATGAGTTAAGCTTTGCATTCTCTTCGTCTTCTTTGGAAAACTTCTTTTTATCTTTCGCCGTTTGAAACAATGCGCATCCTATGGATCCAAAAATAGAAATTATTGCAAAGAAAAGAAGATATCCTCCGATTGTATGCGTTTTTGATCCCATGAATCCCATGCTAACGCCAATTAATCCAAAGATTTTTGCAATTATAAAAAGAGTAATCGCGACTTTATTTAAGGGTTCTACTTTCATAAATGTATTCACAACTTACAATATCTCTTTTATTTCATCAAAGAAGCACAACCCAACACCATCAGGAATTAAAACCTTAATTCCTATTTGACCTTCTTCTGGGGGTAGAACAATTCCGATTTCTCCTTTTTTCCATTCTGGCCAAGATAAAAAATTTTCTTGCTCGAAAACTGATATAGGAGTTAAATAAAAAGATTCTCTTTGGTTAAACGAAGTAGGAACAACTAATGACCCTACTTTCACAGAAATAGAATACAACGATTCTTTTCTTTTTTTCACAATTTTATTCTTTGCTGAAACAAAAACGCCCTCCGTTAAGAGGGCGACCAAAATGGTTTTTATTTCTTGCTACTTATAAGAAGATACTTTAACAAATGACTTATGCAGTTGCTCTTGTTTTTCTTTTGCCGCAGAAAGATCTTCTGGCGATTTTTCCATCAACTTTTTATAAAAAGATAATCGATGTTTTACACCAGACCAGTTGCAAGATTTAACTCCGCCGTAAATTGACATTGCACCCATGATTGTGTGACATTGTCTCATTCCGATCGACAAATATCGAACAGCGACATTCGCAGAAACCGTCGTGCTCTCTTGAGATGAAGAATTCATTTTTGAATATTCTTCCTTCGAGACAAGCCCAGTTCTCTGAATTTGCCAAGGTGATCTTGCCTTGTGAATAAGGTGACCGTCTTTTCGGTACGAATCACATTCGTATGGTCTGCATTTTCCTTCATGAACGTTTTTTGCAAACTTAGATTCCCAATATCCCTTAGTGACCAAGAGAATTGCTAAGCTTTTTTTATCTTGTGGCCAAGTTGCTACGCAACCTTCTACGTTGTACTTGTCAGAGCATGTTGCTCTAGATGAAGCATCATCAATCGCTTCAGCGATGATTGTCATCCTATCAGTGCGTTCCTGCCAGGTCTCGTTATCGCCATAGGCGGGTTGAAGTCCTAGCAAAATTGTTGTAATGTATGCTATGAAACTCATGGCAATTTATATATTACATTTGATCACATTGTTCACAAAAAAATTTTTTATTTTTTCAAATTCGCGTATGAATTTGAAACGTGTAAAGAAAAAAAACAAACGTTACTATTCAAAAAATGAACCGAATACCTCCAAGAAGCGGATTTGGATTGATTCAAGAAGACGTATGGCCTGATGAATGGAAAATGTTTACTTCATGCATCATGCTGAATTGTACTTCTAGAAAACAAGCAGAAAAAGTTCTTTCTATTTTTTTCACAAAATGGCCATCTGCAAAAGATTTAATTTCAGCAAATGAAGCTGACGTTATTGAAACAATTGCTTCTTTGGGGTTTAAAAATAGAAGAGCAAAAAATTTACTCAATATGTCAAAAGCTTATTTAAGCAAAAAATGGAAAGACCCTAGAGATCTACCTGGGGTAGGCGAATACGCAGCTAGATCTTGGGAAATATTTTTTAAAAATAAACTAGGAGATACTCCACCAAATGATGGGGTTCTTGCTTCATATTGGATTTGGAGGAAAAAACATGACAATTGAAAGAAAACAATTCGTAGAAAAAATTCAAAAAAAGAAAGTAGAAAAGGTAGATTCTAAAAAAGTAAAAAGAGGATTCAAGCCTGATTCTCTACAAGATGCTATCGTCGATGGAAAGTTTGTCGGTCAAGTAGGAAATGAAATCATTGTTGATCGATTTAGGAATGGAAAACAAGCATTTCATGTTTGTACGGTAAAAGAGCTTGAAGAAAATGGTCTCATTCACACATGGGATGAAACCATTCACCAATGGTTTGTATTCTCAACCAACGAAGCTCCAAAAGTTGTTAAGCTACTTTCTTCAGGAAAAAAATGAAAAAATCTTTTTGAAAAGAGCCACAATCGGATTAGGAGCCGGTGGCGGCTGAGAAGGTTTAGTCATTATAATTTGATTTAACTCCTTCAACAATTCTTCATTTATCGTTTGTTGCGAATTACCTATGGCGTTTTTACTTGAAGGAGGAGGCGTCGTTTTTGGATCCCAAAGTTTTAACTCTTCTGCATTTTGTGGAAGATCAACATCAAATAATTTTTCTATAACAGGTCTTAAAGCATTATATCTTGTTGGATAAATTTTAATGTTTGATCCAAAAGTTAATTTTTTTATTAAACACAAACACCACTCTTCAGACCATTTTTCACCAACAAATTTTGTTGAAGAAAACATTTCTCCTGTCACGCGGGGAAGATTAATTGCAAAAGTTAAATAAATTGCTCTTAATGCATTTGACCATTGCGTTTGAGTTTTATCATCAAATAATTCTTTTTTTGCGGTCGGGGTAACGAATCCCATTAATCTATCAAGCGTGAATTTCTTTTGCAATTCGCGTGTTCGTGGATCTTCTAAGATTGAAGCTATGCAAGCAGCCCAAAGTTTTGCACATTTTTTACTTTCTTCTGATTTCCAACTACCTTTTTTACCATCACATCCCCAAAAAAGTTTTTGTTGCGCTGCTAGGTTATTAACCTCTGACGTTCCTATAAAAAATCTCCAAATTCCCTTTTGGTTTTTCTTAAATGAAGAACCAGATACATCTAAAGCAGGTTTCAAACATCCTTGAACTATTGTTTCAAATCCAGAATCACAAAAAAAACCCAACATCTTTGATACTGAAAAAACGTTGGCTTCTCCCCACTGTATTAATCCGGCAGAAACAATCATCCTATCATACATGTTGATTGCATCATAATGACCGCTTTCAATCGCGACGATTGTAGCTAAAAACTTATCATTAATCGATGGATTTTTAGGAAGCTCAAATTTTATTTTTCCTTTATAAAAAGGACCTTCAAATTCTTGATAAGAACCCCATGTAACATCTTCGACTCTTGCCATGATGTAGCCTCCTGCAAGAAAAAACGCAATATTATATAGCACCTTCTTTCATAAGAAACTTAACAATCGTGTTTTTATGAATGAAATAAGTTAAAAAAGGTCCTGAAGTAGAAATATATGAACATAATCCTACAAGATGTCCATTCAAATCGAACGCACCACCGCCAGAATTTCCTAGCCAAGCTGGTGATGATATTTGAATAACTTTTTCCGTGGGAAATAAATCCGGAGTTTTTAAGTTATTTCTTATTGATGAGACATATCCTTTAGAAAAAGTCCATCCTAACCCGACTGTGTGGCCCATGATGTTAACTTCTTCACCAGGCTCAACAATTTCGTCAGTTATTTCGACGACATCATGAGGCGGTTCTGAACTCGGGTCAACTAAAAGAAGCGCCAAATCGTTAATTTCATCGTTCGATTTTACTATAGCTAAATGGAATGAGCTTTCATTAAGCTCATCATAAGTTATATACGTTATCAATTCATCTTTATTAACGCAATGATTTGCAGTTAACAACATTCCGCGATTAATCCAAATGGCAGCACAATGGATCATTTGATCTGAAGTGTCTAAACTAGTAAGTGCGACTGTCAATCTTTTTATTTTCTTTACGTTTTCTATCTGAGAAGATCTTTGCATTTCATGTTCGTTTAAAACATTACTCACTTTAGGAGTTTGAACATGCGAAGATGAACAACAACCTACCAGGAAGAAGAACGACCCCAAGATTAGCGAGCTCATGAAATTTTTCACTAGAGACTCCTCGCTGGCGGTTGAAAATCCAGCTTAATTATAGTTATAGTATTTCACTCGAGATTCTCTTTTTGTTCTTGAGATTTATAGATTTTTGTAATCAAATGTAATATTTGATTCATGCCTTTATCGGAAGAAAATATTAAGGTTATTAGAACAGCGGCAAAAGATGCTGGAGATCATCTTAAGGGTAAATTACCTCCCTGCAAGTTTCTCAAAGAGCGTAATTCTTATGCCCACATATGGGAGAGACTAAAATCTCGTCTGGGTAAGTCATACAAGGATTGTGACGATCACCAAGTTCCAGAGATTCTACGAATGATAGAATGGTATAAGAATAATCCGTGCTGAGAAAAACATGATGTAAAAAAAAGCAGAGAGGGTATCCTCTCTGCTTCATAATGTTTTTTAATTTAATTTACTTAGATGACTTTACTTTTTCTATTGCTGCATCATACCAAGCCTCGATGGACTTCCTGAAAGGCCACATCCAAAAATATTGTGCCGTGGTGAAATGAGCAATCATATTTTCTTTTAAAGCCGGTGTGAAAGCCTTTTCTCCATGATATTCGTAAATAGCGCGGAGGCTTTCTTCATAAGCTTCTTGTTCAAACTTTTTGCGCCATCGTGCAAACACCAATGGAAATGGAACTAAAAGGTACGCAACTGAGAACAAGAATCTTCCGTGCCTCTTGGCTTGACGCATGTGAACTCTTTCGTGCCTGATAATCTCGGCCTTGCTAGTTATTGTAGCGTTTTCCCAGCTGCTCGGAACATAAACTTTATTTCCCATCGTGGTGATAAAACCCGTCATAAAGAGTTTCATCTGTCCAAAAGTTATGATCTTCAATGCCGCATCGATGAACTTCATCAACACGGATTTTTCTTTCTCGATGATTTCAAAGTCTGGAAATTCTTGCTTGGTTTCTGCAAGAATTTTATTGTATTCTTCTTTCATGGAAATCTCCTCTTACTATAAATATCTAAAACATTTCGTTAAATGATTGATATAAAATCTATATAATGTCTAGAAAGCTTCTAAAACCTGGCACTCTTGCAATATGCAAGCCAGATTGTGATGGTTTGATTATTTGGTCTTCATACGCTTGTGAAGTCGATGACGATATTGATAAAATATATTCTGACGACGTCCTTGTGATCATAGAGGCAAGAAAGCCTACAGATAAAGAAATTCAAGACAAATACCTAACGCCTGAATGGCAAAATGGAGCCTATCGGGTTTTAACTTCAAATGGTACTAGCGGATGGACAGGCGAAGGATGGTTAATTCCTATCACCACCTAACTCTTACTCTACCTTCACATCCCGATGGAATTATAGGAACTGGAACGTCGTCTGGCGTTGTAAGCAAAGCCCTAATCCTAATCTCAATTGGCGAGCGATACCCTGTTCCTGATTTTTTCTTCTCTACTTTAAGAGGTATCGCAAGTTCAATCGAACTATCTTTAAACCCACCAAATTTAATTGGTAGAGGTTCTATCGTCGTCGCTTGAGATCCCCACACGGTTCCACAACCTGAGCAAAATAGAAGAAAAAATAATGATTTCATTAATCATTAATTATTAAGAACCCCAAAGCGAGGAAAAAGATCCAATAAACTTATTCCAAGCTTCTTCTTTAACGATAGATTTAAATCCGTAAACGTCAAAGGCAACTTTCACTGCATCCCAATTACAAATCGGAGATGAAGAAGTCATTTCCATCCGCTCACCCTCGGTCCACTCCTTGAACGAAATAAGTTCATAGTTGCGTTGAAACTGTGCCGCATTGTTGGGGTCAGAAAGAAACCTTGCTAACTTGTCAGGGTCGGTAGCCAAATCAGCTGCGGTCTTGTCGCCGATGCCGGGGATGCCAGGGATGTTGTCTGATCCATCACCACGTAGGGACTTCCAGGTGATGTAATCGTAATCCTCAGGTGCCTCCAGATATTCTTTCTTAATTGGATTCCATACTTTTACATGAGAATATTTCTGAATTAACTGGGTAAAATCTGAGTCATTGGAGACTACAGTCCATGGCACCGCTGTGGTGGAACGATCGATGAGATTGTAGATAGTATCGTCACACTCAGATGTAGGGTGCCGAACGACTGAGACAGGGAAGTGCTTGGTCAGGAGATCGACGATATGATCCTTTTGCTTGAAGAACTTTTGAAGCTCTGCATACTTGGGGTCGTCCTCCTCAACTCGACGTGTGGCCTTGTACTCGGGCAGAAGTTCGTAGCGCTTAACCGGTCGGCCCTCGAGGACCACATAAACTCGATTCGGTTTGAATTGATCAACGAGAGACTTGAACTGCCTGAAAAAGTTGAAGACGACAGGGGCAGGCCCGACCTGGAATCCGGATCGAGCACGATGACATTGATTCATGAAATCGATACAAAGGATTGACATGTTTAGATTATACCTTAGCGTACTTCTTAATTGCACCTTTGGACATACGTTCCTGAGGAGGAACGAAATCCATTTCGAGAAGATCGAAGAAATCCTGTTCTTCGGCGACAAGGAGTTGGGTGCCATCCGTTGTAGTTGGCATACAATCTGTCATACGACCGCCACCGGACATCTTCTTCCATCGACCAAAGATTCCTGGGATAAATCCATGAAATGGATTACCGTCTGGTCCAGCTCCGCTACCAGTTCGCATCATGTACAGACCACCCCAGTTATCAGGAGTCGCCAGGAAGACATCGAGGTTCATCCCCTCCGCCAATCGAACACGAAGGTACTTGGCAGAGACCTTAGGAGTCCATGGAATGGCACCTGGAACACCGGGCTTGATGTGTTGACCGACGTCACTGAGGAGGGAGATGAGGCGTTCACGATCACCAGGGATGCCACAGATCTCAATGTCACCGACAATTTCTTTTCGTCGGCGAATTGAACCAGCTACTTCGACGCGGTCCATTGCCGGGAAGATGTGCTGTCGAACTTTATTTGCGATGGATTCTGCCTCGTGGAGGTCAATCTTTCCAATACCCATGGTCTTATACTACCATTTTGGTGGTGAACTTTGCACTCAATCAACCTTAAAAATTTTCACATAAGAATCGCCATTGAAAGCCAAGGAAACGTTAAAAACATACCTCGAATGACTCGTTGGTCTTCCGCGGCGATCACGTTTGTTAATATGTGTATATCGATACGTTCCTGCTTCTGGCATGTTTTCGTGGACGTTTAGATATGAATCTGGGATCCTACAAATTCGGCCTTTTCCGCCCGTTCGGAGGTTTTTAAAGCTTGAACTACCAAGCTCATGGTAGATTTGAAACCCTACGTTCTGTTCGTGTTCTTTCCTTTTACGGTTTGTTACCTCTTCGGGCGTCTCAACTGTCAAGGTAATCTTTTGAGGGATGCAAGATTCAATCATCTCCGCAACCATCAGCAGCGAATTGATAAAATTCTCTCTTTCTTTTACCTGTTCCAAAGAGAATTCTGAGTTTCCGTAACGGATCGAAATCCTTCGAAAATAATCTCGATAGAACCCTCCGGCTACGAGAACGTTTTCTCCCGACTCATAACCTACATTTAAGCAACAAACAAAATTTCCATTGCTCCAGCCTGAACGCTTTGGATCTAGCAAAAATTCATATTGATTATGATCATGGTATTCACTTTCGTCATATCTTAACAGGCTTTCTTTATAATGTTCCGTCATGTGATTCGTAATGCCATGAGTCATTACGATATTTCTTGCGAGCTTTAGGGCTTTTTTTAGCTCAGAGCGGTCCATGGATTTACATTATAACTAAAAGAAGCAAGTTTGCACAAAGCTATTCGCGCATTTCAAAAGCGATTTTTTTTAATAAACGATTTTTATTGATCGATATTTTCGATATTCCTGATGGAAGGAGGAGGAGAATCCTTCAAGCTTTCAAGAACTCCATTCGTTTGTTCGAGTAAAAAATCAATATGATCTTTGACATATGGCATCCATGACCATTCTTGGTCTATATGAATTTGTGACAAATCCATAAATGACATCTCAGTCAACTTTTTCTTAATTTCATTTAATGATTGATAAACGTGTTTATAAACATCGCTGGATTGTTCTGTCATAAATTTATCCCTTAAATTGCCATTTTTATTTTCGCTTTTGTTCCATCTGGCAAAATAACCACCGCATCATCCTGCTGAATTTCTATAGCTTTTTCAATTGGCTCACTTATGATGGAATCAACATCATCAATTTGATACCATTCTTTTGCTCTTTTCTCAGAATTTTCTACGACAGAATCAACCATCTTTATGATTTTTTCATGAAGAGTTTGCCTCAAAACAATAATAGAATCAAATATTTCTCCGTCGATGTCTGACAATGACGTTGCTTCTCCTTTTGATCCTACTCTTACGATATAGTTAGTTGATTCTCCATTTAAGCTTTTTTTTGTAATTTCTTCAATTACCTGAACGGGTAATATCTTCGTTTCACGATTCATTAGAATATACAAAATTTGGCCTATCGAGTATTTCATTCATCCTCCGCAGCTTCAGCTAATAGCTGTTGACCGATAGCAGCAGCAATTTCTTCTTCTTCAGAGATAAGTTCAAAAACGCCAAGCTGCGGAGTCGAAGAAATTGTTACGATAAAATCTGGGGCTTCATCTCCTAGAGGAATTTCTGCTTCATTACACAAGCTGATGATCTTGTTCCAAAGCTTTGATTCTATGAGCTGTCTGTCTTGACTAGATGCAAGAGCTTGACTGATGGTAGACTTCATGTCTGCTGGCAATAAAACGCCGAATAAGTCTCGTAGATGAACAAGCTCTTTTCTTGAAAGTTTTAAAGAAAAGTTCTTCTTAGGCTTTAAGCCTTCATCTTGTTCTTTTTCATTTTTATTCATTTTAGTCATGATTCACTCGCTGAATCAGATCCTGGTTCTGGATCTAAAACTTCTAAGAAAAGATCAAACGTGTCTTTATGAGCAACGCCTTGCTTGATCTTAACAACTCTCATTGCGGCTTGAAGTACTTTCAAGTCAAGCTTTGTAGAATACTCTTCAATGAGTTCTTTTCTATCGCTTTTTAAAAGTTCAATTTCGTTGTCGACATTTTCAATTCTAGACACAAATTCCTTGACAAGCTTCTTGAGCTCTCCAAGTTCATCTGGTTGCATGATGTCCACGTTATAATTTTTTTGTTGTCGTTTCGGCATACTGTAAACTATACAGGATGCGCTCGATATGTTTAGAAAATTTCATGCCGCTGCAGATTTTAATGCTGCATTAATTTCATTGATGAGCTTATCATAAATTTTTATGTAACTTTTGCTATCATAAATTATCTTATCTGATAATCCTGCTTTCTTAGCATCATCGATAACTCTTTGTTTATCTTGCTTTACAGAAGAAAGAATTGAATTCAACGCCATACCTTTGCTGGCTTTTAGGACAATTTGTTTATTCTTTTCATCTGTTTGCAATTTTTTTACTAGTTCAGCTGGTAAACCTAAATCTTCGATCTTAGAAGCAGATAAAACCTTGTTAATTTGCTCTTTTATTTGTTGGTAATAGCTTTCTGACGCCTTCAACACGTCAGCTTTCGCGTCTTTCACCCATTGCTCATTTGTGATTTCTGTTGCACCAGCGGCTTCTTTTTCACCATAAGCCATTTTATCAATTGCTTTTTCAGCTTTATCTATGACTTCTTTTCCTTTTTCAGCAGCTTTTTTTATTCCAGTTCCTGCAACGGAAGCAGCAGCTCCTGCTGCAATGAAAGCCAACGGGTTAACTGCAAAAAACGCAAGAGCAGTCGCTCCAAAACCGGCTTTTGTTGCTGCTTTTAAAGGTGCTAGTGCAATATCGACGTTCCCTCTAGCCTCACGAATAGCATCGCCATATTTGAAGTCGATTTCTTGAAGGTTTTTTTGGTAATTTTCTTTTACTTTATCGTAGTTAGCCTTGAATAAACCCAAAGATCCAACTTCCTTGACCGCTTCAAATGTTATTCCAGCAAGCTGTTTTACCGCAGCAAAGACATTTTTAAATTCTCCCACTGCAACATCTTTAAGTTTTCCAACCGCAGCGCCCATGCTGCGACGAAAAGAAGCACCATCCTCAACCAAAAGAGACTCTCTAATAAATTCTCTTATAATTTCTTGTTCATCTTTCATTACGGTCAATAAGTATGGGGTATATTCCTGTCTTGTCGCGCCATTTTTCTGCAACGATTTTTTCAAAAGTATTCATCGTTTGCTTCTTCGTGACTGGATCTCTTGTAGAAAAATACATTCTATCTTGTGGAGATAGAGTTTTTAATAATTCCTTTTTTATAATCATCCAATTATTAGTCGGGCCCACATAAGATGAAACAATGGATATAGCTTCATCTAAAATGAATTTATCCATTGACATATCCTCCTAAGATGAGCATTGCAGCATCAATAATTGGTTTTTGATAAGGGTATATTTGAGGTAAAAATTCTGCATCAAACCATTTAACGTCGACCACTTCGCTCATTTTATGATCGCATCTAGGAACTGAATCATCAATTTGAATAGCTAAATAAGGAACAACGATTTTTTTATAATTTTTTCTTGTCAAAGTAGCATGAGGCAAACGAGTTAAAATTTTAATATCGATTCCTGCTTCTTCTTTTACTTCTCTAATTGCTGTTTTTGAATAAGTTTCTCCAGGCTCCATATGGCCTTTTGGGATCCCCCAGCCTAGCGTATGTCCAGATTGCTTTACAAGAAGAACAAAAGTTTTTCCTTGTTCTTTCTTATAAACAACTGCTCCGCATGATATAGCTGGTTTAATAAACATAATCATCAAATTTATTACTATTGCTACATAAATATAGGTCTATGAAGATTGGTTTAGTTCCTATGTCTGCAAAACCTTATCATGCTGGGCATGATGGTCTTGTTAGAATTGCGTCAAATGAAAATGACATCGTTAAACTTTTTGTATCTACATCTGACAGGACCAGATCAGGGGAATTAAAGGTTAGCGGCGATACCATGCAAACGATTTGGTGGGATTACATAGAACCAACGTTACCTGAAAACGTAACGCCAGATTATGGTGGCATACCAGTCAGCAAAGTTTATCTAGAATTAGAAAAAGCAGAAGCAGAAGGATCAACCGACATTTATACAATTTATTCTGATGAAGAAGACATCTTAAAGTACACCGATGAAAGCTTGATAAAAGCTGCTCCAACATTATTCACGAACGGACAAATCGTCCGGCGAGGGATTAGCAGATCTGAAACTGTGCAAGTCAGTGGAACGGAAATGCGAGAATTCCTCGAAGACGGAGATCTTGTGGGGTTTGTCGCCTTATTGCCCCAAGCGATTCAGCAGCATGGAAAAGAGATATTCGAACTGTTGCAAGACGAAATAGTCGGAGAAAACTTACTAAGAAAATACGTAAAGACAATTTTAGAAAACAAAATTTAAAAAGTTTTATAAATTTATAAACTAAACTATAAATTAACCTCATTGCTTTTGGATGATGATTATGAAAGATAGATTTGCAAACATTAAAAGACTTTATAACGAAACTGATGTCGAAAAGCTTCGTGGAAAGACTAGGGTCGAACATACGTTAGCCCGACTCGGCGCAGAAAGATTCTGGAAATTGATCAATGAAAAACCATACATCAATGCGCTTGGGGCATCGACTGGTGCAATGGCTGTTCAACAGGTAAAAGCCGGTCTTGAAGCAATTTATCTTTCAGGTTGGCAGGTCGCAGCAGATGCAAATTTATCAGGGAACACATATCCAGATCAGAGCCTGTATCCCGTAAACAGCGTACCTACCATCGTCAAAAGAATTAATCAAGCTCTTTTGCGTGCTGAACAGATTGAGCATGCAGAGAATCCTGATAACAATAAACATTGGATGGTTCCCATCGTCGCAGACGCAGAAGCAGGATTTGGAGGACCTCTTAATGCATATGAATTGATGAAGGCAATGATTGAGGCAGGAGCAGCGGCAGTGCATTGGGAAGACCAACTTGCTTCTGAAAAGAAGTGCGGTCATCTTGGAGGAAAAGTTCTTGTTCCAACATCACAATTTATTCGTACATTAACAGCTGCTCGTTTAGCAGCAGATGTTTGTGACGTTCCAACAGTTATCATTGCTAGGACGGATGCAGAGTCTGCAAATCTTATTACAAGCGACGCTGATCCGTATGACCATGCTTATATCGAACCCAACAAAAGAACCCCTGAAGGATTCCATTACCTTAGCGGAACAGGAATGGAACGTTGCATCGCCCGCGGATTAGCATATGCACCTTACGCGGACATGATCTGGATGGAAACTTCAACTCCTGATCTCGAAGAAGCAAAAACATTTGCGGAAGGAATTCATGCAAAATTCCCAGGCAAGCCATTGGCGTACAATTGTTCACCATCGTTTAACTGGAAGAAGAAGCTCGACGATGCTACCATTGCAAAGTTTCAACGTGAACTTGGAGCAATGGGTTACAAATTCCAATTCGTCACACTCGCCGGATTCCATTCATTGAATTATGGAATGTTCGAACTTTCTCGTGCTTACAAGGACAGAGGAATGGCCGCATATTCTGAACTGCAACAAGCAGAGTTTGCTTCAGAACAATTTGGATATACGGCTACAAAACACCAACGAGAAGTTGGGACAGGATACTTCGATGAAGTATCTAAAGTCATCACAGGTGGTACTTCATCAACATTGGCTCTAGAGCATTCCACAGAAACCCAACAATTTTCAAAATGAACTCAATTAAATTTATTTGTTATTCAACGTATATTTTTGCATTTTGCACTTCCATTTTGCCAAATGACCCTTTGACAAAAAATTCATCATATGATGAACCAATGATTCACCAAGAATCACAATCTGCTAATGTCGTAGAGTTTCAAGAAGCAATGCAAGATCAAAAAGAAGATTTTCTTTGTGAAAAACCCCTTTATGAACGTGAAAACCTTGAGTTAAACGATTTAGATTCTTATGATGAGAATGTTAAAGGTGATGAACCTTGATCAATCGAGGTAAAGAAAAGAAATTGCCTTTGATACAACCCCAAGAGACAAAAATAACTTCCCTAAAAATTCTAAAAAGTTTTTCAATAAAAATAAAAAAACTTCCATTAAATAATTTATTCATTTAATGAACATTTTTTCTATAGGACAACTAGTTAAGCCTACTTTTTCTGGTAAAAGGCAATTTTATAAAATAACAGATGATGATTTATTCATTTTGGATACTGAGTTCTCTTGTAAAGAAACAGCAATTGTCATCGGGCTTTTCAAAGAAAAAGGTCAAAAAATTAATTGGTATAAAATTTTAACGAACTCTGGATTAACAGGATACGTTCCGAGAATATGGATTTCTAGTTTTTGACGTTCGTCAGTAATACTTACAATCAGCGTAGGTGACGTTATGACGAGCAAACGCGAGTCTCTTTTACAAGAGATAACGGAATTAAATGAACTCATTCAAGAACTTAGAAGTCTTGGAAAAGATTTTTCTAAAGAAATAAAACAACTAACAGATTTAATCGTCGAATTGGATGGATTAGATCAAGATAAGGAATTTAAATAAAATAAAATTCTATCAAAAAAAATGTGCAGTTCCATGTCCAGGAGATTTGGTCGTGTTACATAACATTGGCCTAATGGATTCTTTGACTCTTTGGGAGACATGGGATGACTACGATGAATCAGTTTTAGTTTTTTGGCCAAACATAGTCGGTATTTTCAACAAAAAAGAAACAGCTATTGTTATTGAACTTTGTAACTCTAAAGACGGACACAAGGGAACAATAGGCGCAAAAGTTTGCACAGAAAAAAATATTGTTGGATGGGTTAACGTGAATTACCTTAAGAAAATAACTTAATATACATTTTTTTTTAATAATATACGTTTAACACATTATGCCCGAACTAGAAAGACCAGCACACAGAAATTTGTTTTTATCGCATCAAGTCGATCAAGAATCAATGAATTCTTTATCAAAAGCGATCATCGATATTAGAGAACACGACGAATTTCTGAAAAAGCTTTATCCTCTATTTGGTTTATCATACGAACCTAAACCAATCGTAATTCATATTGATTCATACGGCGGTGCAGTGTATCAATGCTTTGGATTGCTTTCTATTATGAAAGATAAAGGAACACCGGTTGACACTATCGTGACTGGATGCGCTATGTCATGCGGGTTTATGATCGCAATTCACGGTCGTCATAGAAAAATCCATAAACATGGAACAATGATGTATCATCAAGTTAGCACGGGTACTCATGGTAAAGTCGCTGAAGTGGAAGAGGACGTCATTGAAGCGAAGCGTTTACAACAGAAAATCGAAGACATGACGCTTGAAAACACAAAGATCACAAAAGAAAGACTTGAAAAAGTTTACAAGAAAAAGCAAGACTGGTATCTCGACGCAAAAGATTCTCTTAAATGGGGATGCGTCGATGAGTTGATCACGTGAGTTTTCAAATAGGCGACTTAGTCACAATAGGATATAGAAGAAAATTTCCTGTTGTGTTAAGATCAGGTCCAGGATATTCTTACTATAGAACTGACGTTCTTGAACCAGGTCAACTTGCAATTATCATAAAACAAAAAACGAAGCTAAACGATCAAAATTGGTTATGCGTATTCAACACAAGCTTAAACGCAGGATGGATTCTAGAATCAATGGTCGATCATATAGAATTTTTTGAATAATTCATTACATAAATCATCATATGAATTTTAAAATCATTTTTTCGCAAATTCTATCATTACAAGTTTGTGATGAATATTGCCAACATATCGGTTCTCCAACCAACGAGTGGGACTTCATCGACAAAAAATACTGGATCGTAGCAAATGACCCGGGCCTATCCCCCAAGGGGTCCATCAATTGTCCGGGTGGAGACATGATAGAGGTCAACGGCAAGATGCGTGTAAACTCTAATCCAAACCCATACGCGTTCAACACCATCGAAACCCTACAAAAAGTTACTTGTACCAGATGGATAGAAAGAAACTTTCCTGAACGGTGCGCGGCTTTTGATCAACAGAGGTGGGAAAAGAGCAGAGATGAATTTCCACAGAAAGACATGAGCTTTTGCATCGACCCATACGAATGGCCCAATAAAGGCGGAGCCGCACCTTGGATCATGGTAACGTGGGATGAATCACAAAAGTTATGCGAGTCTAGAGGCAAAAGATTGTGCACAGAAGATGAATGGACTTTTGCTTGCGAAGGAGAAGAAGCGCTTCCCTTTCCGAATGGTTACATAAGAGATCCTCAAAAATGTAACATAGACAGACAGTGGTTCGAATACGACACCCGCCGCATGTTTCCGAGGGGGACAAGGGACAGTGGAGAGGAACTACAAAAATTATGGCAAGGTCATCTATCAGGATCTGACCCGCAGTGTATGAGTCCATTCGGGGTCCATGACATGATTGGTAATGTTGATGAATGGACAGTGGCAACAAGGCCCGGTAAGTATCCTTCAATTCTCAAAGGAGGATATTGGGGTCCTGTTCGAACTCGATGTCGTCCTGCGACCCGTAACCATGGCCCAGGTCATGCATTCTACCAACAAGGGTTTAGATGTTGTGCTGATACAATCAAAGACTAAATTTAGCTATGCTTTTCCTCTTAGATCCTCTTAGATCCTCTTAGATCCTCTTAGAGGAACTTTAAATTTTGGCTTGCCTTGTGATATTCTAGAGATTTTAATCTTGTCTCCATAAGGATAACGAAGGACCATAAATCCTTTTTCGTTAACAAGAATAACTCCTGTAACATCAAAAACGTTATCTGGGCTTATTCCGTTCCATTTAGAATCTAACAATGATGGATCAGCAAAAACAGGACTGTTTAAAACAGATAGCGCTTCAGCGATGGCGGAGATATCTCCCAAGTTAGAAGAAGATTCATCTTGTTCCATCCCAAGCAGCTTAGATATCTTTAACATGTTTGTAGGAGTAACTTGATACTTCTTTTTGTTAACAACGATTGTTAAAAGATTTCCTTGCGTTTTTTTGATCAGTTTAGAAGCTGCTTCTACGGCTTTCTTCGCTGAAATGAATCTTTCAGAATTTATTTCTCCGCTTTGAATAAGCTCGTAGTTTGTTTTTCCTTTTTCGTCTTTCTTAAAGTTTATGAATGATTCAATCTCATCATAAAGACCTTTTGATTCGCTGTTCTTGGTTATCTCTTTGACGCCAGGAAAATTTACAAACTCATAGAGCTCATCACACGCGGTCACTAAAATTTTCATAAGTGGTGCTACGGCAGATGTACCTTCAGTACCAGGTCGAATATTTCCTTCCGCGTCTGGAGCTTTTACCTCCCAGACTCCCGCAAGGGGTCCAGATGAAAACTCTAAATCGAATGACACGTTCTGCCCCTGAACTTCTCCACCAAATATGTCAGCTAGCCTGTCTTCTCCCGGGCCGACGCCGGACCGGCCAACAAGAGGAACTTTACTAGGAAAATCTTGCCAAAGATTTAAATTATCAAAGCTGACCTTTGAAACTTTTTTTATAGCGGCCGAAGGGCTGGATGTAACTTTCTTTGTAGAGTCTTTTTCCATGAGCACACCAGGAGCCTCTATGAGGATTTTAATATATCTTTTTAGAAGATTTTCCATTTTTTACCTACGATATCTAAATATTCCCAAGATTTGATTTGCTGCGCTAAAGCTTCCGGTAAATTTATAAGCATTTCCCTTATAAATAAACACGACTCCTTCAACTGGGGATGTTATATCGCTGACCGAACCAAGCTTCTCTAGTTGCTTGTTGAGAATAGTCATAGCGTTTTCATCTCCTGATGACTGGATCATGGCGACGGCTTTTTCTACCTCTGACCTGAGCCTCATCACTTCTGCATCCGTGTCATCTATCAAAGTAGACTTGAGACCTTTCAACAATTCAACCGCAAAATCATTGATTGCAAGTTCGACCGGTCGTACATAGTCCTTCAACCTTGTAGGACATTCTTTTACAAAATCGTTGATGGTTTCATGATCTGATTTATCTGCATTTTTTCTGATTTGGACCAGGGTCGGAGAACCAGGCTCTGCAAGACAACGTTGCACAAGCATGTCGACTACGTTGGATGGCAGTCCGAGCGATTCAGCATCTGCTTGAATGTTTTCTTTAATAAAATCTCTCATGGTTGCCGAACCGTCTAGTCCAACGGCGTCCAACGCTGCTTTGATCTTCAACAAGGTTGATTGCAGTATCGAACCATCGGAAAGTTTTTTCATCCGCACAAGGGCAGGGCCCCTTACCTTCCAATCATTGGAAGAAACAGCCTTTTGCATCCTATCAATATTGTTTGTTAAAATGTCAACGCCACCGGCATCATCTTCAGTCATTTGAACATCACCGTTTTCTTCGACCTTGAAGACCGGCCATCCGTGAAACACTATACTGTTTGAATCATAGTTGACGACGTTTGGGTTCTTCGTGTAAATGATCTCCATTGAATACCAGTGGTTTGCGTTGGGTCCAAACACCTTCTCTTTGACCCTGTCTGGAAGCGTCGACAACGCGCCATTCAAAACTTTAAAAGCAGAATTAAAAGCGTCTGTCAAATTACCTCTACCGGCAAACTTTGAAGCCAAAGATTCAGAATCCATTCCTCCACGTTTAATGTCTCCCCCAGATCGGGCAACCTTTAAGATGCCCCCAGAAACGTCCCAAGAAAAAACGAGGTTAAGACCATCTAACTTTTCTGAAACTTTTTTTAGATTTCCTGAAGCAGCGGCCGTGAGAATGTCCTCAATCTCATTGAATGTGAGATCACGATTGTCATACAAATGTTGCAGATGTCCAACGGCACCTCCCATGTCAAGCCTCTTCTTTTTCGTTCAACGCTTTTACTTGAGCTTTTCTTTTTGCAGATTTTAATTCAGCTCTAAGCCTGGATTCAACTTTTGCCCATTCAGCTCGTCGAGCAGAACCTTTGCTTTCTCTAGATTTTCTTCTAGAAATTTCTTCAATCTGTTCTTCTAAATCTTTGATGTGATCATCAGATCCCCATTCAGAAATTCTGCCTCCTGACAAGTATGCTTGTTTGGCACGACTCTCATTGAGAATTGTAAGTTTTATAAATTCATACAAAGCAGGAGTTATCATGGCATCTTTCCTCATTGTCTATCTAGTGCACCTTTAAATGCACCATAAATATACATTCTGATGTGATCATCATCAACGTCAGAAGCTGATGTCAAATTAAAATGATCTTTAACTTTTTCTAAAAACCCAGGAAAGATTGAAACTTCTAAAGTGTTTCCGTTTGGAAGCTTAATGAACTTAACGTCTTGTATATCCATACACATGAATATACACCAAAAACATTAAAATTTACTTTTTCTTTGGCTCAATTGGAACAGGAGGAGATGTGTCTTCTTTAGGTTTTTTGCCTGAAGGTCCTTCTGATTCTGGCTTTTTAATGACGACTGGTTTAACGGAAACCTTTTGTGAGGTAGGTTTCTTTTCCATTTTTACATTTCCAGGAAAATCGCTGGGTTCAGTGGCTTTTTCGCCTTCAACTTCGCCTGTGACGACTTGCGCAATTCCCTTTAAAAACGCAAACAATGCTGTTTTTTCTGCATCATCTAAATCATTTAGATAAGCTTGCATTGCTGCTTTTATTTCTTCACTCTTAAATGATTTTCCAGATCTTATTGTGTTAAGTTTATCAATGACTTCTTCGACAGAAACATCGCCCGTTTTTAAAGCTTCTTTTTCTTCTTCTTGCTCATTGATTAATGATTTCTTTGAATTAAGAGATTCTTTGATTACGCTGTTTAAAAAATCTTTTAAATCAACTTTAGTAGTGATTACATCTCTCTTAAACATCATGTCACCTTTACGTACTTAATGCGGTTAGCTGCTTTTTCGATATAACGCTTTACGTATTCACGAGAAGGAGTTTCTTCAGCAAGAACAGGCTGTTGTTTGGATTCTTTGATTAGAATATCATCCATGAATTTATCGAACGTAAATGTAACATCATCATTTTCATTATCTTGCGACATGATTAACTCCTTTTAATAAATAGGAAGCACGAGAAAAAAGATTACTTTAAGAATTTTTCATTAAATTTAAAGACAATAAGCAGGTTTTATCTTTCAAATTAACTATTTTTAACGCAGCTGTCGTAACTTTAAATGATCCTTCGAATGAAGAACTTGAATCTTGATAAATTAAATTAATTTCTTTAATTGAAATTTCATTATAATTTCTAATAATTTCTAAAGAATGCTCTAAATTTGCGATGCATTCAATAGAAAGATTTTCTCCTACAGATATTTGAGTTAGAGGAAAAACAAAAGCTAAATCAGCTTTTGATGTCTTATAAGAAATAAAAAATTTATCTTGTTGAAACTGATCATCAAAATCAGGAATTATGCCTAACAATTCCTGACTCATCATTAATTTATTGTCGTCTTCAATCATTAGTAGATTTATACACTAAATCTCTTCTGACTGTATCGGCATATTTTGCGTATTCTTTATCAAGTTCTGTTACTTTTTCTACGTCTTTAGTTAATAAAGATATTTTAACTTCAAGTTCATCAATTTCAAAAGAACCATGATGGCCTAATTGAGTTTCATATTCAAGCATCGATTTAATAAATCGATTTCTGTCATCATAAGATTCAAACATAAATTTTTTGCTAAGCTTATGTTCTTTGTTAACTTTCCATTTTTCTATTGCAATAATAGGCTTATCTGGATTTGAAACTTTTATAGGAATGCCTGAGACTATTGGTCTAATTGATCTTTCAATAAATTCTTTATTTAAATCGACTAATTTCATAATAAAACGACTCCGCCAACGACGGCAGATTCCGTAAACGATGATCCATTTGACCAAACTTTACGATTCTTATCGATTATGCAAGATCCGCCCTTGAAAAACAAATCTCTTTCTTTTCCAACTCTATTAGAAACAATTACATTCGAACAAGTTTCTTCAGCAAGATCAACCCAATTGTTATCGGGATATCCGTAGTCCCCGCTCCAGTTTGTTAATAACGCTAAAGTATCGATAGATCCTTTCTTATAAAATCTATGATTTTCGTTATGGAACTTATAAGAATTTCTATAGTTATTCATTGCATCTCTACAAACAAGAGCGCCTAATCTTCCTGCTCGAGTAATAGCAATGGGACTCATTGAGTCTGCTGGCGTTGCCCACAAATAATCACTTCCCCATAAATTATGCTTTTGAGAATTTCCGACTAGTCCCGTCGGTCCAATTATTGCTGCAGAATTATATAAATTTCCTTCTTTTAATTCCACATACCCAAGAACAATATGACAATTATAATTTTCAGCGATATTTTTGAACGCTTGCGTTTGATAACCATCTCGTTGTTGAGCACATTCCATTGCTTCTGAAGCATTTCTTAAAACGTAACCACTTATGCATAATTCAGGTAATACGATTACGCATGCACCTTTAGCAGCCGCTTCATGGACTAGCTGTACAGCTGTACCAAGATTTTCATGAACCTTCAAAATTTTAGGTTCATATTGAATCGCGGCTACTATGGCTTTTGTTTGATTCATGTTTCACTCTTCTGAAGCTTCTGATTCTTTTTCTTTACGAGCTTTTTTAAGAGCCTTATCCAAAAATTCTCTAAACCCGTCAAGTTCTCTTACAATATCTGGGTTGTCTTTTAATAATTTGACCTCTGAATCATCAATTTCGCCTGTGCTCTTCAAAACATCAATATAGTCATTCATGTTTTGAAGGACAAGAATCTCTAATTCATCTGGTTGGAACATGTCCATTTTCATGACAAACTTAGCTTTTGCCAAAGCCTTTTCCACAGCTTGTTTTGCACCAGATTCTGCTGCAAATCCTAATTCTTTCGCAATTTCCTTAAAAGACGCTCCGCCGACGTCAGACATCATTACGTTTTTGCGAGAACGACCTTCTTCTGGTTCATCTGAGCTAACAAATTCTTCATCATCTCTCAAAGTAGAAAGAGTTTTTTGTAGTCCGCTCTTTGCTTTTTCAAATCTTTGCATGTATTCTGACCCATGAACTCCTGCTGGTATTTTTTTCACAGGAGGCATAGGAGCCTCTTCAAGATTAGTTTGTGCTTCTAATAATGTTTTTCTAACGATTGCGCGGATTGATTCTTCAACATTTGAGTTCTTCATTTCATCTTCCTTTTCTTTCATAGCGTCTTGAACAGTGACGTAGATGTCGGCTGCAATTTGATCATCGATTGAATTTACTAAAACCCTAAGAGCAGACATAAGTTCTGCCTTATTTGATGGCAAAAAATTTATATTTGAAGGATCTGTTTCCGCAGCTGAAGGATCCACGACTGGATTTACATTAACTGGGGATTCTGAATCCATCATTTCTTTTAGTAATTCTCTTAATGATGATTCTGTTATTAATACTTGACGCATGTTGAATGTCGATAAGTATTATTAAGCAATGTCATTTTTTTGAGAAACATTATACTTTGCATCAGTAAGCCTTCTACCGAAGTATAATGATAATGCTGGAATGAAATACGCCATGGCTGCAGACACATCGAATGGGCGTAAAGCAACTGAGCCGATTTTCTCAAATGCTGATCCTAAATAAATTACTGTCGTTACTAAAAATGATATTGAAGCAAATGTCACCGAAACAGATTGAGTGCCTTTATCATTTCTCATCCACCACCATGGAACTTTAGATCCGCGTTTAACATCTTTATCATGCTTTGCTTCAGAATGTTTGTGATCTTTAGCTTCTTCAACTTTTTTTACTTGTTCTGTTGCTTGTTCGACAGGTTGTTCTGTTGGTATAACTTTTTTGTTTTCTTGCGCTTTTCTTGGCATAATTCACCTTTATGATTGACAAGCTTATTTATTAGTTAACGTTAGAAACAGCAGCAATTATGGCAGCAGTTAACGTTGACAAAACGACACCAGCTCCCAACCCTATTGATGCCCAAACTAAAGGATCAGGCCTGCTCTCTCTTTCTTTTTTTAATTGAGCATCTATTCTATCGATGTCTTTCCTTTGTTCTTCAATTCGTAATTTATCTATTTTAGAATCAGACTCTGATCTAATTCTCAAAATAGTCATTTCATGTTCATGATTTAATTTAAGTCTAGAAGTCGCACGTTCAACTTCTAATCTTATCAATTCGTCTTTAGTTTCTAAATCAGTCATGACGGATGCTACAGCAGCAGGAGACAACAACAATCCAGTGAATGGAGCAATTTGTCCTTTTCTCATTGGAGAGATTGCTTCACCAACATCTGGCTCTGATTTAGGAATTTCTGGTATAGGAGGGAATATTGTGGTCGTTGTAATAGGACCTTCTAGGTCGTCTGGCTCTGGACTAATCGTTCGTTCACTTGCAAAAGTGATAGAAGATAACGTCATCGAGAATAAAGTAATTAATTGGATTAATTTATTTTTCATAAACTCTCACTCATCTGGCATTATAATCTTGAATCCTGTTACCTCTGACAACTTTTTTGCTAGCCCTGTTGGATCATCTTTATATTTTTCAAGAACATTTTTTACTTCTTGCTTTTTCTTTTCGTCAAGTTCTTTTTTTTGTTCTTGGTATTGTTTTTCTACAATCTCTAATCCTTCTTTTAGCTTTTTATCAGCATTATCATGCTCTTTTCTCTCTTCTTTTCTCACATCATCAATGACGTCTAATTGCTTATCCTTGTCTTTTCTTGACTGAGTTTGATCATCAACAGGAGAATCTTTTTTTCTAAACAAAATAAACGTAAAAATTGCTCCAAAAAACAAAAGAATGTATTGCCAATATTTTTTTGCTAAATTTATAATTTTATTCCAGATCATATCAATTAGGTTTATCTTTTTTTGGATCTTTAGTTAAAGAAACTGAGAAACTATTTTCTAGTTTTTGTTCTTGCTTTTCTACATGTTCAGCTGCACTTTCAAGAACTTTACATATATCTTCTATAATGGCTTGGTGAGTTTGTAGAACTTTAGATAAAGTTAAAATCGTGTCTCTTAAAGAGCGAACGTCTTGAGATAATAAAATAAGTTCATTAACTATGTTTAAGATAGTTTTTGATGATTTAATCGATGACTCAAAAATATAGTCAAACAATTTCATCTTAGGTTTGCTAGTTTCTTTTTCGTCAGTCATCGTTGATCATATTATACAACGTATTATGATCTAGTTCATTTATGCTATCTCGATTATATGAAGTAGACTTTTTTATAGGTTTTTCAATTTGCTCACGAGCTCTTTTTAATGCAAGATCTTCTAAAACTTTAATTGCAGATTTTTCATCTTCAATTACAAGCCTTGCAAATTCGTCAAAGATAGATTGCATCGACAATTGATATTGAAATAACTTTTCTCTTAATTTTAAATGAACGTCTTTTGTCAATTTAATATGAATACATTTTTTATCATGCAAAATATCAGTTCTAATCAAGCACCACCTCCTGAACCTCCAGCTCTATCTGCAAGTGGTGCTTCAAATTTTTCATCTTCAATTTCTATTTTTGATTTTCCAATTGTAATATCATAAGAATCTTCTAAAACGTTCTTAAATTCATTAACAACATCTTGCTCATAATTTTCAATCAAAAAATTAACAGCTCTTCTTGCCAACGTATTTCTAACTTCTAATAAAGAGTCGTAATTGTCTATCAACCTTGAAACGCTGCCAGCAAATTCCTCGACGTCGATATCTTCCATCTTCAATTTCTTTTTTTCTTCTTTTTCCTTATCAGATCCTTTATCTTCGTCTGCTTCAAGCAATTGTGTTGTTGAAGATGATAAAAACCTGCGGGTCATCATCCTGAAATCTAACCCTTCATTTTTTTTAGTTTTTGCTTCTGATTCATAAGACATAAGAAGATCATCGACTTGTTGGTCTAAAGAATCTTTTAATTCTTTCTTGTCTCCTTCAACCAATAATTTTACTTGCTCACGAATAATCTTCTTTAATTGTGATACGTTTAATTTACGATTCATCACTTCACCTTTATGGCTTGAGAAATTAACTCAGCTTTCTTTACTCTTTCCTCAATCACATCCCAATCAAATTCTCTCATTCTTGCCACAAGATGACTCTTTTTGTCATTCAAGTAATCTCTATAATAAGCATGTTCCCACATGTCAACAACGATAACTGGATATAAACCAAGCATGACGTCTCCGCTGTGGTGGCTAACTACAGTATTGACGTATCTTTGCAAAAAGATATGATATCCGCACACGGCCCATCCACTCCCTGAAGATAATGCGCAAGCCATGAAATCTTTTTGCCAATCTTCAAACGTTCCGAAATCTCTTTCAAGTCTCATATAGGATAATGAATCCATGGTGATTTCAGAGTGAGGATCAAATGCATTTGCAAAATATAGCTCATGAAGCCATGTCGCATTTAAATTATAAACTTCATCGAGTTTTAAAGAACGATATTGAGAATGTTTAGAATCAGCTGCATTTCGATCTGCAGAATCTAGCTCTGCGGAAATTTTGTTTAAAGATTCGACATATCCTTTATATAAGGTGTCATGTGCGTCTTTTGTTTTTTGAGTAGAAAATTCAGAAACTTGCTTAAAAACCTTAGGCTCAGCAACATAAGCTTCATCTAGTTTTTCAGCAGTAGGCAATTCTTTAGTTTGTGCTTTAATTGAATTTTTTACTGCATCCTTGAGGATATTATCTAAGTCTACGCCTAAAGATTTAATGTTCATGATAGCATCATCACTTTCTTTGATATTCGTTCTCAAAAGCTTGTTTTGTTATAACTATTGTTTTCTCGCCGTTACCAGAATCTGGTCTGCTTAAAGTAATCGTTTTATCCTGATCGTTCACTGAAACTACAGTATAAACTAATCCAGAAGTGGGGTCACCTTTAACATTTATGCGTTTGTCATCTGGCATCTTTTTTTGTACCTTCAAACCAACATCAATCACGTTCTCTTTACTTCCATCTCCATCGACGTCGACTTGCATCTTTAACCCTCGTGGCTTTTTCTTTTGCGAGGGAGTTTCTGAGAGTAAAGAATTAACTTTTTTTTGCCATTCTTCTCTCATAAGATTGATAATGTAATTTCCTGTAAGCTTTTGCTTCATGTTATCTCCATGTCTAAGTAATTATCGATCACGCTCGAATATTCATGATAGCAGCTGGGTTTTGCAAAATATCATCAAATTTAGTGCAAGAAGTTCCAGTAATCTCAAAAATATGATCGGTAGCGGCTTCTGCATCAGTATAATCAGCATAATACACAATATCCTTGATCCCACTATTAACAATCCTCCTTGCACACATCGAACATGGTTTATGCGTGCATAACATTAAAAGATCATTTCTTAATTCATATGGTTTGCATAAATGAAACAATGCATTTTCTTCCGCATGAAGAAAACCAGATTTACCATGGTCTAAAGAAGATCTCTTATTAGGACCTCCCTTATATCCTCCGTTATACCCTATTGCACATACTTCTCTATAGTCTTTAGTGATTATGATTGAAGCAACTTTATATTTGTCGTCGTATGACAATGAAGATAATTCATTACACATTTTCATGAAAACTGACAACTTTTTTACATGTCGATCCAAAGAATTTGACATAATCAACCTCTTGTAGAATAAACTCCATCTCGATTTAAGATTGAAGGATGGCAACGAGAACATCTCGGCTCATATAGTTCATTTCCTCCAACTTCTATTTCATCTCCACCTGTTTGTTTCTTATACGTGTAAAAAGCGTCTTTATTACATACTGTACAAACTGCGCTTAATTTTTCTACCTTCGTTGCCCAAGGCAACATTTTTTCAACTTCTAAGAATGGTTTTCCAGTTGCAGATAAATCCAAGCTAGAAACCACAACTGAATACCCGCTTCTATATAACCAAACCAATACATCTGCTACTCCTGGTATCATAAAGGCTTCATCAACAGCAATTACTTGAGGATTTTCTTCCATATTAGCAAGATGCTCTAAGATATCAGTTCCTAACTTTACGCAAATTGCCGGCATTTTCCATCCCCCATGCGTAGAAACGTCAGATTCGCTATACCTGTCATCTAACTTCGGTTTAAAAACAGCAATCTTTTTACCTTGATACTTGAATCTATCAAGAACAGATAATAAAGAAGTAGTTTTTGCAGAAAACATCGGCCCGCAAAATACAGTAAATGTTGTGGTCATGGCTTCGTAAAATACCTATACCCTTCAAAAATTGTTGATGAAAGAAGATCATTTGACGTTTTTTGATCATCTAATTTCAATGCTTTGTGAGATGCCAAAACTTTACACCAATCTTTCCAATAATCATTAGAAAAACCAAAATTCTCTACAGTTTTGATCAAAGAACTTGAAGTTTTAGATTTTCTTAGATCTTTTTCAACAGCCATTAGATCTTCAAGAGGAATATCACTAGGCATCAGAGGCATCTCAGGAATGTTTCGATAATCTTGCTTCATATCTTCATTAAGTATTTTTTCGACCATTTTAAAGTGCCTCTCGTACACATGTAGAGATGCGCTAAGGTGCGTATAAGACCCTAATCCAATTGATCTTCCAAGCTCTTTTGTTAATTGTACAGCGAGCAATTCTTGGAAAATTGTGAAAGCTGGCACGTCGTATGCCAAGCCAAGGATGACATCTGAAGATCTCATAGAAACGACCATGTGTACTTTATCATTTCGCAAGAAAAATTGCAATGATAATGTGCATGGAACATCGAGCTGTGCTAACAATGAATCTTGTGGGGAACGAATATGAATAACTGCACGTCTTGAATCAGGATCAGATTTTAGTTCATTGATAACATAATCCCATTGCGTCCAATCTTGCTTGATTGTCGATGCAATTCTATCATGAGGTTTAAAAATTCTTGCACCATAAGCGCTATTAGCTGTGCTACCGTCATCAGAAATTTTAGACCAAAACGCAGAATAATTGCTAATCCATTCAGTGGAATTATTTCCACTCAAATACCATAAAAGTTCAGCAATCATGTAATGAACTGACAAATCTCTACCAGGAACATAAGGAATTCTGTTTCTAGGATTTAGAATTTTAAATTGATATCCTAAAATTTCTTTAACCTTCATACCTCTAGGCGATGAAGTAAATTCTGGATTAGAATAGACATCTTTTATGATGTCAACATAAGCTTCTGTGAAGTTATTATATGCTTTCATATTATGCCTTAAGAATCAAAGTTTTAATCATATCCCAATTTTCTTCATACCACTTTATGGTTAAATCTAGGCCTTCCCAAAATCTCACCAACGGTTTGTATCCTAGGATTTCCTCTGTTTTTGAAATGTCTGCAAGCGTGTGCATGACATCGCCTGGTCTCCATGGTGCATCATGGTACTTAGCATTTGGATATTTGGTCAAAAGGTATTGAAGAATTTCTTTATTTGTTGTCCTGTCTCCACATGCAATATTTAAACATTCTGCTTTCAAAGCATGATCAACTTGAATTCCTTTGATGCATGCATCAACTACGTTGTCTATGTAACACATATCTCTAGACTGCGTTCCATCTCCGTCTGATCTCATTGAGGTTCCACTTTTGATTGCAGTGAGCCAAGATCCAACGACTGTTGCATAAGGAGAACCCCCAAGTTGATTTGGTCCAAAGACGTTAAAAAACCTAAGGCAAACTGAATCTAATCCGTATAAAGAGCTATACAATCTTAGATAATCTTCTATGATTGATTTTTGTAAAGCATATGGAGATTGAGGGTTTTTATTTTGCAAAATTGTTGTGGGAAGTACATCAGTATTTCCATAAACTGATGACGACGATGCAAAAACTATTCTCTTTACATTATTCTTACAAGCTTCAATCAACCTTAAAGTCTTTGAAACGTTGATATCATTTGTCTTTATAGGATACTCTACAGAGTAACTTACTCTTGGAACAGCAGCGATGTGCATTACATAATCATACTCTTTATTGCGTATCTTTTCTAAGATTGCTTCGGAAGAAAAATCGTCAAGAATCAATTTTGATTTGATATTTTCAGGCAAAAACTCAATAAATCCATTTGACAAATCATCCACAATATCAAAATCAAAATTTAATTCTTCCAATTTACGAGCAATATTGCTTCCTATAAAACCTGCGCCGCCTGTTAATAAAACTTTTTTCATAAAAACTTCAATAAAATATTACTGCGCAAACATAAAAAGTTCATTAATTATGATAATGAAAACATTCAACGTAATAAACAAATCATCTAAGATATCAAAAGAAGATTTAGAACTAATGGTTGAAGCTTGCAGAGTTCAATTAAAAGATCATGCTGCTCCGCTTCTTGGAAGGATTGAATGGGAAATAAAAATTGATGGCAACGATGGATTTCCGATGGTCATAATGGATGATAGTGATCACGCTACTGCATTAGGTTATCATTCGCAAGATCCTGATGGGAAAGTTTGGGGTAGAGTGTTTGTAAATCCTATCTTAAATAACGGAGGAACGATATTAAATGGAACAAAATCTGTTTCTGTCGTTCTTTCTCATGAAATTCTTGAAACTTTTTATAATCCTTTTATAAATCTCTGGTCGCACAGAGGGGACGAAACTTTTGTTGCAGTTGAAGTTTGCGATCCAGTAGAAAATAGCTCTTATGAAATAAACATCAATGGAAAAAACGTTAGCGTTTCAAATTTTGTTCTAGACCCTTGGTTTGATAAAGAAATGATAAATGAAGCAAGATATGATTATCTATCTACAATAAAAGCGCCTCTTACACTTGCACATGGGGGATATAATATAATTTTAAATTGTGAAACCGGCGAAATTAAACCTACATTTGAATCAAAACAAAATGAAGATGAGCATAACTTAATAAAGCCAAGTCATGTTGCAGCTAGAACAAGTAGGAACATCGCAAAAAAACAACCTTCTATTCAGAAGAAATAGAAGACTTATTTGAAGCGTAAAGATCTTTATACCAACCTCCACCTTTCAAAGTAAAACCTCCGCCGGCGGAAATTAAGCGTTTCATTGTCTCTGAATTACAATTGGGGCAAGTAGTCAAAGGATCATCTTTTATTGATTGAAAGGTTTCCAATAAATGTTTGCAAGCTTCACATTGATATTCGTAAGTCGGCATGTTAACCTCAAGAAGTAATTACGACTGGAAATAAAACAATTTGTCCTGATACTTTTTGAACGCCAGGTTGTCTGACATTTTTTAAAACTCCATTATGATTAATAAGATCACAAAAAGAAGGATTTTGAAGAACATCAGAGAATCTATATTCTACATCATCAATCCAACATTGTTGCGAAACAAGTTGACAAATCTGCGAATAATCACTATGCCTTGAATCATGGGCTACTGCATTAGGTTGAATAACTTTAACTTGCTTTCCATTTATGCTTTTAAATGTAGACGCACAAGGAAATCCATTTATTCCTTGAAAATTTGATCCAGTAAAATGCCATCCATAATTGCAAGCACGATTAGGAGATTGATCTATCTTTTTGTCCAAAATCCAATGTTTTCCAACCGTTGAAACAATTCCTCCTGAATAGACGCCTAATTGTTTAGTGACTTTACTATCATGAGAAATCATGGAAGCAACAGTCGTTGAAATTGTTTGCGGAGATGGATTTAAAATATGACTTGCATTGATGTACATTAAATCAGCAACTTGTGCCGTTAACAACGATGCATCAAAAATGTCAGCTAGCTGTTGTTGCAACGTAGCAGAAACGTTCACTCTAATGCCTCCGATCTTCAAGGCGTCAGACATTACATTTAATCTAACTTTTTTTCCTGAAACAGTGTATTCAAGCGATGACCAAGAAGCTTCAAAGTTTCCTGACATAACTTGATCAAAAATAAATTTTTCTCTATCAGGGATCTTTTCAGGAAATGTCAATGATGTCGTAGTCATATGTCATTTCTTCCAGAATGAATACATGTTTTTCTCAATTTCATAATTCATCATTTTTGTTGGACGGTTCGGTTGTTCTAACGCCCATTTAAACATTTTCATAACAGTTTCTCGAAGATTTGTTTGGTCGTTAAACCCTAAGAGTTCATGAGCTTTCGCATGGTCGCAATAAGCTGTGTGAACCTCATTCCTCTTTTCTAGATGAACTTTCGTTGCGTTAATTCCCAATTCTTTTGCTACATCGATTACTACATCTGCAGCTTCATTGATCGTATAATATTTGTCTGCACCAATATTAAAAATTTCTCCGTCATGAGACATCATAAGCTTCTCGAAAGGTTCCATATAAAACTTAATATCAGAGAATGCTCTAACTTGTGTTCCGTCACCAAAGATAGACAGAGGTTCATTGTTCATGGCTTTACGAATCCAAATGCCTATGACGTTTCTATATCGATCCCAAATGTTTTGATAAATGCCAACGACATTATGTGGTCGAACAATACTGTATTTTAGACCAAACATTTCATGAGCAAGCTTCAAATCCATTTCAACTGCATACTTTGCAATTCCGTATGGGTCTTCTGGCGTTGGTAATTGATCTTCTGTAAATGGAGGCTTTCCTACGCCGTAGACGGCCATTGATGAAGTAAAAATAACTTTCTTAACATTGTTATTAACACACGCGTTAATAATATTTGCAGAAGAAAGAACATTATTCGTGTAATTGTAATTTCTAATAAATGGACTTAATCCTTCTGCTGCATATGCTGCAAAATGAAAAACATAATCGGGCTTTTCAGATGAAAAGATACTTTCTACTGCGTCTCTATCCCAAAGATCTTGTTCGTAAAACGTCACATCTTTATGAACTGAATCGACGTATCCTCCGCTGAGGTCGTCAATTCCTACGACCTTGTATCCTTTTTCTAAAAGGTATCTAGAGAAATTGGCACCAAGAAGTCCTGCAACACCTGTAATTAATACTTTCATCTTTTCCTCACTTAAGTGACTCTAGAAAATCTACAACACTGTTAATTGAAAATACACCGCTTGACTTTAAATTATTTTCTTGTTCTAAAATTAATTCGGTTCTATCTTCAAGATTCATAGAAGAAATTAAACTAACCTTTTCCACAACGGACCCAGAACCATTTACTGTCCAACGGCTTCCTAATAATGAAGGAATTAAAAACTCTTCAGGAACAAGCGCTGGAACGTTTGAAACTATATTTTCAACGTATCTAGGAGAAGCGAATCCTCTCTGAGCATACTCTGGTTTAGTTATGTGAGTCGTACAGATAAAAGAATTTAGCCTCTTCATTGAATCATAGAAATTTAATCTAGGAGCAAACGCAACATTTGGGTGCGATTGAATCAAAGACTTTGGCGATTCACGTTCTGGAGAAACTTCTAACCAATTACCATGAACAGTCGTTTGAATACCTAAGCTTCGCAATCCCGCTGAGGGTAAAGAATAATATCTCTCAAATGCCTGAGGCCTTTCATAATTGTTGCCAACATATCCGTATTCAAAAGAAGTCGAATTGACTGGCATTAGCTTCTTCCAGTTCGTCCAAAACATCAATCTTTCGCGTTTCCTCGTTAGATTCCTCGGTTCGAAAGCAGGATCTGCGATAATTGCTTCAGGCCACATCATTTCGTCAACATGAGAAACTTTATAATCGCAATCCCAAATCACGACAGGAATTTTCCCATGATATTTTGACAACAACGCAAATTGCCTGTCAAGATCTGGCTCAAATTTATCAGGTCCAGAATTTTTATACGTTTTCCAGCGCCATTCAACGAATAGGATATCTAAATCAGGAAATCCATCATCATATTTCAATCCTGGATATGGTGTTGCTTCTCGTTGTTGTTGGAGCGCATATACATCATGACCTCTATCAATCAAAGTATCGACCATGATGGGCCGACCATAACGATGACCATCCGGCGTTTTGGCCTCTTTTGATGATTCAAATGACTCACAAAATCCCCAATAACTGATTCCTATTTTCATACTATCCTTTTTTGTTAATAAATTCTAGAATGGTTTTCATTTCCCAATCAAGGTCTTCAGAATCAACACATAGATGCAAAGTTTTGCATCTAGTCCATTTTATAAAATCTGCATATTTGTCAGAGATTATTTGCATTTGACGAGAATCAATGTCATGCATGTCGTCATGAAAACCCTCATATGAAGTTCTATAAGGAACAATGATTTTTACTCCAATTGATGCAGCCAAAGAATCAATGTAATTTAAAGCTTCAATATCAGTTTGACGACCATACACTTCAGAATAAACCCATTCAGATGGATAAGATCTATCTAAAATCGTTGAAGTCCCAGTCTTTTTTAGAAAATTATAAAAATACGGATCTCCATATCGTAAAGCATTTTTAAAATATGAAGGATCATTTGAAAAAGCATTCCATTCAGATTCGTTCTTAAAGTAAGGAATGTTTAATCTTCGTGATAACTCTTTGGCCATTTCGGTCTTGCCGACCTTATCTGACCCATCAAATAAAATGACCATGCTCATAATGGTACCTCATGAATCCAATACTTTAACCTTACTCATAAAAGTTTTATTACCGTATCCATCGACTGTGATTTCAGAAAGACAAACGCTGTACTTGGGAATTTCTCTAATACCATCCCACCCCCAACAGAACAATCTATGATTTTGACCTCCAATACCCGTAATCGTTAAAAGCAAATAGTTTTTCCCTGTTTTTGTCTTTTTGGGTTTTGCGTCAGAAACAATAAACCAGTAAATGTCACTACCTGAAAGATCATCAACTGATTTGACACCTCTGGATTCCAACTTCTTTAGGATATCATCAGGCATTAACATGGCTGCATTAAATGAACCAAGGTATTTAATGCTATTATCGACAATCTCACCGCGAGTCCACTCAGGTTCATCCTTAGATTCGATCAGGAGATTACGAAATGCTTCCATTCCAACGAGAGGGTTCTTTTTGGTATGCTTCTTGATTTCATTATTATGATCAATCAGGATTTGATACATTTGTCTATAGCTGCTAAACGTTCTATCTACGCCAACACAATCCAATGAGTCAAATGCCTTGATTCCGATCAGGGCTTCAAGAGCTCGTTTGTTGAATTTAGAATGTTTCCACGTACCGTCCTCATTCCATAACATGTCCTCTATTGATTTGTATGGACGATTTTCCATGATCTCATCAACTGCAGCTTCCCCCACGCCCTTACATGAAAGGAAGCTTGGCATGAATCTTTTTCCTTCGAGGATAGTCCAGCTCTTCGTTGCATAGTTGACGTCGATGTTTACGATCTTGTATCCAAGCGCTTTGACCTCTGAGAAAGCCTTAGCACGCTTCTCATCATTTCCTGACATCGATTCAAGATAAGCACAAAGCCATTCCTCCTCAAAGTAAGTGAGGAGCCATGCACAGTAGTAAGAATCAATTGCATAAGACACTGCGTGAGATGCGTTAAAACCGTATCCGGAGAAGAAGAGAATCTTTTCATAGAGTTCATCTGCCACTCTTTCAGGAACACCATTCTTCATCGCACCAGAAACGAAGTCTTCCTTGGCCTTCTTGGCGTCTGCTGCCGCGGCGTCTTTCTTTGAAGCAGAACGTTTCATAATGTTTCTGCGAATTGTATCCGTCTCTGCCTCAGGGAATCCTGCGACGACAGAGCAAAGTTTCATGGTTTGCTCCTGAAAAATGATGCATCCGTAAGTCGGTTCTAGCACCTTCTTGATAAGAGGATGTTGGTAATCGATCTTTTCAGGTTCGTTCTTAGCGCCAATGTAGATCTTGTCGACGTTTGCCGCAAGAGGACCTGGACGATAGATTGAAGTTAGAGTAGCAATGTCAATGATACTACGAGGCTTTGCTTTCGTAAATAGACGCTGTGCGCCAGGTTGCGTACATTGGAACACGCCGGCAAACCTTCCTTCGTGATAAACATATTCATAGACTTTTTGATCATTTAGATCAATATTCTTCGGATCCATGTGTTTATCAAACCAAGCCTTAATGTCTTGGAACGTTGGATTTGCAATTCCTTCACGCCTTTGCAAAATTAGATAGATGCATCGTTCGATGATGCGCAAAGTTTCGAGGCCGAGTAGATCGAACTTAATCCATCCGAACTCTTCGAGATGCTTATAATGCATGCCTTCAACCCATGGAGTCTGAGGTTCACCCTTTGCGAGAATAAGAGGCATACGTTCAGCAATGTCTTCAGACACGATAACACCGCCGGCATGGCGGCCAAGAGAACGATTCTGCTTGAAAAGAATCTCAATCGGTTCGGCGACTTCAGGATGCGATGCAACGAAGTCTTGCATCGACTTAGAATACTTCATCGCGTCTTCATAAGTCAACACAAAAAGGTTCTTGTCGACACCAGGTTTGAAGACTTCTTTCTTGACATCGTCTTCTACCGGAGCAAGAGCAGCATTGACTTCTTCGAATGGAATGTTATAAAATCTTGAAATGTCTTTGACAAGGCTCTTAAGCTTAAAGGTATTGTAGTTAGAGATTGGAATAACATTGTTATTACCAAAATTATCACGGAGAAGTTCGATCAGCTTATCGCGGTCTCCAATATCAGAATCGATATCAGGAGCGCCCTGGCGAGAGGGATTAAGGAACCGTTCAAATGAAAGGTCATACTCAATTGGGTCAAGGTTCGTGACGCCGAGGACATAAGCAACTAGAGAACCTGCGGCCGAACCGCGCCCCGGACCAATCAGCATGTGTTCACGTGCAAGGTCCATGATTGCCTTCATCGTGAGGAAGTATCGAGAAAACTTCTTGTCTCGAATAATCTTCAGCTCATACTTGATTCGCTCGATATACCCAGGCTTGTCATCCAGACCTCGCCAGATTAATCCTTTCTTACAAGCTTCGACGAGGGCCTTGTCTTCCGTCGACCCTTCAGGAATCACATATGAAGGAAGCTTCATCTCCTTATTGGGATGAATGTCACCTAACTCATTATGAACGATGTCATGAGTACGTTCGATGGCCTCGCGGATTAGGTCATCATCATAGAAATCCATGCCTTCGGTTGTGGACAGATATGAATCCCAGACCTGGGTTGCGTTCTTCGGGTACAGTTCACATTTGAGATCATCCTTAGACTTTGGAAGCATATTAGGATCGAAGTTCTGATAGTTGAGCCATCCGAGCTTCTTGTAGATCTCACGTTCTTTCCAGTTATCAGGACGAGAATAATGCGAATCGCAGGTGACGACTAGCCGATTCGACAAAGAGTTTCGTTTCGCAAATTCGATCAGCGCGCGGTTGACAAGATGTTGCGCTGGAAGTTTATTGAACTGCAACTCCAAAGCAACGTTTTCGCGACCTACCGCATCTGCAAGCTTATCATAAGTGTTGCCCATCTCGAGCAAGACAGATTCAAATAGCGCAGCATCATCGAGCAACTGATGCTTCAGATCATCAAACTTGATCTTTTGCAATTTGGAAAAGACGTCATAACTCAACGTGCCACCGAGACAATTGTGAACCAACATCCCATTTGCAAAGAAGTTATGATTATCTTCTACGGTAATATCATAGACGTCTTCGACGTAATCAAGTTCTTCGACCTCAACAACTTCTACAAAATTACTCATGTTTTGAAAAACCTTCTAATAGATTCTATCACTTCATTTGGAGATTTGCAATAGTCAAGTTCCCAAATGACCAGAACATCCCATCCCTTAGATTTTGCATAAGATATTTTTTGTTCATCTTTTTCTCTAATCTGCTGAACTGTTCCATGAATGAGATTTTGCTGCAAATCTTGATAAACCCTTTGGTCTGCGTGCCAATACGTTCCATTGATTTCTACGATCTTCTTTGTTTCTTTTTTGTAAATGTCATATGCATATTTGCCCAAAAAAAGCTGTTGACAAACAGAATCATCATTTATGAGCTCATAAATTCTTTTTTCTAATTTCGAAGCATTTTTTCCATTGAGATTTTTCAAAACCTTAATGGCACCAGGTCGACATGTATCGCCTATTCTTTTTTTTGCCTCATTTATGTCATATCCTTTTTTTATCCAAAACTCAATGCACCTTGGACTAATTTCTCGTTTATATTTTTCAATTGATTTTTCAGGATCATCGGATTTCTCTTTCCAATAATCAATTGTGTAAATTGGATTATAAGCACCTGACTTTTTTCTTTTTTCGCATGTACTTTTTTGCCAATCTAGAAGCTGAACTTTTGCAAGTTCTTTAACTTCATCTTCACTTTTATCAAGGTGTGAAAATTTTATTTTCCACCATTGCGGTTTTGAAAGATGAATATCATGAAACTCTTTTGAGTAGGGTATTATAGATGTTAGTCTTTTTGCAAAGATGTTTGTTGTAATAGTCGGAAAAACTAAAAAGCTTCTTGGTTTTTTACCGTGAAAAGTAGATTGTTGCTCACGGAGCTCGTCAAATCCAACTTCATATTCAAACAACTTGGCAAGTTGAGAAGGAGAATAACCTTCTCTATACATCTCGAGTATTTGATCTTTTGTTTTCCACGTAACTAGAAAACTTTCAAATATTCTGCTTTTTTCCTCTCCTAAAAATTTATTATACTTTTCTGCTCCCATTGTTTGTGAACCTCCAAGACATAATTATGTTTGTCTTGGAGGACCTAAAGCTTACAAAGTAAGAATTTGAATTCCTTCATGCTTTTTTAAATCTTGAGCTTCCATCCATCCCAGATTAGTAAAGACTTTGTGGTCTGGTGTCAGCGTAACACTCTTTCCATCCTTCAGTTTAATTCTCAATAATTTCGCGTTTTTTCTAGTCATTGCTGCCCAAGAAACTTTCTTGAATTCCTTAGACCCTGTTTTTTCGTCATATGAAAGAACCAAGACATCATCACCCATATTGAATCTTTCAACGACAGACAACAGGTTTTCTAGGCCTCTATTCGTTATGAGTTCTACATCTCCAGTTAAACATGCGGTTGACACCATCAAGTGACCACCTTGCGCAGCCTCCTTCAGCATCCTGTAATCAATTCGGGGGAACCTGTAGAAGCCCTCCAAATAACCCCGAGAAACCAGATGGAATAACCTCTGCAGACCAACTGAAGTTTTTGGTAGGACAACCAGATGATGCCGACGTTTAACTGGGTCGTTATACTTACCTGACTTCGTCTCATCTTCATTTTCGATCGTCAGAGAAGCTTCATCAGTTCCAAGATCCGTCGTCTCATCGTTTCCATCAACAACAGCCGTGATAGGCGTGATGATAGATTCATCCTTGACCGGTTTCTCTTTCGATTTTTCGATATCGATCTGCCACTGTTTCAGATCGGGATGGACATACATCTCGCATCCAGGAATGAACTTGAAGTTCTTGCCTGATTTCCTCATTTTTTCAGCGTGAAGATATGCATGGCAGAATCCGTTCATGTGGCCATGGTCGGTTAATGCCCACGCATCCATGCCATTTTCTAAGACGTAATCGATGTGCTCTTGTGGATAATCAAGCCCATCAAATGTTGAGAATCCTGATATTATTCCGCCCGGAAAATAAATTCCGGGCGGAAATTACGAATGCGCGTGGAGGCCGACAAAACGATTTGGCCTCCGATCGCGCATTTCCTTCTTGCTGTTTGACATACCATGATTATACCATGCGAGGTTGTAAGTTTTGCACAGCAAAGATTCTAAAATGAAAAAGCTCCCGTTTCCGAGAGCTTTTAGGATTAATCAACTTCGAAAGTCACATAATTTGTGCTGCGATTAAACACCCACGGGCAACTGCATGAAGAGGATCTGCTGCGTGACGAACTTCCTTGACTGGAAGAGGGAAACCGTTCTCTTCGAGCTTCTTTGCAAATAGATCGACAAATCCCTTGGCCTTTGATGTTCCACCGGCAACAACTACAGGTAATGCATCCTTGAACTTTGGAAGAGATTTGTGTCCGTCCATGGCTGAAGCAAGTTGTTTAGTCGTATAATCGATGAGACGATCATAGTAGGTTGAAACAGCAGCAAGAACTTGATTATCGTTTGGTTGACCGACAGTGAAATCGCCTTGTTCCTTCTCTGCTTGAACGACTGAATCTGTCTCGCCTGTAGCAACGGCTGCCATACGATCAACCCAATCACCAGACTTCGTGGTTGAGAATGTGACGATAGGTTCGCCATTTAGCATAACGCAAACGTTGACCATGCCAGCTCCCCATGATAGTGTGACTCCGGTATAATCATCCTTTTCTAGTTCTGAGTAACAAAGTGCTTCGGCTTCGTTAATTGCTCTAGCTGAATACCCTACTTCTGAAAGGAGTTTCACAATGACATCCTCATGATATCCTACATCGAAGTCTTCATCTTCTTGATCAACAGGTTGCGCCGGGACGCAGAAAACAAGCTTCTCTCCGGGTTCAGGTGGTGAGCCAGCAACTTCTTTGAGAATATATGTTAAAATTCTGCGGGCGTCTTTTTCTTTAGAAGAAACTACACCTTTATACATGGGACGCTTCGCTGAATCGTTTCTTTCCACTGCTTTTTCAATCGCGTCTTTGCCAAGTATGATGAATGAACCATCGGCGTCTTTAACGAAAACTTTTCCAGCTAATCCTTTTTCAATCATCTTTGTAGCGATGGGGGTCGTTGGTTTTATAACATAAAACGCATCTCGAAAATCTTTATATGTAACTTTTCCTTTCGTTCCTTCTTCTGCAAGAACGATGAACGATGTTCCTACATCTAATCCTTTAGCCATGTCTTATCTCCTAATTGAATTATATACTATTTGTTTTTCTTCAACATCGCCAATTTCGAAGCAGAAGCGCTTACGTCATCATCGACGATAGTTTGGGTTCCCAAATCTTTTCCTTTTTTCTTCAAAGAATCAGTTGAAATTGTTGTGACAAATTTCTTCTCATCAATCTCTACAACTTTTCTTTGTCGAACTTCAGGTTTAAAAAATGAACCCTTCGGATCTATTCTTGGGTCACTTAAATCAGGCTTTCCAGTTATTCTACCTACAATAAAACCTAGAACAAAAGCTGTTCCATATAACAATATGTTTGTGGTAACAATGATAGATTCCATTGAATATAATCTATGTATTGATGATACTTAATTCCATGAAAAATAATCTAGAAAAAACAATATTAGAAATGTTTGGTGAACCAATCGGAAAAGTTCCTGGAATTACAACAGTAGGAGCTGTCGGGGTTAGAGACATGCATGAAGATAATCTAGGAGATATTTGTCCATCCTGCGGAATGATGTCAATCGATGGAAAATGTGGATGTCCAGAAGTTGAACAAGAAAAAGTTTGCGAAGGTTGTGGACTTCCAGCTTCGCAATGTCAGTGTGGTATGAAGAGCGTCTGCCCAATGTGCGGCATGATGCCTGTTCAACTTGATGCACCTTGCTCTTGCGGATTGAATGAAGTTGAAGAAGGTTCTGCTTGTGGTGAGTGTGGAATGTATGAAAGTGAATGTAAATGCGGTATGAGTGAAGCCAAAAAGAAAGGCCCATCAAAAGAAACTGCAAAAAAAATCCTCAAAGGAACAAAAACATTCGCTCAAAAAATGAAAAAAGTTTCTAGCTGGGCAGAAGATCCAGCTGCTGCAGCAGCGTGGATGGCACATAAAGCTACAGGCAAATGGCCGAGCGAAAAGTGATTTAGAAAAATACTTTTAAATCAGGTTCATTTACCATGGGGTCCATTTTCTCGGACCCCTTGTGATGTCACTGTGATGAATTTAGCCTTTGATCTAAGTTCTCTAATCGTCCTGGCACCTGAATAAGATATTCCTGATTTAATTCCTTCAAGCAAATCTGTCAATGTGTTTGCTACAGATCCCTTGTAAGGGATCATCGTACTTTCTCCTTCAACGACAGAAACTCTACCTCTCCATTGTAGTTGAGCTTCTCGTGAAGCCATTCCCCTAAATTTCTTAAAAAGTGGAACTCCAATAGGTTGCGATGACTTATATGTCAACCCATGAGAATCTACAAGATCTCCGGGACATTCATCATGTCCTGCAAGAATAGATCCTAACATAATCATATCAGCACCTGCAGCCAAAGCTTTAACAGCATCACCTGAATTTCTAATTCCGCCATCTGCGACGATAAAAACATCACGATCAGATTTTGCACAATCCATCACCGATTGTAGAGTTGGAATACCATGACCCGTTCGAATTCTTGTCGAACACATGCTTCCACCACCCACACCAACCCTGATAGAGTTAGAGCCCCAATCCGCAAGATCATTAAACGCATCTAGCGTTGCAACATTGCCAGACATTAAATGAACTTCATCCCCAAGTTTAAGACGTAGTTCTTTTAATGCGTTTTTAACAGATGAATGATGGCCATGAGCAACATCAATGCAAAATGCTCTACATCCAGCTTCATATAGAGCAGTTGCACGTTCAAGATAATCCCCTGTTGCGCCAATTGCAACCATGATATTTGGTAAAGGATGTCCTGGACACTTTTCAAGTGTTTCCTTGAACATTTTTACTGAATCTTGAATCGTACAATATCGATGCAAAACCCCGAATCCACCAAAATCTTCCAAAACGCTAGCTACTTCAGGACTAATGACCGTATCCATCGGCGATCCGATGATAGGGCATTTTAGAGTCGAATGCGATTTTGTCAACGCTGCATCAAGATCATCAAATCCCGAAACAGACACGTCAACATTTTTTCTAGACTCAATCTCTGAGTATTGGGGAACTAAAAGAACATCATCAAAACAAAGCGTTCGTTGCATGCTTTGATAATATCTTTATATTATTGAATTTACAAACAATATTAATCGTTTGAAGAATCTTCGGAATTAAATCCCCAATCACCGCGCATCCAAGCATTCATTTCTTCTTTTGTGATTCGATTGTGAGATTCATTCAATCGGCTCTTGGATTCAACAACGTCGCCCGAAGACATTTCATGTTCAATGGCATGTTGTCTTCCCATTAGATATCCATGAACTTGTTGCATGTTTTCATGAGCAACTGAAATATGATCTTGAACCCAACCAGGAAGCTGATCTTCTGGGTTTAATAAATCGCAAAGATCTGCACTCATTTGTTTCATTGAATACAAACGAGATTTCACCATTGATCCTTCATCATCATGGGGATCTTCTCCATGTAAAAATCTTTCTGGATCATCACCATCGTCCATCATTCTGCCTTGATCACCAGAAACGTATCCCCAATCTCCGCTCTTCCAAGCTTCAACTTCATCAGGAGTAATAGGAGACATAGCCTCTGAAATGGTTTTCTTTTGTTGAACAGCAGCCTTTATTTCTTCTGCTATAATTTGTTTTAATTTCGTAGCTGTTAACTTCATAATATTTTCTTTCAAATTAAAGATTTTGAAATCCTTTGCTTCAATAGGTAAACATGACTTTCGTGTACGTCGGCAATACCTTCAAGCATGTTTGAAAGTCCATGTGTAAGAAGACCAAGTTCTTTAAGACATACCATAACGTGATCGATAACTTTAAGAAAATTTAGTTCAGCAAACAAAGATTTCTTTGCAAGGTCAGTTGATTGAGGAATCATTGTCACAGACCCTTGACCACAAATAAGTTTTAGAACTTGAGAATTTACAAGCTGTAAATCCACATTTGAAGTAGACCCTAAGCCAATTGCTTTTTCAGCAATTCCATCAATTTCTTGAACTATATTTCCATATAGTCTTTGGAACAACAGGTGATCGCCGTAATAAGGATCTCCCATTGCGGTCCAATGATGATTTTGATGAAGAGCATACAAGTACTTGAGATGCACTAAAACGACAGAAAGAGGAGCATATGAAGAACCTCCCCATTCGGCAATCATATTATCTGTCATCACAGATAAATTTGGTTCAACTGTAAGAACCATTTCCATAGATTCTGATAATTTTTTCTTTTTCATCACTTAAGCTCAACTTTAAATGTAATTTTGTTTGCTGAATCTGGATGTGGAGACCAACGTACAACAAAAGGCTCACCATTTAATTTTTGTTTATCATTCCAATGTTTTACGTAAGAATCTAAAGCCAATTCATCAATTCTTCTAGGCGCTTTGCCATGAGGAAGTGTGCATGAAATAGGTATTTTTCTTGCCTTCGTTCCTTCTTCAATCTTAAATTTCATAATTGCTCTAGGAAGCTCAGAATACTTTATGTTAAAAACATCATTGCAACGTTCTATGAACAATTGCGGAGATAAACTTTCACACATCATATCATCAACTAAATCTTGAGAAATGATCATTTGGAATTGCGCATTTTCTTTCAACTCAAGATATTCTTCTCTTGCATCATCATGTTTCTTTAAAAGTTCTGACATTTTGTCCATCAGCTTTATTGGATCTACTGGAATTCTTGTTGAAGATCTAACAGAAGAGCAAAATTGTTTAACTGCAGATGTTTGCCATGTTGTATCCAACGATCTAGCATAATCTTGAATTAATTTACGAGCGACTCCTTCATACCAATCGTCGCTCAACATATCTTCATTGTCATGTCCAGCAGCTGCTTCGACAGCAGAAACTTTTTCTTTTTTCTTTTCTTCAAACAAATCTTGAAGAGCAGAATCTTTTGGAAACTTCTTTACTGCTTCTTCTAAAACTTCTTTTTTCGCTTTTTTTGCTGCAGCAAGACGAACGTTAGCGGCGGGGTCAAAAAGTAAAATTGTAGATGCGTTTTCTGGAAGAACTCTTGCGACTAATTTTCTTACTTCAGGAGATTCATGTGTTGACATAGCCAATGCAACTTTACGAGAAAAGTTTACCGTCTCTCTTCCCACGTATTCAATAACGTCTAAACGTTCATTTGCAGCTTCAACCAAAGACTCTAGATTGTCATTGACCACGACAGAAGGACCAAAAACTTTCTTAATCTCATTGCAAAATGCTTCCGTATGGCTCTTTTCTTGCAAAGTTTCTTTGACAACTTTCTGTAGATCAGATAATTTCAAACGCATGTGTAAAAAACTCCTAGCATAACTATTCTGTTCAAACGCAGTTTTTGTAAATGTAAGTTAATAACTATGTATTGACGAACATAGACCAATCTTCGTGCCACGCAGTTGACTTAGATAAATCCCAAAAATGTAATGCTGATGGTTCAATTGGCCTTTTCGAAAGACGCATACCAGTTTCTTCAAGCGTTTTGCCACCTTTTCTTCTATTACAATTTTTACATGCGGTAACACAATTGAACCATGTAGTCGGTCCACCCTTGCATACAGGAATCACATGATCTACTGTAACTGAAGAATAGCTTAATTCAATGCCACAATATTGGCAGCACCATGAATCTCTATTGAATAGTACCTTTTTTTGAAAACGAGCAGGCTTTCTATCAATTTTGCGAACGATATAATTCTTCAATCTTAAGATAGCTGGTAATTTGAAACTGCTTGAGCAAGTTTGATACTCTTCATTCCAATATGAAAGTTCACCAGTAGATCCTGTTTGAGGGTCGGCTCGACCGCTTAACATAAGTTTAATTGCCCTAACTTCAGTGATAAACTGAAGAGGTTCGCCATTTGAATTTAAAAGCAGCGATCTTTTCATGAGTCGCCTCCCAATAATTAAATCGATATCAAACTTGCTAACTGAGGATTTCCGTAAATAGCTTTTCCGACTTTAACGTTTAAGTTATTTAGCAAATCATCGTCATAATAACTATGAACGTGACCAGATAATACTGTAAACTTAACGTGTGGATATGTTTTTGCAGCAGCAAACAAAGTATCTCCCATGATCTTAGAAGTATACCACGGCATAATTTCTAATGAAGACATTCCTTTATATTTTTCAGATGCATTAAAAGTCTCTTTAAATGGAGGAACATGAGTCATTATGATGATATGTTCACTTTCTTTAACAATAGACTTAATAGAATTTGCTACATGGTTCGCTGCAAGTTGCGCTAACTTTTGTGAAATATTGATGATAACGTTTTTATTTAAAGTCTTTCCACCAAAAGAAGATCTTAACGCTGCATTATAATCAGCTATTTGAATCCAATCATTCATCAACAAAGAATCGCTGTACGGATTACCATTTTGGGCATCATACCATCCATCGTGTCCAATCAAATATGTTCCTTCTTCTAATTTTACGTAAGGAACGGATGTCATATATCTTAAAAAAGATGAAGAATTACAATAATTCACGACGTTTCTTCTTACTGTCGATATATTAGATCCGTAATAGTCATGATTTCCAAGAACGAAATAAATTGGTTTATTAAACCCAATTTCAAGAGCAGACAGATGCTGCGTTAAGGTATTAGAAACTGATATGTCTCCAGTGATTAATATTGCATCAGCTTCATGACTAGACATCGACATTGACAAGATTTTATTAAAAATATCTCCTGCCATATCGAGATGAATATCAGTCATCCATGCTAAACGCATCGAATTACTCCCATCTTCGTCTTTCTTTCATCATTGCATTTGTCACAAAGAGTTTTTATCCATGAACCTTTGCGCGGATCACCTGGACAACCACATTCTTCACAAATGCGATGTGATATCGATTCAGCCATCGAAACCATACCTTCGATGACATCATCACCTCCGCTGTAATAAAAACGAAGAGTGCCAAATTTTTCTTTGACCTGGTCTGCAACAACCTGTAGAGATTCTTTCTCTTCTTCTGATAGATCTTTAGACTTCCAGTCTACATGATTTTGTATTTCGTGACAAAGGATATCGATGATATCAAACCATCCGGATCCACACTCAAACCCCCAAGCCATACAGGTTTCTTGTATGGATCCGTTTCTGTTTTTGAATATCTTGGGATATTTTTCGCAAAGAACTTTATCTTCTTCTTCTGTCATATAATGATCAACATTGTATACAACATTGAAATATTATACAAAGATAAAGTTCTAATTAACTAATCAGCCGCCAATGCCCATAAGAGCGGCAGCTAAAGCGTTTGATACGACTGCTTCAGCTTCAGCCTTTGCTGAAGCCTCATCCTTTCCAGCGGCAACTTCTTTTTGAATGATTATAGCAACTTGATTCTTGACTTCTTTTTCTAAAGCAGCTTTGATTGTATTCGATGCTGTCATCGCAGCTGCTTTCACGCCGGCGTCTTTGATGTCTTTAATCGCTGCAATTGCATCTTTTCCTGCAGCGGCGACCGGCGCTGCTAATTTTTGAGCAGCTGCTGCTAGCTGTCCTCCAACTTTAGAAGCTGCTCCTGCAGCTTTTTCTCCAGCTTTCGCTCCTGCAGCACCGATTCCAGACGCTAATCCCTTGATAGCGCCCAATGCGTTGGTAAAAAATCCTTCATTGACAATTTCTTCTGCCAAGTACATCGCGCGAGCTTCAGACATAATCTCACCGGGCATCACGGGGGTTACTCTGAGGTATTCTTCTTTGATTATTTGACGAAGTTTTGATTCAGTTATTTTCATATGTATCTCCAAATTGATACGATTAATTATACATCATAAAAGTAAAAAGGCTCGATTTTTTATCGAGCCTCGAGCATCAACTGAAAACAACTTTTAACCAGAAACGTGAATTTTTCTTGCGGTACTCTCTTGTTTCTTTGGTAAAGAAATTGACAAAAGACCGTCTTCAAGCTTTGCAACAATCCCTGATTCATCTACAGTTGATCTTAAATTGTAAGCATAACTAAATTCTTTTCCATGCCTAGATTTACCTGAAACTTTCAAAGTTCTACCTTCTACCGTTACGTCGACATCCATGGATTTAACACCGGGTAGTTCAATTTTAATACCTTCTTCATCAATAGAATCTAATTGACGTTGATAACTCGTCATTTCAAAGTCGTTAAAAACCTTAAATGGATCAAGCAAATTAAACACAGGTGTGCGAATACTATCGTAGTATCTAGTCAACATTTTTCTATCTCCTTTTTATAAAGTCGATGGATTTTGTTGCATTCCATCGTTACGGAGACATGATAAACATCATTAAAATTTTGAAAAGGGGTAAAAATATTTTTATCAATACCCATTTTTAATTCTGTTTACGTTAGTTTCGCCTTTTTTCATGTATGAATCATGAAGCTCATCCAAAGTTATGCCACTAAGAATTGCAATTTCAAAAAAATAATGAAGAGCGTCGACGAGCTCTTCGACATAATGTTCTCTATCAAACTCTTTCACATCTGTTGCACGATGATCCTTTGAGTTTTTTAATGTCTGGTTAGCTTCGAAGAGCTCATGCATACATTCATGCGTAATTCCTTTAAGAAGTTTTTGACCAGACTTAGACGTTGGATCAACTGGAAATGGAGGAAAGTCTCGTTGTTGTCGCAACAACTCCATAAATTGTTTTTGTTGCTCCCACATTTCTTGTAGCTTGTCCATCAATATTCCTTTGTGTTTGAAGCTTTCATGATAACAATGATAGAAAACAATATCATGAATATTGCAAATTTCATCGCAGTTTCAATTCTCAAAAATTAATTTAGGAACATCGGTCAAAGTTTCAGATTGAGACTTTAATTTTTCAGCATCTTCAAGGTATTTCTTATGCTGGGCTTCAACCATTTTCTCATATTCAGGATGTAAGGTTAACGTATCAGGAGATGACTCGTCGACAGTTAAACGAACCTGTCGCATTAAATCTGCGCCATCTACTCCCATTAAAACTGCCTCTTGAAAAATTTGAATAAACCGCATCGCAACTGAATCTGAAATTTTATAGTTCATAACACCTCTAATTTAATAAATCATACATAAAAAAACTATTTTGTATTATAAATTTAAGGTCTTTCTAAAATTCCTCTTTCATACAATACATTTCTAATTCTTTTAGAAATTACCTTTTTTTCTTGTCGGCAGTCAATAAGTGTTGTCGTTTTTGGGTTGTTTTTTGCCCATTTTGCATACTCAATTCTAACATTTTTTTGAAGTTCAGAATCTGCCTCATATGAATCTTCAGCTTCATGAACGTGCGAATCTCCATGAAGAATAATCGTATGATCTGGTTCTCTCAACTTTCTAGCTAATTTCATGGTATACTCCAAAGGAACTCCTTCGGCAACGCCATACACTATAGTAGATAAACTCCATCTGTCCATGATGATACAATCATGGTTTTTTTCTAAATGAGGCAATTTAAAAACTTGAAAAATCTTTCTATTCATATATTGAAACCATTGAAAGATTTTTGGAAATTTTTTTGCAAGACCATTTTGAAGCATCCAATAAATGATTCTGTACGTTACCGCCGATTTAATTGGTACTTCAATAACGATCGAAGAAAATCCTCTTTCTGAAAGTTTTCTTTTCAAAAGACGAGTTTGAGTCTGTTTTCCTACACGATCTGGTCCTTCAATCACGATGATCTTGCTCATGTAAAAGGCCCTCTCAAATTTCCTTCAATCGTCAATCCAAATGCCTCCATCGTATGATTAAAAGATCCAGTCGAATGAACAAGATCTAACATCTGTTTTGCGATGTCTCTAATTTCTACTTGGGCGTGTTCTGAATATCGTAATCGAAGAAAGTGGACAAAACTACGAAAATTGAACATGACGTCGGCAGTTATCTGATTTCCATAAGGAAGATATAATCGAGCTGATTCCTTAGCTCTCTTCCTACTCATCCCTTTTTGAACCAACCTTTCTAACGTAGAGTGATACTTTTGTAGGCTGGATTCCATATGTTCGATGTAAATCTCTTGTTCCTCTGAGTCCCAGTCAATCGGAACGTGATATTTGTCTTCCTTAAGCTCTTTATAACGAGCTGATTCAGCATTAATTGATACGCCGATACGATGCTTCAAGAGATGGATGTGAGAAGCAATGTCTGTGGTTACCAGAAAATGCAGTGAACTCTTTTCAAAAGGGGTCTCATGTGAATTTTCGGCTAACATTTTAAGTAGCTTTGGAATTCTTTCTCTTTTATCCTCAGTTAGATCTCTTGATGTTGATGTCCATGCTGAAAGTGCATGAGTTTCGTCAGAACCATAATATCCAATTAATTCAACTTTGTTAGACCTAGGAGGCATGGGACAATATTACTATGTACTACTTTAATTGAACACAACAATTTAAATGAACAGGAAACGTCTGATACTTTGATCAATTACTTCTTTTAATTCTTCTTTAAAGTTTTTTAATTCTCTAATCTCTTCTTCCATATTCGAAAGAACATTATGCATTTTGATAATCTTCATTCTCATATCAGCTGGATTTGAAGAAGTAGAATTAATATGCATTTTAAAATAATGCTCTAATTGTTCTTTGCAATATTTTGCAGATTTTTTTGGATCTAATTTAGAAGCTGAAATGTAAATCTCATCAACGACATATGACGGGATTTCACGAGCATAACTTTCCCTAATTAATCGTTTAAGATCTTTAACTTTTATTTTCATAAAAACTAAATATTACCCGCACTTGCTCCACCCGCAAGAATTACAAGTCGCGCATCCTTCTTTATAGACGATTCCTTCAAGTCCGCACGACCCGCAGATCTTATCAGAGTTGGACTTGGTTCCATCCGGAATGTAGCTCTTTAAGACTCTAGCAATCGCCTTTGAAAAAGACTGCAATCCGCTGTGCTTGTCTTTCTGCAACTGTTCGACGACATATTGAACAGGGACTCCGTGTCGAAGAGCAAGAGAAAGTGTCCTCGTCATTGCTCCGTGGTTTGGATTGGCAAAAAGTTCGACAACATCCTTAAAAAGGAGGTGGTCATCATCACCGATTGGAATCTGGAGATTGTACGTCGCCACACCATCCTTCTTACCATTCTTGATAAGAGTGCCTGTCTTCGCCTTCTTTGGTACCTCGACGTGTTGAGATAGACCGCAGAAGATCTCGTAAGGTTTGTCATCCAACCGTCCGACCAACACCAAGTAGCTCTCGTTGTCACCACCTGCCCTCACGTTAATTCTGTGAATATCACAGGTTAATTCCTTGGGTCGCTTTGGCGCATGGCTTTCTACCATGGTCTCCGGTTGACCATCGAGGTCCACCTTCTTCTCTTCAGGCTTCGTCTCGGCCACAAGGACGCCGGTTCGGCAACCATCACGATAGATAGTGACACCCTTGCATCCAGTCTCCCAACCCTTCATGTAGATCTCCTTGACAACATCTACGGAAGTTGAATTAGGGATGTTTGTTGTGTTGGAGATAGAATGGCAGATCCACTTCTGGGCCGCGGCCTGAAGATCTACCTTGGCGACCCAATCGATCTCGTTGGCTGTTCCACCGTGGTAAGGAGACTCTGCAACGTTGTCCTTTGTCTTGTGGTTGACCTCCATCCATTTCTTGAATGCATGGTGGTAGACCATGAATTCCTGCCACTTATCACCGAGTGGATCAACAAAGTCGACCTTGACATTTGGATCATCACCGTTGACCTTCTTGCGGCGTTTGTAGAACAACATGAATGCAGGTTCGATACCGGATGTGGTTTGGGTAAGAACCGAGACAGAACCAGCAGGAGCCGTTGTCGTAAGGGCAATGTTTCTACGACCATGCTTCTTATAATCTCTGACGAGCTCTGGATTTGCTTCGAGGATCTGCTTGACGAATGGATGCTCGGCCTCGAGCTTGTGTGAGAAGACAGGGAATGCTCCACGTTCCTCTGCCATCGTGATTGTTGAACGATATGCAGAGAGTGCAAGAGCCTTGTAGAGTGATTCTGTCATCTGAATGGATTGTTGCGATCCGTAAACGAATCCCATAGCGGCTATAGCATCACCCAAAGCAGTAATTCCAAGACCGGTTCTACGACCGCCCAAAGCTGCTTCCTTAATTTTAATCCAAAGATTAAGTTCCGATTGTTTTACATCATCAGGTTCAGGATCTTTCTTAATCTTGGAAATAATTTTATCTACAGCTTCAATCTCAAGATCGATGAGATCGTCCATAAGGCGTTGAGCCTTGATGACGACGTCCTTGAATCTTTCATTGTCGTATGCAGCAGCTGAAGTAAATGGATTCTTTACAAACTTATAAAGATTGACTAGAAGCAATCTGCACGAATCGTAAGGAGATAGAACAATCTCACCGCATGGATTCGTTGATGTTGACCCATATCCAACAGATGCATACGCTTCAGTTGGGGTACGCTTTTTGACAGTATCCCAAAATAGAAGACCGGGTTCAGCTGAGGCCCATGCAGCCTCGATGATTTCATGCCAAAGTTGCTTGGCATCAACCATCTCTTCAACTAAATGTTTTGCGTTTTTCTCAACAGGGAACCGAAGATGAACCTTATTACCGTCCTTCACCGCCTGCATGAATTCATCCGTCAAGCGGATCGAGATGTTTGCACCGGTAACCTTTTTGAGGTCTCGTTTGATGTTAACGAATGTTCTAATTTCGGGATGGTGAACATCAATCGTCAACATCAAAGCACCGCGGCGGCCGCCTTGGGCCACTTCACGGCAGGTGTTTGAGAACCTCTCCATGAAGACGCCAATACCGTCGGTAGTGCGAGCTGCATTGGCGGTGACAATTCCTTTCGGACGAATCGTAGAAATGTCAAAACCAACGCCACCTCTTCGTTTCATGATCTGCGCTTGTTCTTGATCAGCCTTAAGAATACCGGCATAAGAATCATAAGGAGACTGAATGACAAAGCAGTTCGACAGAGATTGATACTGGAATTCATTTCCAATTGCCGACATCGGTGAACCTTGAGGAACTACAGGTCCTAGACCACGAGATTCCTTGGCAAGTTCCTCAAGAGACATTACTGCACGTTGCGAAACATCGATGTGCTCAACATCAGCGAGGAGGCAAAAAATCTCCTTCTCAGACATGGGGTTCGGATATTTTGCCTCGATTCGAGCAAATTCCTTGGCTAATCGAACGTGCATGTCTGATGGAGTTAGTTCCAGCAAACTTCCTGCAGGATTCCTTAGAGCATATTTGTCGCAATATACGCTTGCTGCTAATTCATCACCGTTAAAGTATTTTAAAGATGCCTGGTATGCTTCATCGCGTGTGTAAGTCATATTGGTCTCTCAGTGGGAAATTTAATTATATAACGTTGGCTTCCAAATTGTTTGGTTTTTGTGTCGAAAATTCTTTCTTTAATTCTTGCCATTTAGCTCTTAATGCTCTTTTTTGAGCTTCATCATCGGAAACGATTGCCGCATCAGGAACATCTGCTGCGCCGACTATCTCAAATTGACTTCTTGCAGTATTAATCTTTGCTGGGAAAATCAATCCATCTCTTCCTGCGCGGTTCTTTGCAACGTATAGTCTTCCCCATCCATTAGCTTTTTCATGCGAGCGACGGGATACGGAGATGATAAAATCACAAATCATTGCCTTACCATATGCTTCAGACATGTTTGTCATGTCAATGACTTCTGCATTAGCACCTTCCTTGTTGGACTGTGAAGCAGTCCAAATTGGAATTCCATACTCCATTGCCAATCCACGCAACTCTTCATAAACAAGCTTAAGCTCGTGTCGTAAAGAATCGAATTGTCTTGTCGATCTCATGATGTCTGCATAATCAATGATAATAATGTCTGGTTTGAAACCTTTGAGATCCAGTCGCTCAACATGAGACCTGATCGTAAAGATTGATGCAGTATTTGTTGGGTACTCTTTAATAAAAAGTCTTCCAAGGTTTTTATTTGATTCATAGAATGACTTCACTTCGTCTTTACGGTCCATCACTTCATTTGAATCAATGTCACATAAGTTTGAATCATACCTGATACCGACGGCTGTTTCAGATAGTTCAAAGGTATAATGAAGAACATTCTTTCCGTTTCTAAGAGCATTGGCTCCAATCATCGTGAGGAAGTGAGATTTACCAGAACCAGAACCGCCGACGACACAAAGAAGTTCTCCCTTTCCTGATCCACCGTTTAATAGTTCCTTTTTGTCAATCTCTGGGATGCCAGTCGGAATTGTATCACGCTTGAGTCTAGTGAAACGTGCATCCATCTCATTAAAGAAGTCGTGGCCTACAGATGGAGCCGTTCCGACCTGGACTGCTTTCTTAATTGATTCTACAATTGATTCATATTTGTCCGCCTGCATCTGATCAACTGCATTTTCTAATGCGGCTTTCAGCGCCTGCTTGCGACAAAAGTCAAGCGATTTTTCACGAACGAACTGAAGATCTCCAGGATCAGGATTACTCTTCATCCTCTGGAGATAATCGATGATTTGGTCTCGCAGAATGACGTCAGTCCCTATCTTAAGATCTTCTCTAATGATCGTAACAAGCAACTGTAAAGTTGGAAAAACTTTGTATTTTTTTGAATAAGAAAAATAACGATCTGATAGAAATTGAAGGTACTTCAATTCAAAGTAATTTGAATCAAATACTTCTGTCATCTGTTCGGCAAACTTCCAATCAGTCAACAATGCTTGCATGATCTTTTCTTGAAAAGACTTGCCGTACGTGCCGAATGTCGGAGTAGTGTTTTGTGTAGTCATAAATAAAAATCAGTGTTGAATAGCGATTAAAGAGCTGAGGTCGTAAAAGAAACCTTCGACATCAAAACCTTCGATACCTTCTTTAACTAGTGCTCGAATCAATCCCATCCTATCCATCCGAGGTGTGAATGTATCGATGACATGTCGCACCTTCGAAACTTGATCTGCAGACAACATACTTCCATCAAGATGGACCAACTTCCAATTTCTCTTGATGTCTTCTACGCTATCCATGATGCGACGATAAATAATAGATTCATCAATTTTGGATTGACAAAAGTCAAAAACTTCTTGCAAAATTAATTCTTGATCACTACCTAGAATTGGTATTTTTGATGCAACCTTTTTAAATCCAATACCTTTTACTCCAGGAACATTATCCCCTGGGTCTCCGCAAATTGCTTTTGCAATTGCAAAATTTTTCGTTTTGATCCTAAATTCTTCAAAAATCTCGTCTGCTGTGACGATTTTCTTCTTGTGAAGACTGTAAATCTTCGTGTTATCATCAAGCAATTGGTACATGTCTTTATCTGAAGAGACAATGACCTTATCATCGTTACGAAGAGGACCTTCACACAGGTGGGCTACGATGTCATCTCCTTCGCAATCAGAGACGTAAATTTGACATGCAGGGACGAACTTTAGCATTCCTAAAAGAGTTATCAACTGATGTTTTCTGTTCTCTTCAGAATCAGGAATGTCATCGCCATAGAACCGGTTCAACTTTTCGGGTCGGCGACCGAGTTTATATTCTGAATACAGATTTCTTCTGCGACGAGATCCACCACCTTCCCATGCAATATACACATGAGAAGGCTGGATTTCACGAACAATCCTTTGAAAGGATTTTAGGAAACCGATGCATCCACCCATCGGTTCCCCATTCTTGTTCATCGTCGGATATGCAGCCCAGCTTCGTAAGAAAAGGTTCTGCGCATCAATTATCAAAATTGGATGATCAGGATTCAAACTCAAACTCCAGTGCTTCCAAATCCGCCTTCACCTCGAACGGTCTCTGAAACTTCTGTAGCCTTTTGAAAGATTGCTTGAAAAATTGGAAAAAATAGAAGTTGTGCAACCCTATCTCCTTTTTTAATAATAAATTCTTCCTTACCTGCGTTATAAAGAATTACCTTTACCTCGCCGCGGTAGTCGGTATCAATGATCCCTGGAGCATTAAGAACTTGAATACCATTCTTGGCTGCCATTCCAGATCTAGAACATACCATTGCTCCAAACCCTCGAGGAATTTCTAGTTTGACACCAGTTCCAATGATTGTTCTAGATCCTGGCGGGAGTGTGACTTCATCGGTAGACTTTAGATCACATGCAGCAGATCCTTGAGTCTGATATGCTGGAATTAATGAATCATCATCAGTTAGAACTTTGACCCAAATTGGATTGGTTGGTCTTTCACTCATCTGATCCTCCGTCGTCTGAAACGTTATCATCACCCTCTGTTGGGGTTGCCGGTCCTGAAGTCAACGTCAAAGCTGAATCGATTGCTTCCATGATAAATGGCCCGTGAATATCATCTCTCATTAAGTTTCCAAATTCAGACTTATAGAACTTCTTTTCTACCACAACTTCACCCGTCTTTTCATTGACAACGCTCAATTCTTTCCATGCACCTTCTCCAGAGATATTGATTGCGTGTCCTCTTCTCTTTACCGGACCTGACTCCTTGCAGTGGGATCGAACTTCATCAAAGAGATATTCATCCTCAACGATACCTTTACCGAAGATGATGTCAAATTCACACTTACGGAAAGGCGGAGCAACTTTGTTCTTCTTAATTGTAACCGTTGTATGGATACCGATTGGCATGCCGTTCTTATCCTTGACTTGATTTCCACTTCCAAGGCGAATTCGAACCGAAGAGTGGAAGGGAATTGCACGTCCTCCCGGTGTTGTTAGAGGATCCCCGTGAAGTACTCCGATATTATCGCGAATTTGATTGAGGCACAATAAGGTTACATTGTTCTGACCAATGACGCCGGTAATCTTACGCATACCCTTGGAGATAGCTCGAGCCTGAAGGCCGATAGAGTTTTGTTCATATTCACCATCGAGTTCTGCCTTTGGTGAAGTAGCTGCGACAGAATCCCAAATAACCAGAATGGGAATGTTCTTTTCTAAAACTTGCTTTGCCTTAAGAATTGTAGACTCGATGATAGAAAAGACCTCTTCAGTGCAGTGAGAATCGCAGTAGACAAATCGTTTACGAACGTCAATTCCCATGTCAGACAGCTTTTGCACAGGCGTAGCATTTTCTGTATCGATATAAACGACTAACCCTCCCATCTTTTGAGCAACTGCTGCAGCATGATAAGCTAGATGAGACTTGCCTGAAGAAGGTAATCCAGAAATCTCAATAATTCTACCTTCTGGATATCCTCCACCGAGTTCATTACGAATCGCATAGTTCAATTGAATAGAACCTGTGTCGATCCACCTTTTTACAACCGTAGGAGCATCCATTTCTGACAAGTTATATGCGATGCGAGTTCCATATTCTTTATTGATAGAAGAAATTAATTCCTTCATCATATTGTCAACGTCGCTCTTCTTATGCGTAGTCGTTTCTTCTAATCTATTCTTTGCCATATGTCTTGTTATTATCTCCTTAAACGCGTAGATAGTACAAACGCCAGAAACCTTGTTGATTCCTGGCGTTTGCGTTCTAAATCTCTAGATCAATCATCATTCATCAAGTCTGCAAATGCATCATCAAGAGATTGCTTTTTTCCATCATCTTCTTTCTTCGGCTTCTTGGCGGCTGTCTTGGTGTCAGATGACTTAACCTCAGCGACGAGGTCATCTAGCGCATCCGTCGTTGCAACTCCTCTGGACATTTCAGGTGTTGCATCAGCAGTTGACCCACCGTTCAACCAATTATTAAGAACCGTTTCAATTTCTTGAGTCGACTTAAGACGATACATGTCATCGATATTTGGAATTGAATTTAGCCATTGCTCCATCGTCTTTGAATCCTCATGAAGCTTTGATGGCCTGCGTGCGGGATCAACCGTCGTATCGTTAAATTGCTTACCTGGCTGCTTCGTGATTGAAACCTTAAGATCAAAACCTTCAGTTGGCGAAAGGATGTCGCCAACCTCCTCATCAAGGAAGAATCCCAACATGCGTTGATAAACAAGCTTACCAAATGCCCAAACTTGAACGCCCTTATCTTCCTCACCGCGGACGACAACAGGGGCATAGCATCGCATCTTTGGTGCAAGCTTCTTGGCAAGAACACGATCGTCTGGCTTGCCACTGCTATAAAGCTTACGGATCAAATCGTTGATTGGATCTGGCTTACCGAATTGATTTGGTGCCAAAATACCTGCATTCTCACCGATATAATAGAACCATCGCTCAGCAAATGGTTGACCGTCTGGTGAATTCTTCCACGGAAGACATCTTACCTTGTGTTCTCCTAGACTAGGCTTCCAAAGTTGGACAGCTGAAGTCTTCTTTACACCGCTAAGCTCTGCTACACGTCGCTTGATTGCTTCTAGATCGATTGCCATAATATTTTTCCTTTTCCTTTTCCGATTCCGTACCTGTGGCAGGAATACTTTCCCTGCTTGATTGCAGGTAATGGTTACCCTACCACAAACCTTATTTTGTGTTCAACGCTTTTATTCACGCCCAACTTGGATTCTTGCGCTTGCCCTTCTTACGCTTCTTCGACCCTGAAATTGGGAAATCAGGAGTCATACCAAGAGGCAATGCATAACCAGCGATGGCGCCCACGCCGCTGAACTCATCAAGCTTATCTTCCTCATCCATTTCCGAATCCTTTTTTGTTTCTTCAGAAGAAACGAGTCGTGAAGACACACTAGGGTTTTCTGCTAAAACTTCAGACACAAGCATCCTAATGTAGTCACGAAACTCTTTGTTCATGAAGATTAAATATCGTCATGGAATCCAGACACCACCGACTTTTTCCTGCATTGTAGAAATATAGTCAGCTGTCATCACCGCAAAAACCAATGGACTCGTCTTCAAACAATAAGGCTTATTTTCATCTAGAACAAATCCATCGTTGAGAAGGATGGAAAGATATTCATCTGTTTTTAATTTAAGACCAAAAGCCTGACACATATGAACACTACGCTGGGGTGTAGACATGTATTGCATGTCCTTATTGTGTTTATAAAACTCCCCTAATTTTTCGCGATGCCAATCAGAATCTTGAGGAACATAGTAATCTGTAATTGACCCATCGTCATTTGCCAGACCTACCTTGCCGATATCGTGGAAGAGACAACCGATGATGAGAGAATCCTTAGGAACTTCCCAGCCGAATGCTTTCATGAGCTTCATCGCGTTTGAAAGGACTCGGAGTGAATGATCAACTAATCCGCCAACCATGCAATTATGAAAATCAACCCTAGACGAAGCAGGACAAATTGCCAAACGTTCTCCTAAATGGTCTACGAGATTTAACGTGGCCTGTGATCGATCCCCAAGCTTTTCGCACAATGATCTAAATTTATCAAAATTGGCAGCAATGTCTTCAGGAGTCAGTTGTTTTTGCTTCATTTAAATTAATATCATCTGTATTGCTTAATTTGTTCAAGGCATTTTTCTTTCTCGTCTCCCAACCTTTTTTTGCATGTGAAATTCGCTCTTCTTGTGTGACTTTTGAATTTGCTTCTCTTACAGACGAAATCCATGTACCATTTTCAACACGAGCCTGAGCTATTTTTTGAGCTCTATTAGCAACTTTATCTGGATTATCCTTGCACCATGATGAAACTGCATTACTTATTTTTTCAGAATATTCTTCCCTAAAGTTAGGGTCTGAAGATAAACGTTCAAGAAAAGCTTCGCCGCCCAATTTAGCCTTGGTAGTCATTAATTTCTGGAGATTTTCTCTATATTCTTCATCGACCTCCGCTTTTGATTTCATTTTCAACCAGCTATTTTTTGCTCTACGACTTGCTAAGTTCGGATCATTCTGGTAAATCTTTTTCGACCTCTCGGATAACAGCTTTCTTTCTTCTTCAGTATACACACGATTATCGTAATAAGCTCTTGTTGCTACACTTATCTTTTCTTTTGTTTCAGCTGATGTAACATAAACTCCTTTTGGACGACCTCCTTTGCCACCAATATCAAAGTTCATACCTCCAAACTTAATATTGGTTTTATGCTCAACAATTAAATCGACTTCACGTTGATTCATTTCCTCTTCTGAGGAGCAACGTTGAAGCATTCTTATTTTGCAATTATCAACACCATGTCTAGCAATCAAATAATCAATCTTAAGATCTTTTTTATTTGATCTGCCTTCAACAATTGCTTTAACCCGTTTTAAGTGACCTGCATGACGTTTATCAACACCGTATTTGGACTTGCCAACATAAACATCTTTACCTTGACACTCACAACAATGGCAACTATAACAATAAACAACATAATCAACGTTTGACATGATGGACTAATCCTCCAGGATATATCTATCCTGTCAAGAAAAAATTATGCAATATCTTCAGGGGTTAATGACATAATGACACATCGTAATTCTTTTTAATTTTCTGTACAAGTTTTTACATCGAAATTTCTTCGAATTTTATTGGAAACTCCTGATCATACCCATGAACATTTATTTTTGAAACGTTGGATACATCAGCAAGTCTGTCTGGGTGGACATCAAGAATCAAAGCGTCGTGAAGAACAAATATAGGTCTCACGCCTTCGACTCCTAAACAATCCATGATCTTTGAAAATCCCATTAAAGATACATCAACGCCGGTACTTTGAGCATAATAGTTGATGAATATGTTATCTTGCGTTCGATCAACTGGGATTTTTCTTCCAAATCTATTTTTTATGAATCCTGTCGTTTTGTGTTCTTGTTTTAATCTTTTTAATAAAGACTTTGTACTGATATAATCTTCGATTTGAAGGATTAATTTTGCAATCTTCTCTTCAGATGTCCCTAAATGAAGAGCGATGGCAGATTTTGAAGATCCATATAGAACAGCAAGAACTGCAGCTTTTACCATCTCTCTTGACATTCCACCGAATTTATTTGAAAGCATTTGATACAAATCTGATTCAGGACAATCATTTCCTGATTCATACAACAAGATTCTTGCTTCCAAAGAAGAAAAATCCAATGACACTATCTTTCCTTCAGGAAATGATGGCTTTAAAATGTTTCTGTAGCTTTTCTTCAACAAAAGAATGCTAGGGCCTGACGAAACAACAAGACGACCTGTAACAGTTCCAAATCGATCATATGTTACTGGAAATGCATATCCACCTGAGCGTGGACGAAACGTTTCAACGACATGAGAATTTACCGCAGAAGACGAAACGATGTCATTGATTTTTCCAGCGTCTGTCTTGGCTGGTTTAATCATGTTTAAAATCTTATTTCCAGGTACCCACGTGTTAAGATAGTAATCTATTTCTACGTTTTTTAATTCTTTAGAATAATTGACAACGTCATCAAAAAACTTTTTATATTCTTGTTTAGGAAGAATCATCGACCAAGGAGGAGATCCTTGCATTAAAGACTGCATGGATTTTTTATATTTTTCATGAACCGTTGGAGGTGCTGGCATGTGATTCAACCGGCTCACTGTATCCAGGCAAAAATTATGATCTTGTTTGATTTCGCCGGATAGACACCAAAAATCATTTTGGATTTTTTCTACCCATGAAACGCCGTCGTGCGACAACGATAAATTTTTCTTGGATCCCAGCAAATCAGATGTTATTGTGATATCCATCAGCTTACATGGTATCAATATCATCAAAACTTTTACATGATCAAAAATCCATCATCATTATTTCTTCGGGGCAGCTGGTTTTGTAGGTGGACCATTTCTTTTTTGTATTGTTTCAGATTCTTTCGCTCTATTTGCAATTCTTTGCGCGAGAGCGGACATTTGTGTTGCATAATTTTGCGGGCTTTCATACTTTCCATATGCATCAGCAAATGTAAACTTTATATCTGAAGTGAATGATCCTGGGGTTAATGTATGAGATAAATTGGTTATGTTGTATAAATTATCTATCGTCGTTCCAGTTCCTAGATCAATAAAAAATTGTTGCATATAATCGAACAAGGGACAACCCATCGTTGTGATGGATAATGAACCTGGTATGACTCTTAGCGGAAGATCACCGGGGGCTGACCCATTTGGAAGAGATGGGTTTTGAGTTTCAGATCTATTTCTTAACATCATAATTGTGGATATCTTTGCGTCTTGCTCTGATCCATAATTGACGCTTTTGATCGTCGTTCCGTTTGTTCCCACCGTTATCGTCGGCGTAAATCTTGAAATTTCTCTTTTCACTAAATCAAAACGAGCTTTGCCATTCTTGTCTGCAAAAGAAATAGATCTTGCTGTTGCGGAGATTCCTGCGATGGTAACTTGATCTTTTTCAATTTTTATTTGATCTGAACTCGTCTGTTCTTTTACTGTTTTTTCAAAATCTTCTAAAGCATCCTTTTTTATCTTTTGGTCTTTTATTTCATTAATTTTTTTAATTAATTCTTGTTGTTTAGCTCTATATGTTTGTTGCCATTTTGTATCGACTTCAACATATGCTCCATCATTCGTTAAAATATCATATGCAGCCTTGTGAGGAATTGAAGCTTTATCATAGATGTGAATTCTAACAATTTTTTTGTAACCATCTGGTTTAATTCCTTTAGATGATATCACGGAACCTACTTCAAAAGTTGTTAACAAATCTTGAACTGCATTATTGGAAGAATAATTTGATGTTTCAACATAAAAATCTATTGCTGGCAATACGAAAGAAGATCCCAGTCCTTGATTTTGAATCTGCCTTTTTAATAATTCATCTGTATGATCTGTTTTTAAATTTCCTTTTTCATCGTATAAGTCGCTAAATCCGTAAGCCTTGTGACGTTGATTTCCAAATTGCGATTCTCTAACAATTTCTAAAAAGTTTAAGAGAGTCATATTTTCTCCCTTTTGTTTAACAACTTTCTCTGCATATAAATTCTGTAATGAATCGATATCAATTGGAAACTCTCCGATATTAACGCTTGCAACAGTTCCAGCAAGCTCATTAAAGTTATAAAATATGACTTGATATTCATCAATTGGAGCGTCTTCGCCTCCGATGGTCGTTGCTGCGCTGGAAAAATACGTCGCAAATAATCTAGCAAAAGAAACATCGCCAAAAGAATCTACTATTTTTCCCCCTGCTTTTGTTATTTTTCTCTCTGACAATAATTTATGCATATTTGTCAAAGGATGAACAACCTGTGGGTCATCGTCGCTTTTGAATTTATTTGCTTCACCTGCAGAAGATATGATTGACCACATATCATAATCTTTTCCTTTTTTTAAAACGTCGAATCTGTTCGTAGCGACAACATTTGCAGCTCCTTCTAATCTTGAAGTTGCGCTAGATTTAGATGCGCTGTCTGCAATAGCATAAAGAGCTTTTGCAGACTTTAAAAACTCTTGCGCGTCTGGACTGGTGTTTTTTTCTAAAGCTCTCTCAATTACGCCAAATTCGCTTTTAATGGTTTTTGCATCTCCTGTTGGAAAAGATCCACCTAATGCTGCATTAATAATTGTTGACCCACGAATATCCGCTGCACCAGATCCTCCTAATCCTAATTTTTCAGCTAGCTTTTTTACATTAATCATTTTAGTTTCTAAATCTTGCTGTTCTGCATTAAAAACTTCTGATCCAACATTAGGAGTTATTCGAGATAATTCTTGCGCAAATTTCATAGCTAAGCTTAATGTCACACTTGCAGTTCCATCATCGCCTATAGAAATCGAGCTATTGACTATTCCATAGGCTTCTTTTTTCAGCATATGTTCATTAATCATCGCTAGATATGAATTTCTATCCTCACCGCCAATAGGCTGAGATGGTGCCCTCCACCCATACGTTATCCACAATAACGCTTGACCATATAATTTTGGATTTAAAAAGTCAGCAATTTCTACTAATCGTGATCTATCAAATATTTTCAAAGTTAATGTTGCGGTTTTATAAGAAATAACTCCATGCCCCGCTGACGTAACATTAACGTTAAAAGATTGTATTGTTCCAAATGGAAGAGTTGCGTTTAAAACAGGATTATACCGTGGAACGGTTTCTTGATCATAATCCATATTAATTAATGTTTGCGGCATACAAAACATTTCCATTCCAGTCGTCGTCGTTTGAGTGCTTGAACTTGTTTGTTCAACTTTAATATCTTTGACCTCAGGAAACTGTTTTGCAGGTTGACCTGGTTTACGAAAACTGTATAATCGTTCAATTTGCTTTTTAAATGCATCTTTATCAAGAGTAAGACCTCGTTTGACAACATTTGTCGTGTAAGTGTCATAGATCAAAGCAGTTGCAGAAACGCTTCCATCAGAACTTGGAGGAGTAATTGGTTCCGCACCCATCAAAAACTTCAATGGAGACATAGTAGACTGTGGCCTATTGTTTTCATCTGCTGTCGATCCTTTTCTTTCAAACGAAAACTTAACGTCTAAATATGGAACTAATTGTGATGCCATAATTCCAGGCATATAATTGATAAATGTAGAAACTATATCTGAATTTCTAAGTTTTAGATCAATAGAAGGAGTGTCAACAAGAATCATAGTCAAAGAAGATTTCAACTTTGTTTCAACTCGTTCAGTAGGATTTTTTGATGCATTTAATAGACCTCTTAATCCTGTAGAAACTTCCTTATATTCTTTTTCTACAAACGCATTATATGCAGAGGGTCTATTTTTTTTATAAAAATCGAATATTTCTCCTTCTGCAGAAGAGACTCCTTCGTATCCAGAATAATAATACATTCTAATTTTTTTTGCAAAAAATTTAGTAAGAGTATCTTTCTGTACGTCGTCAGCTGAATTAGTAAGCTCTTTTATACGTTTCCACAACTCATCTCCAGAATAAAATCCGCTTTGTTGACGAGGGAACAGCAGATCGATCAAGGTTTTAAAGTTAGTATCAGTAAATGCTGTACTTTCTTTTTGAAACTGTGATATTGCAATGTCTTCAGATGAAGTAAAATCTGCGTAAATATCTTGTAATCGTCCAGTTCCGTCTTTTTTAAAGATATCTTCTAATTTTCTAGATGTCATATAAACTTATTACGTAACTATTGCTGCGACTGCATTAATATCCGGAACATTTATTATTGTGCCCGGTGGAACTTGAAGACCCCATCCTATATCTGATGCTGCGGCTAATACCCACCAAAACCTAGCATCTTTATAATAAAGAGCCGCAAGTTGATCTAATCGTTGATTTTCTGTTAGGGTTACAGTTTGAATGATTGGAACAATTCCAGCAGAAACAGCATTTCGAACTGCAGCGATTGCTCGTGAAGTTCCATATTGAAATCCAAACCCAAGCTTTGGAGATGATCTATAACGACTGAATATTGCCATAAAATATTTTCATCCGATATTATGTTGCTTTATTGTCATTCATGGCGTTTCCAACAGGGTATATTGGTGCTCTATTATAACCCGTATGATCAATACCAGGGGTGATATCATGAATTGGTGCAAATGATATTGTAACTTTACACATCTTAGGGGCAGTGTGCCCAGGTAAAACTTCCCATGTCGCCTGGTTATACCAATCAAAGTTTATCGACTCGATGACCCCAGCCAATCCTTTACCGCCTGCTGACTCGAAAGATTTAACAATTATGTTTGTGTCGGGATTCATGAATCCTGCTAACGCATCATGAGCTTTTTGCGGATCTACAGCTTTTGGATCTATCCCAACAAGCTCGTTTAAAGATTGTTCAGTTAAATTTAATGCAGTTTTATAGACTGGGAATGTGACGCTTCCAATTTTAACAGCCGGTGGTGCTTCCGTGAAAAAGGCTTCAGCTGCAGGATCAATATCTTGTCCCTTATATAAATCAACTCCTACTCTATAATATCCACCTGTTTCTTTACCAATTATTTTTGCTTCGCCTAATCTTCCGTTAAATCCTGAATTAGCGTTAGTAATTCTTTCTGCACGTGCATTCACGGGAAGAGTCGTCGACGCATTAACATCAGGGTATGATTTTGTATTAATTGTTACAGTTTTTCCTATAAATTGATCAGTTATTCCATTATCGTCATCACTACCAGGCTTTATAAAGTAAAGTTGGTTCTTTAATTCATTTCTTTTTTGTCTAGCTTTTTTTTCTTCGGCATCCGTTAAGTTTTTAGACTCGAGTTTGATTGTGCTTCCGTCAGAATTTGGTATTTCCATATTGCCGTCAGTCGCACCAAAAAGTCTTGCCAGAGCAAATCTTGAATAATTTGAGCGTAATAAATCTCCTAATCTAATTCTGATTAGAGGAGATGCTCCTATCATTTGACTAAACGGAGCCTTGAATTGATAATTTGATCCGACTAAATCTCTACCAGCGGTGTATTGTGGATATGCTAATGTGATTAATTTGTTAATTTTAAACCACATGTGTTGAAAATCATCTTCGCTTGTAGCTGCAACTGTAAAGCTAAGTCCAATTTTTCTTTGAGTTCCTTTATATATTTTAACTGGTTCTACTCTACCGAAACCTTCTACTGATTCATAAGACACGTTGTAATCATCACTCAATGACGTCAAAAACGCGTGAAAAGAAACTATTTCATTTGTTCTTATATCATGAAAATAAAATGGAACATACTCTGCATCTAAAATATTTTCTAAATCTTCTCTTAGCTTTCCATCTATTCTTCCTGTAGTTACGCTGTTTAATGTTTTGTTTGATGAAAATTTATCATCTTTAATTGGTTGAGATAACGCTAAAGCTCCCGCAAACGCATTTAATGGGGCACCTGGGGTCAAATTAGAACGCTTTTGCAATCCAGCAATATTTGCAGGAATGAGATATCGTGATGGGGCACGCTTCAAGGCCCATGCTAATTGGCTGCTATAGTTAAAAGAAGTCTTTTTAGTTGCTGGATCTGAGTCATAAAAAGACAATCTATTTTTTGTAACAGTTGAATGACTAGAATTTGGATCTTGCGAATCCATTCCATACGAAGGAGTATTTAAAGGTTTTCCTTCTGCGTCTAAGACTTGTTTTTGTTGCCTGTCTATCAATGCATCGCCTAACTGAGCAAATACGTTGATGGCAGCAATTAACTTTGAAGATCTAAATATGCTTTGTATACCCGTTGCTGCAGAAAGGGCCGCGGCCGGATTTTGAGATGCAGCCTTTGATATTCTATCTATAAATTGAGCTATGACAAATCCAGATCTTAAAATTGTTCTCATGATAACAAGATTTGCCCCGACAGCTGATCCTTCTCCGATTAAAGAATCTGCACCGATACCTGCTGCTGCTGCAACCAATTGACCTTCGGATACTTCTGCATTTGAAGCCCCTAAGAAAAATGATCTTATTCCTACACCAACACATTTTGTAAAAGTGTTGTTTGTTCTTCTTATACCCATCGTATTTTCAAGGTTAAAAACGCCTAATCCTGCTTCGGAAAACTGAAATTTTCCTAATGCGAGTTGTCCTTTTTCATTTCGTTTTTTAACAGGCGTATTATCCACATTTGAAAATGCAGAAACAGCCAAAATGATCGTAATCATCAATAGAAAAAACGTAATGTTAAACCCTATGCTACCAGGGCTGTCAAACATTTCATCTGGAGTTGTAAATGTTCCCCATGATTGACCATCAATCGGTGAGATTGACATCAATGAACCAGCAGCCAATGCATCTGATTCATCATCAATTTCCTCAGATTGAGAAACGCCCGTTAAAGATTCAAGAACATCTCTGGCTTCAAGTAATATGTTATCAACTTTTAATATGCCAAGTTGAGCAACTGATGGGATAATTGACCCTAACGCGGCCTCGGGGCCATTAGGATTAAATTTATCTGCAGTCCATGCAGGTATTTCAGCTGCTGCTCTTTGTAATAATCCTGTACCAACTTGAGCCATTTTTAAATGTGAAACAGCTCTGCCGTCGGCCAACTTCAACGCTGGATTGAATCCAGCTTCGGGACGAGAAGAAGCTGCAAACCTATTATTTCCTACATTAAGAATAGAAGAGCCTCTGCCTCCGACGTAATCATAGAGAGGATTAAGTTGTGTAATTCCTGGGTCTTCTGGTGAATTGCTTCCTGGTATTCCTAATCTTAGGAGAGTATTACCATCATTTAATTCTTGCGACTCTTTTCCTTTTGAAAAATTCTTGATGCTAGGATCACGAGATAAAGGCCTTATTGCTTCTCTAGGAGCATATGAGTCTACATTGCCATTAGACAGTGGAGATGGTCTGGATGTTACGGGATCATTTGTAGAAATTAAAACTTGTCCCTCAATGGGAGGGTCTACTGAATATTTGTTTTCTTGAGTTATTTCAGACGCTTTCGATCGTAATTGTTCTAAGTTCCATTTTGATTTTGAAGCGCCTTCATCTGAATAATTGCCTAAAGTTTCTCCGACATTAATTGAAGGTTGAAATTCCTTTGGCGGGGAAATTGCATCAATTTCAGGAGGTAAAAATGAAAAGTTATAAGGATTGAATGAGTTATCTGTAACAACTTCTTTCGTGTAAGTTGATATAGGATCATTAAGCAAATTAGCGTTTTTTATGTATGCTCCACCAGCGGGAGCTTTTTCTGCCGCGGTCGGTAATAATGTATGTCCATCTGGTGCTGAATCGGACGACAATCCTTTGTTTATCTTCTTACTATCCTGGTTTAATACAGCAAAATTTTCAGAAAATGACGATGGTAAATTACCGTCAAATTTTTCAGAATTTCCTGTAGGGCTAGGTGAAACAGGATAACCATTATCTGTAAGAGATAATAACGATGAAGAATCAGTAGAAGGATCAATTGAATATTTGTTTGGAACGTTCGTATACGGCGAAACTTCACCTTTCGTGGATTTAGAAAGATATGTTCCGAGCGTGATTCGTGTAGATTTTCCAATATCTTTTACGCTCTTGTCGACATTCATGTCGCCAGGATCATAAGTTTTTAAATCTTGAGGGTTTGAATTTATGCCATCTTCACCATTCAAAACAGGATCAACGGTGTAAACCTTACCATCAACTGGATTTACGAATCCCTTATTTCCTGTCTTAATTCCTGACATTTAATCCTACTATTTCTTTTTATCTTGCACAATGGGTGAACCATCGTTTTCTTTAATTATGCCATCGCCTGTTTTCATTGCCGCTGATATTTTTTCTGAAGCTTCAGGGTTTTTGCTTGCACCAGCGCTAATCATCAACAACGCATCAAATATACTTCCTGCAATGTATTCAACTGTATGAATCGCTTTTCTTCGTTCATCTGCTTCAGGTATCTTCTTTAACAAAGAAAGATATTCTGGGTTTGAACGTATCATTTTAAAATATTCTTGTTTCGTTGGTATTTTCATTTATTACGGACTTCCTGATTTTGATGAAGTTGCAACTGCAATTTCGTTTCCTGGGTATGCTACTACCGTCTTATTCGTTCCTTCTGCCAAACCAGTCAAGGCTTTTACGACGATAGAATCAGATCTTGTAACCAAAGTCTTTTCTAATGACTTTGAATCCATAACAATATCAAACTTTAATGTTATTTGAGTTCCGCCACTTTGTATTCTGCTTGGGGTAGGTTGAGCAGCAGTAACCCCTGTACCACTAGGAGAATATGGAACAGTTATTTTTTGTTCAGTCTGTAACGATTCCATTGCGTTATCAAGCTGTTGACGCAATTCGCTAATCGATTGAATCTTGCTCTTTATGGCTTCAACTGAACCAAGCTTCTCATCCATCTTCTTTAGCGATTCGCCTAAAGCGTCGAATATCTTGGAAGCTTGATCGGACCACTTCGTAACTGCATCGCTCGTCGAAGTTAAATCAGCTGGGGTTCCTAACAAGTCGACTAATCCTTTTTGGCCACCTTCATTTGTTAAAGTAGATCCTAATAAAATTCCTAATGTAGATAAATTTGACCACGTTTCAGAGCTAACGATCTTTTCAAGCTTCATTTTTTCAATATCAGCGCCAACGTTATCGATAGAATCTGCAAGAAGATATAAAGAAGCTTCTAACAAATTAAGATTGTTTGTTGCATTTGCAATGTCTGCATGAACGGCACGTTCTTCTAGTCCCTTGACTAATCCTTTTGTTGTTTGTCCATTATCTAGAGGACCTCCAGCAAACATTATTTTAATAGATTGACTTGCTGCACTCAGATATTGCATTCCCGTAGCAAATCTTCCCATAATTGAGCTTGAATCAGCGACACTTCCTATTCCGATAGCTTTGTCTCCAAAAGCTTGAATTCCAACGAAAACTTTATCCATGGCTCCTAAGAATGCACTTATAGCTGTAGAATCACCTAACATTTTTGCAAACTTGTCTCTGTCTTCTGATTTGTCAAATAAAGAAAAATTCATCTCAGATAAATTTTTTCTCAAAGTCTCCATGTTCTTATTGAACTCTTCTTTTCCTCCTGCAACTTTTGCACCAATCTCTTGAATCTTCTTTATTCTTTCTTCAACGTTGTCAACAGTTGTAGGACCTATTACAGCCGCTGCTTCTTCCATCATTTTTTTACCGGCTTCTCGACTTGCTCTTTCTTCTTCTGCTTTTTGTTCTTCTACGATCGATTTGTTAAATTCTCTATCAGCATTTCGTTGGTCTGAAATTAACTGCTTTACTTTGTCTCGTTCTCCACCTTTAAATTTTTCGTAGTAAGCTAATTTTGTTTGAAGTTCCGTGGAAAGGTGTTTAAAATTCCCGGCGAGGGCGCCATGCATCACATTTTCCATCTGTTGTTCAATAGGCAAATCTCCGAGTTTACCAAAGCTAGCTCCCGATCCTGATTTGGCCTCGGAGAGGTTGCTTTCTTTCATTGCAGCATTAAATTCGCGTTCAGTTTCAATTAAAAATTGATTTAACTGTTCAGTTAAATTTTCTGGTTTGACGCCCCCTAATCCTATGTCGGTAAGTTCTTCAGTATATGCTGATTGTAAAGTTTTACCAAATTCTTGTGCAGCTGTATCAGCGGCTTCTTTTATTTTAGTTTTAGATCCCGAACCTATTAAACCGATTAATTCTTTATCGATCGCATCAGCTCGAGCCTTTGCTGATTCTCCCAATGAAGTTAATTGTTCACCAGAAAATAAGGCATCTATTCCTGTAATCTTTTCTGATTGTATAACTTTTAATTGTTTTTCTTTTAATTCTCTAGCAAGATCAGCAGCTTCTGAAGTTTTGCCTTCTTTTTTTAATTCTTGTAATCTTTTTATAGATTTATCAAAGTCTTCAGCTTCACTTTTATGTCTTGAGGGGTCTCCTAAAAATTTTGATGCAGCTGAAAATGATTCATAAATAATTGCTGCTAATCCGACTGCCGCTAAACCTATAGGCCCTGCTTTTCCAAACCCTGAAGCAAGTTTACTTATAAGTCCGCCGCTACCTTCAGCGGCTGCAGATAATCCTTTTCCAACTACAGAAGCAATATTTGCTATTGTACCAGCTGCATCTAAAACTTTTCCTCCTATTAAAAACGTAAGTACAGTAGCAGTACCAGGGTTTTTCATTATAGCATCAAGCAAGTCAAATTTTTCCCACCAATCTGAAATTTGTCGTTTCGTCTTTTGCCACCATGCATCTAATCTTTGACTTATTTGATCAAAAATCCTATTAAACTGTGGACCTATTTTTTCAAAAGATTTTGTAAATGCTTCTCCAATTGGAGAAAACTCTTTTTTAAGTTTATCAACTCCTTTGCCGGCCGCGGCTGCAAGGCCACCGGTGTTCAACGTCTTTTTCCCTTCCAGCAAATCTGCAATGAATGATAATCCATCTGCAATCAATTCGCCAATTCCAAGGATCGCAGTCGCTATAATTTGTTTAATTGCATTCCAAAAGTCGGATGCGCCACTTAAAAACTTTTGACCATTGGACCCTTGGCTAGAAAAATAGCTTTTGATCTCATTAAATAAATCTCCAAAAAGATCTTTTACATTGCCGGTACCGTTCTGGAGATTTTTAAAAAACTTTTCAAAAACTCTATTAAATCCACCAAACATATCTCCTATCTTCTTGGGATCAAAGAATCCTGCCAATCCTGCAAGCATGTCTTTGATTCCAGGGAACGTCTTGACGATGATGTCTCCTAGCTTTCTACCCATCAAAAACACTGTGTCTAAAGCTTGTGCAAGATTTGCAAGAAGACCTTTCATGGGCCCAGATTCAATAACGCCTTCAGCTAAACCATCGAGGAATGCATCAAAGAAACCTGTTGAATTTCTTTCAAGCTTCTTTAAGCTCATCGCAATTTCATCCATAGAAGTCTTCATGGCTTGAGAAGTGGATAACATTTGCTTCTCCATCGTGCTTCCGGCATCTTTTATGTCTTCAAGAGAAGCTCCCTGATTTTCTGCAGATAGAGCGGCTTTAACAGTCGCTTCATCAAGATGAAGCATTGATGCAATCAATGAAAGCTCATGGCGATTCATGTTAGCAGCAGATTTTCCTGCGGCATTGAATGCATCTTTTATTTGTGCTAATTGCTCATCAGGAGTATTTGCTTCTAATAGCTTCATTGTGTCCAAGTTGACACCGAAAGCTTGAGATAGCTTAGAAACGTTATTAGCTGCAGTTTCAAACGTATCGAACGCATCCATGATGCCCGTTATTTTTTCCAATGAAAGACCCAACTTATTTGCATAAGCAGCAGCTTGAGTCATCTCTTTAATCGTAACATTTGCGAAGTGTTTAACGTCTTTTTGAGCAATTAAAACATTTTTTGCAAGAAGTTTTGCATCAAGACCCAAGCGTTTTGCGAATCCTTGAGAATATTTGAGTATGTCTTTTTGCATATCAACGACACTTTGACCTGTCGCGATAGCATTTAATTTCATCGCTTCAAATTCATCTACGGTCATGCCTATTGCTTTGCTAAACACGATGATTTCTTTTGCGTTTTCTTTTATTTGGTCTCTTAAAAGAATCGACGATTCTGCGCCGGCGTTAAGGAGATTTAAAGCATATTCGCCTGCTTCAGCAGCGCTTCCGAATATTTGTCGCAGAGCAGTGGGACTATACATGCCAACAGCGGTTGCCGTAAAATCGAGCATGGCTTTTCCTGCGCCCTTGGAGGTATCACCGAATGTTTCTTTAACCTTTTCTAGAGCGACAGCTTGCTCAAACATTCGATCTTTCATCGTGTTAGATTGTTCTGCAAGCGCGCTAAAAGTGTCGCCTACAAAATCGATGATTCCGCCGATGAACGACTTGATCATACCAAGACCTGATCCAATAAGATCAAACACGGTTCCGACGATAGAAGTAATTCCTTTTATGGCTTTTCCTAACAAACTAAAGGCTCCGCCGAGAGCTATGACACCTAGCTTGGCGACCTTCGACGATTTGCCCATCTGCTCGAAGATGTTGTTCTTACCGTCGCCACCTTTTTTGAATCCAGCTTCTTTGCTAGCTTTTTCTTCAGCTTTTGCTAGATCCTTCATCGAATCTGTCAATTTTCCAATTCCTTGAGAACTTGAATTAGAAGATGAATTTAATTCCTCGAGGTTTTTTGCTGCCTGAAATGAACGTTCTTTAAATTGCTCTAATGTTTCTTTTCCAGTGGTGGAAAACTTTTTCATCGATTCATCTATCATCAATAAGCTTGCTGAACTTTGTTGAGAAAAAGACTCCATGCTTTTCGCAAGTTCAGCAAAAATGCCTACCAGCTCTTGAGCTTCTTTCGCGCTTTTAGATGATCCTTTAGATTTTTTAGTTTCTTCAGCCATTTAAAATCACCTAAGTCAAAAGACCCACTTCATTCCGAAAAAACTGGTGAAAGAATTAGCTGCTGAATGTTTTGCTTCTAGTTTATTCAAAACATTCTCTAATGTAGCACCCTCATTAAAAAGAGCATCTTGAAAACGCTTGGTTTCAAGCATGGCATTTTTTACCACGAAAATTTGCTCTTCTGTTCCAATAAGTTCAAGACCCATCGTCTCATCGGCTGACATCCAACGTGCCACTGACTCGAATAACGATTTTTGAGCATTTAAATTTCCCTTGAGGTCGATGAGAGAAATTTTTAAGTTCTTCTTGCAGTTCACCATGCATATATCTACACAATTAAAAAGAAGATATGCCAAATTAGTTAAAATAAGTCAAGAAAATCTCCTGAGTCTAGAAGGTGTCTCTGTTCGGGTATGTCCTGATAATGCCCGAACGTCTGGGGGATTATCGTGAAGCGCTCTTGATTGCGTGTGTCCTTCTTCACTAGTTCTAGATAATTCCTTACTTATTCTTTGAATAAACCACTGTTTATGAGACACAGGCATATTGTAGGCTTCTTTATAAGTGAAGCCTCCATAATACATGAGCAAGAAGATTGGCTCTAGGATTATGTCTGCTTTATCTTCAGGACGTAGGCCAAAGAAAGCTAACTCCGAGCGGCATGTTCACCTCCTCAGAGTGACCACACTCTGGACATGTCATCTCTTGCTTCATGGTCAATCCTGGCTCATTTTGTCGAATGTAATTTCTAAGAGCTAAAGAATCTCTTGCTGGCATCATCTTAATAAAGTTATTAATCTTTGCTCTATCCTCAACGTTGTCAACAGACACAATAGATTGTTGCAATGCCGTCGTCACTGTTGTGTCTGTCTTTAGACCGAGTTTCTTTTGCTTTTCTTGCGTTACTGAAAGCTCTTCTTCATCTCTGCCGGTCGTAAATTTGAACTTTACCTTCTTCTTCGTGTGAGGAAGAACGAACTCAAATAGGTTTTGACCCTCAGCGACTGGATCAATTTCAAGACGTTTAATCGGCAACTCTGCGAGATTAAACATCTGCTGGCTCTTTGCATCGCATTCTCCGCATGTTGTTTCAGCAGTGTACTCTGCACCGTATCCAGTGATTCTAACAGCGACCATCAATGCATTTCTATCTCCAGCAAGAAGATCCAAAGTATTGATTGATTTATCAACAAGGCAAGACTTAATCAGCTCTGTTACAACGGTGCCTTTCTTTAAAAGAGCTCGGCTCGTCAAAATATCTTCTTCTCTTGCTGTCATTGGACGAATCTCAACAGTCTCTCTGCCATGAAGAGTTGAAGTTGGAGGATAAACTTTTCCATTTGAAGGAAGAGGAACTAACTCGGTAGGAATATCAAGACCAAACTCTGTTTTTACAGCTTCAGCTTGTGACATAGATGTGATGCGTGGATCAACTCCGCCGGGTGTATTGGGAGTAAAAACTGAATTCTTAATTTCTCTCTGATCTGACATAAATCTCCTAACGATCTGTCTACATTATGTAATCATAAGATAAAAAAGTAAATCTTTTGCGTTAGAAAAATTATAAATTATAAAAACTAAAAAGGTCCACAGTTATTTCTGCGGACCTTCCAATTTTGAGTGTGAATAAATCAGTATTGCAGTACGCAATTATCGTAACGAAGAGTTAAAGAAATTTCAACTGGCGCGCCGTCCTCATACGTGACTTCATTGAAGTTTGCATCTGTGATAAATGCTCCCTTGATGTCCCATAATTCTACGACAGTGCCGACTGGATCAAGCATCTTTAACTGAATATCACGCTTATAGAAATCAGCATAGCCAGAGCGGCCGGAGACTGACTCGAAGTGGAGGCGAATCCACTCCATGACTTGTTGCGCACCGGATGGAGCAATTGGGTCGTGAAGAGTCACGTTCATTGTGCTGAACGTTGTCTTGCCAGCGAGGTAACGGCGAGAGTTGATGAATGGAATTTCAACTTCTTCGGTCGTGACTTGTGGACGAGCTGCTGTCTTGATGATGTAGGCGTCAATGCCTTCAATCATGAGAACCCAGCGATTCTTGCGCTTTGGTTCGAATTTATTGGGAATCATTGATGTAACGTCGAGTGTCTCAGCCATTGTGATTGTCTCCTATGAGGATGAGTATTGATAAATATTCTTATAAGAAAACTGATGCTATTTTTTCTAAAGTTTTTTTCCGTTAGTGAATATATTAGGGTAGTAGGGAAGCTCAAGAACGAATGGCTATCAACGAAAAAATGAAATTAAGGATCATAGAATGCCCTTTATGCAAAGACTTTAAATCAAAGAGGCTCACGTCATTTGAGGATCACCTTAAAGAAATTCATCAAATTACGACACAAGAACTATGGAATCAATTAAACAATGGCCCCATAAGATGCGCATGTGGTTGTGAACAACCAACAAAATGGAATGGGTGGTGGAAAGGATATTCCAAGGTCATCAACGGTCACAACGGTTCCATATACAAGGTCATGAAACCTGAAGGCGCAGCAGAAATCGCGAAGAAAAGGTCTGAATCTTTGAAAGGAAAGTCAAGTTGGGCCAAAGGCCTGACAAAAGAAACTGACCAAAGAATTAAAGATAGAGCAGCAGCGACTTCGAAGGGTAGAAAAGCAAGTTTCGATAATGGTCAAATCCAGTCATGGAATAAAGGATTAACTTCGGCGACAGACACTAGAGTCGCGGCTATAAAAGAAAACTTAAAAAGCAAGTTTGCATCCGGAGAGATTATTCCTTGGGCAAAAGGATTATCCAAAGACGCTGACGATAGAATTCAAATGCTGTCACAAAAGGTTTCATTAAAGATGAAACAACGACAGATTAGAGACAGGTTGGACCACTTAAAGCGATTATCACACGATGAAATTAAAGGAAGAATAGAGAGTTCAGGTCAACTTAAAATCATCGGTGGACTTGAAAATTACATCAATGATGCACAGAAAATCATTGTAGTTGAATGTAATAAATGTGGCAAGCAATTTCAAGGTTCATTACGTAGCTTACAGAGAGGTCATTGTTATCATTGCTCTCCCGGCGGATCTGCAGCACAAGAAGAATTAGCAAAGTGGATTGAGTCATTAGGCGTTAAGGTCTCTAGAAACATAAGAAAAACTTTAGGCGGATTGGAACTGGATATTCTAGTTGAAGATAAAAAGTTAGCCGTGGAATACAACGGTCTATATTGGCATAGTTACATTAATAAAACGCAAGGATATCACAACAATAAAACATTAAGCGCAGAAGAAGCCGGCGTCAAACTGGTTCACGTTTTTGAAGACGAATGGAGAGACAAAAAGAACATCATTCAATCAATGATTATGTCTCGCCTCGGACTTGCTTCAAAGACAATTCATGCAAGAAAGTGTAAAATTAGGCAATTAACTCGCATGGAAAGAAAAGATTTCTTTGAAGAAAATCATGCAGATGGAGATGTCGCTTCAATCACGGCATGGGGATTAATTGACGATTCAGATGAAATTGTTTATGGTGTGTCTGTACGCCGGCCGTTTCATAAAAAACATGAAGGAATCGAAGTCGCAAGATGCTGTCCAAAGTTAAATCATAACATTCCCGGCGGCCTTAGCAGGCTCATAAAATATGTCAAAAAATGGGCCAATGAAAATGGTCATAAAAAAATCGTAACATATGTTGACCACCGTTGGGGAGGAACTGGCAACGGTTATAAATTGGCTGGATTCAAAGAAATCAATCGAACCCCTCCTCGATTCTGGTGGACTGATTTTGAAAACAGATACAACCGATTCAAGTTTAAAGCGGATGCCTCTGAGGGTCTTACAGAAGCCGAAGTAGCAGACCAAGCCGGAGTTGTTAAGATTTGGGGCTGCGAAAATTACGTTTTTGAACTAGACCTTTAAATCTCTGATTGTAGATTGTTAGATACTATAAAATCCAATGATAGATAATCAATGGATTTTGGAGGCTTGATATAAATTTTTCCACGGACCGTTTGATTGTCTATGTCATTCGTTGAAGCTGTTTCAAATTCAATTCTGTAATTTTCTATTCCGCCTGTCGCCTTAATAGAATCAAGAGCCTCAGAAGCTTCTTGAGTAAATCTATCTGAAATTATTGTTCTGTCTTGTTCAAACAAAAGACGCAACGATATATTTCTTACTCTTTTTCTAATGTTAATAAGCAATCTTCTTGTACTAATTCTAGACAATGAAGACATGGACTTATTTAATGTTTTCTGACCTCCAATGACCACGCCAGAACCGATACCATTTATTATCGTTCCTGCTACATTGGAAGGCGCATATAGAAAATTAATATTCTTTTTATATAGAAAATCTACATCAGATTTTTTTAATTTTACTATTGTAGAATCAACGTCGGGAAGAGATCCTCTAATGTTTCCAGCTGGTGATAACCAAGGTTGACCGAAAAGATCATTTACTGCTAGACCTCCTAAGACTGCGACGGAAGGAGGAACTTCAATAGAGCCAAAACCGTAAGTAGGAGCATCAATTTTTAATGATACGTCAGGATAATATGCTGCAGCATAAGATGTATTAATTGCTCTGGATTCAAAGTTGTCAATCGTTTTCTGCAAGTTTGGTATCAATTGATTACTATAAGCGATAGTTTTAGATATTTCAATCTGTTCATCATTATCATCAATCTGTTCAATATCCATCACATACAAAGAGTCCATTCGTCTTTCCGCTACATCCGCTGCTTCATCAGTTATAATAGGGGCTCTTATCCCTGGAATTGCTAGTACTTGCATGTCTACTGCAGATGTGTCTGCAAGTATTTCTAAAGACTTTAGATAAGCTGCGGTCGTAGCTGCGGAAGATTTTCCTCTAGTAGGATCATTCATGTCTGCAACTACGGCTAAGTTTGTCAAATTAAATTCGTTCGAATCAAAAACGTTTGTTCCGTCAAATCCTCCGCAAAGCGTCGTTTGAAATGATAAGAAATTTCTACTTGTTACATCTGTAAAATCTGATATATCGACTCTTCTAGTTTTTTCTACATCATCAACCGTTATAATTCCATTCCTAACGTATCTAGCATATTTCCAATTTTCGTTTGGAGAGTATCCCGTTGATCCAGTCACAATTTTTACATTTTCTAATGTAAAAACGTTATTGCAGAATCTATCTGCGTCCAATATTCCAAGCTGAGTAGTATCTTGAACTCCTTGATTATCAGCTACTGAAAAATTCACATTAATTGTTGAATGATTTGGATAATGTTTTGTAAAGCTATCAATCGATTCATTTATGTGCTTAAAATTATTCTGTTTTTGTTGGTTAACAATATGATCAAATTTAATTCCCCACCTTCTTGTCTTGGATACGTCTTGAACATCACCATTAAAAACAGAAATGTTGTCAGCTAACGGTAGAGGATAAGTTACAAGATTTTTTAAGAAAGTAGAATCCAATAATGCTGTAGAATCCTGACCTCCTAAAGAAGCCATAACTGAAGACCCAGAGGTTACAATGTGAGGTATTCCTCTGAAACCCATTGGAATTGTATCGTAAGGAATTTTATCATTTGAAACGTCGTTAGACATTTCTACTCTAATGTATTTTGAATTGTTTGGATAATTTCCTTCGAAAACAAGCTTTTGACTATCATCAGGTCTATCAAAATCGAAGTAAGTGTTAGAATCTCCTATCACTTTTGCAATATATCGATCAGATTTTGGATTCAAACTTAAATTAATAAACGTTTCTAATGGAGAATCTATTTCATCAAAATCATGCATTCTTCGTATCGTTAAACTAAATGTTCCAAATTTTAATTTGGATTCATCTTCAATCAATGAAATATCATGAATTATGATCTTGTATTTTTCTCTTTGATATCCTGCATCTAAAGAATGAAGCTTAAATAAATTTATGTATTTGCCATGAATTTTTTGAGAAATAATCCAAGGAGTAGATGCATAAGAAAATCTATCTCTAAAACCTTCATAGTTTGGAACGGTCAAAGACCCGACATCTCTTTGTAAAGAAGATGTTAATAAAAACACAGATCTTTCAGTAGAAAATACTCTAGAAGAATTACTGGCGGCACCTGCGCCGGATGAAATTACACCGACTCCAGTTAACGTTGCAACGGCTGGATGTATATCCCAATGAGATGCTAAATAATGGCCAGCTTTTTGTGCTAATGAAGCTGTAGTATTTAAAACTCTAGTTATATACAGAGGAGACTGCATATCTAAAGATGCAGTTATAACATTCGGATAATCTTCAGATCCTTTGTGTCCATTCAATAAGATGATAAATTGTTGCAATTGATTACCAGAATTTTCATCAAATAATTTAATTGCACCTAAAGTTGTTCCTTTTGCTGAAGAATCAGAAGCAATTTGTGCAGAAGAAGGTTGAGAAGAGTTATATCCGGCGACGGAAGCAGATAATCTTAAAATGACTCCTGATGGAGCCATTAAAATTCCACGGACAATTGGTACTGCCGTATTTAATCCAATTCCGTTAACGCTTCCTGTTCCTTGTAGGCCAGCTGAGTTAAAAATGTTAGATCCTACAGATTCAGACATAAAACACCCTAAGAAGTATGTTCTTCCTAAGGGCCCACCTGCATTTGCATATGGATTTTTATTGATGGATCCAGAAAAATTTTCTTGATCTGGTTGTTCTTCTCCAACGGTAAATCCAGAATTTATTACATCTCCTGCAGTAGATCCTGTTTCAACTCTTTTTTTACAATTTCCCGACCCTAAAACTCTCATAAAAGTGGCTGATCCGCCATTGCTTATGTGCGTTTGTACAGCCAACGGCCCATAATCAGTTAATCGTTCATAAGAGGAAACCCTGGATCCAGATACATAGGGAATTCCAAACATGTCTTGAAATTCTTGAACTTTAGAAAAACCCATTGGGACGAAAGCAGGTCCTTTAGGGGATGTGCCTATAACAGTCGCGGGATTTGAAACTACATTTCTATTTAATCGCGGAATTATGCCAGCATCATTGGCTGTAACTCCAGGGCTATTATACTTGACTTGTGGCATTTAAATAAACTTCTATTGGTTCATAACTATGCTGCTTTTTAATCTATATAACCAAGATTTCAAAACAAAAAATTAAGGGCCTCATAAGAAGCCCTTAAAAATTATTTGATATTAAAATGCTTGAATATATCAAACATTTTTATCAATTATTTTCACTGTACTTGTTGAAGGTTGTTGGCCACAACGAAGTCCAATGAAACGAACTCAATTGTCTTGGTGGGTTGTAAGAAGATCTTGCCACGGACAGTGTTATTCTCGACATCTTGTTGCGTTGTCGTAGAAGAATCAATGATAACTCTGAATCTTTCAAGACCAGCGAGAGCTTGAATTCTTTGGAGTCTCGGAGTGACTGCAGCAGTGAATCTTGCGAGGGTTGCTTCGCGATTTGGCTCGAAAATGATTGTTTGAGCAATCTCACGAACTTGACGACGAATGTCGATAAGAAGACGTCTAACGTTGATTCTATCAAGCGCTGATGCTGATTGAAGCATTGTCTTTTGTCCCCACACTACAACTCCACCTTTTGGACCTGTTCCTCCACGCGTTGCTGTTGCTGGAGCATATAGAGGGTTGATGTCCTCATCATAAAGAGAATCAAGATCTGCATCCTTAAGTTGAATGCTTGTCTCTAATGTTGAAGGAAGCTCGCCTCTTGTTAAACCAGCCGGCGCAAACCATGGATATCCTAAAGAATCATTCAATGCCAATGCTCCCATCACTACAACTGATGGTGGAACAATGACAGAGTTTGTTTGAAGGGAAGGATCCTTGATCAATACATCTGGGAAGTAAGCTGCAGCAAATGACGTGTTAAGGCTTCTTGCCTTATGTTGTGCAACTGTTTCCGTGACAGATGGTTTGACGTTTGAAGTAATATTGATAAGATTTCCATCCTTATCGACTTGCTCAATGTCCATGATGTAAAGTGCGTCGAAGCGTTCTTCTGTTGCTCTTATCGCTTCATCTGTAACGATTGGTGCGCGAATTCCTGGTATTGCCAAAAGTTGAATATCAACATTGGTTGTATTCTTCATCACTTCGAGTGCCTTAACATATGCAGATACGTTTGGACCTGATGATCTTCCTCTATTAACATCATCCATGTCTGCAACTACGGCCGCGTTATTAATCTCTGACTCGTCCTTGTCAAAGATGTTAACACCATCGAATCCACCTTGCATGATGAATGAGAATTTAAGGAACTTACGATTTTGAGAATTTGAAAGATCGCTGACTTGAACTGCACGAGTCTTTGCCGTGTCGTCGGCAACTATGTTACCATTTCTGATATAAGATGCATACTTCCAATCATCATTTTGTGCGACAGTTCCGTTCGATCCTGTTGTGATCTTAATGTTTTCAAGAGTGAATAAATTACCACAGAATCTATCTGCATCCATAATACCGTTTTGAACAGTATCAGCAGCTCCAGAATTATCACCGACGACGAAGTTAACATTAGATGTTGAATGACCTGGGAAATGCTTTGTAAAGCTATTAAATGACTTGTCTTGAAGAACTGAACTGTTTTGTTCTGTCAAGCTTATAATGTGCTCAAACTTAGCGCCCCAATGATATCTTGAATTTACTTGAGTTTGTTGACCTGTTCCGTCATTTAAGTGATTTCTAAATGGAAGTGGGGGTTCAACTGAGTTTCTTGTAAATGTGGAATCTGATAGTGCAGAAGCATCTACTCCACCTAAAGCCGCAAGAGGAGCAGAACCTGATGTAACTAGATGAGAAATTCCTCTAAAGCCCATTGGAAGAGCAGTTGGATCAACTGCTTGTTCTGCAACAGCAGTTGATACTTCAACTCTAACATATCTGGATCTTAGTTCATAATTTCCTTCGATGACAAGCTTTTGAGCAGCATCATCTCTATCAAAATCATAATAAGCGTTGACATCTCCGATGACCTTGCCGATGTATCTATCCGATGAAGGATCTAGATTCAATCCTTCCCAACGTTCTAGAACTTTTTGGTCTATGTCTGTATCAGTAAGGCTTCTTACTGCAAGGCTGAATGATCCATATTTGTTTAATGGATCGTTTGAAGGAACGATGTTGTAAATCGAAATCTTGAATTTGTTAGAAATCCCCGCACCGGAGTCTAGAGCGTGGAGCTTGAACAAGTTTGTTTGAGATCCACCGAATTTTTGTGAAACGACCCAAGGCGATTTTGCGCTAGAGAATCTGTCTCTAAATCCTTCATAGTTTGGAACAGTAGAAGACCCAACATTTCTTGATAACGATGAAGATAATAAGAATGCAGATCTTTCACTTTGATTAACTGGTGCTGCTGAAACTACGCCAACGCCGGTTACGACCGCTAAAGTTGGATGAATATCCCAGTGTGCAGCAAGATAATGACCAGCTTGTTGAATCTTATAAGGATCCGTGTTTAAAACCTTGCTGATGTAATTTGCTGCAGTGACATCAAAAGACGCAGTAAGAACGTTCGGATATGAAGCGTCTGTTCCCTTATGACCATTTAACAAAATGGTAAATTCTTGTTTTGCAGATGCTCCGGATCCTAAAACAAGAGAACCCAATGATGTTCCCTTTGCTGCAGAATCATCTCCTACCAATCCTGAAGAAGGTTTACTAGAATCTAGTCCTGTTGCAGAAGCAGATAATCTTAAAATGACTCCTGATGGAGCCATTAAAATTCCTCTTACAATTGGTACCGCTGTGTTTAATCCGATTCCGTTAACACTTCCTGTTCCTTGCAATCCAGCAGAATTAAAAACGTTAGATCCTGCAGATTCAGACATGAAACATCCTAAGAAATATGTTCTACCTAAAACGCCGCCAGAATTTGCATACGTGTTAGATGATAATGTTCCATTAGAAGAAGGAAGTTGTTCACCAACAGTGAATCCAGAATTCGTTACGTCACCAGCAGCTTGGCCGCTAGCTACTCTTTTCTTTCCATCGCCTACACCTAAAACCCTAAGGTAAGTTACGGAAGTAGCTCTCTTCATCCATTCTGCTACCGCCATCGGTCCAAATTTCTTAGAATCACTTTCGCCAAACTTTGCGAAGAAATCGCTTAATGTACCGTACGTTAAAGGAACGAATGCCGGTCCTTTAACTGATGTTCCAATTATCCCAGCAGGAACCCCTGAAGGTGATACTGAAACCGGTCCTGTTAAATCAATTTCTCTTGTCGTTACCCCTGCGCTTCCAAATTTGAGCTGTGCCATTTATTTTTCGCTCCTACAACTTGCTTGATAAGTATCAGATTACATAAGAATTTTTAGATCAAACGAATTGAACTCCTGCATTTGTGACAATAAAGTCAATTGCAATGAATTCTATTGCTCTCGTTGGAACAACGACGATTCTACCATTTAATCTATTGAGATCAACATCTTCTTGTGTGTTGTTTGTTTCATTCATCACAACTTGATATGCCTCGATGCCTGCTTGCGCTTGAATAAGTCCTAATTGAAGAACTGAATCAGCAACAAACTTGTTTCTAACGGCTGGAGTGTTTTGTTCGAACACAATTCTATTTGCGATGTTTATGATCAATCTCTTAACTTCAAGTAGAAGTCTACGAACGTTAACTCTATCAAGAGCAGACTTTCTTATTTGAAGAGTCTTTTGTCCGTAAATCACAAATCCCAAACGTGGGAATGTTGCAATTGGATTGATTCTAGCATCATAAAGTCTATCTCTATCAGAAACGTTTAATCTAACTTCAACGTTATTGACGAAATCTAGAGCTGCTCTATTAAATCCTGCCGGTGCAAACCATGGATATGCAACTCTGTCATTGAATCCTAAAGCCCCTAAAGCAGCAACTGATGAAGGAACTTTAACGTAACGCTTGTTAGTTTCATCATTTACGTACACATTTGGGAAGTAAGCAGCAACATAATTGTTGTCAAATGATCTTGCTTCAAATGTTGCGGCAGTATTTTCTATGTTAATTCTGCTTGTTGAATCATCATAAATTCTACCATCATTATCATCGTAATTTGGAAGATCCATTACATACATTGAAAGGCCATAGTCGCGAACTTTCTTTGCAGTGTAATTTGTAATGTAATCTTCGCGGATACCAGGAAGTGCTAACAAGTTGACATTAACTTGAAGAGGATCTGTCATAACATCAACCGCAGTTATGTAAGAATTGACTGCATTGTTGTCTACTCCAACACCTGCACGGTTTGTCAACATTCCAGGTGATACGAAAGTTGATGAAGCTCCGCCAAGAGGAGTTTCAAATGATGTTGCCTTATCATTCATTCTTGCGGCTGCAGGATCTAAAATGTTTAGACCATCAAATCCACCTTGCATGAATGTTGTGAACTTAGCAAATGATGAATATTTGTTAAATTCGTATGGTTCTCCATTTGACAACAAAGATGCAAATGTTATTCTACTACCTAATGTAGGATCATTTATTGTATATGTCGTTGGATCAACTTTCGCATTTCTGATGTAAGCTGCTTCTTTCATATGAGAACGAACGGTTCCTGTTAATCCAGCGATCGTTCCAGCAGAGAATGCAACCTTGGACAATGAGAATTTGTTGTTATTAAATGTATCAGCACCAGATCCAGTTAACAAAACATCTAATTTCTTGATTCCGCTAAACTTCGTATAACTTTCAAGAAGAGAATTTTTTACTTCTGAAAGATTTGAATTAAGAGGAACATCATTTCTTTCAAACTTAACACCCCAATAGAATTGAGGAGAAGCTACCTCTTGAGGACCTGGATCTCCATCCCATGCAGGAGTTGTCATTGGTCCCTTTGTAACTTTAAATCTGAATGGAACTGGTGGGAGTATTGATTGCGACAATATCCCAACAGAATCGACACTAAATACACCAGCCAATCTCTTAGCGCTTGTTGTTCCATCGGTTAAAGAATCATTTGTCTTCAAGAGCTCTGGTCCTCTAAATCCGAATGGCAATGATTTAGCAGGAACTTTCTTGTCTTCAACATCTTGAGAAATGACAACTCTAACATACTTTGAAACATTGTCATACTTACCACTTGTGATGATTCTTCTTTCAGAAACTATGTCTTGATCAAAATCATAAGTTACCTTACGATCTCCAATAACTTTTCCGATGTAGTTATCTGAATCCGGATCTAATGAACAATTTACAAATTCTTCAATAACCGAGGGATTGATGTCGGTGTCGCTCCAGTCGCGAATTTGAACGTTGAACGTTCCATATTCATAAGCTTCATTTTCAGAAACCTTAAGGTTTGAAATGGAAACCTTATAAAGGCTGTTAGCATAAGCTCCATCATCAAGAGACTCAATTTGGAACAAATCATATTCTGTCGTTCCGAAAGGTTGAGAAATGAAGAAAGAAGTTTTTGGAGATGAGAACCTTGTATCAAATGCTCCAAATGCTTTTCTAAATTCAGTAGTTGGTTCTCCAGAAACGTTACTCGTTAATGATGAACCTGACAACACTGCAACATAATCATCGTTAACAACAGATGCAACTTCATCATCAACTGCAAAATCTGAATAAAGAACGTGTTGATATTGTTCAAATTTTTCAGGATCTCTATTTAAAACTTTTGCAAAGTAATCAACGCTTGACGGATTCATTGAAGCAGTATAAATCTTAACCCCAGGAATCTTATCATCAAATGAATAAGTAGATCCCAGAGTTGAAGAAATAACTAATTTAAACTTGCCATTTTTTACTTGAGCAGCATCATCTACTGTCGTTGCTCCAACAAACGCAGCTGGAACGTTTTGATTTCCATCAAGAACCATCATTCTTGCGCCAGAGGCTAACATGACAACTCCACGTACCAAATTAACGTTTGTTGCTGACGTACGAGAATCGTTATCTGTAAACATAGGCATTCCATAAGCTTCATTGGTTTGAAGCGTATGATCTGCAACTAAAAACTGTACTGCACCATTATGACGCGCATTAGAATCATGAGCAGCGACACTTCCTTCCAACTTAAAGCCTGCATTTTTTACGCGACCAGTCAATGTAGTTGAAGAAATGTCCGTTGCTGTTTTATTTGAGCCGGCGCCTAATACTCTCATATAAGTAAGAGCAGTTCTATTCTTTAAAAATTCATTTACAGCATAAGGACCGAACTTCTTTGGATCAAGATTACCAAAAATGCTAACGAATTCGTTAAAAGTTGCAACGGTCACTGGCACGAATGCCGGACCCTTATTTGACATTCCAATTACACCTGCTGGCACCCCTGACGGCCCGCCAGGTGGTGGTGCTTTTAATTCAATTTCTCTCTCAAAAAACCCAGGAGACCTAAAAACCTGCTCAGCCATTATCCTGCTCCTTCATATGATGAATAAACTTCTCTTATAAGTATTCGAAAAAAATCAAAAATACTTTTATTCATCATCTTGAATGATATGGTATGTTATTCCCCCTAGTAAAGATTCTGCAGTAATAGGTGCTTGATTAGAACTAGTTTGAGGGGTTACTTTAATTACAGACTCTCCTGATGCTTGATTTACAGGATACGCTCTAACGTATGAAACTGTTTCTTTTCCAGAAAGATCATTAGAAATTATTTTTTTATAAACTGGATTATATTGTTTGGCTGCTCTAGTTCTTAAAGCAGGATCTTCAGAATTTATGCCAGAAGGATCATACAATCTTGTACCTCCTGTCAATCTTTGACCTAGATGTTTATTTTTAGAATCGCTTAATGGTAACGTCGGATCATCTGACCCTAAAAATGGATTTTGACTTTCAGTCGATGGGAATGTTAAACCGCTTAATGGTTCTACATCAAACTTAATAATTGGAGATGATACGAAACGTTTAATTGGAACACCTGTTCCTGGATATTTTGATGCAAAAATGTAAGCTTTTACGTTAACTGTAAATTTGTATTTAATAACTCTTTCTTCTTGTCCTAATTCATCCAAGTTATTTTCTGGATCATAGGAATTATTACTAACTGTCGCAATAAACCAATAACCTTTGGGCGTTTCCAACTTCCAAGAATTTGCTTGCGGTAAAAATGAAGAAACCAATTGTTCCAACAATTGATTCATATGTTGAGTGTACTGAGTCCACATTGTTACATCGTAAGTGACGTTATAAAACTGTGGCGAAGGAACAACAATCGTTTCATAAATGTTATTCTTTTTTATATCAGCTAACCAAGCTCCACTTTCAATAACAGGATCAGTTGAATCTTCACCTATTTTTCTATCCGTCAATAACTGACCATCAACATGGTCTAGATTAGGATTAGTCGCAACATTTTTTTGATTTTTTAAAAGGTATCTATTGATTAAATTTTGATATCCACGATCAGACTTATCTAATCTACGTTGTATTACAATTTCTCCAGTTTGTTGATTGATTCCTCTTCCAGCAATATCAGAAGATAAATCTTGAGAAATTGAAGTTCTTGAAATAGTCAATAAAGGAAGGATCAATGAGTTATTTTTGTCTCTTAGGGCACGTTTTTTCTTTAATAATGCCCACTTTTCTCCTGTTGCAAAGATGATAGGAACCTTTTTAAAATCTGAATTATCTCCACCTACTTGTAACTTAATTTCATTATCGAATAATTTAAATAAAGCAACGTCAACATCTTCAATACCTACCGAAGGTATTGTCAGTTCCGGTGTGCCTTGGTGGTTGTCTAAATTGATACCAGCAACGCCAAACCTTGTTTGGCTTTTTGAATTGAATCTAGTAGGCATAATCAATCCTCATCATAGAATGAGCTTCCAGCCCCTGTAGCATCACCTTTTGGTGATACTTCTTTCGGTCCTGTTAAAGGTTCATCAAGAACTCCATTTTTAACAAGGTCTCTAACATCTCCAGTTTCATTTCCATTTTCATCAGTTGCATAACCACGTTGTTGAACGAACGTGTCTTGAATTGCATCTTGATCTGTGTACTTGATATCTGTAGGACCATTTGTAAGAGCCTTAAATTGACTTTCACGAACTCTTGTACCAATTAATGATACTCCGTCTATGTTCTCTGCTTGTCCATAGATCGTTCTCATATATTTGTATTCAGTAATTTCGTAAAATATGGCTCCAAAAGAAAAGTAATCTCCTATTGCAGGATTAATTCCTTTTTCTATCATGTCTCTATGCTGAATGTAGACTTCTAATGTAAATTGTGAATCTATACCAAACTTATTAATTTTAGTCTCAGTTTGAAATTCGCTGTTTACTAAAACGTCGACAATAACTGGATTATCGAATATTTTTTGAAGAGCTTCATCATATACTTCATGAGATTTGGTTTTTGTTTCTGAAACAGGATAATAATAAATTTTTTGACCAACAACATCTTTCACTATCTCTTTTGTAATGTCAGATATGAAGTTTATCTCTCTTTGAGTAATGAAAAGACGTGCCATTATAATGTCCTTAAAAATTAAATAGGTAAATGCAGATTAAATCCTATCATCCAATTTGAATAGATTTTCCTAAAGGCATTGGGATGTATCTAAGTTGCTTTTGCATATTTTCTGCCGCCAAAGCATCTTGTTCCAATAGTTTAGCATTAGTCAAATTAGATAAAAAATCTTTCATCTGAGTCGTTAGTTTATCTTTGTCATCGCGACCTTGCGAAACCAAATCAGCTCCGTTCAATGTTAATTCAGCATTAGGAATTGGTATTGATGAAAACTTAGAACGAATTAATCCTAATAGTTCTTTGCACAATGCTAACGTGTATTGTCTAATCCATTGTTTTCCAGGTTGGTTGATAGTAGCAAAAGGTATGTTTCCGAAAGGCATATTGTTTGGACCAGAAATTCCATAAATTGAATCATCTGCATATGCTGTTGGACTTAATGGATTATGAGGAGTCATTAACTTAATGAAAAGTTTACCCATTTGTAAGTCTGTAGAGGGCATTGGGTAAATTCTTAAATTACTTCCTATTATTTCATAAGAATAATTTGATCTTCTAACTCTAAATGCAGTTTCTAACATACCTCTTCTTAAAACATCTTCGAAAACTGGAAGTACATAGAAAACCGTTGAATTAACGTACGATTCATAGTTAAAATTTGTTGCAAGAAAGTTTGTTATGTTTGAAGCATTTAACAAAAATTGTTGCGCAGCTAATGGTTCAAGATGAAAAACTTCTACAACCTTTAATTTTCCTTTAGAACCCGTAGCTAATGTATCGTATAAAACTTGTCCTGCTTGACTTCCTGATGCAATCTTAACATCTTTATAGATGTTATAATCTTGTTGCCCAGAAACTAATTCAACATATCCTAAAGTTGCATCATAAGATCCTCCTACGTATGCTTCAGTTGCGTAAGGTTCTGCCATTCTTAAAAGATACTCTACAGTTCTTTTTGCATATCTGTTTGTCAAATCAGTAGAACCAGTAGGCATTCCTAAGACATTTGTCAAATCAGAAGTTATTTTCATTTCATGAATTAAGCGTGAATATTCACAACATGCTTCTTCAAAACATGCCCAAATTTCTTTTTTTGTTAATTCTACAGAAAGCACATCATCGCCAAGTTTACGTTTAACGAATAAGACCATTGAGTCTGCTTCTGTTTGAAATGTTGATTCTGCGTCAAAAAAGCCGAACGGCGTTGGATTTATTGTTGCTGAAAATGTCGTCATATTAATTCGTTCCTCAACGCTCTAGACGTTCATATAAAAATATGGTAGACAATAAAAAACATCTCAAACATTTTTATCGCGTACTAAACATCTTGAGCTTGTAATCCATAAAAAATAAGTTATGACAAAATTATGACAAATAGTTCATCGCCACGATTGTAGATCGATTCGTTTCAGAATATTTATATTTGCGCATAGGTCCAGCGTGGTGCTGGTATTGCGTAAACAACAACCAATTCAGGTGGTAAAAATGGCTATTTCAAAGATACAACAATCACAAATCAGTGGTTCACTTTCTTTTGACGATTCACTCGCAGCAGGCTCTAGCCTTGCAAGCAAATCTACATTGAAGGGTGACCTTGACGCACTTCGCTCACAAATCAACAAGATCGTTGGTAAGTCCAACTGGTATGATGCTCTCGATGGGTCACAAGACCTTTCAGACATCTACGCAGCTGTTCATATGTCCGGAGCAAACGCAGATTTCCAAGGCACTGTTGACGTGACTGGAGCTGCTACACTCGATAGCACACTCCAAGTTGCAGGAGCTGCTGACTTCAATGGTGGAGTTTCCGCAAATGAAATTAAGATTGACGGAGACAACAGCCCAGGTAATCTCTACATCGTTGGAGCATCTGGCGAAATCGCTGATTCATCAAACCTCGTTTATGATGGATCTAAACTTGACATCACTGGAAACCTCGACGTTTCTGGATTTGCAGACATCGCAGGAGCACTCGACGTTGCAGGAATTGCAACATTCGATTCAGCAATCAGCGGTTCTGCTGGTCTCGAAATTTCTGCAGGTGGAGCTTCAATCGTAGGCGGAGCAGCAATTACAGGAGACCTCACAGTTTCTGAAGATCTTGCTGTTCTCGGCGACGCTTCATTCGCAGGCGTTCTTGATGCAGATTCTCTCTATCTCGCAAATGCAGCAGGAATCTCAGGATCCCTTTCTGTCGCAGGAGCAGCATCAATGGCATCAACCCTTGACGTTGCAGGACTTGCATCACTCGACGGCGGAATCGACGTTGACGGTGCATTCACCGTAGCAGATGGTTCTGGAAACGTTGCAACAACAGGAACCCTTGACGTCGCAGGACTTGCATCACTTGATGGTGGAATCGACGTTGATGGAGCATTCACAGTAGCCGACGGCTCTGGAAATGTTGCAACAACAGGAACTCTTGACGTTGACGGAGCTGTTGGTTTCGACTCAACACTCGACGTTGCAGGACTTGCATCACTTGATGGTGGAATTGATGTTGATGGCGCATTCACAGTAGCCGATGGTTCTGGAAACGTCGCAACAACAGGAACACTCGATGTTGCCGGTCTCGCATCACTCGATGGCGGAATCGACGTTGACGGTGCATTCACCGTAGCAGATGGCTCTGGAAATGTTGCAACAACAGGAACCCTTGACGTTGATGGCGCTGTCGATTTTGACTCAACACTCGATGTAGCCGGTGCAGCAACATTCCAAAATGGTATGTCCGTAAGCGGAGCAGCTCTCGACGTTAATGCAGATTTAACAGCAAACAAGATCAGCATTGATGGTGATACAGCAACACGTCTTTACATCGTTGACGCAGATGGTTCAATGAAGGATGAACAAAAGCTCACCTTCGACGGATCTGATCTTTCCATCAGCGGTGGCCTCCGTGTTTCAGGCAATGCACAAGTTGACGGCGACCTCCTCGTAAAGGGCGCATTCACCTACATTGAAACTGAAAACATGAAGGTTAAGGATGCATTCATCTACCTTGCAACAGGATCTGCTGGAAACGTTGATTCCGGTATCGTTCTCAGCAAGGGAGCTGGTGCTGGATTAGATCTCATCGTTGGACAAGATGGTGGCGCAGGTGAACTCATCTTCGCACAAGTTGCTCACAACGCAGATGGCGATTCTCCAGCAGATCTCGCTGGTGCAGCACTTGCCCCAGCATGGATGAGCTCTGTCAAGTTAGGTGGAATGGAAGGAAGCCTCAGCGGTTCCCTCTCTGCATCACCAGCAGGAGTATCACTCTCTTCAGTTGCAGACATGTCAATTGAAGCAGCCGATGACCTCTCCTTCTCCGCAAATGGTAACTCCATGGGCCTTATGTCAGCAGCAGAATACACTACATTCGATGCAGCATTCGACGCAACAACAATCGTCGGTGCACTCAACGAACTCCGTAGCGATCTTGATGCAGCTAACGCAGGTGGAAACCTTTCCAAGGCATCCTACGGCGCAGCTGACTTCGCAGGAAACGTCCTCAGCTTCTCTGGTCAAGGAACGCTTGCTTCAGCAAACCACAAGTTGGTCGACGTCTACCTCAATGGTGTTCTCATGGCTCCAAGCCGCGACCTCACCGCAATCTCAACAACATCAGTCACATTTGATTCTTCAATCGTGTCTGCACTCGTTGCTGAAGACGTCATCACAGTCATCGTGCGCGGCTGATTAACAACGGTTACGATATAGCGGTCGCGACTAACTGACCGCGGGGCCCGGAGAAATCCGGGCCTTTTTATTTTTACTGAAAAATAGTTATACATTATTTTATCAATATATTTTTAAATAATTAAATTATGAGCCAAGAAAAAGAAAACGCAACAATTAAAGCATTAGCATCTAGATCAAAATTACTAGAAGAGTTAATAACAGATAAGAAAACTCAATTAAATTCTTTAGTAGAAAGTTTAAAACGTTTAGAAGGTTACACTGTAGGATCTAAAGAATTAACAGAAAAACTCGGCAAACATGTGAAACAGCAAAAGAAAGAATTGGCTGAATTAGTTGCACAAGAAAAAATTTCAAAAGACTTCTCTGATTTTGTAGAAACAGTGCTAAATAATGTTGTTATCTTTTCTAAAAATGAATCGTTGGAATCAGATAGACTTTTTTACTCTAAACAAGGAGAAATTGTCTTCTTAAGACAAGATTTAGAGAAATTGATTGTTTCAAAAACGAATCATGATTCTGCGATAAAAACTCGTTTAGAAGAAGCTAAAAAAGAAGAANNAAGAAGTGCAGAAGCCAAAAGAACAAACTACAAGAATTAGACCTGATAAAGATCCAACGACACGAGCAGGACGAGCAGCTTTAGATATAGCTGAAAGAAGAAAAAAAGCTCTAGAAAAACAAAAAGCCTCAGAAGAGGCTGATAAAAAGAAGCGTGGTAGAAAACCAAAATCTTGATACAAAACTAAGATTTTGCGTAAGTAACTAAAATCTTTGATTCTCTTCTAGGAGCAGAAGAGAACGTTATCGTTCTGTCAGAAATTGTAAAATCAGAATTTTCGTCTTTTATTTCTTGCAACACGCCGTTTACGAAGACAAGTAATTTTGAACCAGAATGAGGAGTATATGCAAGAGTAAATGATGCATTCACACCATCTACTGCGCCAGTCGGAATTTCATTCCAAATGATGTTATTTGCATTAACTGTTTGCGTTAATGAATTAATTTGAGTGGTTACGTTATTGATGTTTATCATTTCCTGCTCTGTCGTAATCTCACGTATGATTGGTCTTGGCCTAAAATATGAATAAGCCTTTCTAGTACGAGAAAGATCTTTGCTAACTGGCACGAGATTAACTATCTATTTAAACAATTTTATAGGCTTCAAAATGCATTCCGTCATGTCTTTTTGGAAACCAACCTCCCCAATAAAAGCCATGATCATAAGCAATCTCAACAAGTTCTCTAACTGAGCCGACTTCACCTCTCAATGCAGGTTGAACGCCTAGTTGATTCCACTGAACATTAATATCAAATGCTGTTGCCCAAGCGTGATTTGATAATGTAGTTCTTGAACCTCTAATAAAACGAGGACTCCAAGATCCTCCCCAGGACATGATCAAATATTTTAAACCTTCTTTATCCCAAGCTTTAAATAAATTTGTCATTTGATTTGAAAGAAAAGAGTGAATTTGGATGCTGCAAGAAGAAGGCGCGCCTGCAACGCCACTTAACTCAGGAATTTTTACTGAAGATATGTTGTTTTGAATCCAATTACCAGTAATCGTTATTGCTTCTGGATTTGCAAATGTCGGTGATGAAATATAAGTAAATCTTCCAAAAAGTTTTTCACGATCAACTATGCTTAGTGGCCCATTTGAAGGACGAGGTGGCCAATTCGGCCCGTTAATATCAAATGTGGGATCATCCATTAAAGGATACCCTGACTGCAATGCTACTGACAATGTTTTAGGTCCAACAATTCCATCAGGAACTAATCCCTTCTTGGATTGGAATGCTTTCGTTTCTCTTTCAGTAAATGAATCAAAATTGCCGTTGACGATAATGGAACTATTTTGTGATAATCCCCTTAAAAATGTTTGCCACTTTTCAACATCAGAACCAGTTGATCCTACTCGAATTATTTGAAGCATAAAGTATTCACATTGATGAAATTAATGCTTGAATTGCTGTTTTGACTCTGTCACGCAATTCATCAGGTAATGCTGACAATAAAACATAGGATTCTGGTCTAACAACATTTTCTACCATACCTCCCATGGTTTCCGCACCTGTCCTATTAACTCCTACATTAATAACAAGAGGAGGAGCTCCAACTCTATTATGAATCATTGGTTGATATAAATCTACTCTTTGCATATTCATCCTTTCAGGATGCCTTGACGCATGCTCAAGGCTTCATTCATCATAGCAAATTTACCCTTAAGCGCAGTCAATGTTTCTTCTAATTCAAATGAATTTTGCCCTCGAGATTTTACCTCAAGAATTTTTTGCTCTAATTCAATAATTTGTAACAATAAATTTTCAGTTGTTGCAGACATATTAAACATATATAGCTTACTTCAAACTTTTGCAGCAATCTTAATCATAGATTCAATATCTTTGATCGATTTTTCTAACTTTGTCTCTAGCGGCAATATCGCGATAGGAACAACGCCTGATCCGTTTATACCGTTTATTCTCCAAGAACGAATAAGCTGTAATAACCCATTTAACTCATCACGAGTTTTTAATAAAGTTATTGCCACTGTAGAAGGTTTAATAATTTGTGCCACGTTAATCAATAAGTATTGAATTCTAAACGATTAACGTGGCACTATAGTCATTTGTTGTCTAATATTTTATTGCCAATTAATGACTCTAAAATAATTTGATGATTGACCAAATACTCTTACCCAAGAAGTAGGAACTGTTTCAATATCAAAATAGTGCCATGTTCTATAAGAACCTTGTCCTGTAGCTACCTGTAATTCTCTGTCAAAAAGGCGCAAATAAGTAATCGGACCAATGGAATCAGAACAGTCATTGGTCATTAAAAACGTGTCTACTTCACCAGATTCATCATTAGAAACTTTCCTAAAAGAAAGCTTAATATCATCTCCCGGATCTCCTGCGGATGAATTGTTAATATGACCACTTACACCAGGCAATTCGCACAACGCCTCAGGATAAAGATCTGCATCAATCTTAATAGTATCTGAGAATGTTTTCTTATCATCGTCAATTTCTAAAATATAACTTTCAAAATCTTCTAGTAGTTCATCAACATTATTGACGACAGGAAAATTCCCTCCACACATTGTAATAGAATTATAGTGGCTCAGTACTTTAATCAATGACATTGCAGTTTGTTTGCTAATTTGCATTTCAACGTACCTCCTATAAAAATAAAAGGAGAGGCCTTACGACCTCTCCACATAAGCTAACTAAGGAAGTTTCAGCGGCGAGGCTTACCAGTGTAAGCGTAGTGAGTACGAAGAAGTCGATAAAGCGTACGAGCCTCGCGACCGCTAAACTCAACAGTTTGTTGATCAAAATCGATGAAGAATCGAGTTGAATCGTTTCGAACATCTGTAGTAAGTGCAGCATTAAATCCGTCATCGCGGCGGGCTGTCTCAGTACGAAGCTTGCCAGTGCGATCTCGACGAGTACGGATTGTTGCATTCTTATTTGTCTTTACAACTGCCTTCTTATTCTTTGACATAAACTTATTCTCCAATTATTTAAATTTATTTAAAGTCGGCTTGATGCCGGTAGTAGAAAGGATACTAATAATATCGTTCCGTGTACAAGAAAAGAAAAATCGAGAGATCATTACTGACCACTCGATTATTAAAACGAAATAGAATCAATTAGTTTTTTACTTTTGATTGATCAAAGCAGAAACCACGTTTGGGGAATTTCCGTACTCTGAAGTCTTATTTGAATCTCCGTTCGCAACGGCAAACACTGTCGCAGTCGATCCAAAAGAAGAAACTTGTTCGGAAGTCTTCGTCATGTCATCGGCGCCAGACAGAGGATTGTATCCAACTGCATTTTTACCTCCGACTTTATTGGCATATACGTGACCGAACCATCCATTCTTAATATGTCCTCTTGGGTCCATGACATACATCCAATTACATGCATCAGGAGTTGCATCAGGCCAAGTATTTCCGACAAGAGGCGTATGAGGAGTATCTCCATACGCTACGAAAACAGTGCTCTTATCTAGCTTCTCTGTTGGACTTTCAGGATCTACCTGTTGAGATAGATAGTTGTAGAAGCCATCCAGAACCTTCCCTAAATGTTTTGTAGTATTTCTACCTTGGTTCATTAAGGTCATTGAATCAAATGTTACGTGAGGGTCTGTGAATGTCGTATCGCTAGTTGGACCAGGAGATAAAGCCACAATGGCAGTCTTGCTCAAACCTAATGTAAATGCTTTTGCAACAACGATTAATGTTCTTCCAAATTCTTCGATACCATTTCTTTGTGCCGAAGTCATATACGCAGATGATGCATTAATGCTATCAATCATGTCTTGAATGCCGAAATCTGCAAGATCTTGACTCGTAGGTGTGAGTTGCGATGCGAAGTTAAGACCAATGATTCTAGCAGCATTCTTTGTGATCGACATTTGCGGAGCCCATGATGATCTCTCTGAAGACTTTCTAAGGCCTACTAATGCCTTGTAGTAAGTCTCAAATAATTCTTGATCGACTTTGTTTGCCAATGTGAATTGACTCGCTGCAGAATTAAACAGATCGATCATTCCTGAAGAAGATGGAACCGTAGCGACTTCTGGGGCACCTGGAGCTCTACCATATTTTACTGGATCGATGCCAAGAACAGGTACTATCGCAGATGATCCTGCTGCGCCAAGAGAAGCCAGGGCTGCTTGTAAAGATGAATTTCCAGATAATGACATGTGAGAAATTGGAAATTCGGTGTGTGTTTCATCTTTTCCTGACATGAATGCAGTAACTGGATACTTTGGAGTTCCAGCGTTGTGATCAAACCATGGAGCATGAGGACCATAGAAGAAAGATCGATCTCCACCTGCCCAACCTTTTACTCCCATTGGCAATGTAGGCATTGGATTACTTTTACCCCATGCATAGGTTCCTCGATATCCGTTGGCTGGATTATAGCCATATTGAGAGGTATAGAGATATGAAGACGTCCCTCCAAAATTTGAAGATAATCCAAAAACATTCGCGTTTTGGCAAGCTTTAAACCCGACATCTGCAACCGGCCAAAGTTCTTGAAACCAAGCATACACGCCGTTTGGAGACGGAACGAGCAGTGATCGTCCGTATGTCGACCCAGCCGCTTCGGCTAATCCATAACCTCCTTCGTCAGCAAGGAAGTTTAAAAGCCTAGACCTTTCAATACCGATTGCAGCTGCCGCGGCGGTGCACATCTTTAAAAATGTTCTACGACGATCATCTCTAAGTTGCTTTAATTTCCAATTTCCCATTTTCTTTTCCCTTCATTGACATGAATGCGCTGCAGATAATAAAACAGCTACGGCGATATTGCGCTTCTTTATAACGTCAGATAAATTACTCTTATCTGCCTTACTAACCAATAAATTACATAATAGCATGTGATCTTCAGTAGCAGGCGTTCCAATCAAGCAGCTGACAGATTCCTCTACGCAACTACCATCTGCTGCAAACATCGGTTTGTTTTTTCCATTTAGAGTACATGCAGGAGCTTTTGTTTGATCACCTATATTTGCAATAATCTGAGGAGCTGCTTGTATGAAGATATCCATTAATTTCATTGCAGAAGCTGTTGAGTGTTCTTCCTTCTCGCCTAACCTAGAATCAAGTTTTGGAACTCCTAACGCATCCTTTCCAGAAAAATAAAGATATCCAGCCGTTGCAGGCTTCGATACACAATAACCATCTGCTGCATCAGGGGAGTTATTTCCAACATCTAAGCAGCTACGATTTACTTGGTTCATCTTATCATCTTGATTACAAAAACAAACCTCTCCTGCAGGACAAATCGGATCATTCGTTCCATTGGCTGTTGTTACTGCCATTTCACAAGAAGTTCCACTTCCTCCAAATATAGAACCTAACGTTTGCGTTACACCAAGAATTGAAACCTGAGTTGTGCGAACATCTGAAACATTTCCAGGCGGAATTGATGCGCCTCTACTTCTTAAAAAATTTCCCAATTGTTGGTATGACAACTTATGACAACTATGTAAACGAGACATAATTTCGTCTGAAGAAGGAACATCAAATTTTTGTTGAGGTTCTCCTCCGGTCGAAGATGATGCAGAAACATTTATAGACCCTCCTGCTCCTGTTGTCACTACAGCAGATGAAACTTGAGTTGTAGTTGTTGATGAAACAACTTCATTTTGATCTGGACATTCATTTTCTCCTATATCAGGAGAATTAGACCCGCATGCAAAAGATCCGACTAGGATAACGCTAAACAATAATCCGTTTTTTATAATCTTCATATTAAAACCTCGTAAAATCCTCTGACACAAGGATGGATCTAAAAACTTTCTTTAGATTATATCCATTATTCTTAAATTGCAAGACCAATTTTGACATAGTAACTAATTCTGGATTTGGATCATTTCTATCAGGTAAATTTACCCAAGAACGTCCTCCTATTTCTGTTATGTCTGCGCGGCCCATTGCATAGTTCCACATTCTTTTCACAGCGCATTCTACGACTTCGTCGTCTTGAGACATAACTTGACCCAACTCGTTAATCGTGTTCGCAATTGCAGGCGTATCAACTCCATTAACTTTCATGGACTTCTTCCAAGCAGTTATATTATTTCCACCATTGGGGCATGAAGATCCAATGCATAACCAATCAGATAACTTTGCTCGTGGAGAACCTTCGACAGGAACAAAGACAGAATATTCACCAGATGGAGTCAACGATTGAAATACTCCTTTTGAATCAAACTGGCTAAAGAGAGGAGCTCTATGATTCCATGTTGCATGACAGTTTGCACAAACATTCGAATTGTTATAAGCATGAAAATCTACACGACCACCATTACATGCACCGGCAATTTCATTAACAGGCCATTTATTTTGATATCCTGGAATAGATGACCCTCCAGAACAAGGGGCATCAGTTGGCGGATTATCTGTCGGTTCTCCACCTGATTGTTCATTTCCTGACCTACATAAAAAAGTTTCATGATAGAATCGATTACGACGAAATGACAAATTACCGTAGTAAAGACTTTGTGCACCTGGATCCGTCAAGATACCAGAATGACTCATCCCTGCTGGCAAATTCATGCAATTTCCGTCAGCAAAAATCTTAGTTATGGAATTATATGTCGGACACGTATTAGACGCTTGGGTAAGAATGTTTCTCCAATCTTTCTCTTCATAAACAATTCTAGCTGCAAACGTTGGAGCCGTGTCTCTAGTCGGTTCACCTGCAATTGTAGATGCTCCACCCATCTTAAAAGTATATTTAAAAAACTCTATAAGAGTATCTGCAAATCGAGAATCAGATAATTTCTTATCGATAAGCTCTTCATATTTTGCTTTTTGCTGTTCAAGGGGCAAATCACCAAGTTCATATATCTCAGACAATGTAGGAACATCACCAACAATCAAGATGCTAGCTGTTCTCAATGCTTCAGAATAATCAAACTCTCTCTTATCTAACTCTGTCTGCTCTTGCTGCTGTTGATCTTGATATCCTGTCCCAGTTGTTGCCGTGACTGAAGGTCCAACTGTCTTTCCTGTCGTCACCTCTCCGCTGGCCGCAGTTGATGAAACTTGCAAAGAACCATTTTCATCAGACAATTTTGGTGTCGGACAATCTTCAAAAACTGCAGATGTATCGCCCGATAACTTATACGGATTCGGACGTTCACATCCATACAAACAAGCAATCAACGCAGAAGTAATGATGATTCCTTTTTTAAATAGATCTTTCTTAATGGTCATAAAACAATTATATTTCCCATTAAAAAATTTATAAAAAAAGATTAATGTTTCCTCCTCATTATTACCAAAGGATTTTCCTTGACCATCCAGAATTCCTTCTCTAATGGTGGATCATCTCCCTTACGGAACCACATTAACTTTCTGCCCCCAGTAGATGAATACACACCAATTATTGTAATCTCGCCGGCATGAATCAAATCATGACATGAATGACAAACAACTGCTATGTTGTGATTATCATTCGTGCATCGTGAATCGCATCTAGGAATGATATGATGATGATTAATCGCAGCAGGACGATCATATCCACAAATCTCGCATCGATCTTTACAAAGTTTAGGTTGACCATGCTTCCTGCGCGACTTCACACAAAAAATCTAAAACGCAAAAACAAAAAATAAAAAATTCTTATCTCTTTTTACGTTCTCGTGCTAACTTTTTCAATAAATTACAAATGTCATTAATGTCGGATTCATTTGGCGATTTCATCAAATCGAACAAAACATGACCCAATGTTTGAAAATCTATCGGCTTAGCGTCAGCAGGACTATCAGAAAAAATGTGATATAAGGCAGGACGAATTTTGGATTTAAAGTCGCTACTTCTAATAACACTCTCAAAATCTTTTATAAATCGAGAAATCTCTGTCTCTGTCTGTTCATCGACTCTAGAGTCCTTGATCTCTTCTCTAATAATTCTTCGTAAACGATCTTCTGATACCTTCATGATGTATTAAATATCTGTTCTAAAAATAAATCTCATAATTCAGGAGACAACATTACCACAAATCCCCACCCCATCCTGTCACAATATTCCTGTGCTGCTGACCATTTAGCTTCATCGACTTCATCATATCTTCCTTTCATCTCATACAACACCCTGTCTTCCCTTCCAAAGAAATCAGGAATATAATTTCTAGTCGTTCCATCTGGATGCCTATATGGAATCGTTATTCCATGATTCTTAGTCACTTCATATCTCCTTGAAATACACGACTGGAAAAAGATAGACTCCCATGATGAATGCATGTGCTCTTCTTCGCCTGTCCATGGGTTTATCAATGTCTCTCGTTTGAATGGTGCTTGTGGTCCAATCTTGTTTTCTGAAAGTAATTTAATCGCTCGTTGTGATGCTTCCTCACGAAGAACAGGGGCCAAAGGCGATTCGGCCCAAAAACGATGAATAGACTCTGATTGTTTTTTGATGGCTTCAGGAGTCTTTGAAAAAACATTCATTTTTTCAATTTTCTTTTTAGCAATATCGGGGTGTCTTTCCATAAACTTTTTCATGTTTACAGAGTTTTTCTTTCCTATTTTTGCTTTCTCTTCATCAGACTTCACTCTACCATATGCATGATGCCCATGAATAAATCTAGTAAAATCTTTTAGTGCAACATTCCATCTATTTTCTCCGTTACACCCACAAGAGCATAGAGGGACTTGATTGTCGTATTTCCACTTAAGAATATACTCCTTCGCGGTCATTTTATGGAAACGAAGATGTCTTAAAACAAATTCGTAAGATTCAAACTTCGTATTACATTCTTTACAAGTCTCATCAATCTCAATTAACATATAACTATTATATATACATTAACTGAGTATTTATAAACTACAAAGGCCACCCAAAAGGTGGCCTTTGCATATGTTCAAACTATAAACTCAGATGACGTTCATGTCATATGATATTCATGTCCAAACATGTGACGGTCCCGAAGAAGTCAGAGCGAACCATCTTCTTACCGTATCTCGTCATAACTCCCTTACGAGGCGTGAAGTCTTCGGGAGCGAAGATGGTTGGTGTCACAATGAGTGGAACGTATGGTGCGTAGACGTAGCCGGTCTCGAGGTAGCTGCCACCCTTGTAGCCGACGAGGATCTTGTTGCGGACGAAGTAGGGATCCTTGTAGACTGTGAAGCGGTTGCTGAGTGAGCCGATTGCCTCTGCACCGATTGTGAATGGAGAAGCGACTTGTCCTTCACCATCGATGGAGAACTTGGGCTTGTAGAGAACTGAGGACTCAAGGACTGTTGCAACATCTGGTCCGCAGACGAGGAAGTTTGCGCTTCCGCGGAGCGTCTTGCGGTGGATGGTGTTGGCAACGTCGATGATTGTCTCGACAAGTGTCTCGTACCACTCACGAACTGTACCTGTGAAGGCTGGTCCGATTGAGAGGGATGAGGCAAGGGTTACTGGAGATCCGTTTGTCTTGTTGACGAACTTGCCTGGGGCACGTGACCAGTAGTAGTTGGCGCCGTTGGCTTGTGTCACAAGGTCATTGAGGATTTCGCGATCAATCTCGAGAGCAATTTGCTCAGAGAGGATTGATGTGAGCTCGACCTCTGCATCCATTGAGTGGTATGCATTGAGGTCTTGTGCAAGTTCTGGTGACCAGCGAGCACGGAGCTTACGGGTTGTTGCAGTGATTGCAAGAGACTCAATCTTGATATCAATCTCTGGGATTGCTGGGGATGGGGTCGTTCCGAAGTCGGATTCGAAGGATGGAACTGTGAGTGTTGAACCAACACCTGCTGAATCTGCTCCGCCTGCGACGACTGCATCAGCTCTTACGAAGGTAACGCGACCTGTTGCAGCTGTTAACGCTGAAAGGCCATCTGCACCCTTGATGACGAACTGAACGTGTGTACCATTCAATGCATCAGGTGTGAAGTATGGTGCAACAGTGCTGCTGAAGTTACCACGCTTGTTGAGACGGCGAAGGTTGAGAACTCCGCTTCCACCTTGATAGGTCTCACCCCATGCAGTTGCATTTGCGCCGAAGCCGCTGAAGAGAGCAATTTGATCGACTGAAAGGAGGTCTGCTCCGGTGAGTGCTGATGTTGGGACGTAAACGAAGAGTGCATCAAGAGCGTTGTCTTGAAGAGCTGTTTCAACTTGACTGTCAAAGTCCATGAATCTTGCGTTTGATCCTGTGAACATTGTGTTAGATGAAACTGTAAGACCAGCTGTCCAAGATGTTCCATTCACGCCGCCGTATGCGCCTGAGTGAACAGTTGCTGCTGCAAGGTTAAGAGAGGTTAAAGAACCTGTAACCTTGGAGTAACCTGTTCCGACGAGGTCGTACATACCACCTGTTGCAAGAGATCCTGATTGAACTCCGCGGCCGGTTGGGTTGTTGTAGATGGAAGAACCCTTCTTGTATGTAGCTTCAGATGTTTGTCCAGCTGCTTGGCCAACGTCTGTTCCATATGTGTAATCAAGGTAGAAGATGAGTCCAGATGGAAGGCTCATTGGTTGGATGGAGACGAGCTCGTTGGCGACGAGGCCACCGAACACTCTGCGGACGATTGGGAATGCAATGTTGCTGAAACCTTGGATTTGACCAGATGTTGCAACGTTGCCGCCGCCTGTTGAGAGAGATGAGCTCTCCTTGAGGACTTGTGCTGCTTGGTTCTCGAGGAGTTGTGCCATCATTTCACGGCGTTGTCCATCGAGACCGCGGAGGAGACCTGTGCGGCTCCACTTTTCTGTTAAACGTGCACGTTCTGCACCGACGTGCTTCTCACGGATGCCTTGTGCTAATTGATCTAATGTAAACTGCTTCATTGTTATTCTCCTATACGTGTCAAAAAGTTGTTAAAAGTTATTAGCTGCAGAATCACTTGATTCCTGCAAGCTTTGCCCAACGCTCTGCTTCGAATCCTTCGTTAAGTGTTTGGGTCGAAGCTGGACGTGTAGCTTGTGAAGATGATCCTAGAACGCGACCTTCGGTCACAGTCGTACGAGTCTTCACTAAAGCCTTTGAGAGGCTCTCGTACACAAGCTTAGCTTCACGAACTGTTTCAGCTCCATCAAGTTGCTCAATTATTTGTGCCTTTTGGCGAGCTGTGAGCGACTCTGTTTGAAGAAGCTTGTTTGTGAAGAGAAGCTTAGCGTTGAGCAGATTCGTTTCTGCCAACTTCTTGCTTAGCGTATCTGTTCCCGCGCTAGCAGCAGGTGTGACGTCGCTATTTGAGCGAACGTTCTTACGAGCACTTTCTGATAAGGCTCGTGAAAGTTTATTAAATCTAGCAACTGAACCGTTATAGAGTTCAGCTGTTTCAGCATATGCAGCCTTAAGTTGTGTACCACGGGCTGTTGCTTTCTTTGTTTCAACGATGGTTGAAGCCTTGGTTGCAGCTTTCTTGGTCACTTCATAGAGCTTCTTTAATTCAGAAGCACGCTTGCGAAGTACCTCTTGAAGCTTGAGCTCCTTGGCCATTTCTTTACGAATAGACTCTGTTTGAACAGACTCTGGTTGTCTTGATTGAACATTCTTGCTCTTTGTGTTGTGATCTTCTGAGTCTTTAGCTTGACTCATAACTTCTTCAAGATCATCACCTTCAGCTTGTGCATGACCAACCTTAGCTTCATGAGCATCATCCATCTCATCGACTTCGCCGACCATCTCATGAGCATCATCCATCTCTTCGACTTCGTCGACCATCTCATCCATCTCGTCGACAGCTTCTGCTGCATAATCTTCAAGTTCTGCAGGAGTTCCTTGAGAAGCAGCACCATCAAGCTCGGCTAAAGCTTCTGAAAGATCTAATTCGAGAGGTTCTCCCATATCGTCCTCTACAAATTCATCAGAAACTTCACCTGCTCCATGACCCCAAGCCTGAACATCATGATCTTCATCATGTGCTTCACGAAGGGCTTTCATTTTTGCGATTTCATTGCGAAGCATGTTCTCATCAATTTCTACTAACATGTCATCGCTTAGATTTAGAGATTCTTCTTTCTTGCCAGCTTCTTCGCTGGCTTCTTCATCACCAGCAAACATGTCTTCCTCACCGGCTTCGGCTTCTTCGCCTTCAGGGGCTTCTGCTTCTTCAGCTTCGCCGCCTTCTGCTTCTTCGCCTTCAGGAGCTTCTTCTCCTTCTTCGCCTTTTTGTAAAGTAACTCCAAGACCCTCAAGATCAAGATCATCTGGGAGTCCTGTGATTGTTAAAGCAACGTCTTCTTCATTTAAAAGATCTCGATTCATTTTTGTCTCCTGAAGTTTTTCAAGTTTGTTTAAACACTTTCTTAATTTTAATCCATATCCTAATCTGACATTAGGATCCTCTACATTTTCTTGAATATATCCGTATATAGCTTCAACCATTTCATTTAATCTAATTAAACTAAGGTTAAATGCGTTTGATTCAGACAAACGTGTCGATGCTGATGTAAGTTCGCCTAACATTCTTTCAATGTAGAGTAATTTTTGTTCTACCTCATCTGTTCCATCCGGAGAAGATGTTGAAATAACTTTTTCAACAGCCTCTTCTACGTTTAGAGCTTCGTCAACTTCATTTGTGACTGTCTCCATAGAAACGGTAGATTCATTTGACTCTTCTGATGATTCTACGGGTTTTTTGTCTGTCAAAATCTTATCAGATTTTTCTTTATCTTCATCAGATTCGCAACCCATTCCTTCATCAGTTGCTTCACCTAATAATTCTTTTTCTATTAGTTCTCTTATACGAGGAGCTACAGCTTCAACGATTGCACGTTTTGCATTATCCTCTGCAACTTCTTTTACTTTCTTTAGATCAGCAATAGCTTCTTCGTATAGTTCTTTTGACATTTTTTTCTCCGCAATCAACCAGTAGAATCTGAAGAGCCCATCTTCGTTTGGACTCCTAAAGTTTGTGCTGCAATCTTCTTAGCAAAATCTGCTGGATTTCTTGTTCCAGTGTTCGGGCCGCCTGGTACATAGGTCGGTTTAAGATCAACTGCCTTTAATCCAGGATCTGCACTCTTGTCAGTTCCATCTGTCTTTCCTGGTCCAGGTGATGATAGATCAGGAGCGAATGAATTTGCAGGATCACCTGCTTGTTTCCACAAGCCATCGGCACCCTTGATGATGTCAGGTGCGCCTGTAAAATCCATATTCACTCCTGTTCCAAAGTAAGAATCTCCAGGTTGTAATCCGTTCTTAAGAATTAAGTTTCCTTGATCTAAGACAATTTTTTTATAGTCTTCTTCTTTACCAACGAATCCTGCAGTAGGTGAGCTTGGAAATAACTTTGCTAGCAAGTTGTTCTTTTCATTGCTCGGTGGGGCATAAACTGTATATTTTCCTTGACCAGCCATGTCATTTCCTCCTATAAAAAATTACAACAAATGAGTAATCAAATCACTTTGACTTTTTTGGTGCCTTTTTTGCTGCTGCTTTCTTTGCAACAACTTTCTTTGCAACTTTTTTCTTTGCTTCTTGAATTTGAGAAAGTCTCTTGACTAAACGAGCTTCTTCTAATCCAAGAGCCTTATAGTGATCTACATGATGCTCAAGAGAATCTGCGTATTCGTCTGCGTCAACTTCTTCTGCGTCCTTTGCAGCATCTTCTGTGGACTCCATGTCACCAAAAAGTTTTGCTTCTTTAATTTTGGCAACTTCTTCTGCGATAATTCTCTTTAATACTGTTGATGTAAGCTTCATGATATAAACCTCGTGCAAATATATATACTTTAATTATTATTACTAAAAAAAAAATTAAAATTTCTTTGGCGTTTCAGAAAATGCTAACTCAGCCCATTTAGAAGCAACATCATTTCCGAATAATTGTTCTGGGGTGCTTTTAGCTACTGCGCTTTCTATAGAACCAGCAGGTGCGGGAGGCTGGGCATGTTTCGTTTCGTTTAACATCATTGGTAGAGTATTTGCTGCAGTATCAGCAAAGATTGATTCCATAACTGAATTACCATTCGATTCTCTTTTAATCGTCTCAGCAATTGTCTTACTGTACTTAACATGTTCTCCCCTACGTGGAGATGAAACTTTTTGTTGAGTTTTTTGATTCTTAATCATAGATTCTTGAATAGATGATTTATTAGAAGTGTTAATTCCTTCCGCAAGAATCTCTACAAGACATTCTTTAACAATCGCCTTTAGTTGTCCTTTAGTAATTCCCATATATCAACCAACGCCTTCCCAGAATGCAGTGCCACCAATTGACCCTGTTAAAATTGGCATCATAGAAGCATCAATGCCAACCAACTCGACGTATAAGCTGACAGCGCAATCAGTTGCTGCATCTCTTAAAAGAAATATTTCTTTTACCCTTGCGTCGAGTTCCAAAGTTTCTTGACCATTTATTCGGTAGTAATAATTTGCCCCAACACCATTGATGCCGTTTCTAGTAAAACCTAATCTAACATAAACTCCATCAGCTGCGTGGTTTCTTACTTTTATGTGCTTTGTAACTTTATCAAATGAATGTTTTACGACAGTATTTGATATCGTCTCTGATAATACCCATGGAAGTCCAGACCCCATGAATTCAGTAACTGAATTAAAGCCAATTCTTGGATCATTCATTCCCATGTTCATTTACCTTTCGAAGCAAGAATATCATTGAGTATTCTATCAATTCTATCTGATTTTGTGAATACTCTTTGTAGTTCATCTGGATTAATTTGTCTTCCTTCTGCCATCATGAATGCTCCAGGTGTAGAAGGTTCAGAAACAAAGTCCCAACAAATTAGTTGAAAATCATCTTGAACTATCTGGTAATCGCCTTGCTTCTTTGTCGTTCCTACTCCTCTAGAAGAAATTCCAAGTTTTACTCCAGATTCTACGAGAGATTGTAGGATTTTTCCAGAAGGAGTATCTAATATTTCTACTGAACCATAAACAACATCACCATCCAAATATGCTTCTCGAACAATGTGCGAAACATTCTTAAGATTAACTACAGATGAATCTGGATGGTCTAATTCGCCTAAGGCACGATTCTCTACAATAAATTTTTGATAGTTACGAACTTCTCGTTCTAAAACGTTACGAGGATAAATTCTGCCATTTTGGTTCAAGGTATCTGATTTTTGCAAAATACCTTTCATTACAACTTTTCCAGAATTTTCTTCTTTTGCTTCTTTAATCTGTTCAGGAGTATAATCAAAAACCTGATACGAGTTAATTAATCTTAAATCAGACATTTTCTCCTCCTGACAATTCATCAATTAATTTGATGTATAACATATATTCAGCGACAATAGAATCATTTACTTGCTCATGTTCAACAAGCAAATTAGACTTAACTTCATTTAACTTATCTGATAGATATTTTTCGCTCTTGTGGTTTTCTAAAAGGTAAGAATCAATTGAATTGATAAGTTTTTCTTTGATTTCTTTTATCTTCAACAAGATTGTCTTGTCATCATCGTTTGCTGATGAAAAAGCATATGCTTTAATTAAAGACTTTTGCTCATTTGTAAGAGAATTGTCATATTTCTCTCCTAGCTTTTTCATCATAATTTTCATCAACAATCTATTTGATCCGTGAGTTCCTTCGACGACAATATGATCATTTTTTTCTTGTTTTTGAGTCACAAGCCACTTAACAATTTGATCTTCATATGATGCCATGCGAGAAAGATCAGGAGATTTTGATCTCCAGTCATTCAATAAGTTTTGAACAGTTGCAAACGTTTTATACTCAGAAACGTGCTGATCATAAAAATTTTCATCATTTAATTGATGATTTATTGACCTAATTAATAAAGACTTTTCTTTATCAAGCTCATTTAAATCATGAGATCTTGCTGCAGATTTTGCTTCATTTAATATTGATGCAGCAACTGCTTCTGAACTAACTGATGTTTTTATAATCGAGTTTATTAAACGAAACTCTTTGTATAACTCAGTTCCAGGTTTAAAATAGGTCTTTACAATTTTTAATGCTTTTGATGATTTTTTCTTATCATCATCTACCAAAGCTTGTGATATCGTCTTTATTAAAAATTCGTATAACAAGCCAGTGTTTCTTTTTTTATTATGAGCCGACATTAAGGTCAGATCCTTTCTTTAATGGTCACGAAAAATAAATAATATAGTCCAATTAGGAAAATAAAAAATTTTTTTTAATTTTTTTAATTATTCTTTTAGTTCAATATCTATTTCTTCAGACTCAGTCAATAATCCTTCTTTTTTTGAAGCGACTCCAAAAGTATTAGACATTTTTTTTAATGTTGATAACATATTTGGAGATAACGGAGGAGGAGTTTTTCTTTCACTTGACAAATTAACTGATTCTCCAAATGGGTCGCTAACAAGGCTTTTCATCCAATTTTTGTCATGAGGATCAGATAATGAAGAGTTTTTAGAACTTAACATGCTATTAAAATCTGGCATGTGTTTTTGAACTCTGCGACGTTTGCGATTATAAGCATATCTCTTCGAATAAGCATTCGGTTTTACGGGAGCGCCGTCTTTTTCATCTATACTTGGTAAAACATCATCATCAATGTTACTAGACATCAAAAGTTTTGAATCTGAAGAAGCATCATCTCCTATATCATCATTCGCGAATAAGTCTTCACCGGCTCCTGCTTCCTCTTCACCTGCAGGAGCTTCTTCCCCTGCGGGTGGCGTTTCCGCTGCAGGCGGTGTTTCTCCAGAATCTTCTGATTCTTCAGCTTGCGCGCCTTCAATTCCTAAATCTGTAACTTTTTCCTTAAGTCGTTGATCATTAATTTCTTCAATTTGATCATCATTAAGACCCCAAATTTCTTTTTGGACAAACCTTTTGCTTCCCATTCCTTCTGGTAGAGATCCACCAATTTCAAATTTAGATTTCCACAATTCTAGCTTTTGTTGTTGAGCTATTGTAGAAGGATTAGATAACCTTAATGTAAAGTTTTGCAATTCCTCACCATCATATCCATGCGAATATAAGTGAATGATTGCTAACTTATTCAATTCAGAAATAAGCGTTTTTTGAATAACGCTTATTGTACGAGAAAAACGAATATCTTCTTGAGCCAAGGTTGCCTTAGAAGATAACATTTCATCATATCCTAGATAAGCTCTTGGAACTTTTAATGCTGCAAATAGTTTCTTTTGCATATATTGAACGTCTTCAACGGTTGCAGCATTTTGTCCGCCGACCAAAGTATCAATTCTAGTGCCTGATTCTCCGCCGCGGACGGGAATAAAATAATCGTCTTCAACACTTAAAGGAGAATATCTTAAATCTACTCTTCCTGTATTCCTGTCAATTACTTGATTTGTACGAAGGTTTTTTCTTTGCTCTTCAACGTACATTGGAACATTTTCAGGAGGAATGTTAGCGACATCAATATAAAAGACACGGCGCTCAGGAGCACGAACTACGCGATACACTAACATTGCATCTTCTAAAAGAATTAATTGTCTCCAAATTCTTCTAGCTGGTTCGATCAATGAAGATCCATAAGGAAGAAACATGTCATTTCCTAAAAGACGGAAATGGGTGACTTCCCAATTTTCTAATGTGCGATTTCCAAGAGTCGACCAACGATAACGAACAGCAAATGGATCTTCTCTGTCATAATTCTCTTCGCGTTCGACTTCATTTACTGGTATTGGGAAAGCATGAACTACGCCTTGCGTAGGAGAAACGTCATTGTATAAGAAAAAGTCTCCATATTTGACAAGATTTCGAGCCCAAGATCTAAGATTAAATTCAACATTTAAAACGTTATAGAAAAGATCTTCTAAAATATCTCTAATTTTTTCATCATCAGAATAAACATGAAGAACTCTGCCTTTATCATCTTGTGCCACTGTTTCATCGGCATAGATGTCCATTGCGGCTGCAATCTCTGCAGTGTACTCCATCTCTTGAAAATCTTGATATCTCATCAAGCGTTCTGAAAGATTATAAGAATTTGCAGTTATTACAGAATAAGTTGGAGATGTAGATCTTTGAAAAAGAAGAGCGCCAGAAGATTTTGTCTTATCAGCGACTGCAATTGTAGTATCGATTGATTTTACTTTACGCTTTACTACAGGACCGCTTTTAAATAGACGGCTCAATCGTTGGAATAAGTTTTGATTTTCTTTTGACACTTTTAGTCTTAACCTTCAATCAAATATTATAAAACCTAAATTATTAGTTGATTAAAAAAATCATGCTTTTGTTGGTTTTAATACAACTTTTTGAGATTCTTCCTTTTCTTTTTGAAGGTTAGAAACATAATTCATTGGATTTTGCATCATCATTTCAAGCATTTCTCTAACATGATTTAAATGAGGAGATAATGCATCAATGGCAGCAGGCGGTGCACAGTTCTCAAATTCATTAACTTCTTCGTATAAATCAGTAACACATTTGAATAAATCTCTTGCTTCTTGAGAATTCAATCCTTCATAGATAGTTTTTGCATCTTCGTTCAAAGAAAGTTGAAGCTTTTTTTTGCTCAATGTCATGTTCATTACCTCGAATGCTTATATGTATACTCTCACTTATACAACCATGATAAATCATCCATTCCATGGTTAGTTTTTGGGTCTAAATGTTTCACTTGTGATGATTCTCTAAGTTTATAAACATTTGCAGGATTAATTTGATTTTGATTTTTAGAATTTGATCCCAACGCATAAGTGGGATTATTTGGAATTGATCTTGCATCAATGCTTGCTACTCCAGTAGCTTTTAACATCGCCATAGCCATGGCAAATCCAGAATCATTAACTCCTTGTGCACCTTCCGTCAGCCAGCTTCCAATAGCAAGACTCATGATCAAATCATCATGACTATCCTTGGATGCCATTGGTTTATTACCGTTCCATATGAAGGCTTGTAATTGATCATAAAGCCTTTGAGAATGACTTTTTAAAGTCTTGTTACGGATTAATTCTTCTAATTTAGTAAGAATTTGTACTCTAGATTTTTGGTTTGTTTGAAACCCAGGTAATTCATCTTGATTAACTGGACTATAGGAAAACGGGTCTCCTCTATGGCTAGAATAATATAATTTTGGATATCCTGTGTCTCTAAGCTTGACGTTAACGAAATATCCGAATGTGTTGTTTTCTGGACATATCAACGCGTTATTGTATTTCTTTCCCCATTCAGACAGCAAGTCTGCAAATTTCTCAGGAGGTATTTTACCCATGTATTCCGCAACAACTTCACATGTTTTTTGATCTAGAATATGAAACGCAGAATAATCAGCTGCATCTCCTCTAGAAACATCTGCCGAAATAACATACCTCTTTTCGACGACTGGATGTTCCCATATCCAAATGTTCCTATCAAATCCAGATTTTTCTATAGGATGTCTAATTAATGATCTTAAGTCTTCTAAATCTTCTGACTGTAAAAAAGTATCTCCTGAAGAAATAAAATCGCAAAGGTATTCTTGGCTTACTTTTTTCTTGGGAAGGTTTCTTGTTTCTTTAATAAACCATTCTTCATCATGCTCAGGATGTACAGTCCAAGGAAGTCTTATTGGGTTAAATTCATTCGTTCCAGCTTCTGCTTCGACCCAAAGGCGGTAGTAAAGACCTCCAACACCATTTGGAGATGAAATTAATATGGCATTACCACCCGTGGTCAACGTAGGATACAAGCCTGTCCATATCGTATCAAAATCTCTAATAAATGCACATTCGTCAACTATTAACAACGAAAGAGATTCTGAACGTCCTGCATCTTCAGATGTAGGAACTGCTTTAACAATAGAACCATTACTAAAAGAAATTTGTTGTTTAGAAGGTTCAAATTTTGGCATCAATAGCCACTTAGGCAACGATTGAAGCATTACATGAACTTTACGAATAAAGTTTTGAGCAGTAGCTAATTTTGTTGCAATTACAAGAATGTTTTTATCCTTGTAAAAAATAGCCAACCAAACTGCATATGCAGCAGAAACAGTTGATAATCCTAATTGTCTAGATTTTAAAACTATATTAAAACGATGCTTTTGAAAGTCGTCTAGGCAATTTTCTTGAAAAGGATACAAATCAAACGGTATTGTACCCTTCAACGGATGCTGAATTCTTGCATACTTTTTTATAAAGTATGCTGGGTCTTTTCCGCATCGGACTATTTCATTAATTTGCTGATGCTTGGTCAGCGGCTTTTCTTGCATTTCATCCTACTTCAAACATAACGTTTTTTCTGTAAATTGCTGTTTTCTTTGGATTGTGAACTGCCATTCCAATAATTTCCACAGAATCTCCAGAACTAACTTCTTTTAACTTAAGAGATTTATTTGTTAAATCTTTATAAGAGTTTTTTACTGCATCAAGAACAGATTTGATGTTGCTAGAAGATAATTCTTGTTCTTGCATCTTCACTTGTAACATTTGTCTTTCTGATGCAAAATTAACGATTGTTTGATAGGAAACCTTAAGCATATCAGGACCGACTAAAGACATCTTTACTGAAAATGAATTCACGATAGGTGATGATGACTTTCCCCACGTCGTATCGATAGCTTGGCCTAATGCGTTATAATCTAAATCTGACATATTATATCTCTACCAATTAAATATTGAGATAATTCAAATGCGCACGTTTGATAATATTTTTTTTCCATCAGGAAACTTTTTTAATATATCTTTTTTATCTGGTCTCCACCCATTTCTCCACGCGGTTAAATTGGGACGAGCCCAATAAGTTTCGCAACTTTCGCAACATTCAAATTGTCTATATGACTTTTCGTCATCCAAAGTTCTCATTAAATAATCACAAACTGGACATACTATTGGGACAAAATTTCTTTCTTCTGAAGGCTTAATAACATAAAATCCTTCATGTTCTTTGATTAATCTATCGTTTAGATAATGTTTCCAATCTTTCATACAAAAAATACCCTTGAATCTTTTTCATTTTTTGTTATTTCAAGAACGTGATCTGCTATATCTTTAATTCCATCAACGTGAGTGATTACTAGAATCAGTCTAAAATATTTTTTTAGACTTGTCAATAATCTATTACAAGCTTCAACGCCGGCATCATCGAGGGTTCCAAATCCTTCATCTATGACTAACATATCAGATTTTGACATTGAAGAAATGTTAACCAAAGCGACTCTTAATGCAATAGAAGCTATTGTTTTTTCCATCCCGCTACACAACTCTATGATTCTTCTTGAATCGCCATAATTGATATAAATCTCAGAAGCATCTGATTCATCATCATTCTCAAGTTCGACAGAAAAATCCACAATACCGTGTAGAATCTTTGAGATCTCTGCGTTAATTACGGGTAATTGAGATCTAGTAATAATCAAAGGAATACCTTTTTTAGAAAAAGCTCCAGAAATTATTTCATAAGTCTTCATCGTCTTTAAAAGAGAATTTCTGGTTTCCTTTTCTGATTCTAGCTTTTCAATTTCTGACATTAACTTTCCTTTTTGAGTTGCTAACGTCAGCTTCTCATCATCCCATCCTCTAATTGACCTAGACAATGTTTCTAATTTTGATCTTAAAGAAACAACTTCAGAATTTTCATCATTTTTTAATGCTTCTTGAAGATCAACTAGCCGCTGTTCTGCTTCATTCAGTGATGCTTTCGTAGAATCGCATGTAGATCTTATCTTTTCAACTTCTGTTTCTTTTCTAGAAATTTCAAGATGAAGCTTAGACAATAACGCTGAAGCTTTTTCAAGCTTATTAAGCTTTGAAATCAATGAATCTTTTTCTAGAACTTTTAATGCATCATTTAATTCATTCAAATTTTTCAATGATGATTGAATCTTTTCTTTTTGCTGAGATATTTTTTCTTTGTTCTGATGAGCGTCTTTAATAAATTTGCAAGTTGGATATTCGTCGCCACAAGGAACCTCATCTAAAATTTTTAAAGATTTTTGCTGAGTTTTTAATAACGTAGATTCTTTTTCGTGCAAATGTTGAAGTTCTAAAATTGATTTTTCTAAAGCATCAATTTTACTTAATTTACTCTTTAGTTCTTCAATATCATCAGATGCTTCAACTTCTTCTACAACTTTTAATTTTTCTTTTAACGATTGAATATCAACATTTAAAACATCGATCTTAGAACATGCTTCATGGCAAGAAGCCTTCAAAGAATTAACTCTTTTTTCTTGAATTTCAACATCATGAAGAGTTACTGGTTTGTGGCCTTGATGAGTTGACAATTGAGAACGAAGTTCTGAACATTGGTCTTGCGCTGAAGAAATGCAAGATATTAACTCTTCAATTTTTTCTGACAATTGTAAGATTTTAGTTCCATGTTCTAATTGGAGTTCGTCCCAATTTTTTTCTGGAAAGTTTTTTAACTGCGATTTGTAAGAACTTAAATCTTTTGAAGAAAGATCACACATCTTATCAAAGATATCTAATCCTAGAAATCTAGATATCGATGCTCTTCTCCTTGTAGATCCTTGATAAATAAATGCATTAATATCTCCTTGAGCAGATAAAGAAGTTAAAGAAAAATCTTCGCTAGTGCCTATAAGATTTCTAACGACTTTTTCAGTTCCAGTTCTAACATCATCACACAAGTCATCAACATCTCCATCATCTCTCATTCTAAAAAAATTCAATGACGTTGATGCTGTCGCAATTCCTTTTTTATTAATCGATTTAGTCGTCTGTCTTTCTGAAATATAAATCTTTCCATTGTGATCGAAGATTGCTCTTGCATAACAATGATTTTTTCTAATATTACAAATATGAAGATTTTTTAATGATCCTCTATCGGTTGTGTTAAAAAGACAATACATTAACGTACCGACAATAGAAGACTTTCCAATTCTATTGGGACCAAAAACGCCTACAATCCCATTCAATTTGGTAAAATCAATTTCATTGTCTTCACCGTAAGCAAAAGTATTATCCCATTTCAAGTGCCTAAGAGACCATTTTGATCCTTTAACATAGTCTTCAGATGAAGAAACGACGGACATGTATTTTTTAATTTGATTAGATATCACTTCCCAATCAACGTTAGCATTTCCACTTTCTTTACAATAAGTTTGAATTAATCCAAGAATTACTTCTGGCGACGTTAGATCAGATTTTGCAATCGTAGATGAACCAGCTTTTATCGTTTCACTCTCTGCTCTATATTCAGATTTAAAAGTTACTTCTGTAGCAGAATATGAAGATTTTAATGTTTCGTTCAAATATGAAACATCATCTTGAGAAAGATCTAAAGCAGATTTAACTCTAAATCTAGTTTGTTTCGGATATTTTGAAGCTTCTTGAAGAAATTCTTTTTTTGAACCGTTCCATTGAATGGTCACATATGGTTTTGGATTAGGAAGCTTCTTAAATTTAACGTCCCAATCAATAGAAGATTTAATGTTCCAAAGAAGATATCCATGATCTAACTCTTCTGCATAATTTTGTTGTAGAGGAGTTCCTGGATAAGCTATCCAAGGTTTTTTATCGCCATTAGAATCTTCTTTATATCCAAGATATTGCATTTGGTGAATGTCACCCAAAAATGCATATGAATAATCTTTAAAAAAGTCTACTTTAATATGAGATTCATCAATCTCCCAACCAGACTCTGTAACAGAACCTAAAACTGGACCATGATAACAAGCTATGTTAATCTTTCCTGGTTCTGGTTTGACATCTTTCCAACCTTCTTCATCAAACAAGCTATACACACACCAATTGAACCCAGATTCAAATTCATAGACTCCACTCTTTTTATATAGTCGAACATTTGGGTTATTGAGAGCCTGAACGATTGGAGATACAGCATCTTGTCTAGAAAGATTTGTCAAATTGCCGTCATGATTGCCAAGAGTCAAATGAACAGTAGCAATCTTGGACATTTCATCCAGCCACCAAGTTAGCTGTTCAATATACTCAGGAGATATTCCAGAAGTCTTAGTATGGAAGATATCACCACCGACGAAGATGTGGTCGACCTTGTTCTTCTTGCAGTCCTTGATGAAAGCAGAAAATACTTCTCTGTACTCATCATGGCGGCTCAATCCTCGCCAATGAATGTCTGCTGTATGTGCGATGATAGTCATTAGTAATTTACAGTATACTATTTGAAACTAGTGTTCAATAAGTGTTTAAAATCTAAAACTTGAGGATACAAATTTATCAAGTTTTGTTAAAAATCTATCTTCCCAGTACAACGGCTTTGCCGCCTGAAGAGCTTCTTCAAATTCAGCCTTTGACATGCTACCTGGATCTCCCCAAGGCCTGACGTCAACTACGACAACATCGACATTGTATTCTTGAAGTTTTTTGACTATCTTTGGTGTTTTCTTGCTCCACATGTCACCGTCGAGAGCAAG